GTCCAGCATCGTGTTTTGATGCTGTATGCGCATATATTCTTTGCAATAATTAGAACCATCATCGCAATGAGTCGAAACAACGCCGTTGTTGATATGCGGACGGACCATCACGAACAATGGCATTGAAGGCCGGGGAGATTCCTCAACGAATGTATGAGGAGTCGAAGGTTCTGAAAAATGCGGTGAAGGTGCCACATGTGGTTCCACAATATGCGGGCTGATATGCGGCACCGAAACATGGGGAGAGATATGTGGAGAGACGTGAACGGAAAAGCCCATTTACCGCTTCTTCTGCCTGAATTCTTCGGCTTCTTCACGGGTATCGAAAACGGCAATAACTTGCCACTTCAAATCCGTTTCCTTGCCTTCGGTTACTGTTGTCAGATTCCACACATTAAAGCGGCCATCGTGACGGGGTGCAACATCGGACGGTAGATTGTCCGTAAACCAATTATTTGTTGTCATTGATATTCTGTAGTCTCGCCTTTACGGTTTAGATAATCATCGGATACGTATTTCAAAATGATACGACCTAATTCGTCATCATAGCATTCTTCTGCGGGAATTGCAACCACTCCCTCACGAATATTCGAAAGAAACATGGATTTTCCATCAACATATTGAGCGATATCAGCTTCATTGTTCACGATATCCAAAAGAGGAACAGTTGGAATTCCAATAGCATTCAAAAGATCATATTTTTCAATGGCATCGATGTAACGATCACCGATTTTGATATCAAAGCCACGGAATTCTGGCTTCTCCAATCCATAATGCAAATCCTGAATACCCTTGCCGAAAATTTCGCCAAGAATGAATATTTTTTGGTCGCTTGCATTCAATTCCCAAACCAATCGGGTTAGTTTGGTGAAAAGAGAATTTGCTATAACTGTTTGAACGTAAATGTTGTTTTTATTTGCCAAATTGTTTTTGAAAACCAGTCCCTTGCTACCAAGGCCCTTTGAGAACACAACAAATGAACCTTTGACAGCATTGAACAATTCATCATGCTGATATTGCGGAAGCCAGCCGATGCCACAAAATGTGCCGTGCAGCTTTTCCGTGAGATAAATTTTCTTGCCCGTTAGGTCCAGCTTGCCGGGATGTTTTTTGGCATTCTCGATATCGTACTGAACCGTGTTGTGGTTACCGATGTACAGAAGATCGCCAGACATGGAAGCTGGCAACTCGGGTTCATATTTCGTTATTCCGAGAATTTCGGAAACATCACGGCCTAATGGTGACGGAGCGTCAACAGCGTCCAAATACAGAACAACTTTCCCATCGCTGGTTTCAATCCAGCCTTCATCGACATGCAAACTGTTCGCTTGTTTGACGGGGAACAAGATGCCTTCCGACGTGATGCCACGCAACTTGATTGGCTTTACCCGGTTTCCGAGCTTGCCGGACAAGTAGCCAATGCCCTTCTCTTCATTCCAAAATCCCATTCGCAACAGGTTTTCAGGGACAACAGAATCAGCCTGAACATAGACAACCCAATCGAATGGTTTGTAACGATGTGAGCCGTCATCAAGCTTTGCCGAAACAATCTTGTAGTCGTAGCCTTTGAGTTTGATGATACTTAGACGGTCTGCATTTGGATGGTCTGTTACGGCTTCAACAGCCATAATCTTAGTTTCAAATTTACTCATATAATACGTTTTAGCTTTCTTTTACGTGTATCAATATCCATAGAGGCAAGACAATAGTTATACTCGGCAAGGTTTTTACGCCTTAGCCAATCCAATATCTGTTCTTTGGTTTTGATATGTGATCCGTGAATAATAGGATCGAATTCAAGATTAGTATGATTTAGAACGAAACGAACTTCTTCTGGAAGACGATTGAACGTTCTGTGAATGTAATATATGCGATTAGACAACCTTTATGTCCAAAAAATCCTTAATACTGGCAACCACTTTTTCATTTAAAAGAATTTCGAAATGGTTAGATGGAATATCTATGTAATTCGCACCGGAGATGGCTTTTTGGCTGGAAATCGGCACAACGCCGTCATTGGCCAGCACAAACCATGGATTATGGCCGGAAGTCGAAACATAAAATTGATGTGGCACGGAAATTGTCTGGGTGAATTTGTTCACCCGACGTAGTTCAGAACCTATGGTCTTTGGAGGCCACCACGAGCCTATGCCGCCGAATGGTGAAGCCATCGTGGCGATCTTGTTTACCGGGAGCCCTTGGTTGGCCATGGCAACGCCTATGACGCCACCAAGGGAATGCCCGATGATATTCACCGGCCCGGAAATTTTCTTCTCTATGCGCCGACGAATTTCGCCGGTAATGGCCAGTAGATCGCCGTTTGCATCGTACTCAATAATTAATTCTGGCCCCCAATCGTTGGACACACGAAAAAAATTAAATGAGTCGGATGCGCTGTAAGCGCCGTGAAGCCATATCAGCAAATCAAGATTCCTTAACCTTTTTTAGTATTTAGGTTTTGGAATCATTCCCTCGATAATGTGTTCCGCTTCGGCCTGCCGAATGTGATACTGTGAGGACATGATTTGCTCAAAATCCTTGCCCCATTCTTTCAACTTGTCACAAATTTTGTAGAAAAACTGGTATCGTTCGGAATCGCCATGCATCACCCGGAAACCATCCTGAAACCATGGAACAGAAGGCGCAAGCACAATGTATTTGTCGATCTTCTGATTCTTGGCGAATTCATAGAATTCCGAATTGTCTTCTCCCTTAAACCAGATATCCGCATACATGGCGGTAATCAGCCCTTCGGTATCCGAGACGATGATTGGAAAATTTGCGTTTTCCTTCGTCTGGTCGATGAGAAATTGCTGAGTCCGCTGAATAATGCGGAAGTCTTCCCGGTCCAAAATATTCTTGCGATTCACGGACAGGATTCGCCCGTATTCCGGCAACGTGTCATACTTTGCCGCCAGCTTGGAAATCATGGTGGATTTACCACAAGATTCCGGCCCGACAATCGCCACGGTCTTGACCAAATCGTGTTTGGTGTACTCGGGCAGCGTCTTGAACATGTTATAGAAGTCAGTGCGAACCTTGGTTCCTGAAATCGCCTTCATTTCACGGTCGGGATCGACGGGAACCCACTTTGCGTCAAATTCCTTGGCGATGCGATCACCGTAAAGATCGGATGTGAAAACATGCGTGATCTTGTTACCGAACCGGAATGGCTTCGGAATGTCATTGATGATTTCCCGAGTGGAGGCAAGCCAAGCCTGCCAATAGGACTCGTCGGTAATTGTGCCGTCTTCATCCTTTTCGGCGTTCTTGTCCAATTCCGGTTGCGGATAGATTAGAACATCGCAAGAATCACTGACATTGTTCAACGCTTCACGAACCCAACTTTTCCGCTGTTCGAATGAGAACGGATCATCCGGGGTTGTGCCGATAAGCACCAAAAGCTTGGAACAGTTGATGGCGGCGGTTCTAAGCAGAAGTTCATGCCCCTTATGCAGGGGCAGAAACTTTCCGAGTGTCAGTCCGATATTTTCAACGGCCATAATGCACCGGCTGTAAAAGTTTTTTGTGGTCTGCATACCAGAGATACAGTCCGGCGAAAGCGTTCCCGAGGAACAGAAGGTATTGAGCGGCGACAAGGAAGGCACCGGTCGTGTAATAGACGTAAATGGACAGGCAGTTCACCGCAATCCAGAACGCCCATGATTCAGGCTTCTTCAAGTTCAAAAGGTACTGTGCGACGACCGAAAGAACCAAAATTCCAACGTCAAGATGTGCCGATGAAGCATCGAAGTACATGTTTACTTGGGCGATCAAAACCCATGCCAATGCGCCCATTGCGAGAATCAGCATCCAATCTTTGATACCCATCACGGAAACTTCAAGTTCCGTCTTGTTCTCGCCACCATATTTCCAGTTATACCAACCGGCAAACTGGATAGGGAAGAAATATGCAAGCTGTAGTGTCATTGACGCATAGAGCTTGATATCGAAGAACAGAATCCCGAGAAAGACCACGGCAATGATACCAATTGGCCAACATGCCATTTTCTGTCGAATCGTGAGATATACACACGAATAATTGGTCAGAACACCAAGGATTTCGACCTGTGACGATAGGGTTGGATTGCTTGGGTCAGGAAGAAAGTTTCCGAACCCGGTTGTCCAACCGTAATGTAGACCGATGGCGTATGTAATGGCGGTCAGAATGATACCGACTGCCAATCCCTCAAAAGTATCACGAATCATCACCAAAAATTTCCTTTTGCAGACTGTTATCGCCTTTTGTGAAATCCCAATCATTCAAAAGATTGAGTTTGAAAGTTTGAAGATCGGATATCATCGATCTTTGCTTCTCAACTTCCAAAAGTAACCACTTCATTTGATCGATGAAATCATGACGAATAGGAAATGTCTTTTCCTGTCCATAATTTCCTTTTCCGGATTCTTCCGAAGTTCTTACATTTACCCGGAATTCGAAGCCAATACCCGGCGACATCGTAACCATGTCTTTCAACATGGAAATGTAGCCTTCAATCTGCTTGGTTTTGCCATCGATAATTCGATTGATGACTTTAAACGCTTGGCTTTTGATGATTTAACTATTTTCCATGATCAAACTCCATATTTTCTTCAATATAATCATGGAGTTAGAGAAAGTCAAGGCTTTTTGATCTTTTTCTTTTGATATGCCCGAGATTGAATTTCTCTTTGGTTCGCTCTCCATTCATCATATGTTTGTGGAACCGGGTAGCGAACCCGCTTAGCTTTGTGAAACATACAGCGAATACGACCTTCTTCTGTATGAGGAAGGAAGTATGTCTTCCCTAATTGTTCGAACATATCACCAGCAATATGTTTCCCGTTCAAGTTCCACATCGCAAGTTTAGTATTTTTATTATACCGGATGATTCTTATGTCACCATTTGGTGTAATCATCGGTTTAGAAAGAATAGAACCGAATTGTGTCAAGGAAAGAGTTTATATCCACTTGTTAGACTGGTCACATCGAACTTGTTCTTGTCGCCAAAGACGAAACCACAAGCTACCAGAGGCACCAGATGTGTTATGTTTCCATCGCAAACCGGATAACCGGGATCGAGCGCCACACCAAAAACAACCGGGCGCTTGTCTTCCCAATTGAACAGATGCGAACCATTGGCATCCTTTATTTTGTCCAGAACAATGGTCGGGACTTCAAGCGTGATTGTCGTCCCAAAGCCACGGTCGCCCGCCCATGTCTTCCACAGTTCGGCAAGCTTGTCGCCTCGCTTGGTCCCTGCCAAACGACCATCTGTGATGACCGTCTGACAGATGTTGGCAGCATGGCAAGCCTGTGCAGCGAGCTTCCCCGGATTCAGGGAAGCTAGATCATTTCTTGCGAGAATGTAGAGATATGGATTAGGCAAAGCCATTAAATAAATCCAACTTTTTGAACTTCCGGATTTACATAGTCCGGATTTGTCAATTGTGCAAGGGTAATCATGTCGGATTTGTTCATATCTTCCGGAACTTTAAGACCCATTGCATCGGCGGCGGCTACCGCTTCCTGATAGGTCAAAGCACGGAAATCCATGACGCCAAAGCAGCGGCCCGGTCGCACAAGAGCGTGATCGGTCTTGGCCATGGAACCATATTTCAGATTGGCCGTGAACACGATCTTTTTCTTGTTCTTCATCAGACCGTCCGAAATATTCAGAAGCTTCGACATAACCTTGTTGCCGTCCGATTCACGGGAAAGCAGAAGGGTATCGGCGTCTTCCAAAATCAGAATGTCTTGATCGTCATTGCAAATCAGATCGATGTACAGGCGGTCGGAATTCATAAGGCTTTCTTCGTAAGTGATCATGGCATCCAAACCATTGGACACAATCAACTCTCGAATGAAAGTGGTCTTACCCGTGCCCGGCTCACCAAGCAGGATCAAAATGTTTGCATCGGATTCCAGATACCGCTTGAAATAAGCCTGAACACCACCTTCGATCCAAGGATACATTTCATCCTTCACCGGATGCTGTTGCTTGATATCGAGGGTTCGATTGTCCATTCGACCGTCGTTCAGGAAATACCACTTCATGGAAGCGGATTTCACTGGCGCTTGCTTCAATAGTTCGGAAACAACCTCCACATCTGCCTTGCCACCGGCAATCCGGAGATAAAGCGATGCCTTGGATTCTTCCTCGAAAATGTTGCCTTCGTACCGGATACGCTTGCCGATTCGGCAAAGAATCAAGAGCTTCTGAACATCTCCGTCAAAAGCGTTCAGGTAGAATGATGAATTTTCAAAGTGTTCGATTTTGACGGTAAGGCCAAGAGCGGCAATTTTTTCCTTGACGGCTTCTTCAATGGCTACCTGTGAGCCTTCGAATGAATATTCAAGGAAGTTCACAAAGAAGTCATCAGAAAAGCTTTCCTGAAACTTCTTAAGTTTGAACCCATAATACGAAAAATCGTCATCCGAAACGTGATAGTTCAGATTGTAGTCAGCTTTGGTAAACAAGGTATACCTTATTTCTTAGTGTTTTTTGGGAGGGTGAAGGTTATATAGCCGAGTTTGTACATCCTGTACCAACTTCCGACTACACAGAGTCCGAGTACACCAAACAACAGTTTGGGAGCGAAAACGCATGTGATGATGAACAGAAATAGTATTACAAAAACGAGAGAGCAAATACAGAAAAGAAAGGTAATTGTATTCAAAAATCCGTCGTCTTCATTTACTATGAAGTCAGTAAATCGGAATTTAACCATTATGTTTTTGTTCAAAGAGGGAAGTGGAGCGCCCCACGGGATTCGAACCCGCATTGGCCTGCCTGAAAAGCAAGAGTCCTAGCCGTTAGACGAAGGGCGCATGAGAAAATGGTGGGTCACGGACGGAATCGAACCTCTTGCCGCATAGGGACCGGGGCTACAACCCAGCGGTGGCACCAACCACCCTTATTTGCGCAACCCATATTCTCAAATCGTGTTTCTATTTATACAGGATGGAAGAAATTTGTCAAGAACTATTTTGAAATTTTATCGACCATTGATTTCAGGATAGAACGACCGGTTTCTGTAATCTTTTTGGCCTTGTCCTGAACTTCATCGACGGATGGAGTGTGTTTCTGTGTCGTGGTAATGACAGCCTCACCAGTTTCCTTGGCTTTTTCCATCATCGACGCCGTGGTTTCTTTTACTCTATCGAAGGCATCGCCAACGTCGATTTCCTTCGATTTTTCGATGACAGTCTCGATACCTTCCGAGACTGTCTCTTTTGCGGCGCTTGCCAGATTTTTGAAAGCGTCACCAAGTTTTGACATAATGTAAACTTTCTGTGTTAGGTTTTTGTTACAGGATCAGCAACGAAAACAGATGTTTTCGCTGGTGTTTCGACAACCGGAGCGGTTGTCACCGGAGCTTCTTCTGTTTCTGATGATTCTGTATTATCAGTTCCTTCTACAAAGTCAACTACTTCTTCAACAAAATCATCAACGATTTCCACAATCTGTGAAACTTCGCCTTTAACCCATTCAATAACTGTGTTGGCGTCCATACTTTAGTCCTTACGATGCAGGAACAGTGATCTTTACGACAGGAACGAATTCTGTTCCGTTCCATTGTGTTAAAACCCCTGCCACGAACCCCTCTACAGAAGGGACGTTTGATGCATCAACTGCCGTTGGGTCAACCACCACAGAAGTTTCGGCAGGAGCCTCGACAGGCGCAGGAGTTTCTTCAACGGGTGCTGGTGCATCTTCAACGGGTGCTGGTGCATCTTCAACGGGTGCTGGTGCATCTTCAACGGGTGCTGGTGCATCGACCGGAGCGGGATCGGCTGGTGTTTCGGATGGCGCAGGAGTTTCTTCCACAGGGGCATCCACTGGTGCTGGTGCTGGCGCATCTTCCACTGGTGCTGGTGTGGCTTCTACCGGAGCTTCTACCGGAGCTTCTACCGGAGCTTCTACCGGAGCTTCTACCGGAGCTTCTACCGGAGCTTCTACCGGAGCTTCTACCGGAGCTTCTACCGGAGCTTCTACCGGAGCTTCTACCGGAGCCGGATCGACTGGTGCGTCAACTGGTGCGTCAACCGGTGCTGGCGCATCTACTGGCGTTTCCACAGGGGCAGGCACTTCTACAGGAGCTTCCGTTGCAGCGAAAAATTCTTCAACGTCGGCTTCAATTTCCTTGATTTCTTCAATAAGTTCTTGTGGTGTCTTGGGCATGAAAACGATCCTCGTTAGGTTGGGGGAGATGACTCTATTTATAAAAGGTCATTTCCACCAAGTGCCAAATTGGCACACCACGAGCCCAAAATTTGGATATATTACGAATTTGTAATATTTCTTTTTTCTCTTAACTTTCGAGCTTGATCTTTTAGAGAGCAAATGTGTCTAATCTGACCACTCGTCAAATTTGGCTTCGCATTCAACCTATTTACTTCTTCATAGATCGAATCAATTTTCTTTGTTAGCTCTTCTTTTGTCATGGGACTATTGTTTTGTCGTCCAGATAATTTTGAACAATCTGGCATAATGCTTCAAGAGTCCGTGCGGTGAAACAGGGAATAGCCGCCGTTGCCACATTAATACCCCGGATTCGGGAGTGAGCCGGAACGAAATATGTTTCCCAACGAAATTTGAAATATTCAGCAACCAAAATCGATGATTCACCATCGAACAGAATGGCAACGTCGCCGTATTGCTTATAGGTAACCAAGAAATTTCCTCATAAAAAATCCCCGGCAACACTGATGTTATGCGCCGGGGAGGGACACTGGTAAACCAGTATCGTTGTTTGGTAGGCAATGATGGAATCGAACCACCGACATTCTCCGTGTAAAAGAGACGTTCTACCTCTGAACTAATCGCCCATATCGTTTCTATTTAGTCAGGAAGAATACGATATTCAATCTTTGTAACGATAATATCTTCTTTTTCTTCCTCTGTCAAGTCTGAAAATTCAGGTTTTCCCCAAACTAGAACCGCTTCTTCAATGTCTGAACCATTTTCTTCAATGACCCAAGCGATTCCATACTCGACTTCTTCGTTTCTTTTTGCCTCTTTCCTGTCACCGAATCCAAGTTCAAGACATTTCTTTACGCCCGATTCGGTAAGCCAGTTCCAACCATCGAAGCGCTCCACCATTCCACCTTCAACCAAGGCATCACGACCGGCCTTGTCGGGAATGTCACCATCCAATGACGGCCCGTGCAGAAAGAGTTGAAGCAGACTATCCGTATCTAAATCAGCCACCGACGATTCCAATTACATCTGTTTCCGGAACGATGACATATTTGGCATCACCGATCTTGACTTCTGTTCCTGTATTGCGAGCGAAGATGACGGAATCGCCTACCTTCACTTCCATGGGAATGAGTGTACCGTTTTCGGCACGGATGCCCGGTCCAGCGGCAACGACAGTGCCTTCCAAAGGCTTGTATTGCAAATTTTCCGGCAAAAGAATGTTGCCGATCTTTTCCGGAGCATCGTTTTGTTTAACGACGATTCGGTTACCAAGTGGTGTAAAGTTCATGTGTTTTCTTTCTATGTTAAAAGGACCGCACAGAAGGCGGTCCAGATTTGGTGGTCCCGGTAGGATTCGAACCCACGACCTCTAGCTTAGAAGGCTATTGCTCTATCCGCTGAGCTACGGGACCATGTTTTATTTATATCAGTTTTCCGGATTCAAGCCAAGGGCTTGCCGCATTTCCCACTGTGCTGAACGCTTGCCGTCAAGACGAGCTACAATCTTGGCAAGAGCGTACTGAGTCACGGCATCGATATTGACAGCCGAAAAATCAACCTCTCCACAATACTTAGAATAGAAGCACTCATGGCGACGGCCATCCGGATAGCGATCTTCCCAATGTGTGAAAAGAAGCGGTTCAAGCTTCGCTTTCAGAGCATCGAGTCGGTCCGCAAACTGTTCCGGCGACATTTCTTTCGGTTCCATCACATCCCCTTCACGTTTCGGTTGAATTCCTGTAACCAATACAATATTGGCACAACCCGATACTTTTTGATGTTCACGAACTGGCAGAGTTCGAAATCATATGTTTCGAGAACGGGCTTGCCAGTTTCCTTGGACACAATCACCCAACTTGCATCGATCATGTTCTTACCTCCGGATTGCATTCACATAGGCAAGGCCATAACGACGAATGGCAATTTGTGCATCCGATTGCGACTCATAGGGAGTCGCTTCATGACGCTTGTCCGTCCAGTATGGCGAACCGCCCTTGAAACAGATAAATTTCTCTTCGTCGGTGTGCTTGATAATCCAGAAGGTCATAGACCATTTCCCCGTTTCTCACGTTTATATAATGAGAATATTGGAGAATGTCAAGCCTTAGATCGTTTCTTTGAATTTCGCTATGACCACTTGCCCTTCCGGCGTATCACGCCAGAGCTTGAAGATGATCCATTCGAGTTTCAATGTGACAGGAAAAGTAAGCCAGCCAAAAACAATTGCGTCCAAAGATTCAACATGAATCAAAGTCGGACCAATAAAGAAGAAGCCGAGAATGAAGATGATTATGGCCATTGTGCCATAAATTACTGTTGCCAAAGTCGTTCCCTCCAACGTTAACAATTGTTATTTAGGAAATGCTGATATGTAAAAAAGACATAGCTAGTCTTTTCCAGCCTTTACCCTATCAATATATATTTGTTTCTGTTCTTTGCTCAACTCACCCCAAGATGGAAAACGGTTGCAATGAACGATAGGATCATTGTCCGTTTCTTTAATGTAGAGCGCCCTAGCTTTTTGGTTTAAGTTCAAGTTTATTCTGCCGTGCTGTTACAAGTTTATGATGCTATCCAGCCATGCCGAACGGCGACGTTTCAGTTCCTTGCCTAAATCCGGGCCGGGAACATAACCTTCCGCCATCAGATGTTCGGCAGTGATTGGCCACACAAACGCCGAATCACGCTCAAAGAAGGCATTCAGATTTTGCCAGTTCTTTGCCTGTTTCCAACGAACAAGGTCCGTAACACAAAGCTTATGATAGTCGCTTTTCTGACATTCTGAAATGATTTGGAAATTTGTTGTTCTGTCATGGTTCAGCATGAAATAGATTCTGACAAAATCCAGTTCCGCCGATGCAGCATGAAACCGGTTCTTCATGATATCGAGAACCCGTTCATCGTGATTGTACAGAGCAATGAGTTTCAGAAGCCACAGATATTCATGATTGAAATCTTTGACTTGCGGATAAAAGCCGGGATCGATATCCAGAACCGGGCCAATGGTGTTGACCATCAGCCGCACAATCGTGAAGGCTTTGTCTTGGCTTAGAATTTTTTGCAGTTCAGCCCATATGCGTTCGCCCGAAATATTTTTCAGACCGAAGGCGAGCTTCCGGATGATTTCCAGATTTTCGGTCGTGGTATCGTCCCAAACGACCGTCTTCATGCGCCCGAGGAAGCGGAAATACCGCATGATTCGAAGATAATCTTCCTCGATACGGGCCTGTGCATCACCGACAAAGCGGACGACGCAATTCTTTAGGTCCGACTCGCCGCCAAAATAGTCATAGATTTTTCCGTCCTTATCCATGAACATGGCATTGAACGTGAAATCCCGCCGTGCAGCGTCAAGCTTCCAATCTTCAACGAATTCGACTTCCGCATGACGACCGTCCGTTGCCTTGTCGATCCGGAGCGTTGTAACCTCAAAGGCATCCTTGCCTATTACAACGGTCACAGTGCCATGCTGTAGGCCCGTGGGCACTACGGTGTATCCAAGTGCCTCGAAAGCCATGATCACGTCCACGGGCTTCCCCGTGGTCGCTATATCGATATCTTTTGGGTCTTTGCCTAGCAGATAATCACGGACAGCGCCGCCAGCGATTCGGGCTTCAAAACCCGCATTTTCAAGGATTGTTATCGCTTGGTGGGCTTGTTGGAGCATTATAATCCTTGGCTGTGAAATCTATTGTTATCGGTTTATGGCCGGTTTGGGTCGATGACGCCACTGGCACAATCAGAAAACCAACAAAAAGAAACCAGCCCCATCCTTCTCTGCCAATATACGCCAAATAGGCGGCTACACAGAAACATATAATGGATGGAATTAAAAATACAAGTGTCATCACCACTTCTTTCCTCTATATTCCACCTTGGAACACCGGGATTGGTGAACATTCTCTGTATACCGATCTTCGGCAATCCATTTGAAATCAAAAACCAACTCGCCATCGTCCATATCAATGTTTTCGATGACGCCACGCTTGCCATGGGCACCGACTACTTTGTCATTGATTTTGATGGAGGTAGCCGGAATATCAGAAAGAAAATTTTTTGCTTTAACTACTTTAGGCATTTATTTCTAAGTTCTCACTTGGTTGGAATTGCACAATTGGTGACGGAAATAATGTTCCGGAACCATGACATGAAAGGAATGCGCCAACCGGCAACAACGACCTTCTCACAGACCGTACCAGCGGCGATTTCCCGATGAACATCCGAAGAATTGAACTTGAAATAGGCCCATTCATCGGAATTTTCGAAGGTTTCATCGGCGGAATATTCAAGGAAGGCACAATCAAGAGTGCCTGTGCATCGTTCACCATTCTTGACGAAGGCGACATGATCGAGTGTTTCGGTCCAGACGGCCCGCCAGCCTTTGTAGACCACAAAAACAATTGCGATTGCAGCGATGATAATCACATACTTTTTCATTTCGAAATCCCTTAATTAGAAATTTTGACAGCCAAAAGCTTTATTTCAAGTTCGTTTGGAGTCATTTTCGGTGCCATGAGAGCGGCGAATGAAGCCCATGCTTCATCCATCGTGTAGTTTCCAAAAATCATTTCCGGATGCTCTTGTTTGAGATAAACAAGAAAGAAGGCTAACTTGGTCAATGCTTCCAAGCGGTCTATTTCCATCCTTGATCACCCTCAAAAACTCGCTTAACTGCGATTTATCGTTTGGATTGAACAGATTGAAGACCGGAATCTTCCATTCATGTGCGATTCGAAGGGCCTGCCCGGTTCCTCCCGATGCAAGCCCATCTTCCGTCCAGCATATAACAAAAGACACGGGGGATTGCAAGTCTGCACCTAGAATTTGATGGCCATTTCTAGCGTGAAGTTTTTTAGCGCCTTCCTTAAGTTTTTTCCAATGTGGATGAAATCGAGCCGCTAGAATGAAAGCATCGTTAGTCGGCGTAAGTGTAGATTTGGAACCATTGAAGCCTTTCCATGGTATCCAGATTTCTTTTAGTTCCGGATCGATCACGCCGTCTTCAAACGCCATGTCAGCACCATCAGCATGGCCCGAGCGCAAGACAATTTTGTGTGAGGCAAGAAATTTTGCGATGCCGGTCATGGTCCGGCAGATTTTTGGTGGGGTAGCCCTTGAACCTATACCCGCATAAATTATTTTCAATTCGTTCTCTGTTGGCGGAAGGTAGAGGGATCGAACCTCTGCTACCCGTGAAGGTAGGCTATCGGTTAGCAACCGAACGCATTGCCGCTCTGCCAACCTTCCTTATTTCTTTGGTCTGAATTCGAAAGTTGCTTCGTAGGATTCATTATAGGCCGGTTTGTCGTAGGTTACAATCCAACCTTCGGCTCTATAGACATCTTCAATATCCAAATAACGTTCACTGAAAACGGTATCCCGACTGATCGACATGCCCGCTACCAAAGCATTTAGAATTTCTTTTTGTTGGAAGTATGATCGACCTGAAATGAAATTTTTGGCGATTACACGATTCCAAATTTCGATTACTTTTGGAGGAAGAACATCATTCTTCTTTAACTCCACCACGTCTGATGGAGAAACAGGTTTAACCGGAAAAATATTGACCATAATAAATCCTAAAAAAGAATTGGTGCGGGTGAGAGGAGTCGAACCTCCACGCCGAAGCGCCAGTTTCTAAAACTGGTGTGTACTACCGTTTCACCACACCCGCACAGTGACTAGCTGATCTTTTTATCAGCTAGGTAACGACCGATTACGGTAGTTAGAATACCACCGGAACCAAATAATAGAAGAAGAACATCCACAATCTGTGAAATCTTACCGGCGTCAAGCATATCTCCAAGTCCTAGAAGGTAAGCCACGAGCGATAGACTTGTAACGATAGCACCCCAGATAGTTCTAGACTGCCACCACGGTTTTGTATCTTCTTCCATGTTATACTCCCAAATAGACCTTTACAGCCTATTTAGGAAACGGACATCCTTGCGGAGCCGCAAATATTGGTGCCCGAAGAGGGAGTCGAACCCCCAACACTCTGGATTTGAATCAGATTCCTCTACCAATTGGGATATTCGGGCAACTTGGATATTACTATAGACTGATATTTATACCGAGTCAAGCCATACTTTGTTAAAAATTATCCACAAGCTCAATATTCATGGCCAAGGGACGAAAATTTCCGAAACTTCCCCCTGTCATCTTGTGCTTGTTCAGAAGGTCCAGATACTTGTAGCCTCTCTCGGAAAAATGAAGCCACACACCCGGCTGAACGTTACCAGCGACAACGTTCAGCAAACCGGCATCAGCCATGTCCTGAACACACGACCAATCGTCATGATCCCGAGGCGCTTCCGCATCGGTCAAGCGGCTCTTCCACTTCTCTTCCATGACAATGCCCTTGGAATTCGAATGGTTGCGCTTGGGATTCGGAAATTGGTCCATCATGATCCGAAAATTCCGCCGATTCTGGCGCATTCTGGGATCGAACCCACACTGGAAACCGCCATGTTCAAACATCACAGATGCGACATATGAAAACGTTGACCAATGATCCTGTCCCCAATAAATCATGGGGATGTATTCCGTGGTGATAAATTGCTTAGGCACGTCTTGTTCTCCGAATCAGTAAAAGACCACATCCATTCCCAAGGTATCACACTTTTGGGGAAGTTCATTCACGGCGTCGAAATCCTGAATGGCCTGAACACCATCGTCACCGGTCAATTCAGTTTCCGCCACGACCAGAGCGGCATAAAAGCCGATTAGCGGTGCATTCTTGGCACTGGTTACGATTGCGCCGGTCGGCCTGCCCATCATGCCACGCCCGGAATAATCCGAACGGAATTCGGCTTCAACGCCAAAATTCTGCATCAAGTCCACAATTTTTTCTGCGAATTCAACCTTCATGATTTTTCTCAAATTTTCGGGAGCGGATTTTCTTCGTTTACAACTTCTGCCACACGCTTCCAATGCGATAGCGGCAAGTTGTAAACGTGCATGTCTGGTGTTGGTGCCAGCAACCATGACTCGACGTTGAACAATTGTCCAGCCAAGCTATTGTCAGCACCAAACATCGCCTGAACGATCACACAACCCGGCTTCCGGAGCTTGCAATCGAAGGCAATTTTGACATTTGGGTCGGCTTCTGCCTTGGCTTTCATGTCTTCCTCAAACAAATCTTCCATGGCACAATGACCGCAAATATCTTGATCTTCGATATCAGCTTCATTGGAACACCGAACACATTTCATTTAAGTTCTCCGGAAGAGCCCATAGAACACGATGTAGAAGAAATCAATCATCGTGATCACAACATAGAAGGTGATGACTCGATCCCACATGATGTTGGCCGATGATTCCAGAACCATCATATTCCAAACAATGGGGACGACGAAACCAGCGCCGTTGGCCACGATTAGCACGAGCAAAAGAAATTTCTTCATGCTATCGGGAATAATGTATTCCAAAAAATCTAACATTTAGCCTCCGTCGATGTTGCTTTCGTGCATCACCACGAAATTGTATTCCTTCATTGCCTCGATAAGCTTGATAGCACGGGCGATCTTGACGTTTTTGCGCTGGATAGTCAGGCGATCAAAGCTTTTGCCGGTCGCACCCTGTTCGACCATCCACATTGCCCTTGCAAGCTCATATTCGCCTTCACCGGGATACGAATTCAATTCTTCTCTCTTGTTAGTCATGGTGATATTCGAGTCCCGTGGTCAGACGCTTAAGGCCGGTCAAATCGCCGCCAAGAGCATCAAGAATGTCTTCAAGGATGCCGATACGATCCTTGGCCTTGCCGACAAGTTCAACCTTGGTTGGATGGCCATCGGTTGCCATTCCGGCCAACTCTTCATTGTACTTTTTGTACTTTCCGAGCATGACCTTGATTTGCAAAAGCTCTTTCTGTTGAAGCGTAGCCATTACAGGTGAGTCTCCAAACCAGTCTGTTCCGTGAAAATCTTCTGCAATTGGTCGAAATAGACGCCGCCAACCGTGTAGATGATCTTCGTTGTCAAGTTCTTCATGCTGAACTTGTAGAAGGTCATGCGGTAGGTGTCGTCCACGTCAAGCGTGATGTTGACCTTGTTGATGTTGTTCTTTTGGGGAATCTGGAACGTCAGTCCAGCCTCAACCGCCAAGAAGTTCTTTGCGCCAGTCATGGCGATGAAACGATTGCCGCCAAGCTGCTGCAAAATCGTGGTGGCGATTTCCTTATTCGTGGACATTCGAATTCCTCTCTTGTCTCTACATTCATCAATATAATGAGAATTTAGACGGAGTCAAGAGGGAAAATCCGGAATGGGCTGTTTCATGGTTTTGGAATACCATTCCAGATATTTCTTTCGACCGCCGTTCGATGCCTCACAGAATTCCGGCCAACCGGAATCTGGATATCGACAAATGCCATTCATCATCAATTGGAAAGTGGTGGCTTCCTCTTGGTAAAGGTTATACTTTACCCATCGCAGTTCATGGTTCTGCATATAGGCAAAGTATCCAAGCCCACTCGAAATGGCGACAAGAACAAAAATGCAGATGTTTTTAACCATCACCAACCCCCTACTTGCTGAACATTGTCCCTCGAAAAGAAAACTTCATACCGAGTCCCATTGACTTCGACATGAATGTAATCCGGATTGCTTGAAGTTCGAACGATTTCGCCAGTGAGTCGTTCGCCATCCGGACCATCGAATTCAACGATGCCGCCGAGGTTCCACCAGTTACGATAATCGTCTTGCGGGCGGTAAACGTTGCTCATTGATCCTTACTCAATAATTGTAAAGAATACGGCAGACTTGTAGCCGAGCTTATCCCATAACCGGCGAACCGTGGATTCGTTCATCTTTGGTGGGACGTGAACGATCACAGAAGCATCATTTGAATGATCAATTCTTTCGGACAAAATGGAATGAACACTAAGAAAAGACCGGAAATTTCGAGCCTGTGTGCTTCGCATTGGCCCAACCATAACCTTCATTGTTCATTCCTCCGTAAGTGACACGTATTCTTCGCCGGGACCGAATGTTGATTTTGTCACAACATTCTTTTTGACCAGCGAAGAAACTACACCAGCAATCGACTTCTGATCGATCCCGGCATAGATGGCGATTTCGTTGGAATAGATGCCGCCATCACGATCTTTCAGTGCGGCAACAACCTTCTTTTCCAGTTCGGTAAGTTCCATTTCATTCCTCCGTTGGCAGTCCGTCCGGCAGAGGACTCCAGTGAGTCCACTCAAAGCCGTGATATCCACCGGCAACGCCCTTTAATTCGTCGCCAAGGTCCATGATGAAGCCGATTGCCGGACCATTCTTGGCGCTGCCGAGCAGAACGTACTTGTATCCCTTGTCACCGCTATAGGGCTTCGACAAGGGAGCGTTCTCATCGATCTTATACCACTTTGGTGATTCAATCATAATCAATCCTCCACCTTCGAAATGCCCAAATCGGCAGAATTCCATCCGGATTCCCACGCTTCCTTTTCGTCACCAGAAGCATACGGGCATTCTCCCGTGGTTTCACGGGCATGTGCACCGTCAAGCCAGATCGACCAAAGTTCAGAAAACATCGGGTAGCTGTTCAACTTCTTCACAGAAGGCCATCCTTCGCTGCCTGCATCATCGCCGCATCGTGTGCCTTCACGGCCTTGGACACGGCCATTTGAGCCGCCCGATAGGACTTGAAGACCTTGCCAACCGGGATGCTGAAACCAGACACAGTGCATTCGTCCTTGTCGGCGTAACCGTGGATGTACATGCCTTTGTAGTTGTGAGTGAACATTTCCGTCGTCTCCATTCGCTCATTTATATAATGAGAATATTGGAGAATGTCAACTCACCCATGCAAAGAATTTTGAATATGGAGTGTTATGCGATCATACTCTTCTGCCTTGGCATTCGTAAGCTCATGAAATGTCTTCACATATTTGTCGATTCTCGCCCTATCTTTTTCGGAAATTCCCTTCAAACGTCTAGGGTCCATATTGTGGCGAAGATCGGCAAGCTTCACCCGAATCGCATCGATGTTGGTTTTGATTCTCTCCACATATTCTTCATTGGTTTGGCCGGGAACCTTGGTCAAAAGCCGAACGGCATCAATCACTCGCTTGGGCATCCCAATGTCTTTGAGCGCTTGGTAACCTTCCTCATGCCGTCCCTCGAAACAATCCTCGATAACGTCATGCAGAACGGCGATTGCCATTAACTCTTCGTCATTGCTCTTCACCAAATACATGACTTTGAGAACGTGCAGGATATATGGCATCCCTGCCCGGTCGAATTGGCCGTGGTGCATTTTGGTAGCGAATGCGATGGCTTCTGAAATTATGTGCTTCATGTTTGGCCTTCCTTTTTCTTAATATAAACAGGCAATTATAGAATGCAATAAAAAAGGGCAGGATTTCTCCCGCCCTTTCTCCCAAAAATTGCGGGAGTGAATTATTTGCCGAATGCGGCGACGATGTTGGCTTTCGCCCGGTTGGCATAGGTGATGAAGTCACCCAATGCCTTGTCGTCGCCCATACGCTGCGGGTTGACATAGACACCGGCAAGCCACGAAATCGTCTCACGCTTGCCGCCCATCCAACCCTGCAAACTGGTGTAGGTGCGGGGCATCTTCACGAATTCGTAAAGCGGCTTGCCACGGATATCCAGAGCATTGTTGAAGCTCCAATCCGACGCTTCGGCCAAAACGACCTGATCCGAATAGGAGTCGTTTGCTTCCTGAATAGTCGGGTTCGGCAAACCAGCCGCCACAATCATGCACGTTGTGTCACCGGATGCGACAGAGCCGAGAGCAATCTTGTCGATTTCGTTCTTGGTCGGAACATCCTTGTAGGCGTCCTTTTCATGAACGAAGTTCTGCCATACAGCCCATGCGCCCGAACCTTCCGGCCCGATGTTCACGGAATAGGGCATTCCGGAAGCATCCTTGCCGCCCGGCAGACTGGAAAGATCGGTCACGCCCGAGTCCTTGTTGCAAAGGACTTGAAGGTATTCCCGATGAAGCTGCGCAATCTGCTTGATCGGCAGCGACGGGTTCTTGCGCTTGGCATAGACCACGGCGTCCGGCTGGCCAATGAAGGCTTCGCAGGCTTCCGGATCGGCCGAATCGACATCGACGGTACGGCGAACGTTGTCGATGGAGCCTTTCGAAGCCTCCACATGCAAGTTGATGGTCGAAGAGCCCGATGTGGCATCCTTGATATAGTTGCCAGCGGTGTAATAGATACCGCCTTCACCGCCCGTGCAGAGATTGATTTGCAGCGGTGCCGCATGTGCCACGCTGGCCAAGCCAAGGGCACAAAGCCCGGCCAAAAAGATTCGCTTGATCATGATGTGTTCAGTCCTTTTTCAAAAGTTTGTTGGCGATATCAGATGCAGTCTTGCCGTCATACAGGTTTGGATATTGGGTTTTCAACAAACCCATGATCGCCCCTATATTTGCCTTTCCGTCATCAATCGCTGTTTTGATGATAACGGTAAGTTCCGTTTCCGATAGTAGTTTCGGTATGTACTGATCGAGAATTTTGCGTTCCTGCATCAGTTGGGCACTGTCTGGCATATGTTCAAGGGATTCGTCAATACCTTTTCCAAACTTTTTTATGACAGATGATGCCACATCATCGGAAACGACCTTGTTCCCGTCAACAACAGTAGCCTTGGCTTCCATTTCTCCCGAAAGAGTAGAAAGGAATGTGGCGGTCGTTGTGTCCCGAGCTTTTCGGGCATTCAAAAGATCATGCTTGATTTGTGCGAAGATTGACATTTCTTTCCCTTATCGCATCTGCTACTTTGTCGAGGAACGTGTATTCCCCGGTTGCATCATCGTATTCCACAGGGACTTCGGTATCCCAACTGGAATTGCTGGTCGCATCGATGATCCGAATACATCCGATGTGGATAACTTTTATCCAGTACGGTCGTTCATCAACAGTGAAATCTCGGAATCCTCTTGGCTTTCCCGAGCGTTTAGGTCTTTTCTTTTTCGGTTCCATTTTGGAGTATCCCGATTGTCACATGGAATTTGGTGTAGTCTGGCAACCCTAGGGAGCTTCGAATTTCCCGAATTCCATCCGAGTAAACATCTAGGAACCAATGCGTTGGCGGCTTGTCCCCGGTCGTGTCGCCCGAGTAGCGAACGATTGGTTCGTATGAAAACTCGATTTCCTTTTTGTCGAACAATGCCGCTACTGGAAAATTTTCAGGCGGATTGACCTTGGAAATGGTTATATGCGATTTCCATGAAGGTTTCAAGAGGTTGATATAATTATGTTTTAAAACCAGATAGCGATAGTATCTGGTTAATTCCTCACATGTCGTTGCTGTAACCAGAAAATCAGTGTCATATTTGATTTTAGCGGGATTACGGATGACTTGGACGGTTGCAATGGAGGTAAACATTTGAATTTTTGAAAAGAAGGTGGCGAACGTGGCGGGAGTTGAACCCGCCCTAACTCTTAGACAGAGAGTCGTGCGTACCGATACACTACACGTCCGAATGCCAAGGCGGTCCCCATACGGTGAACCTTTCGGCTTATCCACAGGAACTTTCGTTCATCGTGGTCCTATTTTGTGGCGGAGAGCGGGCTGTGTCGATCACCATGCCTTTCGGCACCATCCGCTTTCAAGGCGGCGGGGGAGGCCGCTCCCCATCACTCTCCAATTGGTTATTTAGCTCGATAAATCCAAAATTTATTAGACCCTTTTGGTAAAATACCGGCTAAATCTAGCATCTTTCCCAAAGAGCGATTTGTGGAGTCACTGCATCTCTTTACAGCTTACATCACACAATCCGACATTCCTGTTCCGGATGCTAATTTCCTAATAACGCTGACCAGAATATATGGATTGCACGACCGGTTCTTTCGGGTTCGAAAACTATCATCCCTATCAGAAAAAGCCACGCTAAACCACGCATATCCATGTTCATTGCTCCTATTTATACGAATATAATAGGAATTTAGGAAATGTCAAGAAATTTTTTTGGAGCATCTGATAGGATTCGAACCTACATGTTTCCGGATTAACCTTTCTACACGTTCGTAGCGTGAGGGTATACAGATGCAATGTCCTTATTTATACAACAAATTGGTGCTTGTCAAGAATAATTTACGTATGAGTGGAATTTCATAAATCCAACGCCATTTTTCAGACGCCGGAAATGTTCAACAATCATCGGCGGCGTGTTTTCGGTAATGGTGTCAGAGATTTCGATAGCTATATGATAGTACTCGTAAATCTGACAGTCTTGAATCATTTCGGCTTTGAATGCATCTGCATCCTTGGCCCAAGACACATAATAAATCTGTTGAAAGCCTTCGCCGGTGGCAAAGTAATCCATGATACCATAGTATCGTTTATATTCAGTTTCGGTTTCTGTGTCGCTCACTTACTTTTTCCAAACATAATCGAACTTGATTGGCGGCTTCTCGACTTTACCGACAAATCCGAGCGGGAACACACCGAACACCAGTTCCGGATTCTCTTCCAAGCGGGCACGAATGCTATCCTTGGCATCCTTTTCGGTTTTGAAGATCGCCATGGCCGTACTGTTGATTGCCCATTTTTCGCCCTCCACTTCCGATTCGGAAAGCAGGAACACCAAATACAGAGATGTATCGATCGATGCGCCGTTCGGATTGGCCTTGACCAGTTTGAAATTATTAGACTTGTATTCAGTATTCGGATAATTGGAAGAAGACAATTTGATCAACTGACCGTTTGGTCCGTCCCGTACGGAAGTAACTTCATAGGTTCCATTCCGTTCAAGGGAGTAATATGTGCTGTATTTCTTTTCGTCAATCTGGACGATATCACCGGCATTAAAACGTGGCATCTTATACTTTCTTTACTCTATATTTTGTAATTGTCACTTCGTATGGTTCTACTTCGACGCATTCGATTTCGTCATCTTCGAACTCATACGGCCCACAATCCTGCATTTCGGTCGCAGGCATTTCAAAAAACGTCTGATAAAACTTATCTTCAAATTTGAAGATTAATTCGTGCTGAATTTTCCAGCGAGTTTTGCCAATGGCTTCACTGGACATGATTGTTACAATGTCGTCATCGTGTGTTTCCCACGCAAGATCGACCAAAAATTCTTTTGCGAATTTCAAATTTTTCTTTCGTAAATTTTGGTAAGCCCGGTGGGGTTCGAACCCACGACCTTTCGCTTAAGAGGCGCTTGCTCTTCCAATTGAGCTACGGGCTTACAGTGTTTCTATTTAGCATAAAAAATGGAGGACCGGGTGGGGTTCGAACCCACGTGAGGCTTGCGGCCTAACCGATTAAAAGTCGGTCCCCTTCGGCCAACTTGGATACCGGTCCAAACAGAGAGCGAGGAATTCGGCTGTTTTGGGACCATAACGGGTACGTCCACATTTAACCCCTTTCTCATACTCACCAAAGTAGCCACGTGGGTCTACCGTAAAGGAGCGGGGCACCAAATTCCTCTTACCGAGGCACAATACTTATATAGAGTATATGTTCTAGAATGTCAAGGGAATTATGTGGCACAAAATGGTGAGTCCTCCGGGGCTCGAACCCGGAACCCCCAACTTAAAAGGCTGGTGCTCTAACCAATTGAGCTAAGGACTCGGAACCATTTGTTATGAAGGCACCATCCAAGTTTGATCAATTCTTTTCCCTGATCCGACTCGGCGGGCAACTCCATACTCGATACATTAGACCAGATTGTATCAATTTGCAAGTGATATTTGGCATCTGGTTTGATATTTTCGAGAATTTCAAAAGATTTTTCGTATTTCATGTCTCAATCTCCGTTCCATGTACGGATTATTAAGCATGAGATTCGTTAATTTTTAGTTAAATTTTCCTCGGAACCATAGGCGAAGATAAAGAGCCTGTGCGCCCATCAAAAGGGCAACCCAGAAAAAGCTATTCATCCAAAATGCCATGTCGGGAAAACCGTTCCTCGTCATGACGAAGCTCATAAACCAGAACATGACAAGATCGAAGCCGTTGTAGAGGAACGACCACCAGCCACCAGATTTTTTCTCGATTTCCTCTAGCTCTTGACCGGCAGGCGGTTGAGCGCCAGTAAATGCCACTGCCAAGATCGCAAAGAGAACGAGTAGAAACACACAAAAATAAGCCAAAAGGCAGAAATACAATGGTAAAAATGCCAGTTCGCCAATCGATGAATAGGTATAGATCGAAAAATATAGTGCAATGAATGCAATAATTCGGGAATAAACAAATGTATAGTTCAATTTGTCATTCTTCATTTTAACAGTAATTTTCATTATATTCCTTAAAAAAGAGGGGGAGAAATTTCTTTCTCCCCGGCATTATCAGCTAATGTCTTTCAATTCTGCCGACGTGAAGCTTGCTTCCGCCACATTATGAGAGGACATATAGCGTCTGGCCGATGAAGCCATTGCAGTAGCCGTTTCAGCCCATTTCAAAGTCGGGTTGTAGTGGCCTAGTTTTGTCGTGTCGGCAACGATCTTGCTACCGCCCTTGAAGGCTTCCAAGTTAGCGCCAAGGTACATGACCGGCCAATTTTTCTTTTCGAACTTGGCCAGCAATTTTTTGGTATCTTGAAGCGTGTACTTGGTCGAGGTATTTTCGTCGCCATCCGTGATGACCACGAACTGAACCAAATCCGTCTTCTTCAAGCCCTGTGCCTTTGGCAGAGCGCCAAATTCGCAGATCGCATCATACAGAGGAGTCATGCCACGTGGCTTGATCGTTTCATCGGCATCAGACAAGGGTGTCCACTTTGCCGCCTTGGTGTATCGATGCTGTAGAATTGGAGCGTTTTCGAACGGGATTGTCTGGAAAGTTAACGACGTAGTGTATCCATTATTCCCAATCCAAGAGCCGTTGCCGATCTTGTCGAAGAAAGCCAAATTGACGGAAAGGTCAACGTCGGCTAGGGAATTCATATATTCGTTGAGAGTTGCGATAGTTTTTGTCCAGATGTTGGCCATCGAACCGGTTCTATCAACCAAGATAAACAAATGTAATTTAGGCAATAGTATAGAGCATCCTAAGTTAGGGTTAAAACCTCCATAACAAAAAAATCACTCTACTATATATGCAGAAAATAAAAGGGAGCGCCTAGATTCAGCGCTCCCGTGACGGTCTTTCCAGTCATTATCCTAAGCCTTGCTACAGGCTAGGTTCTACTGTTATCCACTTCCTTTTGGGAAGTAACCGTTAAGACTTCTTGTAACGACGCATGAGAATTACTCGGCAATTTCCATCTGGTATAGGATAGCTAGTCCCACATCAAATTTCCCTTACCAAACTAGACCGCCTTGCGGGCTAAATCCAGCACCAGATTCCCTTTCGAGTCTGGTATTAAGTCCCTTCTTCTCACACCGGAACGGTACTTTTGCTTTTGTGATCGAGATTTGCACTCGGTCACCCCTACCAATGGGATGATTTGCTGAACCAACTAGGTCATGCCGTTCCAGTTGCTTCCTAAATGTTTCCATCTAAGAAATACAACACGACCATCGCTACTTTCACCCTTGCGTGGCTACTCGTCATATTTCAGGATATCGTGCCTTGCGGCCCGGTGCCCTTAATATTGGATACAGCCTTCAACCCGCTACGGTCTTGACCATATTCCTATACGTTGACACTCATTCTTCTGTTGATTTGCAAGACTGAATGAGTTTGCGGCTCATTTAGCTGGCATGGTTATCCAGCTTATCACCCTTCCGGGGTGTCAATCATCAACCGTCTGAACTAGCTCCCACGGGCGAACCGCAGAGCATCCCTCGGCAAGGGATAGTCCGTACTTGCTTGGCTTCACCATCTTTCGATGGCGGGAAGGCATATTGGAAGCCTTCCTTTGTAACCGGTTACCCGGCACAATGCCCCAAGCGGCAAACTGTTTTGCCATTTCTGGCGAATTCTTTAGGGACCGGTGTCTTAACCGTTTGACGGGTTTGTTAGACGACAGAACCGTTCGAAACAGGACGAACCTTATTTCTCCAAAGTTCTGGATGGTCATTTAAGCCTAGTCAATCTTCTTACAGGTTCCCAAGCCTGTACCAGTTTTTGACACTCATTACCGGTTATCCTTTTCGGTTGGCTGAGAGGGAGGATTCGATACCCCATTGTCCAGCGACAAAGCCGGAAGTCCTACCTTAGACGACCTCTCATTAGACCGAACATTTCACAAAACTCAATCTCGTTAAGTTGTGTCAGATGTTCGTTTCAGTTTTTTTACTCTACTCTATTTCCTTTTTCGTGTCAACAACTATTTTCATTTTTCTTCGAATTTTTTAGGAAACAGCCAAAAGGAATTTCGAACTTCCTACCCTTGTTTCCCGTCTACACCTTCCCACTTTGCAGCGGTACTCTTGATGCAAACTTTTCAGAACAAACCGTTGTTATCTATCATTTGGCTAGGAAAGGTTGTCAAGCCTTTCTTTAGGGATCATAGATTGTGGTTGACTGCCACCGGTTTGTTGTTCTTTATATAGGCGACTAAGAAATGGTTGTCAACGCCCTTTTTCGCCTGTGGATAACTTTTTATTGGGAACCATTTGGGCGCTTGCCAGCTTCAAGAATCGGCAAACCGGCTTCGGTTGGGATGTAGATCACATCACGACCGCCCGCATGTCCAGTGTTTTCGAGCATTTCGATATAGCGCCAACGAAGATAGCCTTCCGGTCCACCAAGACCCTCTGCGATGATCTTGTTGGCTTGCGCTACGCCGGTTGCTCTAAGCACTTCGGCTTCCGCTGTCAAGCTCGCTGAATCTTTGGCGGCTTGCGCTTCAAGAACCTTGATTTTTCGGCTGGACTCTGCTTCGGCAAATTTCGCCTCGCCTTCCATCCGTTGCTGATACACGTTGTATTGCGGTGCGTAATAGGTGCAACCACCGATACCGGCGACCACGACAATGCCGATGGCCAAGCCGAATCCAAATCCAAATCCAGATGACATAAAAAACTTCCCAAAGAGTTGATAATTTCTTACCATTACTCTTTGGGAAGTGTGATTGTCAAGCTGTATTTTTAGTCTATCCTGCTTTCCATGTAGCAATTGATACCAGCTTCACGGATCACGGCGGCGAACGCACGAGCATAAATTTCCTTCTTCTGCATCGACTGATTATAGTCGCTCACGCCGATGTAGTGGGAACGATTGTACTCGGAATAACGACCGATGTTGTTCTTCTTACACCACGCTGCGAACCCACCGGTTGAGGGACGAATGTGGATGTAGGCGAAACCGCACACACCATCCGGCTCAAAATACGTCTTTTTCGAATAGTCGATTTCGTTGGAAAACAGCGACTTGGCTTCTCCAACAATCATCGGCTGAATCATGTTCGCCCGCATGGCGGCATCGACGGCGGCCTTACCAGCCGCTACGGCCTTGAGGTAAAGCGCCTTGGCGGCGGTATCAGTGATCTTGACTGACTTCTCACGAGTCTTCTTCACCTTGCCGAACTGATTCATATCGATCATGCGGAATTCCTCCGTTTGGTTTCTACAATCACGAATATAATCCGAAATTAGAAACTGTCAACGGGAAATTTTCATTATATCAATTTTTTTCGGGTTTCCGGGTTTCCATAAGGTCGATCATCACCGCAATGCAGCCGTCATAAACTTCATCGGACGTTTTCTGGAATTTGTTGCACATGTATTGCAGAAATTCGCCTCGATTGAAATTCGGCTTGTCGTGTTTCCAATGCTCATATTCGATGAAGCATTTGAGCGGGAAAGGATCATTGGAAAAATATGTGAAATTCTTCGATGTGTACTTGATTCGAACATAGTCAAAAAACAGAAACCATTTCCAGTAGACAGTCATATTTTGAATGATGCGCCCGTCCAAATCGTATGTCTTGCGCTTCTTTTTGCGCCAGCCAAACATTGGCATACGCAGATACTTCAATTTACGAAAAATTCGCCAACTAAAAATGAATTCCAGATATGAATTTCTTATCGTAAATGAAATGCTCTTCATGTTATCTTTTGGTATCGTTTATTAAACCGTTCATCGGTCATCAGTTTCAGACCATCATCTGTATATAGCAGCCATCCACCGGGTTGAACGATACCAAGCAATTCAGATTCTTCATAAATGAAAAGATTTCCTCCAAACCAGAAAACTTCCTTACCTTTGACCTTGTTTGTCAGCCATTCGGGGAATTTGGTCGTATTGAAAATAGGCTTTTCATTCTCGGAACCAATGAATTGGATGGCTTCGACGGTTTGCGGTTTCTCTTCATAAATCATGAACTTGTCGCTTTCCCTGTGAACCATGGGCGAGTGATGTTGCGTTCATCCTCGATATCGGTAAGCCCATGCACAATCAGAACACCTTGGATGAAACCAAGCCATCTGGACTTTTTGTCTATCGAGTGGTGAGCCTGTGCCGGATGCATCTGATATTGCGCCATCCACCGGCAATGCGCTATCTGTTGCGCCTTGGTGAGCTTCGAAAATTCCTTGTCACTGAAATTTTCTGGTGCGATGCCTTTGGCATCGATCATCATGTTGTAGCGGGCGAAAGCGGCCTGTGTGGCTTGGTCAATTGTTAGGTGTGTTGTCATTGCCAATTGAATTAACAATTTCCTTTGTCCCGTCTGTATAGGTGACGGTTATTGGTAAATCATCCCTGTACAGTCTCGGATTATATTTGATCCGATCAAGAATTGTATTCTTTCGTTCGGTTATCTTGTTGTTCAGATATTCGACCATCTCGAATGGACCGGGCTTTTCAGCCGAAATCATCTCAAATGAGACAATCTCACATTCAGGATATTTGCGGAATTCCGAACGGACTCCAATATTCTTTGGATTCCAATAATTATCAGTGGCAAAATTGAGATGGTTTTTCAGAGCGCCAAGCGAATTCCAAACCTTGCCTTTGGTGGTAAAGGTCGGGCTCATGCCACCGGTAGAAAAATGACCAGTTGGCTTGTGTCGGATCATGTAAACAATTTTGGTTTTCACAGATCGTCAATTCCTACGATCTTGGGTTCGATGGTCGGTTCAACAACCGACTTCGTTTCAATCTCTGCATCGGTGGCCCATTTCCATGGGTCGATTGTTTCGACTCCTATGATCGAGTCCTTTCGGAATGAGCGCCAAGCGTTCTTTTCCAGATCAAAGGCCCGGATCACGTCATCAGCGACATATTCTTTGTATGGTTGTGGGTTAGGCAGCTTGTCGGCAGGAATCAGTAAATGATTTGTGGTGCATGTCATCCGACGTTCTGTGCCGTCTGCCTTTATAAAAATCACGGTAAGAGGCGTCGTGTTGTGCAGATGCAACGACACGTAATCTGATAGAGTTGTCAAATGAATTTCCTAGAGGGAATAAATGAGATAAGCTATAAAGACGATGGAAAGCAGAAACACGACAACGGGGAAAACCCTAGTCATGGAATCTCCTGTTTTTGAGAAAATTTTTGGTCTGGATGGTTCGATTTGAACGAACGGCCCCCGCATTCCAAGTGCGGTACTCTACCAGACTGAGCTACACCCAGATAGACCAAAAATAAGTGGTCGGAACGGCAAGATTCGAACTTGCGACACTCCTGTACCCAAAACAGGCGGGATACCAGACTTCCCTACGCTCCGATCCACTATTTATACACAGTATCTATTACTTTGTCAACCCTGTTCCCAAAATTCTTTGGGCTTCCGATTGACAAATTCATTACGCAAGGTCCGATACACGAACTGCCACCTAGCGCCGTGGTACTGTTTTTGTATTTCATATTGCGCCTCTATCAAATCCACAGACCACGTACAGTACATTTCCGGTATCGTGTGACCATGAACCTTATAGTTTTCGTGCATCATGTCGATAGAGTGCGCCATTTCGTGACAAATGACAAGGGCAACGGTGTGTCGCCAAGAGCAAGGCTTAGGAATAGAGCCTATTTCCTTGTCATTGCATATATGCGTGTACTCTATAAACCCTGTGAGGGTATAGTCCGTAATATATGGAGTGCTTATTTCCATATAGGGCACGACGACACCGCTAATCGTCTTTATGCCACCTTGACAACCCGTCAATTCACGGTGAATCCTGATTTTTGTGGTAGGAAAATCACGATAGATTGACGTTTCGTGTATGTAGCCTCTCATTCCTTTCACAAGTTGGGTTATGTATGTTGCCAAGACTGAGTCATCGAACATTCTTTCCTCGAAAGTACTCTTTCTTATTCGCCATCCGGTTTATGCCAAGTCCCCAGAGGTCACTTTCGCTTGTAGCGCCGGAAATGGTCTTGTCAAATCGATTTTGGTCCTACCAAGACGAATTTATTACAGTGTTGTAAGGAAATTTCTCTTGACACGATTTTCCGGGTATTTGAGTGATTCCGTATACATTAGGGGAGACTAATTAACAAATGATGTCATGAGACATTTATGGGCTAAATGCTTCTTTTTCCTTCATATAAGTGCTTAACCACGCCAAATCTCGGAATGCCGTCTGGCGTGTAATTCTGGAACCGGCAGGCGGCATCGCCGCCGATATAGCGGGCCTTTTCAGCCAATCGTTCACGATTTTTATCCATCGAACCGTCGATGCCGGACTTGAACGTTCGGCCATCGGGGAGCTTCAAAACGACCTTTTTGGCGATTCCATCCCAATTGCCGATACCTGATTCGATATCCACCACTTCAAATTCCTCTGTCTGGAAATTTTTGTGCTTGAAAAGGAATTTCGAGCGCTTATGCTCATACTCGCCATCCGGATTGCGGCCCATGATGCCTTCATAGCCATCAACGATGTACTCGCCGTGCTTGTCTTCCAATTCTGCCAAAGAGGCGATCTTAGGCGTTGGGACCAATCTGATGTTGTCGCCATCGAAAGTGCCTTTGGCAGCGAGTTCAAGAATGAGCGCACGGCGTTCAGAGAACTTCAACTTGGGCTGGTCCGGAACAAACACGTCATAGACGTGATATTGAACCTTTTCACGAATTTCCGCCTTGTCGGCTTCCGAAAGCTCGTCATATTTCTGTTGCCGGATCATCGATACCAGCTTGTCGAAATCGTCTTTCAAATCGTGGTTGTAAAGCTCACCATCGAAAATGATGGTATCGGATGACAGTTGCGCATGGATGTGCGCAATCGTAAAGAATGGCTTTCCCTCTCGGGAAAACCCGCCTTCCGGCTTCAAGATGCAGCGAACGCCGTCTAGCTTGGGCTGAACGTAATAGTCCCGGTCTTTGGTCTGGCCGGGCTTGTAAGTTGCCGCCAGCATGGGTTGAAAAATGTTTGACCGCTTAGCCTCTTCGATTTTATCGGAATATTTCCGGGCAAGCTTCTTTTCGTATTGGGATTCGACTTCCGAGATGGCTTGCTGTTCAGGCGTCGTTTCATTGGCCTTGCCTATGTTCTTGCCTTCGACGGTCGTCCATTCGGACGTGACCAATTGGCCGTCTAGGATGCCAGAGATTGTGCGGTACTGATTTCCTTCGGATTCCATGTACCAGACACGAGTCTTACCCTTGGAATCGATATTGTAGAGTTGTTTATGTAGCAAAAATTGATCCTAACAAAGACCGCCGCATGGAACGCCAGCCATTTCAGCGGTGAAAAATAACAGAAAATAAAATGAAAATGGTAAAGTGATAACAAAAACTAGAAGAGCTAAGAAGATTGTCCAACATAGACATACAAGAGCAATGTGGAATACATTCTTCATCAACATTCACCACATATTGTTTCTATGCAAATCATGTTCGATGGATTGGAAATCTTCGATTCAACGCCATTCTTGTTGACGACAATCGTAAAAATTTCTGTCTTGCGGGAATCGACTACGGCCTTAAATTCTTTGATCGTGCCGTGTTCAAGCTCCATGCCGGAACCGTATCGAGCATTGATGTACAGAACCTTGTCGCCAACATCCAAACGGTTGCCGTCAATATCGTATTGATTCGGTGCTTTTAGAGCTTCGGCCTTGGCGGCTTTGTGATCAAAGAGAGCCCACACGGTCGGGCCGGTATAATTCGGTAGGAAAACTACATCTCTGTCAGGAAGATTGACCTGAACTTGGTTCTTACGTTTGATATCGGCCCAAGTGGCAATCGTATAGAAACGATCATTTTGGATAAAATATGGTGCGTCTCTATTCCAGCCATTGTAACGACGAATAACTCTCGCCTTTTCGGCAGCATTGTCACCAAATGTCTTACGATTTGGAATAACTTTGGCGATTGCGTCCTTTCGATCACCATCAATCCATTTGATGTATAGAGTATCTTCTAGCAACTTGTCGATTAATGTATGTTGTGCTAGAATATATTCTACTACCTTTGGATCATTTTCATCGGCAAACCCATTATAATATGGTGATTTTAGTTGAAATTCATCTGGTAGTTGCAGTTTTACGCTCATATTGTTCACTGTAAAAAGGCGTTACCTCAAAAAGAGTAATACCGCCACGTTTGTCAAACCAATTATTGGTCTTGACATATTCGATTGCTTCTTCTCTTGTTTTAAGAGTATCTGGTAGTGAAATATCGGAAGACCAAGTTTTCACCATAAATTTGTGACGCTGATCAAGACTCATTTGCAATTCTTTGCTGCAAGATCATTATTTAAATCGGAGTATGATCGTGTTACGACCACAGAATTTCCATCATAAAAAATATGTGAACTAGAGCCTCCATGCACAGGATAAATGGCGTTAATGGAGTTTGTATTGATGGTGACTTGTGTATCGTTGTTTGTAGTCAGAATCAAAAATTGTGGTGCAAAAATTTGTGCAGCCATTTAAAATCTTTCAAAAAGGATTGGTGATAGAGGCGGGAATCGAACACCGCTTGGGAGCTTTCCTAGACTTTATCCGGAATATTGCGCTAGTACTTACTTGATCCGCCGTCACCCCATTATCTTAGGGCCGCTGTACCAATCAGCTACTCTATCATTTTAGAAAATTGGCTCTAGCCGCAGGGATCGAACCTGCCATGTACAAGTTAACAGCTTGTCCCGTCCACCCTGTTCGGCTGGCTAGAAAAACAGGAAGAAGGCGTTAGCGAACCCGGTTCGGCAACTTCCTGTGGGTAATAATACTGAATGTATGTTATTTAGACACGAATGTCAAGAAAGGTTTATAAAAAAGAGGCGAATATTTCAGCATCGGACGCTATGCCTAGCTTATTTCATCGCCTCTAGGTGAAAGTGAGACAACATCGTGTCAGCATCGGCACTTTGCCTAGCTATCCCGTCGTCTCTTTCTGGCCATCGCCACGAAGCTTCTTTCAAGCACTCCCGTTTTATTCCGGGGAAGAGATTACATCCTAGATATAGGTGTTCTTTTCAGAACTTCAAGGGCCTTCTTACAATTCCCGAACCTGAATCGATTTGCTAGGCTGGAAATGCACACGACTGAACTTTTTGTTCGGGTCAAAATCGTCATAATATGGCGAAACATGCATGTTCTTTGGAACATATGGACAATAGAACATACCGGCGTCATGCAACTGCTTACCCTTGTAAGGCATAAGCAGAGGATTGGACGGCTCATTCGGCCTTACAAACGCCTTGGCGGCACTCGGAAAGGCTAAAATGGACGCCAGACCAGCAAGAAAGTCACGCCGTTTCATGTTCGATCACCTTGGTTCGATCCTTAACCAGCTTATAGCTCTTGTCCGGCATTATCACAGACACCTTATCGGCAATGTAAGTTGCCGGATAATATTTGGTTTCCGTGATTCTGACGGCCATATCTCGCATATCGACATACATATGAAGGTTTTTACCTTCGAGTCGTGATTGTTCCCAATGCCGTTCCAAAACTGACTTCATAGCCCTTGCACGGGCAGTGATATCAGGATTCGGATACGACGCATTGTAAGTTTCCCACAACAAATCAGAATAGCGGACGTTGTAGTCCTCTTTCTCGACCGATTTCAGGATTTCCGCAAGAGTTGTATCGGCCATCGCCGGAAATGACAGAGTAGCCGCTACAGCCGTGGCAACGGCACCTACAAGGAATTCACGCCGTTTCATTATAGAATCCTTTCGTCGGATTGTCGGGATCATATCCATAATCAATCATGCGTTGCCGAACATTTTCGGATGCTTTCGGATGCTTTCGGGAAATCAAATGCATTTCCCGATGATCCTTACCATAACAGATTGAGAGAGCTTTGATTCGCTCTATGTCCGAATCTGTCATCTTGACCACTCGGGCAAACGATTTGGTTTCTGTAGGGAATTTGGCTTCTTTGAAATCCAATCGCCAGACCAAATAATCGTTTTTATCCGGAAGAATGCGGGCGGTAGATGTCCCATTGGTCCAGTTCACGAACAAGACCCAATGTTTCTTCTCTTCGGCCTTAGCCAAAGCAGGAAGCATTGCAGTAGCGGCGGCAATTCCTACACCAGCAAGGAATTCACGCCTCTGCATTAGGTGTTCACCTTCAATGGAACATACGGATAATTTGCGTTGGCAAATCTCGTCTTGAATCCAAATGTTGCCGGACCAGCTATGGTCGGACCAGAGATTTTCATTGGCAAAACGGGTATATAGAATGCTTGGTGCATCCATTCCCGTTCATCCTGAAATTGGGATAACTCGGCGGCAATTTCCGTCGTATAGATGTGCACCAATTCTGTTTCGGCATCCAAACCACAAACAAGCATCAAATCATTTCGAATTTCGCATGTGTATTGTGAGCGCAGCGCTCGGGACATGGCGACTATCGAATATTTGTCCCTCCCATAGTCACGCAATTCCGTGACGTTGAACATCGGCTGATGTTTGAACAAATAAGGATGTTTATCGACCAGATTGGCGTTAACATCCGTCACCATCTTGGAAAATTGCTTGTCGAAGCCTTCCAAATAGTGTGGCAATTGCTTTTCCAGAAGGTAGCTTTTCCAGTTCTGCAAATCGAACTTCGGCTTCGACGGCATAAGCGCCGGAAGCGCCAGTGCTGGCTTGGCGATGGCAACAGCGGTCGCCGCTACCGAACCAACAAGAAAATCACGCCTTTTCATTATCATGCTCCGGTCTGTTCCATTCGATAGTCATGGTATCGAGTGTCGTTTGAATGTGCTTGATCTTACCGATTCGGAGGCGGCAAACACCATCAACATTGACCCATAATTTTCCGAATTGGTCAAGAGTCACTTCAACCACTTCGGCGTCCAACATATCTACCATTTTATCGGTCACAGACGACTCCCGTGTTCATTGAAGGCTGATTCTAATTCGAATACTAATTTTTGCACATCAGCCGCATAAAATCCAGAGGAATTTATAGTGTTGATTTCGACAATTTTGATACCGTCTGGCGTTTCGCAAACGTCCATCACATATGCTTCGGCGGGTTGCCATCCACTTTCTAGCAAAGAGGAAACGAACCAATGGAAGCGGTAATCCACATCGTTGGAATACATCACTGTATCGCCCATCTTGTATCGAGAGGCAGTGACAATGCGACGTTGAACAATCCAGAACCGGTATTCGGACCAGATTTCTTTGACAGGCGAGACTTGGACCAGCGTATCTGGCGATAGACTGATAGCTGACATTCCGGCGCTGGCAATGCATACCTTCCGTTGCCAATCGTCAAAATATTCAGCTTCGAAAACGCCACCGGAAAAAAATTTGGAATCATCAACCGGGCGGATGAAGGTTGGTTTCGAAATCTCGACTTGCTGGAATTCCATTACTTCGGAATCAGCGTTCAGCATTAGATCGCCCCAATTCGATTTCTGAATGGTGAAATCCATAGGTCCGACATCGAACACACCCGGTTTCCAGCCATACAGTTTGGCAGCGTGGCGCATTGAGTAGGAACCGAAACAAATGACGTTATCGTGGCCTATCTTTGGTTCAGGCGATAACGTACCGATGAATGGAGTGACCTTATGCTTAGAATGTGGCACTCCAAATGTGCCAAGCGTGGTCAAAAGTGTATCCCAACCACGCTCACTGAAATCTGTATCCTGTAGAATCCAATGCATCAAATAGGAACAATCATCATAGCATGATGCGACGGTTCAAATATAGAACAAACAATTGCCGCATGAATAACGAAAAATTTTGCAGTAAAAACTAATATCATTTTGTTTCCATAATAAAAATCTTTGGCAGGGGCAGCAAGGATCGAACTCGCAACCTTTGGTTTTGGAGACCAACGCTCTACCAATTGAGCTATACCCCTATGAAATTCTATTTAGCAGATTTCTTTTTCTTGTCCAGTTCACGTGCCTGCATAACACGTAAAAATTCTTCGAATGCATCCGGATCATCGTCCAGATATTCAATGACCAGCCTACAAATATATGGTCCGGTGCCGCCGATGATACCAGAATTGATTTCTTGGTTCGCATATGACTGAATATGCGCCTTCACTTCATCCGGCGTGATTGGATATTGCGCAATGTTACGCATGGAATATTTCCATCTTTTCGTCTTCCCATGTCATGAAGACTTCTTCATAGACAATTCCCAAACGGCCCTTGGTATCCGGCCAATCGGTCTTGACTCGAATTGCGTCTGCATCAAAGGCGACTGTCAATTCTCCGTCCAAACCGGAACCGTCTGCATCCTCGAATTCGATAGTGACTTCCTCGCCCGGCTTCAACACTACTTTCATGGCGTCACCTTCTTTATGTCTCTGTAGCTCTTGAATGCTTGCTTAACCCGTTGTTTCAGCTTTTCCGGATCACTTGATAGATCAAAATAGCTGACCTGTGAGCTTACCGAACGGACTTTATAGATGGTTCGATCCTTCTGCACAGACCCATCGAAACATCGGCTTATTTTCCAACCTTCTAGAAACAATTTGGTTCCTTCAAAAATAAATGGGAGCGGAACGCTTGACCTGTTTCCGCTCCCATTGGGGCTGGCCTAAAGCCTTGCCTCCACCACCAGTTTTTTAAAGAAGCTGGAAACTTGTGATCAATGTATTCCAGATTCGCATATTTGTCAAGGCACCTGAATGTCGGAATGTGGTTTTTCTGTCATTCCATCGTCAACTTGTAATGGGAAAGTTTGTGGTGTACCCGGATGGAACACACCTTTAGCGCCGCCTTCAAGCTCCATTCCAAGCTGCATTTTATTGTTCTTAGCTTCCTGCAAATCATTGGCCGTTTTGTCAGACCAAGGAAGTGAGCAAACCCGTGAACCGAAAATGGGTTCGGAAAAGAAGATATCGATCTTTTTTTCAGGATAAGCGGCGAAACCCAAAACCGTAAATTTATCACGTGGTGCATTGATTCCCGGTACGCACTGCATAGAGGCACCAGAACCGACAAACAGAACGGCTAGGCTGAGTGCAGAGCCTATAAAGAAGCCGATTACCGACAAGGCCCGTGGTTTGTGTGATCCGGTTCTAGCCCAAATTGCGATATGGGCTATGATACCAAAAATCAGGGATAGAAAAATCCAAGAGGCTGTAAAAATCATTATTCGTTTCCATAGACCAGAGGATGATAGAGTTTCAGGATTGAGCCCGGAACCACGTTACCCTTGTCGTCCAGTTTGAAGGTCACTGCCGTGATTTCCTCTTTCGGACGGGATAGCGTCACGGGGCCTTCAAAAATTTTGGTTACGACACCATTCTTACCGTTCAAACGAACTTCCACCTTGACTTCTTTGGGAAATCCAGTCGTGATGTTGAAGGCAAAAACATTGACAACATATTCGCCGGGCGGTGTGCCTCTCGAAAAGGCATTTTCATAATTTATGCCTACATCGTCGGCGGCGGTTCCTAGATCGTCTCGCAAGAGATTCCAATTTTCGCCGTCTTTGTGAAGAAAGCCGATTGGCTTATTTTCGTTCGGTCCCATAAGCCAAAGGTCAACGTCATCTTGTCCGTTTGGCCATGTGATTGTGACAATAAGATTGCCTGCCGGTTTCATATTGTCTTGAATTACCGGAGGATTTTGGTTAGAAATGATGACCAAACTAATCAGCATGATAAGGATAGTCAGCATCAAATCTCTGAATACCCAATTTATCATGCTTGGTTCGTCACATCCTCGATATTATAGTGCAACAACCAAGCTTTGTGCTTTACATCTTCAATGTACAGGCTTGTAGCTGTTTCGATGATGTGGAAGTTTACCCATAGCCACAATCCAGCCAGCGCCCCAACCAAGGTAGAGCCGAAGGCAGTACCCAGACCGGCCAAAATTTGGTGAGAAAGTGCCGCTGAATCAGCCGAATCGCCAAATTTCAGCATGACATACATTCCTATCAGATTGCCCACCAGTCCAAGCAGAGCAAGCCATTCCGACATGACGAACACGATCTTATTCAAGATCGGCAATTTGAATGCCTTTAGACGGGCATCAGGAAGCGTTGTGGGAATAATATTTCCGAGATTGTGAATGCCGTCGCTGATTTCTCCAATGCGGCGGTAGCAGATGTACAAACCGCTTGCAAAAACGGCTAACAAAACATAGGTGAAATGGGCCGGATCACGATGGAAAACTTCGGCGGCGTATCCGAGAAAATATAGCCCAAGGAAAATTACAAATCCGATTCCATTGGCCAAGAGAAATCGGTACAGCAATAGATTATGTAGTTTATTCAATGATGGTTCTTTCGGGGTTAGATAAGCAAAAGGCCCAGAAACGCCAAGGATAGAGTCCTTGCATTTCTGGACCTGTGAGAGCCAGCATTAGCGCTGTAGGTAAAAATTTGGTTGCGGGGGTCGGATTTGAACCGACGATCTCTACGTTATGAGCGTAGCGAGATGACCAGACTTCTCCACCCCGCAACAAACATGGTCAATACCATGTTATTCCCCAAAGCCTCTCAAAGTAGTCATCCGACGTGTGGTTGAAGATTGCATTCTTCTTTGTGTCGGGCTTCTTTGTGGGCTTCGGCTTCTGTGTGTTCTTCATACTTTCTGTTATAGCTGACTTTATTTAGCCTGTCAAGCTGAACTTTCAGAAAAAAATCTGAACTTTTGTCAGGGAACACCGATAGATTCCAACCATTGGTGCCGGGCAGTGTACTCTTTGGCAATGCCGATGGCATTTTCGCCAGACTGCACGGTATATGGATTGCCGGTAAAATAAGCGAGGGCAAAAATGTTGGCGTCCAATTCCTGTGGCGACATACAATAGGCGAGATTGGATGCAAATTCCATTGGACTACACCGGATAGGACGGCCCTTCCAAAAGGTTTGGAAAGGAGCAGTATTATGAGTAAGCCAACCACGCTGAACTTGTTGAATGTGGCGAAGCTCATGTAGAATCACGAACTGGATTGTATTGAAATCCAGCGAAACGTCGATATTCAAAACTTGACGGCCATCTTCCATGAAGCCAGCCGAAGATCGAACTCTGTTGAACCGCAAGACGACATTCCGCATATTCATGCCAAGTTCTTTGATGGTGGCATACAGGAAATTTTCGATCTTTTCGTCAGCACTGTTTATGACCGTGTGGAAGATCGATGCCAGCTTGGTCGATTTTGCTGTAGGATTGGAATTGGCGGTGAAAATATCGGCCAATTCCCGAAGGAAATCCGTCAAATTGACGGCATCGGTAAGGGTTATAACGTCATCAAAACCCGAAGTTCTTGGTAGGCTTTCTGCACTTAGCTTGCCAGTCTGCATTTGTTCCATCCTTATAACAGAATTTCAGCCGGGCGTTCGGATTCTTGAAAACGAGTCCTTCGTCCAGAGGATCATCGAGGGAGTCAAAAATTTGCAGAAACTTTTTTGTATAAGTTTTTGCAAACGTTATACCTTTAGATTTAGGAAGTTCATAGAGCATTGTCAAGCGCTCTTTGAGCTTTGTACCAACCAAATCATTTCCTTTAAAGATCAGGATATCGAAAAGGTACAAGGTATCCTTTACCGATGGACCCTTGTTATGGAGCAATTCACCCACAAAAACGGATTCCGGAAACTGCTTGAAATACTCCACAATGTGGTTTGGTGCAGTCCAAGCCTTGTGCAATTCGTTGTGGCGATTCCAGAAAGTCGGAACACCATCCTTGTCAACGTCAATGACGGTGCATGTTCCATTTTTCTTAAGTTGAGCGATGGAACCGTTCTTTTCATAGAACGGGATTAGGTCACGAGGAATCGCCTTTTCCGGGCGTGGTGGCCATAGGAAGGGCATTAATCATTCTCCACCGACTTGCGACCGTTTTCGAAAGCAAGTTTGATGATTTGCGACAACCAAAGAACATCGATGGAGCGCAATTTTCCTTCTTTTTCGAGCTTTTCTGTCCACTCGAAAATTTTGGTTTCATCAAAGCCTTGACCGGATTGAAAGGCTGGAAGCTCATACAGTTCCAGCCAATCGTTTTCGTTCCGAGCCCGTGGCATCAGCCCTTGGCCTTCTTCGCCTTCTTTTCGGCTTCCGCATCGACCAGACCGGCAAGCGACTTGGCGGCTTCAAGAGCCTCCACCAGCGTTCCCGTATAGGTCGGCTTGATCGCCGGAACCGTGACAATCGGCAGAAGCAGTTCGGAAAGGCCCTTTTCGAAGACCTTGCTAACCGTTTCGTCGGTCACGACCTTCTTTTCTTCCTTTTCCTGAACAAGGATGAAGTCAGCCGGAAGACCGGCAACCTTTTCGAGCGCCTTCGAAACCTTTTCGAGCAAGGCCGAGTCGTTGAAGTAGGTCGGATTGATGATGTATGCCGCTTCCTTGGTCACGATGGAACCCACCGGGATTTCATTCTTGGACAGAAGCTCGACTTCTTCGGGCGAGAGCGGCGAAGATGAAGCACGGTTCCGCAATTCGCAGGAAGCCGACGCCTTGCCGTCGATACCCCGGAAATTGTCCGGGCGGGCCTTAAGCTGCTTGCCGATGCCGACGAAGATCGAATTCATGTCGCCCTTGACGCTTTCGCCAACGGTTTCCATGATGGCCTTAAAGCCCTTCAAAACCGTGTCGATGGCGGCATAGTTTTCAAGGCCGGTCAAAGCGATCTTGGCCTTGTCATCCTTCTTCGCAGAAGTCTTTGGCTGGCTTTCGATCTTTTTGGCATTGGAAAAAATGGACATACCGCTTTCCTTTCTCGTTACATTCATCAATATAATGAGAATGTAGAGGAAGTCAAGCGGTATTTTCAAACCATCGTGGTTAGAAGCCCAAAACAGACCGGACATTGGGCGGAAAGCCAGTCACCTTCCCTTTGATCGGCATGGTAACGTGCCTCTTTCCGCTTAAATTTGATGACGGAAGAACAAGATCGGCACGTTACCCGATATTCCTTTTCGGCGGGCAATTCGCCTCTTTTTTCGATTTCTATGACTTTATTCCTTTAAAATTTCATAAGTTGTTCAAGGTCATGGCGCTTGAACGATTGAACTTCGATAACGCATTGAGCTTCGGCATTTTTGAAGAACAATTTGCCATCGTGGACCTGATAAAGATCGGCTGGCCCAAATTTCAGATACACATTCTTCTGCTTGCCGTCTGATGTCGTTCCGGTTTCGTCCGGATCATAGTATGCATCATCATCCTCAAGCTCTTCGATTTTCTGGCCTTCCTTGAACTCATAGACCGTGAAATTGAAGCTGTCGGTATATGGATTGATTCGCTGGCCATATGACACGTCGCTAACCAAACCGGGCTTGAATGTGGGGTTGGTGAGCTTGTATTTGACGACACGATAAACGTTTCGATTGTCCATCGGGGAAGCGTTCAGATACTTCACCGCTTCCAAAAGCGGTTCCTTATACCGATTCATTTCCTCGACAATGGCTTTCAAAATGTCAAAATTGAAGCTCTTGAAAGAGGCGGCGAACGCCACAATGGCGTTGATTTGATCTTTATCTTCAAGAACATCCTCGCAATAGTCTCGAATAAAATTTTCTTCCAAGCCATCATAAATGAAGTTGTAGAAAAAACGACCGGGACGGTTCTTCATGAAGTCTGAAACCGTTATCCAATCATTACACGTGACGACAAAGAGTTTCTTCGATGAAATCGAACCATCGAAGAGCGTCAACATTGCGTTTTGATCTTTGGTATCAGGGAAAACTTTTTCGAATTCGTCAAAAAACACCATGCAAGGAACCTTGATTGCCTGCAAAAGTGAATTGAAACCATCGCCCTTGTGGTTCTGATTGACCAGAATCACAGGCATATCAAGCTTAAGGGCACGTTCCGCCAAAACCTTGGCAAATAAGGTCTTTCCAGCGCCCTTGTCACCTTGTAATAGGACGCCGGTATTAGCGGGCCGGGAATTGAACGTGTTTATAACTCTGGTGGCTCGTTTTGCCACATCGCCATAAAGTTTTGTGCCGACATGCATTGTCTCTGACTTTTGAAAGAACAGAGCGCCAAATGCGTCCCTCATGACCGTGTAGGTTCCGGCAGGCAATCTTTCGAGAACTTCGGCATGAGTGGACGGGTAAAAATTATCACCCGTCTTCAAAAAATGTTCAGACATAAATTTCCATTCATCATTTAAATATTTAAATTTTCACCAACATACTGAAATTAAATCGATTTGTCAAGCCTCATTGGTCGAAATTGGACCAGTAGCAGACAACTTAATTGGTCGAACATTTGCAGGCTGTTGAGTGTAGAGCGGGCGTCTAGCCTCATAGAGGCGGCTTTTGGCAATTCTTGTGATATTCACCGAATCCGACTGATTTCCACCAAGGCAATGATAATTTGCAGCATCTTCACCGATGTACATTGTCACGTGACCGCCACCATTTCTTTTAAAAGTGAGAATATCACCCAAAGAAACGTTACGGGGATCGACTTTTGTTCCTACCTTGGCCCAATTCAATGCCCAAAGCATGTTTTCTGGCTTCAAAGAGGAAGGCAGTTCCTTACCAGCACGTGTGTAGATTGTCAACATGAACAAGCCGCACCAAGCGATAGAATCGTGAGAATAGACACGGTTCAGGCCCAATTCCTTAGCCCATCCGAGAATGACCGGGGAATCACGATCATTCGGCATTTCGATGGTCCCATAGAGCTTCAAAGCCTCTACAAGCATCTTGGGACCGGGCTCTTGCGCTAGAAATTGGTACTGTTTTGGTAAGTCAACCATTTGTATCTCCTATGTTTTTGTATTTTTATTTAGGCGATACGATTTTTGGCGTTGACACTCCCAAAATTTTGATTATATTAATGACTGTAACGCACGTGCCCCAAGTTGGAGTGGGATTCTCCAACCGCTACCATGGGAGCGAAGAGCCCATGGCCCGAGTGGAAGCGGGGTTCTTCCACAACTAATTCAGGGGAACGAAATGTTTGATTCAGTTCGTGATTTCATCCAATTCTTCGATAATCGAAAGAGTATGGAACACGATTCATATGATCGTTCCCGCACCGTCGAAATGGCCTATGACCGTTGGGTTCGTGGCGGGAACGAAAAGTTCTATCTGACAGAAGTTCAGAAGCGTGGTCGTTTCGATATTTTCGAGCGTTTCCGCCTTCTGTTCAAGAACGATGTCATGGACAAGTACGACTTCGATAAGGTCGCCATGCGAACCGTCGAAGGGATATGTTAATCCGGTCTGTGTGAATACCGGACAAGCGGTTTATAAGACAACCGTCTGTCGAACGGCCCCCATGTGTACCACGCATAGTTGTGCCTTGGGGAGCCTGTAGAATCTGCGATCCAACGTGGACGCCAAAGAAGAATGCGCTTTTCTCGGAAGAGCGGATTTCCACCAAAGAATTTATTCCGGCCCTTGGCACAATCAAGCTCGTTTCGAGCAAGAATCGATGCATAGCACTTATGATCCTGAACGAAATACAACATTCGTTCAATGAATTTATCGGCTTCCTCACCATATGGCGGATTGGTGATAATCCAATCGATTTTTTCTTTTGGCTCTTCCGTATAGAAATTTGCCTTATGGGCATTTTCCATTAGCGGAACGATATCCGAATTGATGACTTTCTTAAATCGGGTTGCCAGCACATTCGACATGGCACCATCGCCACATGCGGGTTCCCAAACAGTCATATTTTCAGGTTCAATTTCTAATTCGGTAGCAGTATCGAAAATTATTTTTGTGGCATCTTCCGGCGTTGGATAGAAGTCACGTTCACGTCTCTCATGTTCCGACACCCCCAACATAGAGGGATCGTTTTTCATTTACGGATGTATTTCTTTCTCTTGGCCTTTTTGACTTGTGCAAGATCGGCTGGTTTCAGGTTCGCATAGCGTCCAGCCTCGATATCACGCTTGATTTGAGCGAGCCTCCAAAGCTCGTCATCACACACTTGCATCCGAATGTTTCCGAAATTTTCTGTGTGGATTGTTCTGACTTCCGGAGATTGGGAATTTCCAATATCGTATTTTGGATTAATTGATTTTATTGAACTATTAGGTTTCATTATGCTCTTGATTGCCACGCTGATGATGCGTGTATCGGTGTACTTTGTAATGTTTCTTAGAGGCGAAATCGTTGATATCTATTATCGACAAATCCGCACAATCGTCCATGATTTCCATGATGCATGTCAAATCGCCAAGTTCTCTTTCGAGATGTTCCCGATTGTCGGGACCACCGTCCGGATGATGCGATTCATAACCATGGCGCAGAATTTTTCCAACAATTTGGATGACTTCGCTGCACTCTTCGGCAAGCATCGCCAACCGTTCTGCTTCGGCTGGCGATAGTTTATTTGAAAATGTCATTTATTTTCCTGTGTTTTTATAGCTGTATACCCTTTGTATTTTCCTTTTCCCAAAGAGGCAGAATCTCCACGACTGTTCATACCATTATCTCTACAAAATTTAGCTAAGTTAAAAACCTCTATTTCTGTACCATCTGGTGTTGTAACCAACCAATGTTTAGACCACCGCAAATGATTACTCATAGCATTTCCGGGATGTTTTCTTCCAATATTAAAAAGACGAAGTTTTTCTTTCTGTTCTTCTGGCATTTTGCGACCAGATCGAAATCCCGGATTTTTTTTACTAAAAGCTTTCAACCCTTGGCTTATTTTTTCCCTATGCTCTTTGGAGAAATTCTTACCGAACATAGGATTATCTTTACCCGTTCTTTTTCCAAGATTAGCAATACGAAGTTTTTCTTTTTGTTCATCGCTTAGAGGCTTTTTGTAATTCCAGTGGTTTTCACCAGTTATAGCGTCTCTATGATAATGCCTATGTTTGGCGTATAGATTCGATGTATATCTCTCTTGGTATGATCTTTTTGCGCCCATTTTAGAAAATGCAAAATACATTTTTCGTTTTGCCATGCCTTCTGTCATTTTAAGTAATAGAAGATGACAAATATAGTGTTCCTTAGCAGTTAAAAGAACTTTATTCCATTTTTCTTTATCTAATTCTGGCCATAAAGACCTTGGATATATGTGATGAGACTCATAATAAGCCCCATCAGTTTTTGTTCTACTCTCAGTTTTCGCTTTGTAAATAATTCCATAATATTTTTGAGTGTATTTGTTACTCAAAAATATCAAATGTTATTTTCCAATGAGAGATTTAACTAGATCGTCATGACCGCCGATGTGCTGGTGAAACCCATCACCTTCATTCAAAAAGATTTGCGGGACGGTTCGTGCGCCCGGTACAAGAGCCTGTAGCTCTTCGTAAATTGCCTTGTCCTTGTCGATGTACTTGACATCGTAATCCTTGCCTTGCTGCGTCAAAAGGTTCTGTGCAGCGGTGCACCATGAACACGTCCCTGTAGCGTAAATAGTATATGTACTCATTAAAATCCTCTTCTTATTCTTCTTGTTCTTGCTCTATCTTCCATAATTGTAGACCATAATAAAATCGCAACATAAAAACCAAATATCACCAAAAAGATTGCAAAACCAATCCATAGTGGTGAAAGTACCCAAAACCATGACCAAGTAATAATACCGGCAAGTTTCAATCCAATAAAAAGTATTGCCAGTAGTGTTGGAAAACCAATTCTCATTCGTCGCCTGTCTCTATTACAAATTGTGTGTCATTCTTGCCAGAATCTGTAAACATGATGGCATCCTCACCATAATTTGCAATGAGTGCTTCAATGTCTTCTTTCCATGCCCAAAGCCGGGCATGGTTATTTGTCATTCTTTCAAGAGTCTTGTCTTTATCGAACCGGACTTGCGTCATCTTGCGGCAATCTCCAAAGCTTCAATCTGCTTGCGAATATAGCGCATGAACAACAGAGCCTTGTCTTTGGCAAGGAACGTGGCATCACCGATATCCGAGACAGGAACCGGGAATTCCAAACCGTTTTCGCACTTGTACCAAAGCTCATTCGCCTTGTAGCGAACGAATTCGACTTGCTGATTGTTGTTCACGCACTCTTTGACAGTTGGGATATTAGTCATATTCCGAGTTTCCTGTGTAGAATATTGGTGAATTGTTTATAATCTTGTGTGTCCAATGTATGATCATTCAGAAAATCATACAAAAATGAGGCATACTCTAACACATCAGGAAGCTTTTTGTCAAGCGTTTTATTGAAGTTCACTACATTCTGATATTCACTTCTGCCAAAGGTGAAAATAGGTTTACTATGTAGCATTGCTTCGAAGCCGACACCGGAGTTAACCATTGAAACAATATCGCAAATTTTGATCGCTTCATGGATAGAAATGTCTTCTGTCCACTTTGCATTAGAATACTTTTTCGTGATCTTTTTCAGAGGTTCCATTGAAGCCGGATTGATCGGATGTCCCTTTACAAGCACTGTCCAACCTTTGCTTTTTGCATCTTCCAATGTAAGCGTGAGAGCAAGTTCAACAGAAATATCAGAATGATATTTGATGGTTTCATCATGTGGCAACTGACATACGAAAAGAACATCATAATGTTCCTTTGGATGTATCCGGCCTTGATTGGGTTGATCGAATTTCGATACGTTAGTTTCGATACGTTCTTGCATTTGGCGATAAAATGCCAATTGTTCTTCTGTGCATTCCGTGATCGGCATGGGCAGGAAGCTCATGTTCGCTCCCCAACCTTGGCGATCTAGCGTGAATCGTTCAGGAAAGACCGTCTGCATGAAGAAAACCATGCGGTCTGTAATGTTCGATCCTAGATGCTCGAATTGAATTTTCTGGCGATGTGGAACGAAAACAAGATCGTAGTGTTCAGCATGGGTCTGAAAAAAATCATCGTTCAATTCCCACATCGGCACGACGGCTTCGTCAAGCTCAATGTCGCTTGACAGACCGTCCCGCATACATTCGTAGAATCGTGCCCAATGTGTGCGGATAGCAGGGAGATTGGAATAGTCGGCTTGTGTCGGGACATGCCCGCCAAAGTTCTTAAAAGGAATATCAAGTCTGCCGTGGCACAGAAGGGCTTTTGTCATTCAATAGTCTTTCTTGGGCTTCCTGTTTCTCTCGCTTGGCTTGTTCATCCATTTGGGCTTGAATAAGCTCCACCAATTCGTCATAGTCGGTGGTCGGAACAGGATAGTTATTTTTTAGAAGGAAATCCGCCTTATCTTCTGCGGTGACAACCTCACCCGTTATTCGGGTTGTCGTCTTGGGATGTAAGTAGACTTCTGCCATTAGGTAATGTCCAGTGTTGATTGCTTCTGGCTTCGTATTTATCGAATGCGCCTAGTTCTACAGAGTCGCCAGACTGTGAAACTTTGTAGGTTTTGGATGCCGGAAGACCGGACACAAAACAATTCGCTTTCAGTTTATGCACTGCATCAGCCATGGCACAAAGCTTTCCCGTCACTTCAAACGGATTACCCTGCCAATCCATATCCAGACCGGAACAGAACACATCGATTTTTTTGTGCAGCAAATATTGAATGCTTCGAACGATATCGCCGTAAAAATACGGTTCAGTGAAAAATTGAATTTCATCGAACACGGCAAGATCGACGTAATTTTCTATCTTGCCTTCAACACCAAAAGCCTTGGCGACAAATTCATCCATAGGATCGACGCTAACAATACATTTTTTACCAACGTCAATATCATTGGTTACAGCATGTGCAGAAGTTTTCAGGCCATCATGTGAGACAATCTCTATTTCCGAGTACCTGTTATCGAATGATGGCTTGAATACAACGACGTTTTTATTGAATAGACTTCTCGAAATCAGAACTTTTTTCAAACTTTCGGTGGTCTTACCCGAGAACATAGGACCACAAGCTACCTCTAGTGTACCGTACAAAATATTCCTGTTTAAATGTCTAGATTAGAATAATATTCCACAAGCGATCTATATTCCGCCCAATTTTTTCTTTCACCCTTGGCAGTCAGGATCAAACTGTGTTTCAGATTGTCCTCGCTGAAATCCCAATTCATAAAATGTTCATCGTCTGCAAAATTGTGAACATTGATCGCCAGTTCAAATTCATCCATGGTTTCAGCCAAAGCAACTTGATCGACAAACCAATATTGAGGAAGCGTTCTAATCTTGTTCTCGACACGCTTGGCGAACAACCATGCCGTGGAATCGTACATCACAGCACCAGCGGCGACACGTGTTCCTCTCAATTCCCATTCATTGCCACCGAAGGGCTCACGAATGAACAGACCAACCGCTGCATCCGGTAATTTAACCTTACCCATGATGACACAATCGATATCGAGTATGAGCATCTTGAAATCCTCCCCTTGGCTGTTCAGAAGGATTTCCGGGGCTACCAAGAATCGATTGATAGCGTAATATTCCCGTGTCGTCGGGGCATTCTCTTCAAAGCTATAGGTCACCATTGGATGCTCAATCCGCTGTAGACCAAGCTCGGGATTGATGATGTGAACGTGAACGAAATTACCGTGATGGATAGCCGACTTCACGAACGCCTTTGCGTATTTGTTGAAATACTGAACATCACAAGAGGCGAAAAGTACTGTTTTATCCATGAAATTCCTTGTATGCGAACTCTGACACTCTGTTGACTACAATGTTCTTGTCAAGCGCATACAGTCCGGCACAGGCGAATGAATTCAATTCGATGATCTTCGGACCTTGCTCTGTCAAAGCAACATCACATGTATATATCGAATCTGGTTGCCAAGAATGCGCCGACATTCGTTGTGCCAGCTTAAAACAATCGGCGTCGTAGTCATGGCGAATATCTAAAACGTTATCCCAACGATACTCGGAACCATCCACCACATCACCATCGACAACTAGAAAGCGGAATTCCGCTTTCAGCGGCTTAGCCTCTGCCACCATACAGATTGTCTCTGGAATTACAGAAGTCAGTTGTTGGCTGGCGCTCAATTCGTGCCGATAGTTTTCATAAGTCAACACCATTCCGGTGAACGTCTTGAATCCGGAATTTGGGCGAACAAACACTTTGTCGTCATCGAAAAGGTTCAAGATCGCTTCAAAATTGCGCTTGATATGCTCGAAAGGGAGCATAATGAATTGACCGTTCAACATCCACTCTTCCGGAATATAGGAATAGTAGACGTTACACATCATATTGTTGTTTAGGCCATAGGCACCCGGATTGAACGGGCGCTTGCACTTCCGGAGATATCCGTGAGAACCATACAAGATTGTAGGTTCATCATCCCACTCTTTGGGACCGTAATCTTGTTCATCAGAACTGGCAAAAGGTATGTATTTTGCCAGATTGAGATTGTGTCCGGCGTCTCGAATAGCCTGTGCTAGATCGCCAACTGTCGAACGTGAATCCAAAATGTTCCCGTCTACAGCCCAATTTACTTTAGTCATTTATTCCTTGTAGAATGAATGCCTCCCGATGCGCTTGACGAATTCCAGCTTCCGAAAGAATCTGGTGATTGGTCCAGCATGATAGTATGTGATTTCGGGATCGATTTTAATATGTAGATTGCCACTATAATACAATTCTACAAGTTTGTCAATCTGAAACCAAGCCTTTCTATCCCTAATTTCGTTATCTATAATCTTGTCAGCCGTCCAAGAAAATTGGGCGACTGGCTTCTGTTGCCAGACAACATCACAGATTGAGCGTGGAAATTCTGGGCTCATGGTTCGGGCAAGCGTCACTTTCATGACTTCGATCATCCCTCGCATCTTTTCGCCTCGGCTTTCATGATACATGTTCAGTTTCAAACATGTTTTGTCATCCATGAGCGCCGCAATCGGATCAATTTCGAACGCATGGGCCGAACTAGTGAAGAGCATAAAGAACACAAACAGATAACGCATGGCTACATTCCTTTCTATGATGGGAGTGTAGCCGGAAAGTGTTAAATTTTACTTAAAGGGTAGCGAATTTGCGTTGGCATATTTTTCGATCACGTCGCCGTGGCAGGCAAGGGGAGCGCACCAGCACACCAAATCCTTACCTTTGAGTCCTTTGACGGCTTCCATCAGTTCAGCATTCGTGCACAGATATTGCTCGAATTTTTGAATGACTTCGCCTCGGGTTCCATCTTTTCCGATAATGAAAGGATTGCCGAATTTGGTCGTGCGATCTATCAGAACGGCACCAGCCGGATAGCCGGTTCTTTTGTTATAGATCATTCACCCTGTGATACGTCGTAACCGTTGTTAGACGAATATTCTTTCTGCGATTGTTTCTTGTATTCAATGCGGCGATTTGGGATGTAATCCGCAACCGAATAGCCAGCGGCTATGGCCTCGTCATAGTACTGCTTGAAAATGTCCACACAATCGGGCCTGCGATGGCGTACAAGCGGTCCATCGTACCAATGCTTAGCTTGACCGCCCAAACGTTCGACGGCCATGTGAACGCCCGGATTCGAGCGCATATCAGTGAAGTGTAGCAGCCCCATATCTTCGATCTTCATGTTCTCGCCGTCATAGCAATTCCAGCGATCATCAACGATTGTGGTCTTTGGGAAGGTCTGTTGCTTCATCCATTCCGTGAAGAATGGCTTGGTGATCACGTCTCGAATCGATGCATTGCCTTGCTGGATATCCGCTCCAAACTTGGCGCAATCGATCACCGACACACAATGGCGAATTTCGAAGTTCGGGAGCTTCTTCCCGGTCATCACATCCTTATCGGCTATCGTGCTGTTCAGAAGCTTGACCGGATCATCCAACCACAATTGATCATCGTCGCAATAAATTGCTCGACCTTCGAAATTGCAATATTCGGCAATTCCATAACGAAAACCCGAGAATGGAGTAGACCAAGTTTCCGTGTTCCAACCAAACCAGAACGACTCCGGATCATCTGAAATCTTCATCCATTCGATATCAACGGGTTCAGACGAATGCTTTCGCACCGAATATTCAAATACCATCTGACATTCGGCACAGCCGCCATTAGCATCAGTTCCTACGAATATTTTTACCATTTACTCTTGTTACCCAAAGTTGATCTTCGACACATGTTGATACAGTGTTACTAAAATACTTGTCCATTTCTTCTAGAGTCATAGCTCTTCCGAAGTATTCCACAAACTCTATTTCATCTTTTATTTGGATGATTTCAGTGTTTGCCATTTATGAACATCTTTCCGGTTCGTTTGATGAAACCTTTCCTCATAGTGGAAGCGGCACGTATTTTATCGGTTCCCGCTTTGGAATACGTGAAACCGTATTTCGAAAACATCTCAACCCAATACTCTTCCGTCTGTAGATTGACATGGTGATGACCCCACGTTTCACCCGGTAAACCGTGTGTGCAGATAACGATCTTGCATCTCTGGAATGTATCCATGATGTTTGGAATGTATTTTTCTTCGACGTGTTCTAGGAATTCTGTCGAAAGCCCTACCTCGAATCGAGTGAGGTTTAAATCCCACCGGTCATGATCGCCGTCATCCCAACTCATCTGCGGGGGAAGCCTGCCCTTGGTGTAGTCGTGTGGGGCAATGAGAGGCATATTAGGAGCATTCAAACGCAATAACTCGGGATCACCATCGATGCCTATAGCCTCCATCCCAAGCTCACGGGCAAGCTTCACGTTGCCTGCCGGGCCGCAACCCACATCGATAAGGGTCTTATACCCACAAAATTGCAGAAGCTTCAAAAGCCCTTCATCGATATGCGTAATCCATTGATGCCCGCCAAGATGGTTCATTTATTTCGATTTTCCGAGAACATCAATAAGATTGTTGATATCAGATGGAGCCGTTGTCTTGGCCTTCGTTATGTTGGGGAATTCCTCGAATTGGATATGACCAATGATGTTTTCGAACAACTTACCATCCACAAAGACCTGAACAGAGTAAGCACCATTTTCCTTAAGGGAAGTTTGTAGGTCAAACCATGGACAATCTTCAAAATCTTTGAAGAACGAATCAATTTCGGTCAAATTCACATTGGCTTCCATCTGCGTTCGCCAACGCATACCAGCCGATATTTTGCGGAAGTCTCCCATCGCCTTTGGGAATTTATTTCGCAAATCTTCGGTGATAGATGTGCTCGTTTTCTTCGGTTCCTTTTTCTTAAGCTCACCATTAATGAATTCGAATGCCGTCTTAGGGCCATTACGAATTTTTTCCTGTTTGGCGTGTTCTGCAATTGCGGCAACTGCCGAAGAAATTACAGACTTATCTAGTTCAAGCTTTTCAACATCATTGGCAAACTTCAACCAAAGTTGAATGTAGTCACCAATACGATTGAGCGTGGCAGTCGGAAATTCTTTGGAAGAATTGTATTGTTTTTCACGAAAATGTGTGAGAACAGTTTGACCATAGAGATTTGCCAATGCTTCTGCTTGATCTCTAAGGTCTTTCGATGTGGGTAGTTTAGTCAATATCTATTATTCCTATCTTATATTCTAATGGGTCTTTGTAAATCTCTCCGGGATATGCCAAAGGGTTACATACCACTTTCGTGTTACCTATGGTGTATTCATGCTTGTGGTGAACGTGCCCGCATATCCAAAGCTTAATGCTCGATTTCGCAATCTCGTTACCAAGTTCTGGAATGAATATCTTGTTCGATATCTCTTCCCCTTGAAATTTTGGTCCTACAGAAAGCCATGACGGCGGGTTGTGCGTCATCACTACATCATAGATTCCGTCGAAGATCAGCCTTTTGTGATTTTGGAAAACTTCCTTGATACCGGCAACCGAAATGTTTCGGACGGCTCGTGCATCAGACATGTAGCTTTTGAACGCATATTCGGCTCGGGAATCATTATGGAAATCGGTCCAGAGAGTCCCACAAAAGACGTTTAGATGTTTCCCCATTAGATTGTTGACGGAATGATGCTCGTCAAAGAATTCTTCATAATAGAAATCGTGGTTACCCAGAGTTTCCATGTACCGAATTCCCGGTAGGTTCTTGAACGCTTGCCGGGCTTCGTATCCAGCGATACGAAAAAGACTGTTGCACATATCGCCAGCAAACATCAGCAACTCCACGCCTTCACTTGTGGCTTGGTCGCAAATGTTCTGAACTATTTGGGTTGCTTGTCTCGGATAGAAGTCAAGATGAAGGTCTGAAAAATAGCCTATACGCAAAATTAACCATTCAATAGAGAAAGCTCCAATTCCTTATCGGCATCACTCTTGTTGCGCCACTTGGTATAAAGGTCCAAGTAGAGAGCGTATAAATCTTCGATTTTGGAGCTATTAGATTCATAGAAGAATATACAGAATGTTGGACCAAAAGTCAAGTAAATTGATAGTTGACCGATGCTTTTTTCAAAACGGATGTAGGCTACATCTGAAAGATTAAGAGTTACACACTGACCACCATACTCTACTTTGATAATATTCGAAGCCATTTCAGTCCTTTAAGTTGTATATTTCTATATATAGCAAGATAGTTTGTACTAAACATAAGGATACACATGACAATTTCACACAAAGGGGCTTGTCCCTGTGATGATTTCGAATTCACTTTGAGATACACCAGCCCATCCGAAGAAGCTGTAACGCTCTTCTGTCCATTCTGTGGTGTGGAAATCGAACAAGAGGAACCGGATACAGAGGACGAAGAAGCCAGCATTTATGACGACGAATAATGTCTGGGAATTCGAAGGGCAAGAATTTGATGGTGACGTGAGCGCCTATGTCGGCTTCATCTATCGGCTGACAAATCTCGATACCGGAAAAAAATATATTGGGAAAAAAACTTTCTGGACTCCGAAAGTTTCCCAAAAAAAGAATAAGAAGACCGGGAAGGTCAAGAAAACCCGTACCAAGGTTCCATCCGACTGGAAAGAGTACGTATCGTCTAACGATGAAATCAAAGCACTAGCAGCATCCGGCGTTCAGTTCAAAAAGGAAATTCTTCACTTCTGCAAATCCAAGGCAGAAATGACCTATTATGAATCGAAAATCCAATTCGAATTGGATGTTCTGCTACGGGACGATTATTATAACGGATGGATTATGTGTCGAGTGAGAAAGGCTCATTTGAAGAGCCTTCAAGCTTCATCCTCGATTGGTTCATCAGCCCAATAATTCGGATTGGTGAGAACGTCCGGACGGTATTTCGAGAGTTTTTCTTTCTCGCAATCCTCACAGACACGGGCAAGCTCAATGCCACGGGCATCCTTTGCCCACCAGCTAGGCTTGCCCGAACCACATGAACATGGCTTAGTCATAATCGTTTTCCTCACCAACCTTGAACACCGCAACAAAGGCATTGGCGCAACCGGACAGACCGGTTGACTTGCGACCGCCCGTGGTGATCTTGGCGATGGCCGGGAACCACCGGCTTTCCTCATGCAGACCCATTTGCTTCTGAATTCTCGACTTGCCCGAGTATCCAGCGACCGGAATCCACTTCCGCCCATACTTGGCGGCATCTTCGTCGGAAAGCTTCCACTTCCGAACCATCGGCGCATTCCACTGGTCGGGACGGAACTTGTCCGCAAACCGGTAAATCTTGGAAGCGAGAACCTTCCCTTCGGCATCACACAGGACCGGGAACTGACTGTATCCGCCCGTCTTAAGAAGGTTTGCCTTCTCACGATTCAAGTCGGCGGTAATGCCACTCGCCCACTGCGAAAGGAAGCCATCCGTATCACAACGCTGGAAAGACTCTTCCTTCATTTCGAGAGCCCGCTTGCCTTCGGCAGTCAAAGCCTCAATCTGGGCAATCTGTTCAGCGGTCGGGGCGGGAGCTTCGGTCAAGAACATCGTCATTCCTCTTTCTCTCTACATTCATCAATATAATGAAAATTTAGAGAGTGTCAACACCTTTTTTCAACCGGGATAATGTTGGTCGATCAAAGAATGATCAATTATGCAGACAAATTCGTCACCCGGCTTATGAGCGGCGTTCCAATATTCTAAACAGGAATGGCCGTCGTCATTCACCAGTGAAATAATATCGGATTGCGGACATTTGAGCCCCTGTGCACATTGGCGCACAGACGGCCATTCGGTCATGCCAGACCGAATCCAGAACTTACAGGCGTATTCCTGTAGACGTTCAATCGTCAAATAGCTCGTCTTCATCGATTTCACGGAGTCCCTTCTCGATATCATCGGCTTCGTCCCGACGATTGTAGGGTTCGAAATACGGGTTGCCCACGCCCTTCTCACGGAAGAGCTTGCTTTCAAACATTGCCTTGGCAATGGGATTTCTGGAACCACGCATTTTTATCCCCTCCTTCAATTCTCCCTTTTATATAATCAGAATATTTATCAATGTCAACAATACAAACGGAAAAAGGCGACATTGCTGCCGCCTTTCACCTACCGAAGTGCGCTTGGGAGGATTACGCTTCGATGGTGATTTCCGTCTTGGCATCACGGATCAGGTTCGCAACGCCGGTCTGGCCATTTTCTTCCAAGATGGTCAGGGCGAGAGCGAGCTTGTCGTTGGCCCGGTCGATGTTGGCACGTGGCGGCATCGATGCAGCAAGCTGCATTGTCTCACGTGGTTCCTGCACGACCGGCGCTGGCGGTGCCGGCTGTTCCGTCACCGGAGCTTGCTTGGCCTTGCGGTTGTAGACACGCACGTCCACATGATAGCCGAACACTTCGGCAATCTTGTTGCGAAGCTGGTAGCCGAACGTCTTCATGTTCTTGTCGGCATCGGCATCCACATTGCGGTAGATGTTCTGTGCGATGTCGAACATGGTCTTGGCTTCCTTGTCGGTGACCGAAATTTCCGGTCCCCATTCACGTCCACCAGCCTTGGTGATGCCAGCCTTGTTGAGCTTGGCCTGAATGCCCTTGGGGAACTTTTCAAGGAACTTCTTGTCCTTGAAAATTGCCAAGGGAAAACGGACCAACTTCGTTTCCGGCAGTGTGGCATTGCTGTTGTCGGCCTTCGCCTTCGGCGTTGCCTTCGGGGCCGGAGCCGACTTTTCCGATACATTTCCCTGTGCCGCATTGATAGCGGCTTCGGATGTACCAGCTTCGTGGTTCAAGTTTTCCATTGTTGCACCTTCCTACTCATTACAAACTTTGCTTTTTCAGAGCAATTTTGGTTCCCCGAACGATTTCGGTTAAGGGGTGATATAGATCGACCACTGAACTTTTGCAAGAGAAAAATTAGAAAAAACAAGGCGATTCCATCGAAGCTTTTGAAAACTCCAATGGAATCAACAGGTTAGCAGATGCAAATTTTTGGTTATTTCGCCACCAAATCCACGATTTCGCAGTTTCCAGCCACACAAGAAAGCTCTTGGCTACCGGTAGTTTTATCTTCCGTCTCATATTCGGACAGTTTTGACCAGTCAACATCAGTCGGCATTTTGGCCAAAAGGGCTTCATAGTCTTCTCTAGAGCATTCCTGATACGGAGCTTGCTGATACGTATGATCAGAATGCGGCAGGAACGATACACCACCAACATGGTCGAAGTTGTCATAGACCCAAGCACCAACTTGGAACCACTCGTCTTCCTTGACCGTTATGGTGATCGACGGATTATGTTCCGTCCAGAAAGTTCGGTAGGTTTTCCAAATTTCCAAATGCTGTATGGCAGAAAGCGAGTCTCTGAAAATTGCATGATCCGGCGATTTGATGGGGAACGAAAACACATAATTATGGTTTGGGTTCATCACATCATCTTCGAAAACAAAGCCCATGTCAACCATCATTTGCGCCAATGGGTCTTTTTTATCCGCTCTTACGGTACGAATATAATATGGAGAGTGGCGGGTATGGATTCCGGAGCTTGCGTCCGTCAATTGGGAGATTGTACCCGATGGCTTGACGGTTGTAATCGCAGCGGATGCCGGAATTCCGAGAAATTCTGCAAATTCCTTGTTGACACGGATGGTTTCATTTTTTAATTCCGTCAACCACTGTTCCAACACGGCCAAACCGTTGGAACCATTCATGGTTGCATTATCCATAATGCCGGTTAGCGAGACGCCAAGCAAACGCTCTTCGTCACAGTTCTGTTTCCACTTACGATTAATATATTTGAAATCTGTAAGCGTTGATTGAAATGTTCCGAGAATGGTTGCCAGACGAACTTTGCGTTTCAGGCTTTCTAAATCGTCTGTCGCACGGACAACGACTTCCGATAGATTGCAGAATTCATATGGACGGAGGATAATTTCGCCACAAGGGTTAACACCCCAATCCTTTCCGACTTCACGGCGACCAATCTTTTCAACCTGTTTGTCGGCTGCTACTCGATTGAAGATGCCACGTTCACCGGACTTGGAACGATAGAGCGCAAGCCACTCTTCCATAAAAATGCCAATTTCTGGCTTTTCTGTATAGGCAGCGGAATTGTTCGCAATGGAGCGTTGTGGGTTGACTTCCCACCACTGTCCCGACTTCGCATTGCGCATACGGTCATCAGACAGATTGGAAAGCGAGATAAGGGCCGAGCGGCGAACACCGCCGACAACCACGATTTGAGCGATCTTACACACCAAGTCGTGACATTCGACGGAAGTCAGCTTGCGTCCCGCTGCATTGCGGAATAGGCGCACGGCGAAACGGAAAAGGTCTTCCAATGGTCCCGGCCCGGAAGAGCGACCACCGAAGGTCTTAAGGCGGGCACCAGCCGGACGGAGCTTGGACGTGTCCCACTTTGGAATCTGTCCACCATATAGAAGGTGGATAAGCTCTTTCAGTGCCTTGGCCCAACCAAGCTTGGAATCCGAAACGACAATCGTTGTGTCGGTTGGGAAAAAATCGTCCGCAATCTCGGGAAGCTTGGAAACAAATTGGCGTTCAACAGAAAAGCCGACGCCAGTACCATTCATAAGAATGTAGAGAATTTCGTCAAATGCCGTAGTTCTATCAATAGGCAGGAAGGAACAGTTATAACCGGCGATGTTATCACGCTCTAGAGCCGGACCAGCGGTCATGAGCGCTCGCATGGAAGGCATGACTTCCAAATTCAAAATTGCTTCTTCAAGCTCATTACGGATTTCGCTGATATCGTAGTTATGCAGCTTGCTCAAATGGCCAGAAAAGAAATCAAAGTAACGATCTACAGTTTCAGACCAGCTTTCACGTCTATTCTCTGTTTCAAGCCATCTTGAATAGCGTGAAAGGAAAATAAATTGCTGATAAACGTCCATTCCGTAGTTATTTTTAGTACTAAGCATACAAAATCCTTCTTCTTATTATTGTTCATAGGGAGTCTATGTAGCCAACCGGAAATCGGCTACTCTAGATTCCAATTCTTTATTGTTAGGTGATTAAGAAATATTTTCCCAAGAATCTGGGATATAATTGCCAGAAATCATCTTTCTGTGCTGTATCCAGCCAAGAAAATTCCCATGCTTTTCCGGCGATTCCCACGATTTTCTACCGAAGTGGACATTGCCACCAACGACAATTCGCTTGTCTGGCGTGGCTTGGTGTTCGGCGGGAGAGGCATGAACTGGCGTCGATCCGACAAGATCGTGGTAACGTTGAAATTCCTTTTCATGGGATGCGTTGCCATCGAACGGTGTATAAGATACACGGGCGGAACGGGCGACGGAAAGTTTGATAAGACGTGAGACTCCCTTGGGGACTGATGCTTGTGGCCCTAGGGGAGCTTCCACCAACGTTTCCCATTCATCACGCTCTTCCTGTGAGACATAAGGAAGATGCCATTCGCCCGGCTTCAACAGCTTTGGTGTCGAATCGGCACGGGCTTCGATGATCTTCTTTGCCAATAGCTCGATTTCGGGTTGGGCATCCTCATGATCCCGCAATCCGTCGAAATTGGCCCAATGTGTGGAGGAAAGAAGAGCGTCAACATACATGAACGGTTCAATAATGCGACCGGCCCATTGCTTGTGGAGTCCAAGCTCGAAAAGCTTCGCTGCATAAAGAGCGGCGGATTTAGAAGCCGCTAACCAAAGATTCAAAGCTTCGGCGGCATCTTCGTCGGTCATAGGTTCCGACGACTGCATTCCCGGCTTATTCTTCTGCCATTTAAGCGGCACAACCGGATTATCGAGAACTTCCTGAATCAGTTTTTTGGTAGGAACAGCCCGAGTGGAGCGGGCATTTCGTGAAAATTGTCTATGAGTATTGAATTCCGCCAAAATGAAGCGGGGAAATCTTAATTGAAGAGTGGTAAGTCGAATGCCTTCGTCTGAAATGCTATCTTCGATGACTTGTGCTGAAATTTCCGTTTGCAACTTCTAATTTTTTCCAGTCTGTAAGTTTTAATTTTAGGGTCATGCCACGGAAAGTATTATCATCAATAAATTTCTTCACCTTTTCAGGGGCAATTATACCATCTTGAATGTTCGCATTGAAGTCTTTCTTCAAAGCTCTATTCGACGGCCAAACGAACATCGGAAAACCAGCATCAGCGGTTTTATCGATGCGTTTTATCAGTTCTTTATTTCGGGGCTGATTATCAAAAATGATAACAGTCTGTTCCTTCGGTATGATTTGACTCACTTTGGAGAAATCGGCACCGGAAACCGCAATTGCATTGTCCATAAACATGGAATCGATTGCGCCTTCGAACGTATAGACTGTCTGTCCCACGTTAATGCGTTCAAGATTGAAAATCAGCGGTTCATCGTCTGATTTTCGAAGCATAATATAACGGAGAGGGGAAGGCTTGATTGCACGTGCAGTGACGCCAACCAATTCCTTCTGCCTATTGTATATAGGAATTACGATTCTTGGTTCATTACCAAATTTCGTATCATCATACCGGCCCGGAAACAGGCTCGCTATGGATTTCATGTCTTCTGTATAGAAGAGACGATCAAACCAGATAAATGGTATCTTACGAGATTTCAGATACCGATAAGCCTCATGACGCTCGTCAAGCCTCGAAACCTTCGTTGCCAGACGATCTATGGCGTTGGTTTGCAGAGAAAAGAAGGCTTCTTTGGCCTCCACTTCCTCTGCCACCGCTATGTCCTGTGCCTCTTGTTCCTGTCTATCACGGAACCGCTCGAAACGGTATTCTCGATACAGAATCGGGTTCACATGTTCCAAAAACGTGCCAAAATACATACCAGCGCCGCAATTATGGCAGGCATACTTGTATTTTTGGCCTCTTAGGTAGATATATCCTCTAGCACGGCGTCTATTGGTTGTGGAATCACCGCATATGGGACAACTCATCTCCCATACATTATTTTGTTTTTTCTTGAAATTTCTTACGGATGAAGAAAGTAGAGCGATATATTTTTGTTCAATCCACATTATCAGTAGATAGTACCAACTCTATATCAAAATGTCAACCAAAAATCAAACCGGTTCGTAAATTTTTATCCAATCGAGAATCATATCGCATGGGAAAACTGTATTCGTTGTAGGTGAACCCGGCCATGAGCCGCCCATAGCAATATTCAATAGAATATACCAAGACTGTCCCGGCGATCTATTTTCCATAACGGCAGTTTTAACACCATCGAAATCAAAAATTATTTCTTCGTCCGTTACGGTAATTCCATATACGTGGAAATTGGTCAAATCTGTAACATTTGGAATACCTAGCAAACGAATATCCAAAGGATAGCCAAGAGCTTGATTTGCACCCGTGGTCGAAGTCCAATGTTGTGTCGAATAATATGTCCAAGCATTGGCGTTCGAATTTATCGGCCATTCCATCATATCGATTTCAGGTGGCCACGCACCATTAGTCGGCATTAGCCAAAACGCTGGCCACGCACCACGCTTCCCAAGCACTGGCATAGCCAAACGGCATTCGACACGATCACCGGGCGAGATGTTGCGAAGCTTCTTTGTCGTGATCATGGAAGCCGTATAGTTCCATGAACGATTGTCGTATGTAATTGGCGTCGTCAATTTTTCCGAGCGCAACACACGCTTTCCATCAACAATAGGGAATGGATTCGTGCCGGGATAAAGAACCGGATCGGCATATAGACCCAATTCCTTGTTGCCGTCTTGTGTGCGCCCATGGGCCGGTCTGGATTGCCAACATGGGGTTCCATCTGGCAGCAAACCCGAGTCGCTGAATTGAAACCCGTTGATGAAATCGCTTTGGAAAACCAGCTTGTAACCGCTTGCCACGGTCTGTTGTGGGTCTTGGCTGAAATTAATCCATCCGCTCGACTTGGCTATGATAGCGCCAGTAACCGCTTTCAGATAGATTTCAATTGTATTACCTACAATATTGTTACCTCTAAGTTGGATAACAATTTCTTTTTCGGTTTTATCGCCCGGTTGGAAAACATAGGTGCCGGATGCAGCAATGTAATTTGTGCCTTGATTTGTACCGGTGCCATTTCTTGTTTGAAATGAGCCTATTACTGTATCACGGGGTTCGCCAGAAAGACTTAGTTTAAGTCTAGCTTCCGTTGCGTTTGGAAGCACAGTAACATCGGACAGGATAATTTGGATTGGAGCGACCGATTTGGTCAGAAAGTCCATCAATCTTGGATTAATATCTATTAGTTTACGAGCGTCTGTGGTTGCGAGACGTGTCATATAGAAATCCTTCTGATGGTGGCTATCCGATATTTATCATCTAGGATATTTCAGAAGATTTGGTGGAGCCAGTCGGAATCGAACCGACAACCTTTACCTTGCAAGGGTACTGCTCTCCCAATTGAGCTATGGCCCCAAATCATTGACAGTTGGTAACACATATTTATACCAACTGTCAAGCGGAAATCAATTTTCCGAATTAATAACCACTTCTTCGATGACCACTACCTTGTGTGCAGCAATATAATTAGAAATATTGTACAACCCAATCGCTAGAAGAATACCAGCGATAGCGACATACACCGGTTTTGCGATGATCTTCATGTTTTATTTCATCAACCCTTGAAAGAATAGTTTGATAGAATCCCAAAACACGAATAGGGAAATGAACCCGCCAATAGCAACCAAGATAACATTACGGAAATATTGGCCAAGCCATCCAAGAGCTTCCTGTTTTCTAATCATGTCACGCATGATTTCATAGTCTTTTCGAGGAAGTTTTACATCAATAATTTCATCATCTTTGTTAAGATCGTCTGCCATTTAATGCCCCCTTTATTTCTTTTTTAGTTCTTGTGGTGTTGGTGGTTTTATTCCTTCTAACTGTTGATCACGGAACCGTATAGCGTCTCCCAAAAATCCATGTCTCTTTGCACAGATAAGAAGGCTTTCCCTGTCAACACTCCAATAATATTCCACTTCCGCCCTTGTCAAAATTCTTTCGGGTATCTTAACTGGCAAATTGCATTTAGCGAGAAGAGACGAATCGATCCCATTAAGGATTGGATGTCCCGGTCTTAGATCGACCGGACCTTGTGGCCCGGAACAATCAGTAGCGCCCATGCAGGCGAGCGCTGAAATTGCTATTCCGAATACTGTTGCTATTTTCATTATCGTATTCCGTTTAGTCTTTTTGCAGCATCAGCGGACAAGCCCGGTTCGTTTGCATCCGGAGCCGCCAAGGCCAACAATCTGTTACGTTCTCTCAATTCAGCAATTTGCTTTTCGGCTTGATCAAGCTGGTCGGCAAATTGTTTCTGTTGTTCTTCCGCCGCTCTATTAGCAGCAATTTGGCGGTTCATTTCTTCCGTGGCTTTCTTTTCGAGACTCAATGTCAATTCAGAAATCTTCAAATCAGCACGGGTATTTGCATAATCGTAACCAACACTATATGATTTTACGATTGCAAGACCGAAGATTACGGCACCGGCTACGGGTGCAACCCAACTTGGTAATCCAAACATTTTATTCTGTATCCCCTTTACTATTCGCTCTACCATCCGGAATTTGACTTGTTGAACCATCTTCACTTGTGGAGTCCGTTACGGACGTTTCTTCCAAGCTTGATTCCGAGCCCAAAGTTTCATTCTGCCGGTTCAAAGCCGACATGTAATTCTTATCATCCCATGCCGCACCAAATACGTATTGACCAAGCAAAGCCACACCGCCTGCTATGAGAGCGATAGATACTTGTTGGTACAAGACAGTATCTTTATTCAGAAATATAATCCAAGATACCCAAACGAGAATAGCGATTAAGGCCAAATCTAGCCTTAATCGCCTCTTAGCCCAAGGTCTTGGGGTAATTTTCTCTAAAGAGGCTCTTTTGTTCTTATTTTTTTGATTTAGAGCCATAATACCAATTCCTATTACTACTTTATGTAGTATTTAGAAAATTGGTGTATTTAAGTGTTATCTCACTACAAGAGCGGGATCAGGAGACATGAAATTCTTTTTACGCATAACAGTCTTGGCTACAATTTCCATCATTCTTTTTACTGGATTCCATTTGAATACAATTGGAGAATTCACGTCTGTAGACATATCTTTCAACACAGCTTCCGAGCTTGGTTTCATGAACTTCATCTTTTGACCAAATTTTTCAAAAGAAAGTTTGAAAAGACGGTTCAATTCAGCAAGAGTAATCTGTGTTTTGTTGCGAGCATCGTTCACACGTTCCCAAAAATGTTTGGTGAAACTCACGTCCATATTCAGCGTGTTGAAGAACTTATCAAGATAATGTTCCAACGATTTCAAGGCATCCCATGAAATTGGCGCTGCTTGTTCTGTCAAATATTGTTTGAAACTCATTTTTAATACCCGTGTCTCTGTCTGCCTTTTTCATCGGTCCAATGGATGTTTGCGGCTGGCCTTGGTCTGTTCTGCATCGCTTCATGTTCTTCCGGACGCATACGCTTTGGCATACCACGGCGAAGTACTTCACTTTCCAATTCATCACGACGTTTGCGTGTGTCATCGGTATGGTGATGTTCTGGAATGTTGTTGTGCTTTTGATATTCGGATTTCAACAAATCTCTGGCCATGGTGCGAACCGGACCATGTTTGTCCCGAGACGTGAAACCATGTCTGACGAAATCCGTCTTAGGGGCGGTTGGTTTTGCCGGTTCAGGAGCGGGCGCTGGTGCGGGCTTGCGCTTGAACGGGTTCCATTCTGCTAGATATTCCTTGAATGATTCCATCTATATGATCCTTTGTGTCATTGCGCTCATCGACATGCGACGACGCAACATGTTCTTTTTTACCTTCTTCGGATTTGCAGGCGGATTGTCATCCAACCCGGCCATTGCCGATGCATCACCAACTGAATTCGTAGGAGCGTCTTCCGTCAACATAGCTTGCGCTTCCTCGAAATAGGTCTGCATTTTTTCCCACAAAATATCGTCATCGTCTGGGTCTAGCTCTTCCCCTTCACGCAAAAGCATGATAGCGGCGGCATAGGAGGCGATACGGGACTTTCCGCCCGGAACCTTCCCCAATAGTTTCTTCAAATTCAAAAGCAAAAGATCATACATTTTAAATGATCGATTCTGCACTTCCGTTCTTTGTTTCTTCGGAACAATAATGTCGCCATTGGCGTTTATAACGCCAGTTTTGAAAGCATTCCACTTTTTGAAAGGCGTGACTAAACGTCTAATGAAAGAATACAATAGAACAGAGTCGAAAACGCCAAGCGATGCCATTATTTTGGTTTCCTTTTAGAAACAACAAATTTCTTATTTGGTTCATCTTTATGAAATATAGCCAACCATTGTTCTTTAGTTTCTGGTGTTACTTCCCTTTCCACTTTCCACAAACCAGAAATTGGGTTCAAACTCCAAATATATTGTTTGTCGCCAACTTGTTCTAACAACGCTCTTATCTTTGTGTCTTTCATTTCAATCTTTCCTCTTCCATTCTTCTAAGTGCTTTGACCACGCCATGATTAATCACAATTTCCTTTGTCTCAATAATTATTTCATTGATAAAGACCATCTCTGGCAAATAACCAAGATACATCAGAAATGGCGCTAAGCAATCATGATATTCTGCTAGTTTATAGAATAAAAGTCTGGTACAAGCCTTTGGTTCAAAGACATTGTAGAGAACGACAAGATGATTGATTATCAATCGTTCTCTTAGTACACCTTTGTTCTTGTATGCATAAAACAGCTTTTTCAAATACTTTATTCTATTCAAATCTTCCAAAAATTCCTCTGGCGAGAGACAGTTTGGATTGTCATAAAATTTGGCCGCATAAAATGCGAAATTAGGTTCGTTCAAAATCATTTACTTGTTGCGCTCATTCCCGATTGCGTCACCATAGGCAGTCAAGAGTTTCAGCACAGTTTTCAGTGGCAAATCGATAACCAATGTGGACATCTGGATATTTGGGTCGGCTAGGACCGCAAAAAGCCATCTATGGTGTCCGTCAATGATAAAATCATCAGAACTGGATATCATGAAACTATTTTCCACCAGATTCTTGAACTGTTCTGGTGTATAACGAAGTCCGAATGATATCGCCTTGTCGAGATAGATTTGCTTCTGAATTGGCTTTAGGCGTCCGGCTGCTTTGCGTTCAGCGTAAACCTTCACCACGTCATCGGAAACTTTTCCATCACGAAAACCATTTGTCAAAAATCTTTGCGCTTGCGCTCCGGATAATCCTTGCGGAAAAGGATTCTCTGGATTGGTTCCCTTTGCGAAAGGTGCCTTAACGTCCAAAGCGCCTCGTGTGAGGCGCTGTTGAAGCATGTAGGCATCGACACGGCGGATAACCGGCATGTCCTTTCGTTGGGTCGATCCGAGCTTAGCCATGTTCTGTGCGAACTTGAAATTTCTGGTGAAGTTCGGAAGCGCCATTTTTGGTGACTTTGTGTGATCATGATGATAAATGTGGTTCAACAGTTGCACGGCTTGTGGCAGTGGAGTTGACACTATCTCAAACTGGCCCGCTTCCTCTCCGGGCATTTTCTTTGTATATTCCAATAGAAACTGCTTGAAACTCAAAGTAAATTCCTTAAAACGAAGCGAGTGCTACTCTCTTGATACTATTAGTTGTGTTGTTTGATACTCTTATATATAAGTAATTGTCATCATAGAACAATTTACCAGCAACGATACTTGTTACAGAAGAGTTAGAAGGTGTCAGTTGTTGTTGAATAACAATACCATTTGATGAAATTGTTGTCGAACCTAGAGTCGATGGTCCTGAAACTGTCAACTTCTGTGCTGATGTGTTTGCAAGATTCGTCTGACCAGTAACCGTCAACACCTGTGAAATATTGGTGTTGCATGGAACACTGCCAAACAGAGTGTTCAAAGACATCTGTTTGCCAGTCGGCGTTCCTGTGGTATCAACGATAACGTAAATTACATTAAGGCCATATGCAGTCGTAGCTGTTTCTAGTTCTGTTACTTTCTTGCTTGGCATTTAGCATTCCTTCTTCTTCATCATAGCTCTAGCCAAAGCTAAACCTCTTTCACGCTTTCCAATGGTCTTGGTTGCATTCTTTCTGGCCTTGTCATCGTCAAGATAATCTGCACCACCACGATCAATGTGTGCATTTGCCTTTGAGCGCCAAGCTCTATCACCGTACTTTGTCAATGTATCGGCTGACAATTCATCAAGACGTTCTTCTTTCAGTCTATCCTTTTTATTCAAAGCTCTTTCCGCAGCATCCATACCATTATTTCTATTTTTAAACTTGCGTTCCAATCTAGCGGTTTTGTCAGAAGGAATACCCCAATCTCTATCAACTTGTCTTGACTTGTTCAAATCAGGTTCAATTGAGTGAGTTTCTTTTTGAGATTTTCTAATGTAACGGCCAAGTGTAGACGCATTCAGTTCATCAATCTGTTCTACTTCCTCTTTCATTCCCAAATGCTTCTTAAGACCTTTCCAAATAGTAGATTTTGGTTTTTCATTCACTCCATCTGTAACAGGTTCACCAAATTGTAGATTAGCGTCTTTATCCAAACCGACAGTATAAACTTTCTTGACATGAAAATTTCTACCCTTATCTACAGCTTGATAGTGTTCTCTTGCGGCCTTTGCGGCTGCGACGTGATCGGCTTTACCATTAATTTCAATGATTTGCTTCTTACGTTCACCCTTGGCATTATCGTATTCAAGATGAACGTTATGACGATTGCGACTTACATCTTCATTCAAAGATTCACGCAAACCGCCACGTTCCCAACCGTCGTTGTACTTGTTCCAACGTTCCAAATGACGATCTAGCTGGCCTTTCGTATCGCCATGACCGGGAGCCAAGATGCCATTCGTCTGCTTGTGGCGAGAATGATAGGTATCGGCAGCACCCTTCTGTTGCCAGACATGAACCTTGCCACCAGTCTTTGGATGTTCATAGTTGTGCGAAGGGAAATCATGATCACGACCACCAAGGCTCTTTTCTGTGTGTGAGCCCTTGTACACGTACCCGTGCTTTGCAAGAACCTTATTGAACTTGTGCTTTGGTTCGGTTTCTTCGTTCAAATGTTCCACTTCTTCTTTGTGAAGAATCTTCTGTAGAACGGCACCAGCCACACGCTTTCCAGCGGCCTTGGAACCATATTCCTTGGCAGCTTTCGCAGCGACTTTCTTGAAGTTCAGACCGGGTTTGCCGATATCTTCACCCTTTTTGAATTCGTCAAGCTGTTCAACAGATTCAGCGAGCTTCGAAACGATGGAAGCTACTTTCTTGTGTGGAACGACATGACCACGATAGTTTTCCATTGCAGCACGAACACCGTTTGTCACCAAACGATACTTTTTGCCGCCATGGGAAATCACATGTTCAGACCATCCATCACGACGCTTGTTGGTAGCACCGGCATGAATTTTCTTTAGGTATTCGTGCGAACCTTCCTCGAAAAGAGATAGTTCACTTTCAAGGCGTTCTACCTTTTCTTCCAAAGATTCCTTACGGGCTGGACGCCATAGGCGCTTGCCTTGGTTTGTGAGAACACCAGCAATCGAGTCGGTTGACTCGTTGATGATCAAAGGCTTTTCTTCGACCTTGTTCAGGCGAACGGTTGAAGCGATTTCCTTTAGCGTCTTCTGTGGAGCCTTCGATTCAACAATCACCGGAGCGACTGGTTTCTTCTCTTCAACGATTTCCCATGGCTGTCTTTTTGGTGTCAAAGCAGACGCCACACCAGAAATATCCTTGACGGTTTCGTTCGATGGTTCCTGATAGGCAGCAAGGCGAGCGGCAAGATTTTCGCTAATCACCGGATCATCCTTCTTAGGACGTGCAGTTTCCAAAAGCCCTTTCTTAAGGGCTTCTGCCAATTTATCTTTGCCTCTATAATTCATTTGATGCCTTCCTTAGACGATTGTAAACGTCGAAAGTGTGTTAGAAACTGTGGCTGAAATGTTTGTGTTAACGGTTTCGGTTGTTCCCGAGAACGTACTATAAACTTTTGCCTGTGCAGTGTTTGAAAGATTCTGTGCCTGAATTTTATATGTACCGGCTGTTGCCACCTTGAACTTGAATACCAATGTGTTGTTTGCATTGGTGATCGAAGCCTTGTTGGTGTTCGATGTAGCAACCACGTTGTTACCGCCAGCGGTGTTGGCCACTGTCAAACGGAGTGGTGATGCCGAAGAAGCGATAGAAAGTTCTTCTGTGTAAACAACGTAAACAAAGTTAACCTGATTTCGCTTAAGTGCTGTACCACCAGTGTTGTTCGCAACATATACCTGTGCGACACGTGGCTTACCCATCGTCACTTCACTTGGAAGATTTCCAAGAGCAATGAGCGGTTCGTACTTATTTCTAACGTTACCGTGAACGTCTGTGTATGTGATTCTGCGAGTCCAACCGTATTTGGTTGCGACGATATTTCTCTTTTGGTCCTGTGCAACATAAAGTGGCACCTTACCTGATTTATTCCAAAGTGACATGTAATTGATTCCCTTTTCGTTTTTGAAACTACTCGACATGATATAGACCCCAATATTTATAAAATTCGGGTATTGACACGAGACAGGGAAACGACCATATTAGAATAAATGAGAGATTATATGAATGAAGTTGTATCACGGGACGAATGAGACGGTTGCCAGAAAGGCAATGATCGAAGGGCTCAAGCCCCGTTCGATGACCAAAACTTCAAACTGGAATCATACGGTCATGTCCAACAAAGACATGATCTATCTCACCGACACATATCCGCTCTATTTCGCTCTATGCGCAATTCAGGGGAAAGAGCGGGCGGCGGTGATCGAAATTGATACGGATTTGCTTCTTCCGTGGAATTTCATGCCGGATGAAGATTTTCTAGAGCAAGCGACTCGGCATGTTCCCGATGATCCTAAGACAGATTGGGACATGAAAAAGCGCAATCGCTGGTATCGTGCAAGAATGCAACAGTACGCCACATATTGGCAGGACTCGCTATCGAAGCTTGGAACGTGCGCATATCACGGTATAATCCCGGCACATGCAATCACTCGGGTAGCTTTTATCGACTCAAAGAAACAATTGGCGCTGGCCATGCGGGGAATGGACCCTTCCATTTCTCTTATCAATTTCGGCTTTTGCGCAAAGGATTACCAATCTCTCATTCCATGGGTGTTCGACGGCACGTATGCGCCGACTGAACGTGATGGAATGTTGATGCAACTTGGCGTACCTTCCACCAAGGATGTTTTAGAAAAGGAAGGGAGAGAGGGGATTTCAATCGAAACTCCCAATTTACAAAAGGAAAAAGTATGAGCATGAGAAATTTTGGATTGGCCATGGCAGCAATGGCGCTGCTATCGGCGGGACACGCATATGCGGCTGATGCCGTAGTCGAACAGCCGGTCGTGGCCACGACCTATGATTGGTCTGGCTTCTATGTGTTGGGCGAAGGTGGCTATGGTTGGGGCAACTCGGATCATGAACACCTGAACGTGAACACGTTCGGCGGGCCGGGCGGAACTTATTCCAATGATGGAAATGGTTTCGTCGGCGGTGTGGCTGTCGGCTACAACGTGGCGTTCACCAACGGTTTCGTCGTCGGCATCGAAGCCGCTCTTCGTTCCGGTCAAAAGCTGGACGACGGCGGGGAATTCGAGATTTACAATAACTCGACCACGACCAAATCGAAGTATGTCGCTTCGGTCGCCGGGCGGGCTGGTTACGCATTCGGCAGCTTCCTCCCTTATGTCAAGGCGGGATGGGCTGGTGCGGACGTGGAGTCGACTCAGAATTATCATCCGGGCGGCACCCCCACAACGTGGAGCGACTCGAAGTTCATGAATGGCTATGTGGTCGGCGCTGGCCTCGATTATGCTGTCACCGACAACATCTTCGTTGGCGTCGAATACGCCTATATGAATTTTGGCAAGAAAACGTTCAACGGCCTCGACTCCAATGGAACCTTGACCCAGATTTCCGGTAATTTGCGGGAACAAAGCGTCATGGCCCGCATTGGTATGAAGTTCTAGGGTTCAGGCAACGCCTTGGAACGAATGACCGTCCGGTGATATAATGGGCCTCCCTCCCCCCCTATAATCACCGGACGGTTATAAAAGAAAAGGGGCTCTAGAGCCCCTTTTTTCGTATCGTCATAACCTTTTCAACCAAGTCTTTGACAGACGGATGGATGACCACCGTGTCGGGTTTGGTTTGAACCAAATCCTGTTTGTCTTCCTTGGAAAAGTCTTTGAACGATTGTTCCTTGTCTGACTTTTCCTTTGCTGGCTGGTATGGCTTGTTTCCGAACATTCCGAATTCCCTTACTGTTTCATATATTTAGTGAAACAGCTTGTTCATCGATTCTTCGTCCGGTGCCGGAAGCTTCTGGCCATTGGAAAGCGTCACGTTCGTAAAGCGAGTCGGGTATTGGAAGAACGGCGTTCCAAGGTGAGAAACCTTGTAGATCGTCTGACTGTACACCGTGAAGCGAGCGCCATCCTTGAAGGTCACCAGCAATTCGTTTTCCAGATGACCACCATTCAGACGATTATAGACGATCTTGATATCATCCATATTCTGCTTTTTGTCCACAATCGCACCAAGCTTAGCGGTGTTCTTGGTGACGAAGCCTTCAAGAATTAGATTAACCGTGCGAACGGCATCGGCATGACAAATTTCCTTCCAATTCGCCTTCATCTTGGCGTGTGGAACTGGCGAGTTGAAATCAACGCAATCCTGAACAAGTTGTCCCGAACCATTGGGAGCCGCCATCCACCATGCCTGCCCATGAGACTTAGTTCGACTCTTGGCAGAGGCGGTAGCAGAAGCGATGATCGCAGATTCATCTTCATGCATCCTGCGGAAGCGCTTGCGGCTTTCCACTTCCTTATCGATCATGTTCTTTTCCATGATCGCAGTGAGCTTGTCAACGTTGTCAAATGCCCACGTCACTTGCTTGATGTTGCGTTCTTCGAAAAGCTTCTCATATGTCGGGCGAACTTGCTCCACCAGCTTGCGGAGAATGTCAGCCATGCGCTTGGCAGCGCCATGGGAAACCATGGCCTGAAACTGTGCCTTGGCAGCTTCCTTCTTTTCATCCGGCTTGCGGCCCGATTTGATATAGCCCTTAAGCTCTTTCTGCATGTCAGGGAATCCCTGCATACCGGCCAGAATGGCATATCCCTCGGGGAACACATTCTTGTATGGCGCAATTTCCTTGAAGGTCTTTTTGATGCCTACCGGACTTTTGTTGGCATAATAGATATCGTTGTATTTCTGACGCTCTTCGCTTCCGTGCGGAAAAGCGAGATAGACATCATTGATCGTCTTCTTCAACGCTTCTTCCAGCCCACGGGATAAACCGTAGGAGTAATGATCCTTGTATTCAGCGTTGTAAATTTCCTTGTTTTCAATGCCCTTCTGAAAAGCATCGATAGCGGCAAGGTAACGATCCCTGCTACGGCCTTCAAGATATTCGGCTGGTTTGCGGAACGCATTCCAGTCATATCCGGCTTGTTCGACTAGGAAAGATTTGAAACTCATTTTTACCCCTTTTGATTCTTGACCACAATGGTATCGACCGTCACCTTGAAATCAGGAAGGCTCACTTTGCTAAGCACGGGCTTTCCCTTGTAGCTGTAGCTCACTGAAAGATGCGGTTTCCATTCCGGCCATGAGTCCTTAAGGCCCGTTGTCTCGTATATCTTCCTTATATTAACAAGTTCGTTGGTTTTGTCAATGAGAATTGTCGGCACATTCTTTTCTTGGCCCAAAAGTTCGAACCGCTGGAATTTCAGTTCGATAGGGTCAATAGGGAACGTGCCGTTAGCTACGTATTTTTTGTTATCTGAATAGAATACTGTGATGTGAAAATCGAATTCGTCAGGATCAATTTCTTCCCCTGCAAATGATGTGGTAATATTAAATCCGGAAGCAATACACCATTCTCTCATTTTCTTTTGAGAGTCTTCCGAAAGTATCAAGGAAACGTATTTTTTATTATAGTTGTCTAGGAAATGTTTAAAAGATAACAAAAAATTATGTTGCTTTCTCGGAGTCTACCATCTTGACGTGAGGGAAACCGCCGTGTTGTTTGCCAAGCTTGATCGCTTCTCCCTTATCGTCATGTGATCCGAGAACCTTACCGGTTCCACAATGCACAATGCGATAGCGGTTCAACATAGTTTCGTCACGTTCCATAACAAGTTCCTCTTTGAAGAGTTTACCTAGAGCTTGCTCTTTCTTTCGCTCTTGGTGGGTGTCAAGATTGGTTTGAAGGAAATCCATGTGATTTTTCAAACCTTTAATCTGTCGCTTCAATGATTCAATTTTTGGATCATTCGAACCGACTGCCTTGTTTTCTGACAAGACTTTCTGCACAACTTTCGTGAAATCGAATGCCATTTTAGAGTCCTTTTTGACTCTATTTAGCAAATTTCAGATTGTTGAATAGATATTCGTGAGTATCGTCTGATATCGTAATGGGTAGACCAGCCCTGAACATTTCTTCATTGTCTTCTTTGGCCCATTTTCGCATCATGGTTGAGGACAGAGTTTCAATGAATTCACCATCCTGCTTTCGAGCGCCACCGGATATCACGGAAAGTTTGAGCGGCAAGGGTGATTCAGCCGCATAGATCGGGAGCATCCTTTGGAAATCCGCCAATCGATCTTCACCGATGACCATCACCGCAGACTCATACTCGGAATCGATGATGAAACTGATTACATCACAGAAGCGTCGAAAGATGAATGTCATCTCCCCGAATGCCTCTCTAAGCACCTTTAATTTTTCGTCGGTCGGCAGCGGATACCCCTTCGATTCCGAAGAGAACACATATCCGTCACAGTCATTCTCGATAGCCAACTGATGAACCAAATCGACAATTTTCTGATGGCCCCTGTGTGGAGGTTGAAATTTTCCCCACGTGAAAAAGAGCTTAGACAAAATCGGGAACCTCAATCCAATATTTGATTTCCATCGGGATATCGAGCTTGGCCGAAGTCAATGTTTCCGTTGTCTCTTTGAGGATTGCCAAATACGTTTTTCGATCATCCTTTTCCCTATAGAAGTGACGGAAAATTTCCTCATGAAGCGTCTCGAATGAATCGAGCTTGGCCATTGTCACATTCGGAAGAAACTGTTTGACGATTTCAAGGAAATTAAAAGACAAGGGAAGACGGTCGATTGTCGTGTACCGTTGTGCGGTCTTGGTCTTTTTTTGGACCAGATACACAAGCCCTTCGAACAAATCCAAATGCTTGCGTGTCCGGATATATCGGTCATTGCCAAGATTAAATTCCTTGGCCGTCAAAGTTTTGATCATCGACATGATCAAAATATTGCGATGGGCACTCTTATATTTCGAAGTCTTCGAAGAATGATAAACATCGACTGAATAAGTAATGTCCTTCGATTGCATGAAATCGACTTGGTGCCAATTGTCTGTGTATGGTGAGTATACACAGACTGAATAGCACTGGCTTGTGATCTTTTTAGTCACAAACATATCTGTCAAAAAGCGAACAAAAGCCGCCCATTGCATATTGTCTGCTTCGAAAACAAAATCAAGATCGTTGTATTCTTCTTTTACAAGATTAGAAGAACCGACGACACGCATCTTGATCAAATCTGGAATATGTTTAGAAAGTTCTGTATAAAAATCCTGAATATGTTCGGATTTCAGAGGAACAGTTTCCTCAAAGACGTTGCCGCCCATTAGCGTTCTCTATTGAAGTTTCTTGCGGAAAATTTAATTCTGTTGACCAACTTAACCAATCTATCACCCGTGTCAACAACGATTCCTTCATCCGTTTCATTTTTTTCTGGTACAATATCGGAAGAGTAGGTTATAGAATCCAACAAATCATCCTTAAAACGAGCTATCTGTTTGTAAAAGCTGATTACTCTTTCCCACTCATTCATATAAGTGGAAATATGGCGCTGAATTTTCTCATTTGGCGCAGCGTCATAGAAATCTGCCACGTTCAGATTGAAATGACCGGCCCGCACACAGGAATTCGCATATTTCTTGAATGCATCCTTTTGGGCGCTGGTGAGCCCGTCCGTGTTGTCCACTTCCGGAGGGACGGCAGACCGATAACTGACGTTCGGATTGGTATCGAACATGACCATGTGGAAGGTATTTTCCAACCAACTGTCTCGATAATTATGTGGTTTGCCGTCCAGCGTATGCATGGCCACGCCGAGTGTCACATCCTCACGACCACCTTTGTAGGCATAGCGAACCGTATTCGGTTGGAATGTCATGTTGGTTCGGTCAATATCGGCACAGAACATAAGATCGCCACCAAGAATTTGACCTTTCATGAGTGGTTCGCAATCATGAAATACCAAAAGCAGGAGCGCCATCTTGGTTGCCAAGGATCGATCCGTGATCTTGTCATAGACTTCCTGTGGCGAGTGGTAAAGCTCTTGATTTTTCTTTAGGAACCCATTTTTGAATGCAATCCATGACCCTTGGCTATCTCTTCCGAGAACAAAGGATGGGTTTCCATCATATTTCAGAGAAATCGGGTATGTCTTGCGAACGATACCATTTAGAATCGCATTCACATTAACGCCATTCTCAAAAATCAAATCTTCAAGGTGACAGATTCTCATACCCTACCACACGTGCAGAACAAACCGGGAGTTGAACAACCGTGTTCGTAACCATTATTGTATGCGGCTTCCCATGCTTTTTCAGCCACTTCCTTGAAGGCGAGACGAAGTGCGCCGCCGACATTAGAGAAAGCAGCTTCATAATGTTCTTGCCACCATTCTTCAAATGTCATCTTCACCATCCATATAATGAGAAATTTTGGGCAAATCCGTATTGTATGATGAATCGTTTGCAGATTTCTGAAAAAATTCATGTAGATAGGGATCGGAAGCCAACACCTTTTCCATTTTGTTCGTGACAATCTCATGGATTGCAGGAAGGCTTAGCGTAGCTTCCGTTTCCCACGGGAGCATGGCGTACAATTCATACTGCTTGTCTTTGTGCAATCTAACCAATGAAGACAAAGGCATGTAGAAGTGATCTTCCCAATAAACGGCATTCGCCGCTCTGTCGATTCGGAAACCATCTTCCAAGTATTGCTTGACGTGCACAAGTTCATGGGAAAGGGTAGAAACCATTGTCTTCAAATCGCTGGAATATATCACGATATTGAAGCGACCTTTCATATATTGGTCAGTGAACCCATTGGTTTCCTTGTACAAGGCATCCGTTTTGCTTTTCAAAAAGATGTGGACAATTACATTTTCGTGTTTGTCCTGCAAAATGGTTTCAAGAAACAATCGAGTGTAACAAATCAATCCGTCTTGCTGTAGTGGAGTACAAGATTCGGGATCACATAAATCTGTAACTGTTATCAAGCAGTCAATTCCAGTAGAACGAAAGCTGGTGTCCATCCCTCAAATCCAATCCCGTCTTTCAAACGACGGTAAAAACTATTTGCTTCGTCATGAGTTTTGAAAGACTTCATCAAATTACCGGAAGCAATTTCGATAACATCAAAGGTATTTTTCTGTTTTTGAAGCTTGTACATTTCAATCCTTTGTCATGTAAGTTGGTATCATTTCATGCTTGGTGCAGTTTTTGCCGCAAGAATGTTCCCAAGATGTCGTCACTGTTCTGTCTGAACATCGGACAAAATAAACACGTTCGCCGCCATCTTTGAAACGATAGACAGAGCAACCATCGATAACAGCGATCATGCCGCCTTCGATTTCGACGTTGCCCGTGTCCTTCCTTTCGATGAAATCCGCACCGCAGCCGGTTAACAGAAGAATTGAAAATGCAATGAGTAGTTTCTTGATCATATGGTTTCTTCCCAACTTACGATGGCAGAGTATTTTCGATCTTCCGGTATCATAGTCATGTGGGCTTTCTTCACTCTTAGAAGTTCATACTTGACATTGTTCATAGAGAGGGTTCGAAGAAGTTCAGTCAAATTAGGGTCGTTCGGTTTGAAAATTCGTGTGCAGTACATATCTTACTTAAAGTTTAGGTTACTGAATTTTTGTAATGTTTGGCCGGGCTTTTGTGGAGCCGCTGTATTGGCCACTTTGGAGGTTGGCGGCGATATCGCCTCTTGGATTCCCTGTAGGGGATCATCCAAATCATAATATCGCATCTTTGGAATATCGACGCCAACGAAGAACATTGGAATATTGTTCTTATGATCATAGCGAGATTTCAATTGCTTGATTAGCAAAAGATTCTGCTTGGCTAAATCTTCTGTCGAGATAAGCGCAGCCACAAAGTCAGCCGTAAAATTGATGCCAAAAGCTTCGGATGTATCATCGATATCCGGATTCGAATTTGCGTGACCGCCACGGTTAAACTGTGATGCCGACACAATCGGCACGTTCATTTCAACACCAAGGCCCCGCAATTCTTCGGAAATGGCCTTGTAATAGGTGTTGGTGTTCGATATCTGTCCTGCTTTGAAACGAGTAGATATCAAAATGTTCAGATAGTCAACATAAATTATGTCCGGAACGAAATGTTTTTTCAGGAGAAGTTCATTCAACAAACTTCTAATATGCGTTACGGAAGCCGACGACGTTGGATATTCCTTGATAACAAGGCGTCCGTGTGTTTTCTTTTTGGCACGGGCGATTCTATCGTCAAAGTAGCTCTTTGAAATCGTTTGAAGATTCTTGATTTCAATATCGAGGACGTTAGCGTCGATACGCTTGGCGATTTCCTCTTCCTTCATTTCGGCAGTAATATAAAGAACATTCTTGCCGTCTATGAGATTGTTCGCAGCCATGTTGCACATGGCCAGCGACTTACCGACGTTCGTTCCCGCCAAAAGCAGATTGAGCGTCTTTTTCGAGAAACCGCCGTTGGTCACCTTGTCGAGGTAGGCGATGCCGGTAGAGATTTTTTCCTCTTTTCGGTTATAATATTCGTATCGGTCGTCGGCATTCTCGAAATAGTCGTGACCAATGGTCGTGTCGAAGCCAACCGCCAAGGCTGATGACAGGATATCGGGAATCGCACCCTTGGCCTTATCCTTACTCTTCCCTTCATAGATCGAAATTGCCTCATGCAGAGCAATTTCTAGAGCCCGGTCCTTACAAAATTTTTCGGTTGTGGTTAGAAGCCATTCGATTTCCGGAGCCTTGATTTCCTCTTTGACCGTGTTCATCACCGTGTCGATATCGGAAAATGTGTCCTCCACAATCGTATTGTCATTCGACATTTCGATCATGAGAGCTTCGACGGTCGGCGGATTGTTGTAATTTTCGACGTAGTTTTTGATATGGTGAAAGATCGTTTGTTCACCTTTTGAGACGAAGTATTCCGTTTTCAGGAATGGGGTTACTCGTCTCATGTAATCATCATTATCAATCAGACTTTTGATGATGATTTCTGATACTTGCAAATTGTTACCTTCTTTTTATTATTTTTAGACAAATAGAATCCCTACCGGTTGCCCGGTAGGGTTAAAACATTTAAATGTTTGGGAAAACGCAGCTTATTCGGCTGAATTGTTTTCCAATGTATCATCTTCTTCGGATGCTGTCAAGTCCATTTCTTGTGAAGATGAACCAAGACTAAAGTAAGCTTTAGCAGCTACTTCAAGCTTTTCAAGAATATCCTGTGTGAAATACTTAGCAGGGTCTTCATTGATATGCTTTTCAAAATGCTTTGAACCATCCGGCATTTGATATTGTGTGGAAACTTTCTTGATAATACCGGAAGATGCCGCCAATGGCAGCAAACCGTAATAGCGATCCACACCCTTTTGGAAGTGGAGCTTGATTGCGATCTTGCGGCCTTCACGGGAGAATCGGGACTTCTGCACGTTCACATGGATGATATTGCCATCATGAACGGTCACGTCCTTACCACCGATCTTGACCTTTTCGGTATCCTTTTCCTTGGTCAAACCAAGGATGGTCGATGCAGCGTATTCCAGACCGCCACCACCAGCCATTTTCTGTGGTGCACCATAGCTCATAATGTCGGTATATGAGTGAGCGCATACGAACATTGGGATGTTCAGCTTACCAAGCTTCTGTGTCGCCGTGCGGAACAGTGAGCGAACGCCTTGCTGCTTGGTCATGTCACGCACATCTTTGCCGTTCAGGCCATCCGTGTCTTCCTTGATCGATGGCAACATGCCAAGCGAATCGAGAACCATGATCACACGCTGGCGTTTGTCTTCCGGCAGAGTGCCATAGGCATCCAAAAATTTGAGCGCCTTGGTCTTGAATTCTTCGATGGTTGCCGGTTGCTGAATGAACACACGGTCGGGATCGATATCACGACGGAGCAAGAAATCTTCGTCAATGGCAAATTCGGTATCGAAAAAGAGAGCCTGTGCAATCGGATCACTCTGCAAAAGAGCTTTGACGGCTGACATGGCCAAGTAGGTCTTGCCTACACCCGCCTTTGAGTGGACGGCGGTAATTCTGTTGTTTGGAATGCCGCCCCATATGGATGTTGAAACAGCGGCGTTTAGGATGTATGAACCGGTATCGAGAAATCCGGTAGTGACGACTGGACCAGAATATTCGGGGTCAGCCTCTTGAATAAGCTTAAGAAAGGACTTGTCCTTCAAATGTATTACCTCTTAGTTGTATCGTGTGGTGAAATGTCGTTAATTTTACGTCGCCCATTTCTGTGAAGCGACATAAGTATTTAGACACTACGACCAACTAAGAGGTTTAGTCAGAATCCTTTATTTACTTAGTAGTTCTTTCTCTTTCTCTAAGAGTTCTAACCATAGTTCTTTCAGAGCGAAATAAGCGTTCAACTCACATTCATATCGAACGACGTTATACAGTTCTTCTTCGATAGGAATTCCATACAATTCTTTGATTCGTTCTTCTGGTGGACGCAGAGACTCTATAGCCATAGAACGTGCCACATAGGCTCTATATCCAGCTTCTAAATCTTTTCTTGGGTTATCCAATTCATTTACGATTCCACCATCATACATGTAATTTTCGAGTAGATTCTTATCAGAATTCATCTCTTCTATAGGTCTATCTTTGTATGCGGTAATATCGGCAAAAAGCCTATCGTAATCCCATCTGTTCACCTTGTCAGTGCCAGAAATTCCTTGATCTTCTTTTCCAATGTCTCTGTTCTGTTCGGCCAATAGATATAGTCATCCTTCCCGGTTGAATGAAGATTGGCGAGCAAAGGCATCACCAATTCTTCAATCTTTTTTAAACGATCTTTGTATTCTTCAATAGTCACTGTTTGTTCCTCCACCACACTCTTTTGCGTGGTGGAGAAACCGAAATCGTTCTGTGTAGAGTAATCTTTGATTATGGAATTGATATCCGAAACAGCCATTAAACCCAGAGTCCTTCCAATGTACTAATCTCTTCCTCTCGCCAGCCAATGACCTTGTTCATTGTTTGCACCGGACCCAAGAAAGTCTTTTCAAATTGTACGTCATAATCTATATATTCGTCCAAACCCAATTCCGGAGGAAGAGAGCGTGGCGCACAGATGACGTTTTCACCAATTGGGTTCGGTAGTTTCAAATAGCACTGCTTGATCTTTTCGCCTTCGAAGATAGGTTCGACTTCCAAAAGACCGTGCTTGGCCACGTAATGATTGTACAGAAGCGCACCACGCACGTGCATGGGCACCGCAACACCCTTTGTTCGGTTGTAAATGAAGGTTCTATCACCATACTTATCCAAGCCCTTACAACCCTTGGGAGCCGCAACCTCTTCAAAAGGCAGAGTGTAGAATTCTTCCCTAACTTTTTTGACGAAATCACGCATGGTGGCTTCGTCTTTTTTCAGAACAATCTCATAGTATGCTTTGAGCTTGTTTCTACAAAATTCCGGAGTGGTTGTCTTGACGCCTTCCAATCCGGTGATTTCAATAGAAGGCTTGTCGTATTTGATCTTTTCGTTAGCCAGAACGTGATAAAGATATCTCTTCTTCGCCTGAATAACCATCGTATCGCAGATTTTCTCTTGCTTCATGAAGAGCTTATCTTGATACGAATTCATCATTTTGCCGACTTCCTTGAAGGCGACATCCAACGCAATCTTTTGGATTTTTTCTTCTGCAAATTTGATAAGGAAATCTACAATTTTATCCTTATCGGTTAAGCCAAGCTTTTGGATGAACGGATCAAAATTCACAATGCAAGAGTCGGTATCGGAAGCGATAACCCAATCCAGATCGAAACCCGTGATTTTGTTCATGTAACCATTAATCGCTCTTTCAGCGGCCTTAATGATCATTTGACCAAATTTGGTGATCGACTCCGCAATGCGAAGGTCATAGAAGCGGAACCCCTTGTTTCCGGACGCTCCATACAAAGCATTGATCGAAATTTTCTTGTTCTGTTGAAACACGTCGTATTTCAGAACTTCACTTTCAAGCTTGGCAATCAGCGCCTTGTCTTTTACAGCCTTGGCGTGTTGTAGATCGTCCTTTGCCTTGTTCATGAGCTTCTTATATTTTTGACGATCATCAAAGAAGCTTTGGACGATTTCAACCATGAAGGACGTGAAATTTCTGGTGAATGTCACACCAGATGCCGACATGGAGAGATTGTTCTGTTTTAAATACTCTTCGTAGCCATGCGATTGTCCTAGAAGCAGAGCGTCGAGCGACACGTCCAGTGTGTCACGGATGGTATCCGGGCCGATGTTCGCTTGTAGGTAGATCGATGGATACAGGGACGTGATATCGAAGCCCATGACCCATTTGTGGCGCTTGGGTTCGGGTTCCTTGACCAGAGCGCCCATGAACTGGCCTTCGTCGCCAGTCTCTTCAATTTTGGTAATCGGAACGATAATGTCACGATCTTTGAGATATCCATAGATGATGGAATCCCAAAGCTTCGTCGGCATGAAACATTCAGACATATTGATCTTGGCAGAATATGCCATATTGTAGATCAATCGCAAAATGTTCAACTTACTTTCCATTCGTTGAACAAGATTGGCGTCTTTGATGTTGTACTCATAGAAAAGTTGTGGATTCTGTTCATACAGTCCGGCGAGCGAACCATATGCCTTGTAATCCACCTTCTTTTCACCAAGAACGACATGCGCAACGGTATCGAGCTTGTTATCGTCTGGATTTAGGTGTGGAGGACGGAACTTTTTGAAGGAAAGCAGATAATCAAGATCGATGATACCATAGATATCAAAAATTTCGATTTCCTTGCCACGATAGGATTTGATGTTTCGTGGTTTGATGATTCCCCATGGCGACAAACGCTTCGCCCAACTCCAACCAAGCACCGCTGTTATGCGTCGAATCATGTAGGGCAAGTCGAAGGCGGTCGTATTCCAGCCGGACACGGCGTCCAAGGCGAGCTTTTCCCACACCTTGACGAAGTGCCGAAGCATCTCATATTCATTCTCAAACCAGAAAAACGTCGTGCCATCCGGAGCCTTGAAATCCTTCATGCCCCAGAGATACGTTTTGTCGCCAACCACCAGACCGATTGCGGTCACTTCCTTGGTCGCTTGGCCTTCTTCCGAGTGCCCGCCTCTCGAATCGGTTTCGATATCGATAAAGCCGGTCTTAATCAGACTGTCGTCATAATCGATTTCATCGGGAAACTCTTCATGGATGAAGGCATTAACCCAATTCTGTTGTCCATAAACTTGGAAATTTGCAGCGGCTTCGAAATTTTTCAGGAAATCTCGGGCCTTGCCAATCGATGCAAATTTGATTGGAGCAAGGGATACACCATGGTATGATTTCCGAATGGCGTTTTCTGCTTTGGAAGGCGTATAGAGAGTTGGCTGATATTTCAGGCGCTTCTTAAATGGTTTGCCGTCTCTATAGCCACGAACAAGAATGTCATCGAACTGCTGTTCGACTTTCGTATAGAACGTTGAAATATGGGGACTCCGAATGAATGGTCTATTATATAGAATCTCGCTCTTCGAGTCAAGCGAAACAATCTATTGACTTCTGTATGATTTTGATTATATTAATTATGAATATGGAGAGAGAACATGGATGTAATGTTGATGGATGATGCAAGGCGCATAGCTCTTGCTGCCGTGGAAGTGAAGTCGGCCAAAGCCTTTCGACAAGCATTGATCATGCTTGGCAAGGAAGGCGGCGAACCGGCCATGGCCCAACTTGCCGCAATCAAACTGGCCTTGAAGGAAAAGGACTATTCCTTGGCCGAATCAATCGGAAATCGATCATGAAACGCAATGATGTGGTAATGATCGCCAAGCCAGATTTATACCGACTCTATGGGCGCATCGTGCGCATCATTGACGATAAGGCTTTGTGGATATGTTGCGGTTTACACATCCATCTCACACCAATTTCAATGCTCGAAAAGGTCGATTATGTCGGCACGTGGGAGTGGTGCCACAGTGATGAAGTGGTCAACTATTATCACAAAGATAAGGATGGTTACCCCACGTCATGGGTTCCCCGTTGGTCACGTCCACCGCATTTCCAGTACATGCCTACTTTGCGCAAGCTGAAACAGATGGCTTCCCGCTATCACAAACGCAATGTCTGGAAAACACCACTCGATTATGAATTTCTAACGAAAGAGGATCAGGATGAAAACAGTGACGGAGAGGCAGATTGAAAAGGCACTCGAATGGATGAAGAATCATCCGGAAAAGGGTTCATCCGTCTCTGAACGGGCACAACAAGCCTCTTGGCGCTTTCATGTCGATCAAATAGACCTATTGGAAGCATGGAGAATTAAGAACGGGGGCAGTTAGCCCCCGTCTTTTTTCGTCACTGTGTGTCGGTCGGTGTCGTGTCGACATACTTTTTGTAGGCCCAATAGCCCACGGCGACAACGGCGACAAGGATTACGATATCCCAAAGCATATTTGCATTTCCTTCGTTTAGAGGTTAAGTACTTTCTTGACATCAGCCGGTCGGTATAGGTCCGACTTCATGACTTTGCCAAACTCGTTATAAACGGGCTTGCCATCTTTATCGAGTTTGGACATGTTGGAAGAATGAACTTCCTCAAATACCTTGTCGATATCGATTCCAAAATCAACAGCCATTCCATAGCAGACATATAATAGGTCTGCAAGCTCTTTCGCAAGGGCAGAAATGTTAATTTCTTCTGCATCTAATGTGTTGAGATATGGGTCGATTTCAGCCATCAATTCTTTGTATTCTTCCGCTATCAGCCTCTTTCGAAGCACTACAGACGAGTATGCAGGAATTGTGGGCGTATCATTTTTTAGAAGGTTGAAAACTTCATGGAACTGCCTAACTTGTTCGAAATTGGTCAAGCGGCTTCCCAATACAATTCTTCGTCTTCCTGAATTGCTTCAAGCGGCGAATAATCTTCGTTATAGTAATCATCCCAATGTTCGGGAGCGCCATAACGAGCGATGGTTTCTGCCGAAAGGCCATAGACAGCTTCCATAATTTCATGGAGTTCAGTCAGCCAATTGGCGAAATCGTTTGTGTGGAGGGTCGTGGTCATTGTGTAGTCACCTGTTTTGATTTTCCGATTGTATATTTTGCCGTCAAGGTCCAGTCCTTCTTTTCTTTGTAGGAAATAACCTTGATCTTCCCAAGCGGGCAGACCGGCTCTTTTGTCTTTTCGGGCTCAACGATCTTGATCAATCCCCATTGTGCCAAGAGGTTGGCAATCGCATTGCGACGGGCTAGATCGTCTTCCGAGAAATTCGTTGGCTTTCCATCCAACAAGAACATTTCCTTGAAATGAACCAAGGCGTATTTTCCCTGCTTATGCAGGATGTGGCAGGATTGAAACAACTCTTTCTTGGTAGAGGAAGCGGAAGCTACGCCGATTCTGGTAAGAGTTTCTTTTACTTTCAAAAAGTTATCCGGTTCCGGAAGTTCAATCCACACAAAATTTTCAGTTACATTACTGTAATCTTTTTGTTCTGGTACATTCTCTGTAGTCAATAGTATTTCCTTATTTCGCTCCCCCTTGGTCGAGGGAATCCATTAAATTTTTCAATTCAGTTTCAGTCAATATATCCATAATTTCCACCGCCCTATCATAGCGAATGCCAAGCTTTTGTGCCAAAAGGACGGTATCAGCGTCTCTTTGCGGCTTGACCCACTTACTAAACCGACGTTTCTTAGACGTGGCATAATAAAGGAATTCATAATGTTGTTTTGCAGAAATTTCCGGGCACATGTTCAACTCGTTAGCGAGGAATATCGTGTCGGGAAAAAATGAGAAAGCCTTGTTGATAATGTACTCTGAATAATCCTTTTTGTCAATATCTTCGTTGAAGGAATATTCCTTGTCGTTGATGCTCTTGACGAAATCCCAAGGGTTCATTATGCGTAGCAATCCGCCATTATTTCTGTCAGCATCGCAGCCGTGTTGATTTCACGGTTCGATACGAACGCATTCTGGTAATCATACTTTGAAAGAATGAGAATCAGATATGGGATTTTTTCCGGTTGGATGGAAGCTGGAATCTGATTGTACAAGTCTTGGATGAACAATGAGAAATCCAGATCGGCATTTTCCGCTACCCATGTGCGCATATCCTGAAACTTCTGTGATTTCAGAATCTTGATCACGTCGGCGGCACTCGACTTTTGCGAGAGGATACCGGCATCAATAGGTCCAGTCTTGGCATATTTTTGAAGCTGATTGATCGTCTTGCGAAGATCAGGGAAGTTTTTGTTGACAAGGCCAGCGACCGCCTTGATATCGTGCTGAACGTTTTCCGCCACCAGAATGTCACGAATGCGACGAACAGCGCCTTTCAGAAGCTCGGGCTTTTCATCAGCCGGAAAGACGAAATCCACCGTAGCGCAACGGCTCTTCAACGGATCGATGATCCGATTTGAAAAGTTGCAAGTCAGAATGAAACCACAATTCACGGAATATTCTTCCATGAAGTTTCGCAGCGCCGGTTGGAACGAATTCGGGTTCAAATAATCCGCTTCGTCAAGGATCACGACCTTGCGGGAGTCACCGAAAACCGAAATGGTGGAGGCGAACTGCAAAATGTCGTTTCGCAGTGTGTCGATGCCGTTCGACATAGAGCCGTTGATAACGGTATAGTCGATACCCATTTCTTGGCACATCGCCTTGGCAACCGTCGTCTTGCCTGTACCGGATGGGCCGGTAAGCAGCAAATCCAACATTTCTCCCGAGGCAACGATTCCGGCAAATTCTTTTTTGATATGAGTAGGCAACACGCAATCTTCAATGCGTGTTGGACGGTACTTTTCCGTCCACTTTACTTGATTAAGCAATTATATTTCTCCGGAATTATTCGCTTCACATGGAATGATGTATGTCAAATCCATATTCTTGGACTTGAACGTCAATAGTTTGTTTTTGGAGATAGCCACATCGTATGAGTGCATCAAAATTTTTAAATTTTCGACCTTCACCACATACCGAAATTTTTGATCGGACTCGCCAATCTTATAGCTCATGCCATCCTGTAGCCCGGCCTTTGCCGCCGCACCTTCCTTCATGTTCACGGTCTTGACATAGATTGACTCGCCATCAGCTTCGATGGAAAGCTCTTCATGCGAGTAAAGGCTTACCGCCTTCATGATCGTTTTGAGATTTTCAGCCGTGAATTCGAACGAATAGATCGTCTCTAGGACGTTTAGATTTTTATCCTTTGGTGGCCAGACAAAGAGGGAAGGATTGCAGTAGCGATACGTCGCTTTGTGCGAACCTTCCTCGATTGTCACTTTGGTATCGTCAAATGATAGATCAGGGTCTTTGAAAAGAGATAGAATGCCAAGGAACATGGGCAAATTATAAACGCCGCAGTCCTTTGGGAATTCCTCTTTCACATTCGCTTCCGCATACACCACGTTCAATGGCGTGATGATGCGTTGGCGATGACCGGCAAGAAACATGATGGATTGGTTGATAGTCGAAAAATTCTGTAGAATTTCCACAGTTTCTTTAGATATTTTCAATACTTACTTCTTTTCCAATGAAAAATGATATAGAATGACCAGATAATGGATGGCCTTTAAAATGTCTTTTGGATTATGACCTTCCTTTTTACCATATCTTGCGGTATATTTCAAGACATTTCCTTTGAGGAAATCATATGAATCCGAATTTGCCATGATGAAATCGAGCGCCTGAATGCCGTCTTTCTCGGAATAGTGTCCAGCATACGTCGAATCGATATATGCTTTTGCCTTTTCAAGGATTGCAGATTCATTGAACTTGTAACGAACCGCTGGAATACTCATTTGGGTAATGGAAATTGTTCCATCCATCGGAATGCCACCGAAAGTCGCATTAGGAGCGCCAGAGGTCGTTGGTGCATATGGATAACTTGCGGTAGGTGGCAAATTCGGATAGATACCAGTTCCCAACGGAGCGCCAGCGGTTGTAGCATGGGTAGAGAACGACGACAGGGTGTTTGAATTGCCCGGAACAGTTTCTAGTTCGGTTATTTTACTTTCTGCCATTACTTCAACCCCTTCACTTCGTTCTTGTCGGCGGTTGGGCTCATGCCCGTGGCCGCAACGGCAGGAAGGTTACCAACGAATTTGGTTGTTCCGATGTGATGAACTTGCATCCATGGGCAAAGCGTGACGTTGATACCCATGGCACGGGATTCCTGACAGAAGAAATAATCTTCCGAAAGATGCCGTTCATTGATGATAGGGTCTTGGAAATAAGCCATGATCCTACGGTCACCGTCAAAGTTCTTCGAACGGACATGATCCGGCTTGTAGAGATATTGCGGACGCTGGTCATTCCACACTTCAAAGATGGAGCGATTAATCAGCATGAAGCCAGTTCCGATTTCCAACACGTCAATCGGTTCATCGATCTTGTATTCGCCATCCTTGGCAGGATTGAACACAAAGTCGCCAGCATAGTTTTCTAGGACAAATGGGTTCTTTTCGGCATAGCCGAGTTCAACAGCCCGCTTGACCTTTTCCCAAGCAATAGATTTCTTTGGATAAGCAGCGCCTATGATACCCTTCGAAGGGTCGTTCTGGGTGATTTGGAGCATCCCAAAAACGTCCATAGGGCTGAATTCAATGTCCGAATCGATGAACAGCAAATCCGTAAAGCCAGATCGCATGAATTCATCAGCGCTATAATTTCTCGCTCTTGTAATGAGCGATTCATTGAATAGTGCGAAAAAGGTATTCTTGATACCATATTGGGTAAGCATACCCGTCAAATCGAGGACGGATTTCATATAGAAACCCGAATTGTTTCCGCCATACATTGGCGTGGCGATAAAGACGGAACGTTCTTTTGATAGTGTTTCTACATCTATATTAATTTTAGTATTCATTAATTCCCTTGGTTACCATGCGTTCCATGAACCTAGTACATCTTTTCCATCCTCACTTTTTCCATCATCTATAGTTCCTTCGATTGCATCAAATCTTATTTTGAATGTATCTAAGAAACCGTCTCGGGTGCCTGCATCAAAGCGGCTAAAGCAAATGCTTACTGCCTTATCGATATCTTTCCAGATACCGACTGCTTTGATAATCTGTACAAGTCGTCTTGTTGAAATCGTATGCTCTATCATCCCATTTTCATAGGATTTGCGGGCGTCACCGGCAAATTCGACAAGAGCTTTGATTAGATTGGCTGTATTCTCGATATTATAATGTTTTGCAACATTTGTCAATATCTTTTTTTCGGTTTCTTTGTCCGGATACGAACATTCGAATGTGGAAGGGAAGCGCTCTAGGAAAGCTTCATTCAGAACTTGTGTTCCGACGAATGAGCCCGAGGCATCACCGGTTCCTTTCGTATTGGCAGTCGCAAAAATCTGAAAACCGGGCTTGGGCACAACCCATTCGCCGGTCTTCTTCATAAGGTATCCCTCGCCTTCAAGGATGCTCTGTAGACACATAATCAGCATCGGGGATGCCAAGTCCACTTCGTCAAGCAGAAGCACTCCACCAGCCTCCATTGCCGCCAGAACCGGCCCTTTCTCGACAACGGTGTTACCGTCTTTCAAGCGCATACCGCCGATCATATCGTCTTCATTGGTTTCGAAGGTGATATTCAACCGGTAATATTCTCGCTTGGCGGTAGCACATATGTGCTTGATCATTTCCGTTTTGCCGCAACCGGACAGTCCTGTCAGCATACAGGGATAGAAGTAGCCAGATTTCAGAAGTGTGGCCACATCGTCATAAACCCCAAATGGAATGAAAAGAGGATCGACTTTAGGTATCAAATTGAACCACCAAAAACAGACATTTTTTCTGTAATGTCATCAATAAAAATCTTAGGATTATTCTTCATTAAGTCTCTGCCAATGAAGAATGCACCAGTGCACGTATCGGTTTTCCTATACTCATATTCGCCGCCATTTCCAATATGATAAACCCACACATTGGAACCGGTTCGATGGCGAAGAATTTTCATAAGCGGTCCTACAGAATTTCTATAACCAAGATAATTTTCGCACATGTCAACCATGAAATTCGATTTTTTGTCGGTGTAATTGTCGGCATAAATCGTGTCTGTGCAACCTCCGTCCGTGATGAAGATCGTATTCATGATATCGATCCGGTTCCTCTCCATAAAATCCAGAACCATTGTTTTGGCATAGTGGATTGTGGAGCTTAGTGGAGTTGATGATTCCGGCGTCCTGTTTTTCAGTCGCAATGCCCTCGAAAGAATTTTCGAAGCGGGATCAGCCGACGAAAGCAAAGGAACCAAACCAAAATCGCATTCAATAAGTTCACATGTATGCGGTGAATCCTGAAATCCGTAAGCTTCGAATGGCATCGACAACTGCTTACAGAACATCGTCAAAAGGTACAGATGTTCCACAACATTCTCCCATACTCCCTTCATGGAGCCGGACATATCCACATAGATGACAAATCCGTGATTTTTCTGTCGATCTACAATCGTGCGGCGAAGCATCACATCATCGTTGTATCGGTAAGTATGCAGCTTTAATGGGTCCAGCATACCAGTATCAGCCATCAAATTTCTGGCATACAGCCGGGCATTCTTTTTCCTCTGAAATACCGAAACCATCCGATTAATAAGTTGTTTGGCTGGCATGACCGTATCTTCCGGAAGCTCTTCTTCAAACGAATAAGCCTTGGTCAACACACGGTTAAAATCAGAATCCGGAACCACGACATGGCCACGATTATACCACTGGTTTTGTGGAGTACTTTCGATAACCGCTATCTTGATACCAAGTTTTTCAAGAGCTTGAAGGGTCTTGACTTGGCATTTCTTTCCTTCGCCTTCACCACCAAAAACACCGACTTGTAGAACAATCTCAACATCAGATGTTTTTTCTTCTTCCGGTAACTTCTTAAAGAAATCATCGGCAATCTGTTTGATTTCGTCAAACGTCTTGGCAGCGTTTGTTCTATCTATCCATATTTGTTCATCTGATGTGAACCGCAATTCATATGGATTGCCAATTGGCATTGTCTTGAAATACAGATTGAGCCGGTCAATGAGCGACATAGCTTGCGCCGCTACCAGATCACCTTGCAATCGCCAAAGATCAAGCTCATAGATCAATTCATGAATGCCTTCCGCATACCATTTTTTCATGGCGACATAGCGTTGTGGCATCAACCGATCAATTCTCGCATCCTCGAAAACGTTCAGGATATCTCGATAGACGGCACGACTGTTTTTTGGACGACTACGAATCGCATTAAGCCATTCTTCGGCAGGCGTGAAGATCGCATGAGAAATCTCATGACAAAGAAGAAACCGCTGCAATTGACGGGAGCCATCCCATGCCGGAAGGTATAGGACTCTGGCTTCAAGATCAAAGCAGGCGGTTTCTAGGGAGGCGTCTATCGAAACCCTAATGTTTTCCTTGGCAAGTATATTAGAGAAAACATTAGCATACTCAATAGAAAATTTCATATGGCGTTTTTAAAGTCTTCCAAAAATGATTTCAATTTAACAATGCGGGCGACACGTTCTTTGCGAGCAAGAAGCTCATTCTCTACTTTTAAAAGGGCTTCTTGACGTTCCATATCAAGTATGGCTGTCTGCATTACGAAATCATGGAAATCTTGATCAAGTTTAATTCTATTTGAGTGGAAAGTCTTACCACCTGTCCCCAATCCGAGTTTGAAACAATGACTTCCTTCGGATACGGTAACACTAATATCTTTTCCATAGTGTACCGTAGCATATCCACTATAGTAGTCAGTACTAGTCACATGATGACGAATACAAGTATTAACTAGCTCTTCATAGATTTTCTGATGTTCAATATCAGCTTCTTCTCTGGTCATTTACGGAGTCCCATTAGTTTGTTTGTGGAATAGGTGATGCCAGTACGCTTAGCGCACTTCTTCACCATCATGTCGATTTTCAGTTTGGAAAAACCAGCAAAGAATGGCTTGCCATCGATATGGCACATTTCGTGCTGGATAATGCGAGCGGTCAAACCGGAAAGTGTGGACTCTTTCTCGTCACCGTCAATGTTCTGATATTGTACCGTGATTGTCTTGTGTCGCTCCACCTTGGCGATAAGGCCGGGAAAGCTCAAACATCCTTCATCCATTCCTTCCTTTTCGGAAGAAACTGAAACGATCTTTGGATTGAACATCGGCATTATCGATCCGGAATCACGACCGTTGCCGAACACAAACACGGCCCACGGGAGCCCGACTTGATTGGCCGATAGACCATAGCCCTTCATTTCCGAAAGAAGCTGTTTCAGCGTTTCGAATGTCTCTTGGGCATTTTGTGTTTCGAAGTCAAAAGGGATGGTCGGGGTGTACAGGATAGGGTTGTCGGAAGCGACAAGTTCAAGCTTTTCAGTCACTCTTTGTATCTTTCAATGGCCCGGATAGCAGCACGGGCTTCGTCTTTGAATTCTTTCCAAAGTTCACATTTTGTAGAATCTTCGGAATCGCAAATCAGGCACAATCGCTTGTTGATAGTTTTGCCAGCCGCAAGGCATATCTCACGGCTGACTGATTCCACTTTCGACATGACGATATTTTTCCTCGATCCGGAGCGGATTGCTGCGAACCATGCGTGTCCGGATGACCGGTTTCGTAGGATGATGTTCGAAAGGAATAGTCGCCAATTCGTTAATTGTCAACATCCTTTCTTCCGTAATCCGTGAAATTTCGGTGCCAACTCGGAAACAGGCAGCATGTTCTTCAAAGAAATCTATGCCAAATGCCTTTATCATCTCCAATTTCTCTCTTGTGTTCTTACCCATGAGTTTGGAGTGGCCAAAGAGGTAATGCGCCGCCGATTGTACAGAATTTTTGAAGGCGTCTTGTTGACGCCAAAGGATCATATTGTTAGCTTCATCCATCGTCGGAACGTTGATGATTCTACAATCGAACGACGGTATCGTTTTGGGTTCCTCTCCAAAATAAGCACAATATGAAAGGGTAAATTTGGCAGCGCACATAGCGGCCAACACAGAAGCGAGTTTCTGAATTTTACCATCGAACATGAATTGGCTTGGGCCTTCACACGGTTCCCAAATCAATGAAATTTCGTCCGATTGCGTGTACCCGAGTAGAGCCTTGGTTTCGTAGGCCAGATATTCGGTCGTGTCCTGCATACAAGCAGACATGTCACGGTCGAACGGACGCTTCATTCGTCTGGTAAAGCTGGAAAACGAGCGGCCATCCAAACGGGCATAGATCGGGAGAGAGGTATCCAGTTTCTGTTCAGTGAAGACCTTTTCGTAGGTCTTCATGCGGTCACCGAAGTTGTCGTGGTGTTTTGTACTCATTACTTACATATTTGTAGAAATTATCGATTTCAGTATTGGAATCGCTTGCTGTTAGAATTAGTTGAGAAACCATGCGGCCTTTGAAATATACATCTTTAGAAAGGTACACATGAATGAATTCAACGCCGTCGAAGTCAGTACCGATGGTTGTATTCGGAAATGAAGCGGCTTTGACTTTACATTCAACGAATGTCGGCATCACGTATATGTTCTTTCCCGTTTTGTTGGCCAAAGAGGATAGTTTACGTGTTTGTAATGGCGGTCATAATAATCATCGCCATAATAAGAATGAGCATTCTTCCATTCTTTATGGAACATATCATTGATTTCCTCTTGAGTCAAGCTGAAACTATTCTGTTCATCTTTCGTTTTGTGGAAGAAGTATTTTCTATCACCATAGGGAAGTTCTGGCAGAGGTTCCGGATTTGGAGTTATAACAGCTTTATCGCTAAGCTTTCGTGCAAATGAATACACACGATAATTTGGATCGTGTGTAAACTGTGTTACAAACACCAAATATGGTTTTGCGTTTTGCTCAATAGTATAATATGTTACTCTCGTATCTTTATATCCATAAGAGTAATAGTTTTTCTTTTGTTTGCCATCCGGGTCGCTGTGATCGATTTGTTCGCAGCTTGCCGAAGAAACATAAAATGTTCCGATGTAGCGACCGCTAACCGCTGGCGACTCAACCATATCACCGACTTCCAGTTGCTTACGCTCTACCGGATTAAGGAACTTGACGTATCTTTCATCTGATATAGAGATCAGATGATTGATAGCGCCGATACGGCCCCAAAGATATTGGCCTTGGAATTCGCCCTTCAAAACATCTTGGGTCTGTAACAATTGTGAGAGATTGTGTGCGGTGATTTCAAGTTGGAAGCCACGGGGATCATTGATCCTGAACCATTTGTTCGACGTTTCATATCGAGTGACAGAGTGATCGAACTTGAAGCCGGTAATAGGCGTGTTCTCTATCTGGATTGCCGGAAGGCGTTTGTCCAGTTCCGGGTTTTTTGCATAATAGTAATCTTGGTTCTTGCCGGACCAATGATCGACTGTCTCTTTGCGCTTCTGTGCGGCGGCATCGGTTCCGTCCGGAACTGCAAACCCGAGAATATCACCACCATCATTCCTACGACCGACATAGAGTGTTTTAGGAAAATTTGTAATTTCCATTATTGTCCTTAGACATGAAAAAGCAGCCCATGGAAGGGCTGCATAAAAAATAAAATAGAAGGAGGATTTAAGTGGGGCGTCCTTACCAGACTAGACGACACCGTTCATAGCGTTGTGAACAGCGGCAGGATTCGAACCATACGTTTCCCCAGACTTTATATATACGACATTTTCAAAGAAATGTCAACTAAAATGTTTCAACGGTTGAAAAATTTCCTTTTTTCACCACTTTCATAACCCGGTCGAAATTATCCACCATATTTTCACGATGGGAAATGACTATGATATTCGTTTCCTCGCCCATGGAGCGCAGGATTTCGAATACGTACTTGATACCATCTTCGTCCAAAGAGGAATCACCAACTTCGTCCAGAATCAGCAAATTGGTAGCCATCGAATTTTTCTTTCGGGCGATCTGCCTCCAAGCGAAAAGAATAGCCAAATCAATACGTTGCTTTTCACCTTCCGAGAAATTTTCATAAGAGAAATCGTCCCGGTAACGGGATTTGATAGACTCCTGAAAATTTTCGTCCAGATTGAAGCTCACATAAAAATCCATGGCCGAAAGATACTCATTAATAAGCTCATTCATATAAGGAATATATCGCTGCACGATAGCGGTTTTTAGACCGTTGTCTTTCAGCATGAGCGCCGCCACGTTTTCGACTTCCCGCTCATTCATGAGTTTCTGTTTCGTGTTGAAATATTCCGTTACCAGCTTCCGGGCCTTTTTGAGGTTAGCCTTGGTGGTTTCCTCTTGGGTCGCATCCGAGTCATCAACCAAATCAGATTCGAGCTTGGTGATGAATTTGTTGTTGATGTGGACAGAGGATTGAAGCTCTGAAATCTTGCGGTTGGTCCGGTCGAGAGCATCGATGACCGCACCCTTTTTTTCAAGGTGTTCCGCAATCTGAATGAGCTTGGCCTTTTCCAGTTTGATCGTCTCTTCTAGAGGCGTATATGAAGTCGTGTGCGTATGGATTTCTTCGGCCTTAAACGTGCCGTCGATGCTCTGTTTGCATGTCGGGCAGTGATCGTTCTTTTCATAGAAGGCAACCCGGTTTTTATGCTCCCGCACCTTCTGTTCCATGGTCTGGGTGAACGACTCAATCGTCTTCTGCTTTTCGATAAGCTTGGCAAATTTGGCCTTCTTATCGTCAAGCGTTTCCTTTTCGGTCAAAAGCGTTTCAATCTGCTTTTGACTTACTTCATTTTCTCCAAGCAGCCGGTCAATCTCTGAACGGGCACGATCCTTTCTATCCTGCTTCTGTCTATTGATCGATTCAAGAAAATCTTCATTCATCTTGACTTTCTCTTGTTCGATCTTCAAGAGCCCTTCGACTTCTTTCAGATGCTCTCGATTTTCCTCTTGCTGTTCCTTGAGCAAGGAATTCATGCGAGAGAATACAGAGATATCAAGCAGGTCTTCAATGATTTCACGACGCTGTTGCGCCGTCAAACGCATAAACGGAACATAGTTGTTCGATCCGAGTACGACAATCTGTTTGAAAGAATTGAAGTTCAGGTTCAGCACATTTTCTTCAATGTACTTCTGATAATCCTTTGACGATGCAGACTGATTTATCAGAGTGCCGTCCATATAGATTTCAAACACCGCTGGCTTAATACCACGACGGATCATGTAGGTTTTACCCTTCGTCTCGAATTCAATTTCGACCAAAAGGTTTTTGCCATTGATGGAGTTCACCAATTGTGGCTTATTGATTTTGCGAAAGTCCTTTCCGAACAACGCAAACGTCAGCGCCGAAATCATGGTCGATTTACCAGCGCCGTTTTGCCCAATGATGAGTGTTCTCGGATGTGAACTTAGGTCTATTTCGACGGGATCATTACCCGTTGCTAGAAAATTCTTGTAGAGTAGACGTTTAAAAATTACCAAATACTAGTCCTAAGCGTGTTCTTCAATCCATGTCATGTAATAGTTTCGCAATTCGTTGTACAAACCAGCATAATGTTCTGGAAAAGGCATTTCTGGAAATATTCTATGAACGAGACACAAGACAACCCATGACGGATTATCCATCAATAGTTCATAGATATGTATTCTTGCGTTTTCATCTGTCACAAGAGATTCGAATAGAGGATGGAGTTTCCAAGTTCTTGGATTTGAGTGGTATTTTACATCCTTATGAATCTTGTCGAGGACAGATTTGTATTCTTCAAATGTCATAATTCAAGCTCATTTGCTTTTTGATACAGATTCGTGAACAGACCCAAAAGCTTATCCTTTCGGACGGTCAGCTTTTGATCCGAGTTCTGAATGTATCGGGTAATAAAGGTAAGAGTATCTTCGATTTCGAAGTTGCCTTCTTCCTGACTGGTTTCAGCCCGGAATAAAGGTTCTTCTACCACTATGACGTTGGCGGCGTTGGTCTTGTTCAGCCTGTCCAGATACTTTTCGAAGTTAACTGGATTAGTCTTGTTCTTGACCACAACTTTGATGTAGGAATTGTCGATAACAGATGTATCGAGTTCCTGTTCGCCCATTGAGTCATCATAGCTCAATTTCTTGAACAGCTTATACGGATTTTCGATAAAGTCAATAGTCAATGTTTCTGTATCGAGAACATGGAAGCCTTTGGCCACGTCGTGATCGGCCCACGTCATTTCATATGGCGTTCCAAGGTACATGATGCCGTTGGAATACGATTTGAAATGAAAATGGCCAGAGAACACAGACAGATAGGCATCGAAAATCGAACGGTTCAAGCCATGTTCAGCCGGACGGCCACGCAACATTTCATAACCTTGAATTTCAAGGTGACCCATGATGATTTTGGCATGAGCTTGTTCGATCATTTCCATGGTGAGCGCCTGATTTTCAGGAGTAATCCATGGAATCATCAGAATTTTTAGATCACCAAACGTTTCATAAGTCGGCTCGGAATAGATCGTGAAATTGTAGTCCTTCAAAAGCAGCATTGGCGAATTGACGGCCAACGTATTCCGGAAAAACGAAGAGTGGTTTCCGAGAATGATGCGAAGGTCGATGTCCCGCTCTGCGATCTTGTCGAAATACATTTCCCGTGTCATTTGGAGCGTCTGGAAATTGACGTATTTCCGACGATCAAACGTGTCACCAAGATCAATCACGGTTTTGATACCGTGATTGTCCAGATATGGAAAAAAGATATCGTCATAGAACTTTTTGTGATAATTCAGAAGCACCAAGGAATCATTGCGGACGCCGAAGTGCTGGTCTGTGATTAAAGCGATCTTACTCATTCGAGAATGTTTTTTCCCACATGGTAATTTCTTTTGGATATTCAGTCCTCAATTCGTTTATCAGCTTGAAATATCTCTTTTGTTCTTTACTTCCAATTTTTGTTCTAGCAGCATCATGATGTTTGAAAAGCAAATCGACATAGACCAAACCAATGGCTTGTGATAAATTATCATTCATCATCTTTTTTCTTTGTCACCTTCTTTTTCTTCTTCTCTACCGAAGCTTCGAACTTTTCAACGAACAAGTTCATGTTCTCACGGGCACCATCAGAATATTTCACCATGCTATTGTTACCGCCTTCCGTGCCGGATTGAGTTTCCGACGTGCCAAGAAAGATTTCAGTATTTTCAATAGATTTGAATTTGGTGTACAAATACTTCTTCTCTTTCTCGATACGACGCAAAAACGCATACCAAGAAATCTGGGTGAAATAAGAGAATGGAGAGGTTGATTTTTCGGGGTCGAAGTTGTCAATATATTGGATGCAATTAATGATGGCATCCGAGACAAGTTCATCACGGAAAGGATACTTCTGAAATTGATGTAGGTGAGATAGCTTTTCTGCAATATCCCACAAGCACTTTCCAATGTAATCATTGACTGGTGGCTTTGGTTTGCCTTGTTCCTTGGCAATCTTGACCGCAGTCGCATATTTCGTCATTTCAGTGTAAAACTTTTTGTTATCTACATAATGTTCCGCTGTTTCTTTGTTGTTCTTCTTAGATTTCAATGTAAATGTTTACTCTTCTCTTTCTGTTGTTCCTTCAATCTATCATGATAATCAGCCAGCAAGTCGTATGCATCGGCGGTTTTGTTTGCGTATAGGGTTCCAAGAATGGCGTTCGGCACAACTTTGAATAAGATGTCTGTCTTTTCTATTGTCACCATTTGATCGATACCGTAGGGAATAGCCGGTTGAATCGACATTCCCATTTGCTCCCCGGTATCGACAATTATTATATCCATAACAGAGGACAGAAGAAGATGTGTTTCATCCTCTGCATCTCTTGTTCCCATTATGGTTTCGCCACTTTTAAGACGAATATATAGGATTCGTCTTAGATTTTTGTCGGAAGCTTGGCTTTGTATATTTTGTATTTTAAACCTTCCTTGGCATAGATTTTAAGCCGCTTTTCAAGGTGAGTATATGTATGATTCTTACGGTCGTTATGGCGAAAGTCATCCGCCAAATCGAACAATGTCACATGATCCTTTTCCTGACCACGGCGAAGGCCACGGCCAATGGATTGGAGATTACGAACTTTTGATTTGCTTGGGAAAGCGAAAATCATATAATCGAGGTTCACAATGTTAATGCCACGACTATACGTTCCATATGAAGCGACGATAATATTGTTTCGTGACGCTTCTGTGTCTTCTCTGATTACTTCACGGTCGGCAACCGACACATCCCCGTAAACAAAATGAATATTCTTGTTTTTATCGTTTCTTTCCAGTATTTTATCATACAATATTTTGCCATGTTTGTCAACATAATTGTAAAATACAAGAACATTGCCCGGCAAAGATTGTGCCAAGTTTGCAATGAAATTATTGCGTTCTTCGTTTGCTATAAGGAAAGCTACTTCTGTCTTGTACTCCTTATTTGCCTTCTTTGCGAAGTGTTGACGCACTTCATCTTCATAGCTGAATACAATCACTTTTAGGGTAAGATCGGAAGAGAACTTGCGATCTATCATTTCCCGTGTGCGGATGAACTGTTTGATCGGGCCGAACAGACCGGTCAATACCAGTTCGTGTAAATCGACTTCATCAATCGTACCGGTGAACCCGAGGCGAACGGAGGCGTCCAGAACATCCATGATTTTCCGGATCGAAGCGCCCTTGGCTTCATGGGCTTCGTCCACCAACACGGCGTCATAGCCTTGAAACCAGCGCTTGGTTTGGTTGATGGCCGATTGCCACGTCGTGATAACGATATCGTTCAGATTGGTTTTCTGGAAACCTTCATAGACACGGGAGCATTCATCCTGAACATTCCAGCTATCGTCCAGACTTGAATAATATGCAAAATCCTTGTACATTTGTTCCACCAGAGCTTTCGATGGAACAATGAGCATTGTTTTACATTTGAAATATCGTATCAGAGAGTAGATGGCGAGCGACTTGCCGCTGTTCACGGCAGAAAGCGCCAGCATCCGTTTTTCACGGATTGCGTGTGCGATGGTCGCAAGCTGATAGTCTCGGGCTTCGATGCCTTCCGGCAATTTCAGGGTTTTAAGAAAATCTTCGGCTTCTTTGATCGAAAACGGTGCGTTCGAATCATCGAAGTGAACATCGCATTGATATCCTCGCTCTTCACAGAATACCTTGACATGGTTCAGGAGCCCGTAATAGAGCGTCTTGTCCTGAAATTTGTATAATCGAATTTTTCCATCCCAAATCTTCGCTTTGAATTTTGGACTGTGCACCGCATTGGGTGCCATAAACGTGAAAAATTCCCAAAGTTCTTTCTCTACCGCCGTCGTACTTCTGATTTTTATGTACGTGTTATTGTGATGGTAGACATCTACTATAGTATTGATAATTACATTCCTGAATAATATTTTTTCATTTCAATCCAGTTGGCAATATCTTTTGTTCTATTCCAACGGATATAATCAATGACTTCTTTGCAATATAAAACGATATCTTCTTCTTTTTCTAAACGGTCCATGAGAGACTGATACATGGGATCAGCTTTAGCCATCTTTTCCGCTTGATCTTTCGTTTTCGCAATTAGCGGACTTTTGGCTGTTCTCTTCAATTCTTCAAGATATATGCCTTGAAGGTAATAACCCTCTAACCAAAACTGGACAGTTTCTTTTTTACGGAGTAGAGAACGATATATGTTTTTATGGGCATGAAGATAGTTCAAATATTTTCTGTGAATCATCTGGCCACTGGCAGAGTCTTCAAGCATCCCATTTGGGTCATCATATCTAATGATCGAATCTTTAGCGTATTCCGTTTGTATTTCTTCTAGTGTCAACAGTATTTCCTATGTTTATATCCAAATATACATGAAAAATGAGTACAAGTCAAATCTTGTCAAGTCTTTTCTCGAAAAAGATTCATTGCGGAATCAAACACTTAGTTATATTTTGGGTATATTGCAACAAATCGTGATTTGACTCTGGTTTCCGGGTGTATTATCGTCTGTCCTTATGAACATAGAGTCTTCTAATGAATCTATAATAACACAACTGGATAAGCCTTCGGCTATCGAACGTAGTTCGATTGTCTAGTGATTCATTAATGAATCTTTATATAAACTCATACCAATCATATTTGAATCCGACTGTAGCTGACACAGTACCTTTCTCGGTTGTGTCCATATCGATTCCAGTCAAACTAATGGGCATCATGTTACGGAACGTGATATTGATGTTTGGATTCGAAGAGTTCGTTAGAGAGAATAAAGTACCATCAGATGTTACATTGTAACGTTCTGTAACATTCAATCTCTTTGCTTCAAAATCTTTGAACTGGTCTGTATTTTGTGGAGCGGTGATACCCACCATCCAATTAAATATTTCCTTGTAGTTTGTTAAATCTTCCGATACACGGAATGATAGAATCAAGTCCTCATAGTACAACTTAGTTGCACCAACGGAAAAATAGTTCAATGGATTGTGGATGACCTTTGGGTCAAAAGAAATTCCGGGTAGATTCGCACGGAAACAGAAAAATTCTACATTCTTGGCTTCATGAAGCACGAATTTGAATTTATCGACATAAAGCGGATTGACGTTTATGGGTACAATCGGTGGACGTTCGATATCAGCCATTTTTTCTGTTGACATTCCTAAAAAATTCGGTATGAGTGTGAATGTATTTATAAGGAAAGTGACCGATGAAGACCGGCGATACCGTTAAGGTTCTGACCTCCCTCACAATGCCCGACGAAAAGGGTAGAGTGAGGGAGATTACGAATCAGGGTCGTGTTGTTGTAGAATTCTCGGGAAGCCGGGTTGGTTTCTACACTTTAGGGCAGGACGAGTTCGAAATTATCGAATCAGCCTAAATAGAAAGCCCATGTAGGCCAATCGGTTAGAGTCGGCGGACTTAAAATCCGTACAGTGTGGGTTCGAATCCCACCATGGGCACCAAAACAGGAATAGTTATGAAAATATTCATTTCGTGCAAACATTCCGATATGCTGGATATGCAAATCGAGGATGAAGACGGGAACTTGATTTTGGAACACCAAGGTTATGGACCAAACATCGGTTCTTTATCTGGTGGAGATTATCTAAGTCTGGTGATCGATAACGACACTGGAAAAATAATCGATTGGAAACCAATTACCCAAGACGAAATTGAGAACTTCGATGAGTGATGAAGACGATTCACGTGACCAACATCGCCGGAAAATGATGGCGTTTGTGGCCAGTGGTGACACGCCAGATGTGGACGGTCGCAATCTGGGTAACGCTCTCTACACGATGGGCGAACTTGGATTGTTTGCAGATGACGTGGATTCGGTTTCGACCGAACAAGCCATTCGCATATATAAACTGATTTCGGCGGTCATGTTAAATGGCTTCCCGAACGATTTGAAAATGTAATAACGGCGGTTCGTACAGCGGCCTAGTACCCCCTGCTCATAACAGGTGCAACGCCGGTTCGAATCCGGCACCGCCAACCAAATTCCTCCGTTACGGGCATGTACCGTCACTTGGAGTCCCCTATATTTCGCCGGTCGGATAGGGCACCGTTCAATTCGGGAAACGGAGGAGTCGACCATTCAACAAGGGAAATATGAACACATCTCCATGGGGGAATCCTGCCCCTATCGAAATTCAGGATGAAGCCGACACACCTTTTTATTTCGAAGTCGGCTCGGAAGATGATAAGTTTGATTTTGTTTGCACTTCCGCTGATTTGAAAGATATGGTAATTGCGAGTGTGCTTCCATACATGGCGCTTTCGAAGCTTTCTGCCAGTGACATCCTCATTTTCACATATCGAGAAGAGATAGACGAAATCGCAATCAATCCGGAAATTCCGGCTGGTTATTTCCGTTTGTTTCACGTCGGTAGCAAAACAGACTTCAAAGAATTCAAAATTCACGAAAAAAAGGTTGTATAATGGAAAAAGTTGTGACATATAGAGAAATTGTGGTTGATGGGGAGACTCATTTGCCTACATATACAAGAACCGTTTGGGAAGAGCCTTATTATGAACATGGCGATTCTTTTAACGGTCGTGCGCTACCGGTTCTGGTAGCAGCCGGTACGATTGCTGCATTGATTTCTTTGTTCCTCATTGCGGTTGTCTAAAATATTGGAACGTAGCTTAGCCCGGTAAAGCCCTCAACTGATAATTGAGAGATCAGTGGTTCGAATCCACTCGTTCCAACCAAACATTTAAATATCACTCATTGACATTCCCATATAAGTCCAATATGTTTCGAAAAATTAACCGAAACCAAAGGATTCGCATATGGAAGCCGAAACGCTTATTGAGCCGGTCGATTATTTCGCAGATATAAAGAACAAGTTGATTGAAGCCAAGAAAGACGATCTGGCCAAGCAAGTCGGCGTTCTGCAATCACAAATCCTTCTAGCGAAGGAAATCGGCCAAACTGCCTTCCTCCACAAATTGTCCTTTGCCTATAGGACAATCGAACGTGAAATTCAAGCCATCGCTGGCGGATGGAATCATTATGTCCTCGAAAAGGACATCAAAACTTTCATCGACAAGGTGACGCCAAAGCACTCCGTCAAAATCATCGAATTGGAACGGTTCCCACGGGCAATTCCGGTCACTGTGCTGGAAAAAATTAAAGTCGCCCAAGCAGCGAAAATTTTCGATAATTTCGTTGTGGTATTCACCGATTTCACCGGCATGACGAATGAGACGGTGCAGACGGAAGCTGAAAAGGCCGTTGTCGCTCGAAACAAAGACCCGATTGTATTCGGCTATTTTACATCGCCGGAATCGGGCATCCGCTATGACAAGTTCTATTTCATAGACGACTGGATCGATGAATATTGCGATCTTGACTATTCCAAGATGATCGAAAAAATGACCGCTCTTGGAATCCAAAATCCAGACAGAGAATTGGCCATCGATCCGATCATGGTTTCCAACATCGTGGAATCGGTCATGAACGATATGATTGAAAAGGCCAAGCCACGTTGGGACAGAGACAATGGTGGAGTGACCGTTGTGGAGCGTCCGGTTGCACAGAAGGTTTCATTCTTTCAGAAGGTGAAAAACTTCATCGTTGAGAACGGCAAAATTGGTGCTGACTGATGGCTGACAATCTCCCTAGCGAAATCGATCTTACATTGGGTCGGGAATTTTCAACGGATTTCCACGACAAATTTGAATCCGTGCGCCGGTATATCAATTTCGTCAAGGATGGCGGCGAATTTTGGGAATTCAACAACACCAGATTTCGTTCTTTGACACTAGAAGCCATCTATGGGGATTTTACGCCTCACCCGTGGACAGAGACAATTTTTCAGAAAGACATATGGAAAGCCGAGGAAGATCAAAACCAATGGCTTTCCACCTACAAAAAATTCTTTGGTTCTTTGCCAGCGTTAGCGCCGGGAGAGATGGCGGTCGAAGAAATCTATCATTACGAATTGTATGATGGAAACAATTGTGAATATTGCGATCGTCATATTGACTTGTTAAGAAAAAGCAAGTATCATGGAATGTGTAATTTCTGTTCAGAAGCAGAAGACTATAGACGAGTCGGCTTCTTTGCGGAAGCAGTGTCGGAATTTCCGCTGGAATAGCGTGAATTAGGTAAGGACTATAGAATGGTAAGAGACAAAGCAGCTTCGTTCACCAAACTGTGTGGCAAACGAACGGCCCAAATCGTTAAGGAAGTGAATACGTTTGGAAATCTTTCCAACCCCTACAATTATGCATTCACCAAAGAGGCTGTTGATAAAGCCTTCGCAGAAATCAAGGCGGCTGTTGCTGATGCGGAAGCAAGATTCGCAAAAGGTTTGAGGGACCAACCGCTTGTTGGGACCGGTCGTCGGAAACAGACGGCTGTAGCAGAAACCACACCTGTGCAAAAGCGTTCCGAGGAACCGTCCGGTTCATCTGAATTGGCTGAAACCACTGTGTCGCTGGTGGACGAAGCATCCAAACAAGCACAACGTGAAGAAATGGAACGTATCGAGAAGGAAGACGTACCCGCCTTTCTGAAAAAGAAAGCTTAATGCACGACCACGCTATTTCTTAGATTCGCATACATTTCGAGGGGTTCACTGGCAAAAGCTGGTGAGCCCCTTTTTTTCATAAATAAAAGAATAATAACTCCAAATAAGGGAACCAATATTTGTTCAAATTTATAAAGGTAATTGGGGTTATTGCCTCGATTGCTGTCCTCTCAACTGCTTGCATATCTTACAAATATCATCATAATTCAATTAGTATTGTGCAAAACGACACGAATACCGTGATGATTGGCAATAAAATGTCCAAAAAAAATCCAAAGACAAATGAAATGGAAGAAGGAACCGCCGCTGGCGCTGGCGTTCTTATTGATTCCACACATGTTATAACCGTCATGCATTTGCTTGACGAAGATGGTTCGGCACCAGATATCACCATCACTACAAAAGATGGCAGAGAAATCCATGCTACTGTTATCGATACCGATAAAATCAACGATTTGATGGTATTGAAACTCGATTCCTCTGTATCTGTCGATGTAACCACTCGATTCTCTTGTGTCAAGCCTACAGAGCTTGGTCGTTCTATCTATACCATCGGCCAACCAAATGGTTGGGAAAGAATGGTGACATTTGGATGGCTTTCTGTAGTCCAAATTCCAGATGGAAAAGATCATCCACATATTCCACAATGGATTGCCAATTTGGCCGCATTTCACGGTAATTCTGGTGGAGGAACCTTTGACAACATCACCGGTGCTGTCATCGGCATCACAGATGCAATTGCCTACTGGCGTGATGAATTCGGAACACATCCCGGCCCACTCACGCTGATGGTCGATCCGGCTGCAATGTGCGGAATCATGGCCAAAAATAATATCGATTTTAAGAAATCGAAATAATTAAAATTTCTGTTGACTCCCTCCAAAGAGTGATCTATATATAGGTTAGGTTTTGAGAGGGAGTTAAGGAATGTATCTCGCACCTGTGGTTGTTTCCAAAAACGAACACAATGTGTACAAGGTGGAATTCGAAACCGGTAATCGCCTTCGTTCTCTGGTCGATGACGGTTCGGATCGACTGAATCAGGCGGAAGCCCGCTCGCTGGTTCGCATTCTGGAAAACGCCGGTCACCAAGCTGTCTGGCTTGTGGAAGGCGAATAGGACAAGGATTTCAACAATGACCAAGAAAGACCCACGTTTCTCCGTCGATTAAGCTGGTTTAGCTTAATGGAGAAACAATATGACCATCACTGTCAAAGCCTATAATGGACAGGCTTGGACCTTCGATTCTATTGACGACGCTGTTGTCAAGATCAATCGTTCTTACCCTATCGAAAAGCTTTCCCGTGGCGTTCTTAGCTATTGGGTACAGTCGAACGTTTTTGGCCGTGGATTCAGCTTCGGCAATGGCGACGATGTGGTTTTCTATGACGAATACGATCTTCGCATTCCTGTGTGGAAGGTCAAGGAAGCTTTCTATAACCTTCCCGAGGAAGTTCGGGAGACTAAATATTATTACTGGCGCTCTCCGAAGGCTCATGCCAAGCCGGAACATTTTCGAAAATATTCTGTTCCGTACACTGGCGTCCGTCACTGGCGGCGTGGCGGTCGCCGTATTCGCACGTTGCAACAGTTGAAGGCCGAAGAAGCTTTGGCGTTGGATGAAGAGGCAATCGAACACAATGTCAAGCCCCGTAAAAAATATATCCCCAATGATCGTGACGATCACATCGTCTATGTCCCTCGCACAAAAAACTGGAAAAAGTTTCGTAAAAGTCAATGGAAGGCTTGACGGGAAAAACGAATCCTTTACAAGGGTTCTCGTCGGTGTTCCTTCCCCGCCACCCCCCGTGCCCGAGGGCACCGATGCAGTGACGTTAGTACCGTTGTTCAAACGATTGGAACACGTCACTGCCCTGAATTCAAGGTGACTCATGACGGATGTACAAATCGCTGAACTTCTGAAAACCAGAAAAGGTAGAATTTTCTTCTACATCTGGTATGCGATTGCATTCGTGTATGAATACCGGTTGAGAATACTCTTGACTCTGGCTATGATAGTCAGTATCAGTGTGTTCTGTTATCTGTGTGAGAATTATTGGTGATGGGAGTATTTAACACTATCATCAATTTTCTCAATGAACATTGGGTTTTGGCTTTCATCATTTGGGCATCGCTCTTATGGATAGCAAAACCTATCTGGTAACCCGGCATTTCTGAAACGATAGGAAATGCAACACGGTCGATTGGTTTTTGAGGGTACGCCCGGCCACCAAGAGATTACTAATTGATTCGTGAGGGGATAGAAAAGGTCGGGCAATGAAATTTTCCATGCGCCATAAAATATTTGAGAATACGATTCGAGAATTTGACGAAAATACCGCACCAGATTGGTTGACGAGCAAGAATACGGTCAAAGGCTCGACTATGGATGATCGTTGGTTCTGGAATGAGCATGTTTTGACTTTGGAAATTGGTGAGACAGTTCACACCGACTTTCAGGAAATCACAAGAATCGAATGACCTACAAGCTGTTTTTGGATGATGAACGAAATCCTGTCACACCGATTGATTGGAAAATTGCCCGGTCCTTCGAAGAAGCTTGTCGGCTTTTTGAAGAGTTCGGAGCGCCATCATTCATCAGCTTTGACCATGATCTTGGACAATCGCTTAGCGGTTTCGACTTCGCCAAATGGATTGTGGATAAGGATCAAGATCAAAACTTCCTGACAGAGGATTTCGATTATTACGTTCATTCCCAAAACCCTATTGGGAAACAGAACATCGAAGGACTCTTGAATTCTTATTTGAGGCAGAAGTTCGATGATAAATTTTGAGAAGTGTAAGCCTGATTGCCCCGAATGCGGCGGCAATGGTTTTATTGGTGGAGATACGCAATCTCTATGGGCTTGTACAATTGCAGTGAGGCGACATCGAAAAGCGATTGATGCCGAAATGAAAAAGGGAGCCCAAAAGCTCCCCAATTCTTAGTTAGCTGGCTGTGAGCTATTGCCACCGGCATGGTCGCCAACGGCAGGAACATCAACTGGACCATTGCCACAAGCGGCAACAGATACACCAACGATTACAAGCATAATTGCTGCGATTACAGTTTTCATCTAAGTTTACCCTCTTTGGTTGTGTTGTGACGATCTATTCGTCTGTTCTATTTATAAAAAATGTTAAGCGAGAAAATATGACTTTGTATAGTGTTCTCATTCGTGCAACGAATGATCCCGATAAAGTAAAGCTTTTTGTCTTTGATTTTGAACCTTCAAAAGAAACTATAGAAAAAGCATTGGATGAATGCGAACTGGTGTTTGGCAAAAATCTAACTGGCTATAGTTTTAGCGGTACACTAATTAAGCGTAGTGACACAGACGAACCGCCAGAGATTAAGTTCTTTGATGGTTTCAACAAGTTTAATCGATCTTGACGGCTTTGTAGCCTTTGGAATGGCCATAGGTAATTAGATTGCCGTGTCTTACGCCATTGGCTTTGCTCCATGCTGTAAGATTGGTTATTTCCTCTTGGCGTCCATCTGGATATGTGACAAGCCATTTTGAAGCCATAGATTTGGAAATTTTATTTTTCCATTCTTCCGAGTGCTTTTTGCCTCGATTGGCTTCATGCATCTTGGCGGCATTTTCTCGATTAGTATCAATGCGAGTGGCAGCGGATTCACGCAACTTTTCTTTGGTTTCATTCGACATTGCCTTACCCTTATTCCAAGGGACGTAATCTTTCTTCGCTTCACGCATTTTCTGCTTGGCTTCCTCTGTGTGTTTCTTACCATAGAATGGATTATCTGGACCGGAGAATGAAGGCGGGCGACAATCGATAAGATGGTTCAAAAGGATACCGTGATAATCATAATTCAGACGCCCATATGTTTGAATTAATTCAGCTTCTATATCATATGCGGTGCTTTCTTCAAGATTATCATGAAGAATTTTTATTTCTGGGTCTTTGCCGTATAGCTTTCGAATCTTGGCTATTCTGCCGTTCAGTCGTTTGTTATGGCAATACTCTGGTTTGTCAGTCAGATGTTGTTTGTATCGGTTTCCGGTCCCTTTGCCGATGTATAATGGTCTATCGGAGTTCGGATCGATTATAGCGTATACGTAATATTTGTTTGTCATAGGGTTCCTTGTGGATTACTATGACTATTTAGCTCAAAAATAAAGGGAACCGGAGTTCCCTTTATGATTTTCTGTGTTAAACTTAGTTTTACACAAGATTTTTTACGACAAAACCACGATAGTAGCTGTTTTTCTTGTTTACGTGAATTGCGCCGTCCGCAGCCGAAGTAGCGAATGGGTGAGCAACCATACCGTAACGTGTCTTGAAGCCGATCTTAGGCTGGAAAGTATCCTGACCAACTGCACGGTACATCTGTAGAGGGATGTATGGGCAGTAGAACATACCGGCGTCGAATGACGAAGTACCCTTGTAACCAACTACGGCAATCTGGTTGCCCGCAGAAGAGTTTGCATATGGATCAATGTAAACCTTGTACTGGCCGAATAGAGTACCAGCGAAGGTGTTACCTGTGTCGTCAACTTCAAGAGTTTCCTTCTGCATTGCCGACTGGTAGTCGAGATAGCCAGCCATACGGAAGGCAGATGCTACGTCAGAAGAGCAGAGAACGAAGTTACCCTTACCACGACGGGTTGCCTTGGCAATAGCGTTAGCTTCACGTTCAATCTGGAATAGAAGACCCTTGAACTTTTCAACCATCCAACGACCGTTCGAGTCAACGTCCAAGTCGTAATAACCAGCGGTTGCTACGTTGTCCTGTGCACCGATTGTGGCAGTTGCATAGATCGAACGAATAACTTGACGGTTGATTTCGGCAAGAATTTCTGATGACAGAATGTTTGACAATTCTGTTTCAGCGTCCAAACCGTGCACGGCCTTCAAGTCCTGTGCAAGTTCGTGTGAGTATTCAGCCTTCAAAGCACGGGACATTGCTGTTACCGAAATCTTTTCGATGCTGAATGACATTTCTTGGAACGCATTCTTTGAACCGTCGCCAAGAGCTTCGGCAGCGTTACGTGTCATACCAGTTGCGAAGGTGTAGGCAGTGTTACCAGTTGTGATCAACAACGTTGGGTCTGTACCTGTCTGAACACCACCAACGGCGGTTACAGAGGCAGTGTTACCAGCCGCAGAAGCAGACCAGTTAGTCTGTGGTTCATTGAAGAGAGCTTCTGTACCTGTCTGATTCTGGTAGCGAGAACGCAACGCAAAGATCAAACCGGTTGGAAGTGTCATTGGCTGAACGCCGCACAGATCGTAAGCGATCAAGTTTGGCATCGAACGACGGATCAACGAAATCAACACAGGGTCATAAGTATCGATAGCACCGTCAGATGCGTTCGATGACGAATTACCCATAGAGTTTGTTGGAGCCGCTTCAAGCAAGTAAGTCAAAGACTGAGTCTTGTCACGGGCAACCGTTTCCATGTTTGCCTTCAACTGGTTTTCCAGAAGAATCGCAACAGTCGAACGACGATGCGAATCTCTGATCTTTGGAAGGTCTTCATGGTCAAGGACCGGAGCCCACTTTTCCATCAATGTATTGATATCGTATTCCATTTTTACTTTAATCTCCTGTTAGGAATTCTTTAATATATTTAGCAATTAGCGATTTTTACGAAGATTCTTGGTCATCATAGAAGCAATTGCCTGTCCAACTGGATTTACATCCTTAGCTGTCGAAGCATCTACTTCTTCTGTAATAACAACTGGTTCATCGTCGGCGTCGATAGAAGTCTTCTTTACATCCTTAGCGAAGTAAGATTCTTTCAAGTCTTTAATCTGACTTACGAAGTCTTCTTCATCTTCGAATTCGATGCCTTCTGCGAGCATAACTAGACGTTCTTTCTGATTTGCAGAAAGACCATCTACATGTTCCATCACCAATGCAGTTTTCTTTGATTCATTAAGTTCGTTTGCGAGAGCAACGTTCTTATTGATTTCTTCGTCAAGAGAAGCTTCAAGTGTTCCAACACGGGAAACAAGTTCTTCAACAATGTCTACTTTGTCATCTGGGATTTCAATGTAGTGTTCTTCGAAGAGATTCTTCAAACCAACTAGGAATGATTCAGCGATTTCTGTACGAACGTTCGACTGAATTTCAACCTTATTTTCTTCAAGCCATTCAGAAACAACCTTATCAAGGTAGTCGTCCATCTTTTCTACAAGATTTTCAACGAATACTTCCTGATCCTTTTCATTCTGTTCAAGAATCTGGTCCACTACTTCCGAAATAACTTCGTTAGCAGCCGCAATAACAGCGGTTTCGAAAATGTTCTTTGTCTTTTCCTTGAACGATTCAGTCAAATCTTCCTTGCCGAGCAAAGCAGCAAGGTGTTCAGAGATATCCAAGTCTTCCTTGGTTACCTTACGAACTTTGATATCGACTTCCTGACCGCCCTTGTCGTCATCGCTCGAATCGTCGTCTGAATCATCTGAGTCAGAGTCGTCATCGCCACCAGCGGCATCGGCAGGCTTCTTAAGCTTGGTGATCTTACCGGCGTTGTTGTCGTCGGCCTGATTGTCGTTGTCGTCATCAACATCATCGTTCATGTCTTCATCGGCAGCTTCACCAATGACAGAAGCCTTATCCTTCTGCTTGAACTTCTTATGGTTGATGTCTTTCTGATTGTCGTTCTTGGCCTTATCAATGCCAGCTTCGATCTTCGAATTGTCGGCAGAGACGTTATCAACGTCGCCGGGAAGGTCTGGACCGGTCTTCTTAAGGTCTTTCTTCGTAGGAACGTTCTTACGCTTGTCGAAAACAACGTCTGGAACTTCCGAAGTTTTGTCGTCTGACTTGAACGCTTCTTCAAGAGCCTTTTCTTTTACTGACTTTTTGATTTCATTCAAAAGCTTTGACATGTTAACTGTATTCTCCTAGAGAGTTATAATTTCTTGTTTTATTTAGCAAATGGAGTATTTTGACAGTTATTATGCCAAATACTTACGGAACGCTTTTAGGAACTGCGCTTCACGCAATTCTCTATCTTTCACGCTCTTTACAATCTCGATTTCTTCTACAAGTTGTTCTTTCTTGCGCCATTCTAGACCGTCGAAAATCCATTCGACGTTTTCAACTAGAGACTCAACGAAACAACCCGGTCCCGATGGTTCAGCCACGATATCGACTGTCATCAATTTGAAATCCGGCTGAACAACCTTCATGCCGTTCGATTCTTTGATCGAACCAAGGCCACGGCTGGACACACCAAGGCGAATACCTTCGTCCAAAAAGGTCTTTGCGATCTTGCCGCATGGGGTATCGAGAATCTTAGCTTTACCGAAAACAACGTTTTCGTTCATGCTCAAAGCAGTGATGATGTGAGATACACGGTCGAGATTGAGCGTTGGATTGGATGGATGGCCAAGTTCGCCCATGGCACGGTTTTCAGAGATAATCTGTGAATAACGGCCCAATTCATTTTCAAGAACAGAGCGGGGATAAACACGCTTGTTTCCATTCAAAGTTTCAGCAACCATGAATGGACCTTTGATAAAGTATTGCTTGATACCGTTCTTTTCTTCTGTCAGAAATTCAATTTGTTCGTCAAGTTCTTCTGTAAGTAGAAACATTCTTTTTATTGTTTAACCTCTTTTGTAGGCTTTTTCTTTTTGAAGCGGTCAAAAAGACCTTTCTTCTTTTCTTTTGGGAGAGAGGCTACTTTCTGGCCAAGTGCGTAGTTCTGTGAACCATGCCAATTAGTCAAATCCTGCCAATCCTGTTTAAAGCCTTCATTGAATACAGACTGTGCAGCAATTGCGTTCACATCTTCTGCAATCTGTTCCAAAGCTTTTTCTTCAAGCTTAGATTTGATGGATTCCACAAAACTTGTTGGGGAACCTTCGTAAAGCTTCAATAGTTCATTTTTCATTAGTGACCCTTTACGTGTTTGTCCCATTCGGTTTCTTTTGGGGTGGCCTTCATAATCATGCTCTTCCATGAACGTTCTTTGTCAGCCACAGTACGGCGCTTTTTATTCACAACGAAGGTCGTGAACGATTTGCCGTTCTTTCCACCACGTGTGGTCGAGATAGTATGAGCGCCCATGTCTTCTTTGACGGGCTCTACTTCTTCCTTCGTCAACTTATCGACGGCTTTACGAATGCCTTTGTCACGCTTCGCAGCAGTCTTTTCGTATTCAGCCGCTCTTGAAGCAGTGTAATCTATATTCTTTTTGGAATGACCTTCATCTCTCTGAATACGTTCATCACGACGAGCATTAAACCCAAGAGTATGATTCATTGTAGAATTGTCATGTGCAGACTTGACATATCTTCCAAGTCTTTCCTTGGAAATTTCGTCAAGCTGTTCTACTTCTTCTGAAAGATCGCCTTTAAGTTTCTTGATCTTTTCAGGCTTTTTATTAGTAATTTTGTCCTGAATTTTTGCGTTATCAGTAGCAACTACGTTTTCGTCTCTGTCTGCCTGTGCACTTTCTTCAAATACTTCCGGAGCGACTTCTGTAGCTACGGATTCACAAATACTATTAGCCTTTTCGGCCAACTTTGCTCTGATGTCATCAAAGAATTTTGTAGGTGAGCCTTCCATAAGGCTAATAAGTGATTTCTTCATTGTTATTAATCCTTTGATAGTTTCTTTTTTCTAGCAAGAGTGTTAAGCCCTCTTACTCTATTATAAAACTTCTTATTATTGTTTTGACTTTTACCGTCATAGGCCAATATTTGACCTTCTGCATCGCCTTTATATTTTGACAATTTTTCCTGTGACAATTCTTCCAAAGGTTCGATTTCTTCTTTGGTAAGTTTGTCTACAGCTTTCGCCATGTTCTGACGACGCTTCCAAGATTTTTCAAAAAATTTGTCTGCCAGCTTGGAGTCTTTTTCGCCTTGCTGGTAGTTGGCGTAATTCTTGTTCTTGATTTCGTCTCTAACTCTATTGGCACGGTCACCATAACGTCCGGTTGCCGCAGATTTAGTTGCCAAATCATGGGAAGCTTTCTTTAAATACGAACCAAGAGTAGCCTTTGAGAGTTCTTCCAAAGGTTCTACAGCTTCGGAACGAAGCGCACGTTCATTGGTTGTGTATGTCTTGCCGACAAAGTTTGTATTTTTGCCAGACTTTGAAGCAGCGAAGTCGTTCAACTGATTGTAGGCGTCACGATCATCTGGACGCTTAATATTTTTGATACGAGCGTCGTTTCTCTTCTTTGGCTTCGTAGGAGCGCCAGTCAATTCGTCTGTATCGTCTTCAATATCCACATTATCGAGATGCTGTTTCATCATTGCCTTGTGACCGGGGGTCATTTCAGCAAGTAGCGCTTCCGACAAATCAACGACCAAATCGGCAACGACCGATTCCGCCTTTTCGGAGATAGACTCCGTTAGAGGGGTGAAATCACCCTTCAACAAATCAAGAATGTTTTGTTTCTTAAGCATTTAGGTATCCTATATTGTTCAAATATTTATGAAAAATAGGATTTTAGCTAAACCACTTCTGTTTTGGGTTAGCGTTATCCTCTTTGTCGTCATCATCTTGATCCTGTCCCGGCATTCCACCAGCATCTTGACCGGATGGAGCGCCAAATTGGTCACCACCGGGCATTCCGCCCATGCCACCGCCCATAGGATCACCGAAACCGCCACCATCCATACCCATGCCGCCGCCGAAGCCGGACATCTGGTACTCGGGTTCTTCATCGATTTCTTTCTTGATTTGAATCCATTCTTCTTCTGACATATGCAGAACGTTTGTACGGACCCAAGTCTGTGAATAAAATTTTCCAATGTATGGTTCGATATCACGCAAGTTTGAAATACGAGCCTGCATGATTTCGCCTTCTTTCAACTCTGTGAAGAAGTTATTTTCATTCCATACAATGAGAATGTCGTCTTTGTACTTGTCCCATTCTGTAGAAGTCAAAACCGACTTCAAAATCAATTGATCGCCAAGAATATCAAGAAATACTTCTGCGAAACGTGAACGAAGACGATTTACGAAATCCGAAAACTTCACTTCGTCACGAGAGATTTCTGATGGACGGCCAATATTGAAACCACCTTCGGAATCGAGGCGACCGATTGGCACTTCCAAGGCTTCGTAAAGCTTCTTTTTGAAGTACTCAACGTCGGTAATCTGGCCAAGATTTTCACCGGCTGGCAATGTTTCAACCGTCGTGCCCTTACCGTCACGTTGTGGGAACCAAAAGTCTTCCAACATCGTGGCAATACGCTTGTCGTCTGAAACCTGTCCTGTTTCCGGATCGAATTTCAGTTTCTTATTGTGCTTGCGCATGATTTCAGCCACATATTGTTCGGCTTTCATCTTAGGCAAGTTGCCAACTTCGATATTGAAAATTCTTCTTTCTGGCGCACGGGCAATACGATAGATCACCACGGCATCTTCCATCATGCGAAGCGTGTTATACGCCTTGATCGCCTTATGGAGATTTGAGAGGATCATTGTATTGTCATTGTTACGAATACCCGAGTGAACATAGGTAATCGAGTTCGGTGAAATCGGAATACCTTGTGGGTTCTTACGATTGACACCGGAACCATTGTACACAAAGTATTCAATATATTTCTTGTTTACTTCCAAGCTGTTTGTGATGATGTTAGCATAGCTTGGGATTCGCTTATTGTTTTTGATAAGCTCTTTTACTTTTTTGATCTTTCGAGGATCGACATTACGAAGTTCAAAGATACCGTTGGCTGGATTTTGTTCATCGATCATCTTATGATAGTAGATACGACCATCCACATACCATTGACGGAAAATATGATAGCAATCTTTCTTGAAGTTCATCATCTTCAAGATGGCATCGAATTCTTTCTTGATTGCGTGGCGAGTGTTTTCCCCGATATCGATCTTCTGTGTGTCGATATCGACCGGGCCGGTTGGTGAGGCATAGTCGAAGGCTTCATTGATAATGTCCTGAATCGCCTTATCGACTTCCTGTTGTTCAGAAAGTAGTCTATATTTTGTGATAAGAGCGGCTTCATCAACAGTAGAATTGTCGAGAGCAACGCCATAATTGTAGAAGCCCGATGCATTGGAACCGATTTCCAATGCACCGTCGTTATCCGATTTTTCGATAACTTGAAGGGTTGACGCCTCACGAATTTTACGTTCTTCGTCAACGCCTTTATTAAGCTTATAGCCAAAAAATCTCATGATACCCTTTTCTATTTAACTATATTGAATATATAGCTAATTTTAGATATCAGTACCGCCAGCGAAGCCAGTTGTGCTTTGATCACCAGAGGTCCAGTAGTCAACGGAGAAGGAAACTGGATAGCTGATAACGTCATCCTGTCCCCAATCCATGCCGATAGAACCGACAGAAATAGGCCAAATACCGTTGAACTTGTATTCACGAAGAACGTTGCCGTTCTGTGAGTAAAGAGTTACGTCGGCAATCGACTTGTAGAGCGACTGTTCAGAAGTTGGGAGTCTTCTAATGTTGCCAATTGGTGAGTTGATTGAGTTTACCCATTCTTCCATTGCATTACGGATCAAGTGATCTTCATCACCAATGATAGTAACTTCCCAATCGGAATAGTTCTGGGTTACACCAGCAACTTTGATCGCACGGCCAAAATAAGAAACCGAAATTGGGTTCGTATCTTTCTGTGGAACGTTTGTCGCACGGCAGAGGAATGGCAGAACTGAGTCAGCCTGTCCGTTTACCGGGTTGGTGATTTTCACCTGAAAAAGGTTCGTTCTTGCGCCACCGTAACGAAGAGCCGAACGAAATGAATTGATGTTAAAAGCCATGGTTAAACTCCAAGTTTCTTATTATTTTCTTATATTTATAAGGGTATAGACGAAAAAAGGCTGGCATCTTTCGACACCAGCCCAAAGTTATTAGTCTACATTCTTCTTATTGTTGTAAGTATTTATGATAATCAAAAGATTACTCACCAAACTTACCTACGATTTCTTCGAATGCAACACCGGTACGGGTAGCGATGAAGTTCAAGCGAATGAATTCAGCTACACGTGCTGGCTTGATATAAATGTCACCTACCAATTCGTTGCGGTCGATAACTTCCGGAGTGTTGTTTGTTTCGTCGCAAACAACTTTGAAGTCATAGATACCACGACGGCCCTGAATATCACGCAAGAATGGTTCAACCATGTTGCGGAACTGTGCACGTGTGAATTCATCGTTGAATTCAAACAACTGGTAACGTGATGCCTTCGCAATCGCCTTTTCGAGAACGATGAACAGACGACGGACGTTGATGCGGTCGAAAGCCGATGGCTTCGAAAGCAAGGTCTTCTGTCCGAAGAGAACCGTTCCATCACCGGGGAATGTTGCCACCGGATTGATGTTGTTCTTGTAGAGCGTGTCACGGTCTGCTTGACGTGGATTCCAAGCGAGCTTGATCACGTTCTTGATCTGGCCACGGTTGAAACCGGCAGCGGCCCACCAAGGATCACGGTCTGTGTCGGTCTTAACGTGCAGACCGGCAATGTCACCGTTCATTGGAACGTAGCGGTACAAATCGTTGTAACGATCATACTGCCATTTCCAGTTGTTATCGAGAGCCGCATATGAAGTAACAGGTAGAGTATTTCTGTATGTTACGATATCTGTAGCTTCGTCGCCCTTGTTGTTAACGGCATAGGCACGTGGTGGAGACAAGAACGCAACGCAATCAAGACGAACTTCACAGATATTGTTGATGATATATGTCGCCAAAGTCTGTGTAGCATCCGAACCAATAAGGATCGAAACTTCAACATCTTCCGGAGAAGCAAACAATGAATAACCACGAATCTTTTCAGAGTTTCCGATAGTTGTTCCATCAGAACCATGATCAAGCGAGTTATCGATTGGCAAAGTACCAGTCACAAAGGTTGTGGTTGATGCTTGGCTACCAGCGTTTGTCAAAGATGAAGGATGACCGGCCCAACGGATGTAGTCAGACTGTTGATTGATCACTTCCTTGTAATATGAAGTCGCACCATTGTCATACTTGGCATCAGCCGCCTTCGATACTTTCTGGTATACTTCAAGAACTTCGCCACGCTGATTTGTCCATAGACCATCTTCGTCAACAACAACGATATGCATTTCGTCGGCAGAACCACCAAGGTTAGCAACGTAGTCGGAAGTACCCGGAGCGTTGTCAACTACAGTGTAGAATTCCCAACGACGCACGGCTGTTTGAGCCGTGCCACCAGCAAGGTGACGTGAATCGAGAACCAACGAAGTTGTGTTGGAAATTGTTGCAACAGAGTGTGTTTCACCATTGATAACCAAAAGATCACCAACAACAAGTTGAGTGGTGAAGCTTGTTCCTGAACCGGTAACTGTTGTTGTGTTTGCAGTAACAGAAACCGTACCAGTCAAAGTAGACTGATAAGCAGATGCAGAAGGGCAAACAGATACTTTCAAAGAGTTACCCATTGCGCCAGCGAACTTAGCAATCCATGGGCCTGTATTGAAAGATGTTTGAAGATTTCCGGTATCGTATGAAGATGAATATTCATCATCGTTACGAACAAGAAAGCCCGCCGTACCGGCAGAAGCATTGGTTGCTCTTAGAGCGGTATTGGCGTTGTTGTCGTTAACAACACGAACAACCCAAAGATTGTTTGCGTATGCCAAGAAATTAGCAGCCGAGAACCAATCGTTGGCTACGGTATTATTTGGCTTCCAGAATGTATCAACAAGTTCTTGTTCAGAATCGATACTGACAAGCTGATCTACTGGCCCCCACTGAAACGCACCGGCCAAACCACCTTCCGTAGTCGAAACCGCAGGAATAATGTTGGTTGTGTCGAATTCTTTTACGTACACACCGGCTGATAAATAGAATGGCATTGGGTAAATACTCCCTTATTATTATTGTTTTATGCAGGAGTATTTAGGAAACGGCCCTTTTTAACTTAATTTTGACCTAAAAATGGTCAATTATGACCATTGGGGACATTATGGTAGATACTTCAAATCCGTTTTTTGGAAAAAAACATACCGCCGCTTCCCGCAAAAAAATTAAAGAAAATCATGTCGGCATGACCGGCAAAAAACATTCCCCAGAAACGAAAGAAAAAATGTCAACGGCACACACGGGCCGGAATTGGGTTTACAAAGGAATGGTCACCAAATCTATTCCGAGTGAAGAACTGGATTCCTATCTCGAAAGCGGTTGGTTGAGAGGCAGAGCTATCGATAAAAGAGGATCGAAGAGCTACATGCTGAAATTTTTGTTCGAAAATTCCCCTTGACATTCATTCATATAACCGATATATTAACGTCATAGTCATTGGATTATGAAAGGATTGTGAATGGCTGATAAAGGCAACCGGGTTCAGATGGCGCAAATTGTTGCGTTCGCCAACTTTCCCGATTTGAAGCGCTTTCCCGATGAAAACCATATCGTGGTGCGCAAAGAGTTGAAGCGCAACTTCGGGAACCTCAAGGACCAGTACGAAATGGCAATCGCCAAGCTGGCCACTGAACAGCGCCCTATTCCCATTTCTCTCCCGATGGCTTAAAACCCAAACGGGCCTGTAGGTCCATCAAAGGAGTCGAACATGGCCGAAGATGAAAAGCCGGATAACATGGACTATTATGTTGTCCGTGGTGGAATGTCGTGGGGTAAGGATGAAAGCCTTCAAACGGCTTTCTTCAATTGGTTCAAAAATGAACGACCGGCGAGGGATGTTAAGGTGGTCATCCACCAAGTTGCCCAAAGCGCCACAGTCGATGACTTCGGTCGTTTGAACTGGTTTACCAAAGATGGCGAGCCCGTCAAATTGGGTGAAGTCACCGTCACCAAGAAACTCATCGAACGATACAATGCCGTCATGACTGATATTGACGAGCTTCTGGTGCCCGTCGAAGATAATTTCGATTGGGATTTGGCGATGCGGGTTAAGGAGGAATCTCATGAAAAAGCTTGAACCAAAGGTTGGCGATGTGGTCGCTTTCAACATGTTGCCGGATGCCGCATGGTTCGACGTGCTGGCAATCAATGGCTTCATCATGACCGTCCGTGAACACGGCACGGATTATGCTGAACAGCGCATCGACAAGGGCGGCGTAAAGCAGATTCGTAAGCCATGAGAACCTATTATGTTTCGGCTTTGGATTTAACGACCGACGAAGTTCAGCTATATTCCTTCCCCACGCCTCAATATGGGGATAGCCCAGACAAGATCGATGGTGTAGGATTTTACCGCACCATCGTTTCCCTAAACGCTTTCTTCCATGGTGGCAGTTCTCATTATCGAAACTGGACCGACAAGCGTTTGTTCTCCCTCAAAACAGAACGGGAAGTTGAGTTTGAAAGGGAAAGAGGACGACTCGAAGGTGGTCCTACCATTCCTTTTTCGAGTCTTTTCGCTTTCTATCGACACATTGGTTACGACTACAAAGCCAAAAAATACACGACCGGCGAAAAGCTCCATCCATATTCTAAATTTTGATTGACAAAAAGATTCCAATGTGGTACATATTGGATATCTGCAATCTTAATTAAGGAAATTTATGGATTATTTGTTTTGGGGATTAATGCTAATCCCATTTGCGTTTGCTGTTGCAGCTAGTGAATATGAGTCCATCGTCGCTGGCCTTGTCTCAATCGTTCTTGCTGCCGCTTTCTTTTATATCTTCACGGACTACAATCCGCTTCCTTGGATTGTCGCCAACCCCGGAACCGCTGCGATCTACACCGGTTTATATTTTGTGACCGGTGCGATATATTCCGTCGTGAAATGGCTGTATGTCGTGAACACATCGACGAACAGAATCAAAACGGATTTCGAGAGGTTCAAACTCAATAATCGTGATGATACCTCAATCGAAGCCTTCAAAAAATCCGAATACAATAGCCTGAAAGTCTTGAAGAACAAGGCTCGAATCATGGGCTGGCTTGTCTGGTGGGTTCCGTCTCTCTTCTGGACTGTTACCCATGATCTTTTCCGCAAAATTTGGGATCACATTTACAATATGTTCTCCGGTTTGTACGAAAAGATCGTTTCTCGCAAGATCGATTCTACGCTGAAAGATTTCTAATTTTTCTGCTTGACTCTTAAAAGCGAATAGATTATACATATACTCGTTGTGATGAAGACGACTGAAAGGTATTCAGGACTCGGGGGCGGAACCCGACTAGTCCACCACAACCAGATAGAGGGACGAAAGCCCGGCCAATAACACGGCGTCGTATGATGGCTGGCGTTCTATCTGGTTATGATGGGCTAGAAACAGGATCGACTGGTACGTAATAGGAAGTTGGAGCAACCGGCATTGTACCGCCGTTATCGGGCTAAACACAATAAGAGACAACGATAACTTCGTTCCTCTGGCAATCGCTGCCTAATCAGCAGTAGCCAATGAGTTTTGGCGGTTGAACTTGGAAACAGAATCAACCGCCGCTTCTATTTTCAGGAAAAAATTTGAGTAGAATATTAACCAACGGCGCACTTGTGCCGGAAGACAATTCCCATACAGAAATCAATCCGGTCACAGGTCAACAAAAGGCTTATGTGATTCTCTCGGAAGACGAACGGGCCAAGGGCTTCGTTCGCCCGCTTCGCAGAAGCTACAAACACACAGTGTGTGGAACCGAAACCACGATGGGTCAAGCCATCGCTGAAACCTACGCTCGTAATCCGAAATTTTATTCTGCCACCTTCTGTTGTCAGTGCAAAACACATAAGCCTCTAAACGAATTTCATTGGTCCGGTACAACGGAAATTGTTGGATCATGAAAAAAGATTTAGACCCAGATTTTTGGGATGACTTCGTTTTCTTGGCCCAATCCTTTGCTTCGATCATGCAAGGCGATGTTTATGACCATCGCATAAATGGCGCATATGCCATCATGAAAAAATATGGATTGGACGAATACGGATGTCCACCGGAAGACGAAGAAGACGACACGCCAGTTCCTATGATTCCGGCTAAGAAGCCGAAACAGGCGTTGGATTGAGCGACTTCCTAAATGACTTCGAATCGTTATTCGGAGTCCCTGATAAGCCGAAGCGAGACTTCACCAAAGAAGTCCAGACAACCCAAGCAAATCCAGATGCCAAAAAGCTGATAACCATTCGGCTTGATCGGGATATTATAGCTTATTTTCAACAGCAAGGCGAAGGGTATCAAACCCGTATCAATAATGCCTTGCGGGAATTTATGAATCAACGATTAAAGAAATAATGCGTGTAGTCAGTGAGGAAGAGTTCTCTCAAACGCTTAGGGAACAGCTTTCAGACGATTCTTTTGATGAATTTGGTGTGGTGACCGGGCCGGGACGTTCCGGCGCTGTAGCAGCCGTGTATGCCTCGCATTTCCTGCATATTCCATTCATCCCATACGGTGCCAATGCTCCCGTCCATCTTGGCCGATTGCTGATTATCGATACCGCTGAACAGACCGGCAAAACAATCCGCAAAGCATCACGTCGATATGAAAATGTGCCTCATTCCGTGCACACGCTTTACAAAGAGCCGCCAAGAGTTTGCTTTTGGTATGAAGCTCCAAAGCCACAACATTATAAACACGAAAGATTAAATGAACAGCCTACCGAACATTCTGACCAAGGATAGTTTTTCGAAGGAAGTTGAAAAATTTGTTCTGGAAACCGGTTCCGATTACATGGATGCCGTATTGCATATCTGTCAAGTGAGAGATATCGAGCCCGAGACAGCCGCCAAGCTTATAAACGCCAATGTCAAAGGTATGATCGAAAAGGAAGCCAGCGATCTAAACCTTTTGGAAGAGAAACCACAATCACTGGAATTTGAATGATTTCTCCCGAGCGAACGAAACAGATTTTTGTTGCTCTTCGTTTGCACTTCACCGGCTCATACGACTACATCAAATATCAAGGCAAGACTCGGACCGGACTAAAGCCAGCGGAAACATGGGCAGTCGAAAAGATCGCCTTCAAATTCCAGAACGAAGAAGCTATTAAAGATTTCTTTGTCGCCAATATGATCGACGGTTTTGTGAAGACCGGAAAAATAGGCTCATTCATCAATGCCTATGCCAACAAAGATGCGACAGAAATTTATGAAAAATCGACAAATTGGTATAACGCCTCATACAATCTGACTTCGGATTTGAACAAGTTCGATGGTCTGAAAGATTTGACCGTCTGTGTCGATGGCAATCATCCAAAAATTTTCCAAGCGGTTTTGGAAAATGAAATTTCGATTTTCACCATGGCTTGTGTGATGCTATTTTTAGGTGATCGAATTGTCGATTACTGGACTAAAAATTGTGATGATACAGTATTGTTTGGGGACTATATTCGATTTTTGAAGAAATATGTCCCGCTCATACCAAAAGATAATGAAAAGATAAAAGAAGCAATCAGTAGTTACAACTATAAACATAGGAATATATGAGAAAATCAAGAATTGAACGCCGTAACGAATGGCGTCTCGAAAATCGTAAGACCAATGGTGAATCGAACAAACCATGGATTTCGACTGTAGACCCACGCTATGAGCCGGTCGTTGTCAAGAGCAAGACATATGAAGCCAATGGCAAGCGTGAAGTTGCCCGCCGTCTAAAAGCACCAAAGGTCGTGCTGGATTACGAGATTGTCGGTGTATCTCCAATGAAGGCACCAAGTGGAGAAATTTCTGCTTTGCGGGAAAAATTCTCATGAACCTGAACGAATACGCTGAAATGTGTCATAAGGCGAATGCCAAGTGGTGGCCAGAAGACGTTCGAACCCGCAACAAGGGTGAAGCGATTGCGCTCATGCATTCCGAGCTTTCAGAAGCCTTGGAAGGTGAACGCAAGAACCTCATGGATGACAAGCTCCCGCACCGTAAATGTGCCGAAGTCGAGTTTGCCGACACACTCATTCGAATTTTCGATTATTGCCACGCCTTCGGCTATGATTTGGAAGGTGCTTTTCAAGAGAAGATGGCATACAACGCCATTCGGGAAGATCACAAACTAGAACAGAGAATGAAAGAAAACGGAAAGAAATTTTAAAATTTCTTGACTTTTCACTGTTCTTCTGGTATAAATAAAAGATATTATGTCTAGTGTGGTTAAGAAAAAGATATCAACAATACGTCAAAATTATTATGGATAACGTGGATATGACAAAATATAGGATAATAAGAAAATATGTCACTATCCCTTTCGGACTTGAAAAAGTCCTCGAAATCCCGTCTCGATAACCTAATCACAAAATCCCAAGCAAATTCCGAACAAGGCGCTAAAGACGCTCGCTTTTGGCAACCAACCGTTGACAAAGCTGGCAATGGCAACGCTCTTATTCGCTTCCTCCCTGCATCAAAGGAAGATGGTATTGACGCTCTCCCATGGGTGAAGTACTTTGAACACGGCTTCAAAGGCCCATCGGGCAAGTGGTATATCGAAAAATCCCTTACTTCGCTAGGTCAGAAAGACCCCGTTTCCGAGTATAATTCTATGCTTTGGAACAAGGGAACCGATGAAGCCAAGGAAATCGCACGTGCACAGAAGCGCAAGCTTGTGTTTGTGTCGAACATTCTGGTAATTACCGATCCGGGTAATCCAGAAAACAACGGCAAAGTATTCCTGTTCAAGTATGGTCAAAAGATTTTTGAGAAGATCAAGAATATCATGACTCCGGATGAAGCACTTGGTGAAGAACCAAATGATCCGTTCGATTTCTGGACAGGCCAGAACTTCAAGCTTAAGATCAAGAAAGTTGGCGATTTCCGCAACTACGATGACTCTAGCTTCGCAACTCCATCTGTTCTGTTCAAGAAAGATGAAGAAATCGAAGCCGTCTGGAATTCGCAGTACTCGCTATCGGAATTCCTTGATCCGAAGAACTACGAAAATTATGACGATCTTCAAAAGAAGCTTCATGAAGTCCTACAGATTCAGACCGAATCTGTTTCAACGACCGCTGAACGCCTTTCTATGAAGGTTGATGCCGAAGTAGCAAGCGCTGATGCAGAAGTCGAAAGCGGTGAAGACGCCGATTTGGACGAAATTCTGAAAAACTTGTAATCTCGAAACCTGATTTACTTCGTTGAAGTAGTCAAGGTAGCCACCGAGGGCAAAAGAGGAAGACTTAATTGTCTTCCTCTTTTTTATTGTTCAATGCGTCTAGAGTTTGTTCTAGAGTTCCGGTGAAAACGGCCTTGTCGATGTAGACCTTTGCGTTTCCATTCGTATCCGGCATATAAATTTTTCTTTTTTTCTCGATATACGCCATCTTCGAAGAAAAAATATTTACTCGCTTTTCGTTGCCATCGATGATGGTTTTGAGCAAGCCGTTGAGCGCTTGGAAGTCTTTGTCATCTTCCGTGTCAGAGGCTATCTGTGCGGCCTTTTCAGCCGCCTCTACAGCGATTTCCAAGGCATCTGCTATGTTGCGTCTCGCTTCCTCGAAATCTGCCTGTAGCTGTTGCTCTTCGGCATCCATCGGTTCCGTGACCGCACCGCCGACACTCACGGGAGCCGGAAGATTTTGTGCTTCCGTTAGGGTTTCCGGTTGAGTGTCCGTTAGGTTTTCGTGTTCCGGTTCTGGATCGATATCCAAAATTTCATGAATTAATTTTTTTGTCATTTGTCGGTTCCTGTCACAGGATCATATTTCTTTCCGTCCTGAAACTCTTGAATGGCAGTAATGAAGCCATAATCGTCTTCTTTATTTATGTCCTGATATGGGATTGTAAGATTTGGGTCTGATGTGGGTTGGCCATCGCTTGTCAGACCGGGAGTCACCATGATACGAGCAACACGCCCATGGGCCTGCATTTCGTCTTCTGTGATTTTTCCAAGGCCGGGTATCGAGTGGAAATCCACCTGAACACGTTTGATCACTCCTGATTTCTGAATCGGGCCAAAAATCCATCCATCGATTTCGAAGTTGAAGGTAGCAGTCAGCACACGGCGTTCCTTGAAATCGCCATCGTAAATGTCGTCCATCGTCGGTGCATCCAACATGTTGACACGAGCATCATATTTGTAGGCAGAGCCCGGAATCAAATCGAGCGTCGTGTTGAAATCACCATTGAAGAATGGGACAATCTGTTCCACAATCTGGTATACATCATCCGTGTTAACCGACATTGCATAGAGTTGAAATTTAAATTTCACGGCAACCGGCATGAATTGTGTAAGAACTTTGTTTCCATCATCGACAATAGACACCAATTTATGTATGGCATTGTTCTTACGGCTTTCATCGATTGTGAAACCATCGCAAATGAACCCCATGCGAGGCAATTGTATCTTGACAACTGGATTGTTGGCAGGGTGATCCTTCATCAATGCGTACCATTTTTGCTTTGGAGCATAGGTGATAGGAACCTTTATTTGTTGAAGTTCCGTTTTGTCAGCCGCCAGACGGGTAATGTAGATTTCATTGAAAATGTTTCCGAACATAATCACGTATTTTCTGGTAGTCGAGTGATAAAAGCTGTGGCCTAAAATTTTAACCTCCTACTAATTTAAATGGGATACTTACCATTTGAAATCGGTGTTTCTTTTGACGAATGGAGAAATTTCAGAGAAATCTACAACGCCATCAGCTTCATCAGTGAGAAGCTTGTTGTCCGCTTGTTTGTCCGTATCTTCAACCTGAACGTCTTCATCAATAATCGTGGCTTGGTCTGTATCGTCTTCCAATTTGATGGAATCGTCATCTTCCGTGGTCATTGGAGAACGCATAAGATCGCCAGAGAACAAATCTTCGATTGAATCGATTTCCGTGTCACCGGTATCAAGTTTTTCGTGACTGTATTCGAACAATTCACAGAACAATTCGTATGTCTGCAATGAACCACCTTGATAAAAAATGGCGTCGTGCTGTACGAATTTGATTTCGAAAAGACGCTGGAATGTGGATACCCAGATTAGATCGCCTTCACGGGGACGGTCATAAGGGATATAGTATCCTTCGATATTGCCTTCTTCCATCAAAATGCCATTCAATTGGCCGGGCATGTAGCGATTGGTAACCTCTTGCTCCATCGTGTCATCATTTTCCGACATCAGATGTTCCAATCGAACTTCCTCAAAACGCTTGCGAGATATAGAGAGATGCAATTCATCTTTGATTTGCACATCGAATTTCGACATGAATCGAGCGCCGTCGAATCCTTCCGTATTGTTCGGATAAGCTTCGATCATCACGGCATCATTGAAGGAATTGACGGTCGATTCCCCGAAAAGATCGTCCAAATTCACGGAAGTACGTGGCAAATAATTTACCCAGAAACCCATATTTTTGATAGCACCTATGGTGAGGTCTTCAAACAACTTTTGGGTTGGACCAAAGATGTAGTTGTTAATATATCTATTGGGTGAAAGTGAAGCCATCTATCATCTCTTTATGAATTTATTCAAGTATTTATCATATGAAAAATTATTGTCATCGTTCGTGGTATTTCCTATAACACCAAGTGTTGTATTAGAATTTTTCGTATATCCGGGCACTTTGATACCTTTTGTAAATGTTCGCAAGTAATCATCGTAACTAAGTCTGTTACTCTGGACATATCTCGCAATAGCGATCACTGTATCATTTTGTTCGATGCAAACTAGAACGCCTTCAAGTTCGGCATGTAGTCCGAATGCATCTACAAGATCGTTCTCTTCTGCTATATTTGCAAAAGCTTGAATTCTTAGCGAGGCTGTATCTTCATCGTTATCATCATCTTCAACGATAGAAGCCGAACCACTAATGCTTAGTGTAGAAGTTCCGTCGATATTGTCATTATCTTCTACAAGATCGCCAAAAGCCCGAATAGAAATTGCGGTTGATGAAGATACGTTATCATCATTTTCAATTGCTGAAAGCGCCGCTTGAATTATCAGACGAGTAGCGGATACGAGTCCGTCATCCGCTTCGCCAATAGAAGCACTACCATGTACAGCGATGGCCGATGCAGACGATTCCGTGTCTGAACCTTCGGTGATCGAGGCCGAAGCCTTAATTGCGATAGCGCCAGTCGCAGAAACAGTATCATTGGCTTCTGCAATCGAGGCAGAAGTTTTAATCGAAATAACACTACTTGCCGATACTGTGTCACCAGATTCTTGAAGGTTGCTGGTGCCTTTGATAAGCAGTGTTGCGGGTGACGATACGGCATCATCAGCTTCTACAATACCCGCTACATCTTTGATAAGCAGTGTTGCGGTTGACGATACGGTATCGTCACCTTCCGTGACATTCAATATGCCTAGTACTATACCAGCCGCCGCAGCCAATGTGTCATCGGCTTCTGTAATCGATGCCGTGGCTTTAAGCGGCAATGTAGCAACAGAAGTGAACGTGTCATTGGCTTCTGTAATATTCGCAGTTGCTACCTGTGGCGGCACAAAGCCTACAGCCGAAACCGTGTCATTGGCTTCTGTAATCGAGGCAGAAGCTTTCAGAGTGATTGTCGAAGCAGAAGAAACCGTATCGTTTGCTTCTGTAATATTTACAGTTGCAACCTGTGGCGGAACAAAACCTACAGCGGAAACCGTGTCATCCGCTTCGCTCAATGCAGCTACGGCATGAATTGGTGATGCGCCTGTAGAAGAAACAGAATCGTTTGCTTCTGTGGATGCTACAGCACCAGCAATCGCAACTTTAGTTGCAGAACCTAGACTATCGTCCGCTTCTGTTACGGATGAAGTAGCTTTGATAGGCAAAGCTGCTGTAGAAGAAACCGTATCGTTTGCTTCTGTTATAGCAGCATCCGCCGAACGACCACTAGTCAATACAGATGTTGCACTTAGCGTATCACTATCTTCTGTGATAGAAGCATTGGCTTTGATTGCAATTGTAGCAGTAGATGAAGAAGTGTCGTTTGCTTCTGTTATGACAGGTGTAGAACTGTCATAAGCAACAATGTTGTAGTCATTGTAGTCAAGAGCGGTAACAAACTTGCCGTCCGCAGAACAACTAACTTCCCAATACTGTCCGTTGTATGTATTTGGTGGCGTTAGAGCAGTGAATGTTGTAAAGTGGTCTGTAGACTGATATACTGCTGCAAACGTACCATCACCACCTGACAAATACTGGATACTGCCATCATCTGACAACGATAGGTAATGAAGTTCAGATGGGCTGGTTAACGTCTTTGACGTCCATGTCGTACCACCATTTGTCGAATAAAGGTAGGTATCGGCTACTGGTGTTGTTGCTGAACGTGCTGTAACTGCAATTGTTTGACCATCGACAGAGCAATCGATGTCTTTGTACGCTGAATTTCCGTTAGGACCGGGTGAAGGAATCGTTGTTACTTGAGTCCAACTGACACCAGAATTCGTGCTTTTCCATAGTCCTGTCAAAGTTAGGCCATAGATTACCGAGCCATCGCTTGAAAGTGCAAAATCAACCCATGTTCTAACACCAGCCGCAGTTAGTGACGCCCATGTTGAGCCCTGATTGTATGAGATTACAGGATGTGAACCAGTCGTTCCATTACGTTCACCAGCAATGATGACAGAGCCATCATTCGACATTCCTACAGCTTGCCAGTTGCCTGTCAATTCTGCGAAAGTCGATGCGCCTGTGGCAGACCACGTTACGCCTCTATTGGTTGATTTATAAATGTCCCCGAAAGACAGCGGTGCAATTAGAATGCTACCATCGTAGTTGCTACCGAATAGGTAGGACTGTCCTGATAGATTAGTCTGTTGAGTCCATGAAACACCCTTATCAGAAGATGTCCAAGGGAAATCAAACGCACCAGCGATGATCAGTGAACCGTCTGGCACAACATAAGCGCTGCCAGTCCAATTGAAACTGTTATCGCCGGAATTGGTTACAAAGAAGCCTTTTGGCTTGTTAGCAACGATAGAGATTGTAGCAGTAGAGCTTAGCGTATCGTTTGCCTCAGATACGCTTTCATTTGCCTTAATTGAAATCGTTGCAGTTGATGACAGTGTATCGTCTGCATCTGATGTGACACCATTTGCTTTAATCGGAATCGTTGCTGTAGATGAAACAGTGTCATTGGCTTCTGTGATAGACGCCGCTGCCTTTATGGCCAGTGTCGATGGAGAGACAACAGTGTCACCGGCTTCTGTGATCGATGCAGAAGCTTTTAGAGCAATTGTGGATGTCGAAGCAACGGTATCATTGGCTTCCGTAATCGAGGCTGTACCTTTGATCGAAATTGTGGAAGTCGAAGCAACAGTGTCACCGGCTTCTGATATCGCACCAGAAGCCGTAATAGAAATTGTGGAAGCCGACGATACAGTATCGTTCGCTTCGGTGATAGAGGCAGTTCCGGCAATCGGCGTTACTTGGATAACTGCCGTCACAGTGTCATTTGCTTCTGTTATAGAAGCATTAGCCTTGATCGCAATCGTAGCAGTAGATGAAGTGGCGTCGTCGGCTTCTACAATGAATTGACCGGAATTTCCAACCGAGAAATACAGATCACTTGGAGTTCCAGTATAAGAAGTACCGCCAGTATAGATGCTCGCTGAACCATTAGGATAAGTGCCATTAAATTGACCGGAAGCGAAATAATAGTTTACTGTGTCAGTTGCACCACTTCTGCTAACCAACAGCATATACGTTGTACCTGCGTTGGCGGTAATCGGAGAAGGAAAGGTAAACGTGGTGTTGGTAGCAGTAATTGTTAATGTGGAGCCAGCAACAGTCGATGACGTCGCTAATACGGTCGCACCAGTAGCATCACGCAACTCAACGTAGAGGTTGTCTGTAGGACTACCTTGCTTGGCCAATCTAACAACACAGCTATCAACAACTAATTGTTTAGATGGTGTGAAAGTCTGCGCTGCACCAATATTGCTAGCATTATAACCAACAAGCAATGTAGTATCGATCGTTGTTGGAAAATTGTATTCGCCGCTTGAAGACGATGCTGTATTCGGGTTGCTATTGTGGCTTGCTGATGATAGTGTGTCATCAGCTTCCGTAGGAGTTGAAGTAGCTTTAATCGCAATTGTTGTTGCTGATGCAACTGTATCACTGTCTTCTGTAATAGAAGAAGTGCCAGAAATACCAAGTGTTCGAATCGTATATTCATTGTATTTCAATGTTCCATTGTCATTCATAATGTATGGAAATACGATTGAATTGCCAGATTGATAAACGGCTCTTGCGTCGTGAGAGATAATCGAAACACTGGTTGTTCCGGTGTAGTCGAGTGTACCAGAACCCCAAGTTGCGCCGTTATCTGTAGAAGTCTTTACAGAAAGTGTTGTCGATCCAAGACCATAGTATGCATACACATTTCCGCTATCGTTGAATAGTCTGATAGAACCGCTGTTAGTACCGCCAGTTGATGTTCCGGTAACTGTTGGCGTCAGTGCAGAGTCAAAACGCATACCTTGTGGGGTAATTACCGTCTGGTTTACCGATGTACCATGAGCAAATACTATTCTCTGGTTTGTACTTAGGTATGATGTCGATGTACAGACAGGCCCCGGAGTAGAATATAGGAAAGTAGTTGCCGTTGATTGTGTTTGTAGGACGTTTGCACTAGACAACGCTCTTTGTGCTGCCGTTCCCGACGCCGCAGAGAAAATAAAATGAATAATGTCACTGGTGCCCAGAATAGCATCAAATACAATACCATCGAATGCGCCACCAGCATCAACCGCCGTGTTGGTCGTCCAAACGCCACCCGTCGAACGACGTGAGTACACGGTTCTTGAGTAAGAGTTGCTCATGCTGACAACACGAGCGCCTTGGTGCAAGACTACGACTGAACCATCGGAACGAACGATGATCGAATTGGTGTATGCGTTGATTAGTGCGTTAGTTTGTGTATTCAGCGCAGACGTAATTGTTTCGACAGTACCGAATGTATCTGACGATATATCGAAAGTAAGATATTTGAAGTTTACAGATGTTGTCGCACCATCTGTTATACACAAGTGGATGATGTTACCTACTTGGAATCCAGAAATCCACTGAATTCCGGTAGTGAAGCCAGTTTTTGTAGTGACACTTGACCAAGAGGAAGTTGGTGCTGTTGATTTATATGCCTGCAATGTTGTTGCAGTCGTACCATCGACTGCAAAGAAATAGAATGCAGAAGAACCGGCAGTACTTATCTTGAATAGCGCATCCGTGGACGTTCCCTGACTGTTCCCCACACCACTGGCGGTGCTGTAAGTGTGGAGTTCACCCCCTGTGTAAACATTATCTGTACTCCAATCAAGGAGATAATAATTGCTTGCATCCGCCGCTCCTGAACGGGTGATCACGATGTAATAGATCGTTGAAGCCGATAATGCATATGGAGTACTGAATGTGAAATTCACCCATGCATAAGAGGTTGTTAGTGATGAACCGGCAACCGTTGCAGATGTAGCCAGTACTGTGGTTCCATCAGATGCAACAATGAGTGCAGTAAGATTATCGGTAGGGCTTCCGAATTTTTTTAGAGAGAAAGAGGCAGTTGCGATAGTAACAGCGCTGCCTGTAGTGATTTTTTGGGCCATGCCTATACGGCTAGTGGCATCACCCCAAAGGTTGTTAGCATCGCTCAAACCCGCTGAATTAAGGGATTGGGCATATGCAGTACCCGGTGGCGTTCCTAGAAACGGACCTACAGGATTTACAGTTGAGCTTATACCAGTAATTGTTACAGGTAGAGTCATTAGATCACCACATCAGAACCACGTCTGATCACCAAATCCGGTGAAAGAAGCGCTTTCCAATCCTCTATTGACTTCATGTTTAATGGTGAACCTTCTGAACTAGGTGTAATACATGACACCCAATGAACAACTTTTGGTGCCAGAAATCTTAAATTTTTTGCGAGTTCCAAGCATTCGTCATCCGACAAATTTGGCATCACGTCTTCCGTGATCGCTATATCGATCTTACCTCCCGCAAAATTCTCGATATTTTCACGACTTTTCTCGGATAGAGAATCTTCATTCAGAATTTGAATTTTTGCATGGATATGTTTGTTTTCATGAATCCATGTTGAAATATCTGTGGCGGTCACATTCAAACCTTGGGCAATCCAGTCTTCCGCAGACCAGCCAAAACCAGCCCCAATCAAAGCTATTCTTTGAGTAGGTTGCAAATCCAATGCATTTTTCAATATTAAATGATCATTTCCGTAATATTGTGTTTTTGCCGAACGAACGTACCCAACGACAACACCGTCAACAAGACAACTATACAGTGAAGACCAAGTAGTTTCTAGGTTGCTATCTACCAAAGGCACCGATACAAATTCCCCAAATATAACAATACTATTTAGGCTATACTGTCTTCTAAAAACAAAAAGCCCCCACCGTGAGGTAAGGGGCTTTTTGCTTTATGAAAGGATTATGCAGTTTAAGCGTTACCGGCTGTCAATGTGAACGAAGTAACCGAGAATGCCTGTCCCGATGCGAACGAAGTGTTGTCAACGGTCATGTCGCCACCGCCGCCCGTAGCAGTAACGGTTCCCTGTGCATGACAAGTACCGCCAGACGAGAAGATACGGAAGTGACCGGCTGTACCGGTCGCATCGGCAGATGTATCCTGCCATGTGCCAGACAATGCCTTTGTTCCGCCAGATGCAGCGGCCATCCAGTCAGAAGGCAAAGTACATGTTGCAAGAACAGTACCGGAGTTAGCAGCGGCGCATGAAGCAGGAGCAGCACCAGATTTAATCAAAAGAGTTGGTGCAGTTCCAATAGTCGATTCGACAACATCTAGACGTGCGTTACGAACTGCCACACTATATTGAAGGGTCATAAGTTATATTTCCTCTGAAAGTTAGATTTATATGTTATTTATAATATTTACAAACCCGGTCCAAACATATCTGTCAAAGGAATTGAGAACGAACGAATCATTTCTTCTTCTAATTCTTGGATTTCCTTTTCAGCTTCATCAAAAATTTCTTGACCGGACAATTCTGCACCAGACAAAATTTTAATGGACTTGTATAGTTTTAGGTTTGCACCCCATTGCCTTTTGACAAGCGCCGTGGCATAACGGAGAAGCCACTTATCAGACCACACTTCCGGATATTCATTCGGATCAAGAACCTGATAGGCGTCAAAAATAATATATGTTCCGACCGCATATTTCGTCCAATCCGTGTCGATGAAAATCTTATTCATCTTACGATTGAAGCGAATGCCGGGGGTGGAATTAAAGAAATCGTTGAACATATTGATGTGTCTGATCGCCAAATAGTATGGAACGATAGATGTGCTGGTTAGATTGTAGAAATCATTCAGCATCACTTGGTATGTTGTCGAGAACAGAGCCGAGGCAGAACCAATCAAACCAGAACCGTCCACTACCTTTGTGATACCGGTAATGGAACTATCAATTTGAATATATTGGTTTGCAATATCGTCGGCGGTGATTTGATGTTTGTAGAAAATTTGGGTCATACCATCGAAATGGTATTCCTGATAATACGAAAGAGCATCATCGATACGATCTTCGACTTGTTCGGCATCCACGGCGATTTCAATAACCGGAAAGCCGAGACGGCGCATGATGTATTCCTTAAACGCCTTTCTTGTAGTTGGTAACGCCATAAATTTTCTTTTCCTTAAAAGCTCTTCCGCCGTTCAAGCGCACTACAATCCATACGGCCCAAGCAAGCCATCGTGAGGCACCAAGAGCAATCATCGCATCAAACAATTGGTTATCAGCAAAAAGTCTATTCTTATCAAGAACATCGTATAGTTTGTCGTGCAATGCACCAGCGGCAGCATATTTCCCTGATGTATTTATAAATCCCTCAAAGATTCTGGGGATTGACATAAGATCGGTAAGGTAACCTTTCTGGACATAAATGTAATTTTCTGAACCAAGTTCACCAACTTCCCAAATAAGGTCACGGGTTAGGCGATATACTCGTCTATCCCCATTAAAATATTCTGTAGAAACAAATTGAATAGGGTCAGTGAAATTAGACATTTTTATCCAGATACGGGCCAGAAAGAGCTATCTTTGTAATTGACCGGCACTGGTGAAGTTTCCTTGATTGCTCGTGCCGCAAAGATACATTTTGTTTCCCATGATGCCGCCGCCTGCCCAAAGGCAAAACATGTTTGAGCATCCATGGTTGTTAGAGTGTTGTCATCGGCAATCCAAACAAAGTCAGATGAGCCGCCATGCCAACGATAGTTACCAACGGGGGAACCGGATGCTACGGCAAAACCGGCCAATGTAGCCGCTCCGATGATCCGAGCCTTAGATTCATTATCCATGGCGTAAGATTTGCCATTAAATACAAACCCATTAGCGATACGATTGTCTCTTTCTTCGTTCACTTCGTCAGACGACACAACCTTTGAAATGGTCGCCCACACGTACTTAGGAACACCGGATGTGACAACGATGGAAACAGTAGTTCCAATTTTTCCGTCCGGAATAGGATCGGCAGGGAGAATTTCTTTTAGAGTGTACGTGCCATTGTCCCATCCGGCACCGGCACCTTGGATGACATCGTTGCCAATGGTGAAAGAACTACCAGCTAACACTTCTTTAACCACGCTGGAATTAGATTTCTTTATCAATGCGAGCATTTTAGTCCTTCGTAAATTTCAATATCTTTTTCGTAGTATTTATTCACAGCTTTAAGTGCTGCATCATCGTAAAACCAAGATAAGTAATCTTTCGTAAGACGATTTTTTGGTAGGGATTTATTCTTCCACATCAGCGGAACTTTAATTTGAATGTTATGTGTTTCACTGAATTCATCGATGTGTTTTTGTATATCGTCAAATAACCACCATTCGCCTATATTCTGGCCCTTATAGGTAAGAAATGAAGATTGAAGCTGGTTTTGCCATTTTCTATCTGGAAAATACCCATGCTTCGTCACTATTTTTTTGAAATCCTCCGCAGTTAAAGATTTGTTAAACCCCTGCTTTTGTCGATAGAGAAAAAGTGAAACCACTCGTTCTAAAGGATTTCTGATGATGCCGATGAATCTATCTGTTTCATGGGCGAGTCGGTGTTTTATGACATACTCGACATCCATGTGAGAATGATCGGCATGTTTCGGTGACATGTTTTGTGAATGTGGAATATTAAGTTCATCATAGTAATTCGAGAACGAATCTTCCGGCTGAACTACGTTATCGATGAAGAAACGTCTTACAGACGTTGAAGCATTCTTTGGAATGTTGATAAAATTGAAGCCGAAACGCTTAATACTAATCATTTAAAAGAAAGGAATTTAGAGAAAGACGAATGCCACCTGTCGATTTGTAGGAGTGCCATGTTAGGCCAGTTTTGCCAGCGAACACCATCATGCGGTTTGGCTTCCATTCGATTTGCTTGACGAAATTTTTTTCTTGGTCATAGATCAAGGTTCCCTGTCCTTCCTGTGGATAGAGATAGGTAACAGCGGAAATGACTTTATTTTCAGCTTCGTCATGAATGGGGTGTTCTGATGCATCTAGACACAGGATAGCCTCACCATAGAGAGTAAGGTTTGAATAGTTTCGTTTATCCGCAAAATATTCGAGGAAATTTTTTGTGTCTCTGCTTTCTAACAAATTTTTGGTATTCGGAAATTTTGAATTTTTGTATAGATTGCTTTTCGTAATGAAAATTTTGTCCGCTGTTTTGGTGATGAATTCGCTTCGATCATTTCGAAGCACGGCGAAAATTTCCATAACGGCCAAAGCCATCTGCCCTTCGGTATAATAATCATCAATAACAATATGCGGCCATGGCTTATCGAAACGATACAATTCGTTGCTCAATTTTTTCTTCAAATCCTTCCTTGGAAACGTCGATGCAGAGTTTATGTGTGAACCATGATAGGAATCGACTTAAATCATCCTGATTGACCGGTTCGATATCCTCTAGCTGATATGCACTGTCAATTTTCGGGACAATTTCCGAAAATGCCATCGTGTCGTAGGTAGCACATGGTTTGCCTTTCAGCATGGCATTGAGGCTCACGCTGGACCATGAACTAAACACTTTGTCGGCATTGTCCAACAAATGATCAAGGTTACAATTTGCATCAGCAAAAATTATGTAGTCAGAATTATGTATACAAATTTCGGTCAATGGATGCTGCTTGAAAACAGTATATACTTTTTGTTCTTCCGCATATTTCATCGCATCAAGCATATGATCATATTCAGGTCCAATATTGTCTTGCAATAAAAAGAGATTATATTTGTCTGGTAAATCTATAATGCGAGAGCCTTGACTATATTTTGTTCCAAAAATTTTTGTGACATCGTGGTCTATGTCGCATTCCTTCCATTGATGGAGGAATGGATTAACTTTATCGAGATACATTTTATTTGGTGTGAATACATAAAGGTCTGTCTTTGGCGAACCAAAACGCCATGTCAGCGTTTGCTCAAAATTCATGTTATTGTAAAGTTCTGCAAAAATGCAGTTTCTTAAGTCATGCTTTTCGAGGATTGCGTCAACCAAATTTGCCACTTTTAGCATGTTCGGAAACATGTAATGGGTTTGTGGTAATCCCTTTACACCATTCATCCATTGCAAGCAGAGGTTACGGTTTGATCGAAAACATGAATTCATCGTCCTCGCCTACATGTTTGGCTATTAATTTAGCATCTAAAGAAACTATGTTTTTCTTTCGAACATAAATTACAGGACATTCGTTGGATAGAGCATTCTTTATTGTTTCTACAAACCAGTCTTCACGATCCGGTCTGCAAACCAGACACACCATGGAACTGTCGAATGCAAATTTTGTTGCATCTTTAATCTCTACTGGAAATTCATAACTTTGATATGGCATAATATCGAGACAAGTTACGTCGAACCCGGCATCTGAAAGGGCCTTTCCTGTGGAGCCGTTACCAGCGCCGCAATCGATGACATGTTTGCCACCATGAAGTTTTTTCATTTTGTTTATGAATGTCTTATTCGGTCGAAAAAATTGTTCGGAAGGGAGTAATTCCGGAACTGCTTTTAAAATTTCAGCGAATTGTTCATCGGTTAAAGTTCTCTCACTATAAGAAGCTACAATGTCACTTTCTCTGCTTTTCTTGTATGCGGCAATTACTTTCTCTGTCCATACAGTGTTATAAGCCTCTATAATTGCTTGTTTGACTTCTTCAATCACATAGTCATTTGGATTAGTGAGAACCCATTCATTGTTGTAAACATGGGCTGGCGGAATCTCGAATGTCAATCCGGGCAATTCAAGATGGAGAATCTTGAAGGTTCCTACGTATCTTACGTTTCTCACGGTTCTACAAATCTCATACTCTGTACAAAATTGCTGTAGAAATAAAAGGTAGTCGTGGTGCCTCCACCACCGTGACCACCGCCACCACCCGTTGTTATAGATGTATAAGAAGTGTCAGTAGTAAAAGTTCCAGCAGCATCCATTGTATTCAATGCAATTTGTCTAGAATTGCCACCATATGTATTGTTTGTTTCTAGAATCCTAGTATTTGTTGGTCCTCCATGTGAAATTGAAGGAATACCAGAATCAGCTATACTCAATCCGCCTTTGATGAATACTAAATCATTTTGTGCTACTGATAGACTTGTTGTACTATGAGATGACGAAGTGCTTTGTCCACCAGCATAGAATGCATTAGATACACCACTCCATCTACCGGGAAGAACATAGACCATTTGTGAGTTCGTATCAGATGTGCTACTTGCTTTATTGAAGGTTGCAGCGACGGACGTTAAGTTTCCAAAGCCAATTGGCACTTGAAATTGAAGTAACTTGAAAGCAGTACCAACACCGGTCGTTTTGCTGTACAATAATGTTTCATCTGTTGCTGAATAAGCCCCACTATTAACGTTCACAACAGTAGTTCCGGGTGTGCTACCTTCATTCAAGACCAACAATGTGGTCCATCGACTCTGTAAACTGATTGCGGCTTGGGGATATGTTAAAGTGCCGGAAACAGACGTTGCGGTTGCAAAGGTAGAATCAAAAGCTTCATTAAACGGACCAACAGTTGTATTGGTTTCAAACCCCTGATTAACAGAAGTTTTAGAAATCATCGCATTTCTCGATGAAATAGTTTTCAGTGCTGAAATTACATCAGATACACCAACTAGAACTACTGATGGAATAGACGCTGGAAAAAACACTATCCTAGAACTTTCTGAATGTGGCAGTGTTTAACACCACCAATAGACGTGATGAATAAGAAGAAAGCATTTCCCACTACTGTGTTAAGAGTATCGCCAGTAACTTTATTCCAACCGGAGAAAGTAATCGCTCCCGGTGCAGAGTTGTAAAAATACACAACCATGCTACCGTCATTTGATGGTGGAGCTATGGTAAATGTCCCACCATTTCTCATGAGAACATAGTTGCCAGAAGCCATGTTTGGCGTCCAAGTGCCAGACGAAGTAGTGCCCAAATCTGGCGTTGTAGCCGTATACCCAACCGTGAAATTCTTTGTGACGTTGGATTTAACAGTAGCAGCATCATATCCTTGCACTGTAACGCCGATAGACCCTGCCAAACCCGCTGGTGTTACCGCTCTTACGGCATCTGTACCCGCCTGTGTTTCGGCAGTTGTCGCCAATTCAACGATACCGGATGCCGCAGTTGATGATGCCGCCACGGAAATTGTGGGAACACCCGAAACGCCGTCACCATTCGAAACCGAAACCGGAGAAGTTCCTGTAATAGCTCTCTGAGTCCATGTGTCAGTACCTATACGAACCGGAAAGCCAGTGCCGCCAAGACCTTCCAAAGCAGCCAAGTCATTGGCCAATGTGATCGTTGGGTTTCCGGCAACACCGTCACCATTCGATACAGAAACACCAGCGCCGGAAACCGTCACGCTTCTTTGAGCCCACGTGTCGGCGGCTGTACGCACAGCGATACCGGTAGAAGTCAATGACTCAAGGGCATTCAAATCATTTGCGAGAGCTATTGTCGGATTGCCGGAAACACCGTTACCATTACTGATAGACAAACCAGTAGAAGGGCCAGTGAGCGTTCTTTGAGCCCATGTGTCGGCGGCTGTACGAACGGCAATACCGGTAGAGGCCAGAGCTTCCAAAGCAGCCAAGTCATTGGCCAAGGCTATTGTCGGATTGCCAGAAACACCATCACCGTTACCGATGGTCAAACCAGCGGCGGGAGCCGTGAGTGTACGTGACGAGAAAGTTCCGTTACCGGTTCTGGCCACCAATCCGGTTCCGGAAAGTCCTGTGATACCCGTAATATTATTTGACGCCAGAGTGTTATTGATTGTAACAATCTGTGTCTTAATGGTGTTAACATTGGAAGTTAGGGAAGCGACATTTGCAGTCAACGTTATGACGTTTGCAGTAACAGCAATTACATCAGAATTGATCGATGTAATGTCGGTAACAATTCTATTAACATTGTTACCAAATTGTGTGAGCGTCACCGAAGATGTTGGGCGAACGTCCATAATAGTTGCTGTTATTACTGTCATTTATTTTCCAAAGCTCTTAATCTAGTTTCAAGGTCACTCACCATTTTTTCGAGTATGGCAATCCGCTTTTCCATGACAAGGAGATTTTTTGCCGTCTGTCTTCTTTTGCGGTAAGCTTCCAAAGATTTATTGTCTTTATTTATTAGAGCCCCGGTATCCTCATTTCTGAAAATACCGGGAACTTCGGTTCGTGCATCCATATTTTTACATCTGTAGAGCTATCAAACGAAGGTCTGCCACTCTTGGAACCATGGCCGAATCCGTTGATGTTAGAACAATTTTTATCGAGAATTGTTTGAAACCAGAGAATGCAACGCCGTTCGAATTTGTATACTGAACAGCACCGAATAGACCGGTCATAATTGTATCAGAGAAACCAAATTCGTATTCAATCCAATCGTTCTGATTAGAGATAGAAGAGAATACAGTGTCAGATGTTTCCAATTGAATCCATGGATGACTTTCAAAGGTATCCGAGTCTTCGTTATTCGCAATTTTTGCATAGACCAAAACGTCTGTATTTGGTGGACGGTAAGCAGTCAGATATACTTTCAAATCTTCTGCATCTTGACCTTCGGCCAAAGTGATAGTTTTGCAAATATATTTGTTCTGTGCTGCACCACCGGATGCCGCAGTTTCATTAGCCGTATTGGCATTTACAACGTTATGAACAAAGACGCCATGTGTTCTGTTCAAATCGATCACTGGCGACACATAAGGAGTGCTTGAAACAATCGAGGCTACAGCCTGATTAGAACGGGCGCTCGAAATCAAATCAACTTCCTTCGAACGACCAAGCAAATTCTTTTCAGAAGTAAAGAAATTATTGTCGTCTGGAATTACGGCAATTGAAGTCGAATCCAACGAATTGGTATTCGATGTTCCTTTCATGGTCCAGCCAAGAGACGTGTTCTGGAAAGTCAAATAGTTTGGTTCGAAGTCCACAACAGAGTACTTGATTGGAATTTTTGAACCAATTGTGCCACGATCACCAGAGGCAGAACCAATGATGATTTCGCCGTCTTCCCAATAACCAGTAGTGTCACGCAATTCGAGATGTGTCAAAGTTGCATTCACGGCACGATAGCTGTACAATGAGCCGCTTGGGTATGTTACGGTTGCGAGAGTGGCTGTTCCTCTTGTGGTTCCTGTGTTTGATTTGATTGTCAGTGTTTCGCCGGATGTATAGTTCATAATGGAGTTAGCTGACAAACGATAGGTTCCGCCAGAGATAGCAACAACTTGGCTGTTTGCGTGAGAAGTAGCGCCAACAAGACGGTTTCCAACTGCGATAGCGGCAGTGTTACCCGAGATTGTGATTCTGTTCTGACCTCTAACGATTTCACCGAACTTGTCGAAATCCGAAGTAACGGAAGACATGATGAATTTTTCGAATGGCTTGTTACCAAAGTTGGCTGTACCAGTCGAGTTTGTGGTGAAGTCGGCACGATAGAAGGTGATCTTCAAATCGGCATTTGGAACTGGAGTCCAATCCATATTGTTGTTTGTGTCGAACAACGTTCCTGTATATTTTCTGCTTACAACATTTTGACCAGTTGTAACGTCAGCTTCACCAAGCTTCGTAATCCAGACATAAGTATCTGGATTTGTAGCAGTTGGGTGAATAACCAAAGCGTATTCGACGTTGTTGTACAAGAAAATTGGGCATTGGAAATAAATTCTTGTCGCCACTGTAGCGTCATCAGAAATTTGAATCTGACTTGGTTCTAGAGCAACAACAGAATATGGAACTGTATTTCTAGTAATGTTACCAGAATTATCCACTTCACGAACTTCAAACCATGCACCAAAGCTTGCATTTTTAGCTTCAAAATACAAATCGAAGCTTGTGAGGAATATACCTTCTTCTGTTGTAGGAGCATTGATAAAGAATGTATATGCCATACAGTCACTACGACTTCCACCATTGCCACCACGGCCTGTCGTGGTTGTTGACGTTGTGGGGTTTCTGATTGGGTTAATGATTGTAACATTACCCTGTACGCCACCAGTCTGTGACACATCATCCTGTGAGGTTACAACCACATTGGTTGAAAGGATTGTGTCTTGCTTTTGTTGAATCAAGCCCGAGGCAGTGAAATATGCCAATGCATATGTCGTTGAATCATCTTCATTTGTTGGGCTATCCGACACACGAATTTTCTTCGTTCCGGTACGGAATCGCTTGCCAGAATCAGGGAAACGAAGCAATGCGTAAGCTTTGCCGTCCGTGCCTGAAATCCAGTTTGCACCTTCGACACCAGTTGTAGAATAAGAACTGTTCGCTGGCGTCGTATAGTCCGACATCAATTCATCATCGACATAAACCCATAGACGAGTGTTTGGCTTAATGTCACGTGCCGACAAGAGAACTGTCTGTGGACGAATGTATGGAATGATCGAAACGTCAACAACCTTGTTTCCAAGATTCTCTGTTGTCGAAACAACGCTTGACGTTGTGGTCGTTCCCGAGCGTGTCTGCGAACCAAACTGTTCAATCTTTGTTGATTGACCGGTTCTGTTGCTTGTTGTCTGTGCAGCCGATAAAGCAGCGGCTTCCGTGGTATACGTACCAATCAGAGCGCCAGTGCTGTTGTTGTAAACTTTATAGCCTGTGATCGTTGTCTGCCAAGAATCCCATGTTGTTTGCAACGGAGGAACGCTTGTCGGTGTAGAATCACCAACCATCGTGTCGGGCAACTGAACAGTATCAACCCAAACGTCGGAGTCTGGAGTCAATGTCAACAAACCAATGAAGTTGTAGACGGCGTTTGTCGAGTTTCTTGTAGTTGTGGCGTATGGTTGTTCGATGAACGAAACTTCCGTGTATGGAAGAGTGATCAAGTTGTTCGATTGCTGAACACCAGAACCCGAAACATATTGATATCCAACCGAGTCCATATCGAATTGTGGACGGATACTCTGTTCCTTCGGATCGACAACGATTGAGTAATCAGGATTTGTGATCGCACCCTGTGAGTGATCACGGAATGTATCAACGAAAATACCGTTTTTGAAGCGATCAAGGCCATTTTCGTCAAGGATAGACAAATCCGAAGCTTGCTTTTCAAGCAAATTCAACTGATTATAGTATTCCAGATTTGAAATACGTTCATCCAAAACGCCAATATCACGTTTTGTGTAGTTTCTGTATGCCGTTTTCTTGACTGTGCAAGCCAAATCTTGGCGATTTGACTCGATGGCATAGGCAGGCGACAATGACGGGTATGGAGCGATTGTCAATGTGGCCAAAGCCATGGCATTTGGAGGCGTTGTTGGCGTGATCGGAACCGTGGCTGGCTGACCTTCCACAATAGAAATATTTCCAGCGGAATCCATAATCACCAAGTCCTTACGAGACATGTAATACGAATAATCGTATGTTACCTGTCCGCTTGGCGAAGGAAGATGTAGACCACCAGATGGTGCCGTGAAGCTTGTTGTCTTGGCCGGGTTGGCTGTAGCGCCCGCAACAGTCGTTGAACTGGTAGCAGTAGCCGCCTTCACAGGACGGAAATCAAGACTGTTGCGAAGATCATAACGGATACCGGTCGTTGGCGACACATAGACCGGAATCTGTTGTGTCAAGATCGACGTATCCGAAATTGTAGCGTCGTTGATTGGGTATGAATCTACAGAGAAATAACCCAAGCCTTGTGTAAATGACGGTTCGAAGTGGTCGAGGCAAACCAATAGGTAATCACCCGAGGCGATAGGCGTAATCGGTGTGATCGTTGCATGATCATAAAGATTATCACGCTGGCCATTGTCGAAGATGAAATTGCTTGTTACGTCTGTACCGTCTGTAGAGGCAGTGAAAGCTGAACTTTTTGTTCGAACCGAACGAATTTGATACACGTCGGCAATACCCAAATTGAATGGGCCGGTTGTGCCGGAAGTAGCTCCATCGATCTTCACATAACGAGATGGACGAAGAAGCTTCGCCGTTTCACGTGCCGTTGTCTTTGTCAAGCGCAATGTCGCCGTAGCAGCGGTTGTGGCCGACAAGGTTTCTTTCATGTCGAATGATGCGCTTGTTGACGAATTGATCGTGATCGTTCTATCTGTTCCGGCGTCCGCACCCTTCCCTGTGAAATCAACAATATCACCGATTTTGTATTGTTTAGTGAAAGTTTGTCCGGTAACTGTCGAAGGAATTGCCACAGTGGTTTTTAGAACTGTGTCAGAGACGATTTGATCGATAAAAAATGTGCCAGTAACAGTCGAAATCGAAATTTTATCACCAACATTCAAACGGGTGAAGAATGTCGATGTTCCATTGATGGTTGTATTTGAGTGAGTGGCAACTGTACCGCCCATGGTTTTGGTAGCAGCGGCGTCAAGAGAGATGATAATCTCTTCCTTATCGTCATCTACAAGGCCACCAACACCATATGGGAAAATTTCATCCACGGCACCAGTGTTGATGGTGAATGTACCGCCAGAGGCGATAGAAATTGGGAATGATTTAGTGAAAGAGTAAGAGGTATCAACATTACCTCCCGAATCTCTTATGGCCTTAACCGCACCAGCGCCAATATCATAGATTGAGGCGTCAAGGGATGTTTCCAACAAAGTGGCTGTATTCGAGATAGGATCAAGAACAACGTCCGCTCCAAGGTCCGCTGTTGAAGCGTTATTCAAATACAGGCTTCGAACAGAAGAGAAGGCACCATTCGACATCTTAACGTCGAACAAATACACATTGTACTGTGCAGAAGGAGTTCCGGCTACACCGGAATGGAGTTCAATACCACGAACTTTCGCATTACCGATAGCCGCACCAGTCTGTGCCGCTGTAGAGAAACCAAGGTTCGTCAAACGTGCCTGTGCAGTGTTGTAAAGCCAGACAACCGAAGCACTGTTCATGTCCCATGAACCACAAAGTTCCTTCACACGCAAATAATTGCCCATGCGAGTGCGTGAAACTTGGTTGTTGATGTTCTGTGCATCGATGGCCTTACGAACGTCTGTGTACTTTGTCACCAAAGTTTCGACATCGTAACCCTTGACATATGCCAAGCCGGGCTCAACACCAGCAACCAACAACGAAGTATTACCAGTTGTTGTGTATAGACCCTGATTTGTGCCATTATCTTTGTGTTCACGAATACGAACGTTCAAACCAGTAGCATAGAAGTCACCACAATCAGCGTCGGTTCTTCTAGCTAATTCATCACGAATAGCTGAATATTGTGTTCTTTCATATGTGACTTCCAAAATGCCGTCACGAATACGGAAAAGTTCAACAAAATTTGGTGGACCAGAAACATCGTCAAGGTCGGTCTTGGCCAACACAGCTTCAAGTTTGAATCGATCAGCACCCGGAGCGGCATAGTTATATGCGCCTAGAGCCGGATCATTTAGAGTTGGGTCGTCTTGTGCGGTGACAATCGATTCTAGAACATTGAAACCGATACGTGCAGATGGAGTTTGTGTGTATCGATCAAGAATGATCGTCTGTTTCACAAATGTAATGAAGTGATCTTTTGAGAATACAATACCGTCATCAATGGTAAAAGTTGCGCCTTTACCTGTGGCAGAGGTTGCAAAAACAACTGCATTACCGGCACTAGACGTTAGAATTTCACCATCGGCAAAAACCTTGGTCACATTATCTGTGCCCGATGAAGTATAACGGACAAAAAGAGTTTTCTTGTCGGTTGCCGCCTGTGATCCATCCGCAACAGAGACAACAAAAGCCTTGACACCAGTCGTCGCACCAGTCATGGTTGCGCCAACAAGGTTATTGACCACCACGGCACCGCCACCAGATGTGGTATCGTTGATTTTTACGTAATCAATATCGGTATCGATGTGGAATTGACCACCAGCTACCAAAGAACCTTCTTTGAAAATATGCTCTGCAAATCTATCGATCTGCTTTTGAAGCATAGTTTGAAGCTGAGTCAATTCACGGGCTTGAACAGCAACCGATGGCTTGAAAACAATACGATAAAAACCCTTGGTCTGATCGTAGTCATCGTACCAAGGGTTTACATTGAAGTCAGTATTATAGGAAAAACTGATAGTATTAGATGCCATCTTTGTCTTTAATTATGAGGGAATATCAATTATTTATAAGAGATATTACAGATTGATTACGAGACGGAAGTTTTCTTCCTGATTAACAGAACGAACAATCGGTGATCTATTTTCGACATATAGAAGCGAACCGGAGTACTTCTTTAGCGGTGAAGCTACGATTGAAGATACTGTTGCGGTTGCTGCCGATGTTCCACCTGTGATCGTTTCCGAAGTCGTGAATGAACCAACCACACTTGTTACAATAATTGAAGTTGTGTTGGCTTTTTCAACGAACACGCCGGTTGCGCCAGATGTTCCACCTGTGATGGTTTCATCTGGTAGGAAGGAACCCGATTGAGAAGTGAGAGTGAGCTTTGGAGCAACAAGATATGATGTGTCCGTGGCAATCGAATTGTTCGCCAGCAATGGATTTGCAAGTACCCCGATGACACGGAAATCGTTATTCGAGAAGAATTTTCCAGCTTCGTCACCCGAAAATTGCACGAACATCATGACATTGTAGCCGTTCAATTCATAGACAGCATTCGATCCGTGACCGCCGTTAGGCGACAATTGGGCAACGACGCTTGCACCAGAGCCCGTGTTGGCCGTTACAGCCAAGGTTGCTCTTCTGTAACCAGACCCTTCATTGATCACTTCGACTGTCGAAATAGTACCGTTCGAAACGGTTGAGTAAGCCGAGAATCCGGTTCCATCGCCAGATGTTACGGAGATAGTTGGGGAAACCAAATAGGCTGAACCACCGTTCGGCGCAATCGAGAATGCAGGCGATACCGTGGCAATCTTGGAAGCACCGGAATAATTGGTGATCACACGCTTCTGACCAGCACCCGTGCCGGACGTAATGTAGATCGATGAACCAACATAGATGCCACCAGTTGAGTTGGCAGACGATGCGAGAGTGACTTTTGTCGTATTGGAGGTTGTGACTGTGCCCGAATTGGTCTTGTAGTTGGAACCAACCGCAGCGACACGAACGGTTGAAATTGAACCATCAACGGCAGCGGATTGAACATCCCATTGGAAAGAGCCGTCATCCGCTGTAAGTTTTTTCAATGGCACGAATGTTGTTGTCACGTACTTAACGGCGTCCGGAGCGGACACTTCACCCATAAATTTCCACTTATAACCGTCACCGGTAGAGAAAACGGAAGTCAAACGACCGGAAGGCTTAACTGTTGACGCCGCACCCTTATTATTGTACATGCATTTATACAGGTTATATTCATCCGTCAGGACGAAGAACTGACTATCTTGAAACTGTGTATCTGTATTATATTCTGTGTAGACTTGGCCACTTGTCCAATTGTATCTTGGGCCTGCAAACGTAACATCTCCCGCCGCAACTTTCTTTGCAGAGATGATGTTGTCCCAAATCTGATATTCAGAGGCATTTACCGAGTCTACTGGTGTGGGAGGATTGTTATCGTCGGTCCAAGGCTTTGGACGCCCGATAAACACATAGAGATTTTCAAAAGCGGCTTCATCGAAAAGCTCTTTGAATTGTTCCGCTGCAAAAAGACGAAATCTCTTGGTAATAGTTCCTGTCATGGTTTATCCTGTAATGATTTAAATATATTTATAATCAAATTCTTAGGTTCTCGGGAAGGCAGCGGTTGGTACTGTGATAGAGCCGTCTGTGTCATAGCGACATATACCTTTGGTGATACGAATTTCATCAAGCCAACCATTGTAGATAGCAGAGCTAAGTGAACGACCGATTTCGAGAGGGCCTGTTGAGTTGAATATGGCACTATTCGCAGGCGTCGCACTTGCAACTAATGTGCCATCACGCCATAGTCTAATCTTGCCGCTGGAATTTTTACTGATGGCGATAAAGTGCCAGTTATCAACGCTGATGGAAGGGGCCGCTCCGGAACCAAGAGATTGGAAATTACTTCCGTCCGATGACCAAGCAAATGACGGCCTTTGAAGGTTGTAATCAATATACCAAGCCCATCCGCCAGTGGTCTGGCCCATTACATATGGAATGGAACTACCAGTGTCATGTGGCATCATCCAAAATTCGATAGTGTATTGATCGGAGTTTGATGTAGACAATTGCCAATCTGCACTATCTGGAATCGAAATATAGTCACCAGACCCATCAAAAGCAGCGGATGAAACACCGAATTTAAATTGTGTTGTGTCCAGTTTTGCATTGCCATTAAATGTTAATGGTGTATGGCCAGCCAAACTTTCATCTGTGGTGCTTGTCGCACCATTAGTTCCGTTAAATCCTGCAAGGAATACCACATTAGAGAAATATGGGTCTGATCCGCTGAGAGCGGCAGATGCTACAGTATCAACAGATTCTGTTATAGATGAAGTACCTTTCAGTGCCAACTTAGCGGCTGATAAAATAGTGTCATTAGCTTCTGTAACAAATGTTGATGAATGGTGTTGAGAAGTTGACAATTGATAATGCAAGCCAGCGGTGTTGCCATACTGATATTCTGCCGAAAGAATTAAAACGGTATTGTTCACCACGTATTGCGGGAAATAATACGTGTTTGCAGAATGTGTTGTGTCCAATATCTTTATTGGAGTCCAACTCGACATAGTGAAAGAAGGAACGTTTGATCTAAACACAATAGTTTTAGACAAATCGGCAAGAGAAAAATTACCAAATTGTTGGAATACTGGAATAGTATTCCAAAACCCAATTGTATTCTGCATTTCGGCTTGTTGCGTACCAGCTTGTGTTACCCAAGTGATGGCCGCACAATTACTTGTTGCATTAATCGCCGTTTCGTTTAGAATGAGTTCATAGGAAATGGTGATCTTTGAAATATCACCTACATTTTCTAGATTTGACAGCAACGAAAGATTGATTTCAGAAAAATCGGCAGATGCAAGCATATCCACCGCACCGAACAATTTCGTTCCGGCAGGGTGCACTAATTGATTCGCAATGGATTCATATTCTGATATGGCGTGTGAGGAACGAATTTGGTATGAGTATTCCTGATAGAAAAAATTGTCTTCAAGATATTTGTTTGACGACAAAAATCCGTCTGTTCCGATCCATCCGCCCGGATATGTGACTAAATCAGTAACAAAGCCGAGTTGTTCTCCGGTATTATCGTCTAGAATACCTTCATTGATTTCAAATGTGCCAAATATGTTGTTGATATAAAATTCATTTGTTTGAACTTCGTTAACAACATATGAAATGAACTTGTCTTTTCTTGCGGTGGCATTGGATGATGCACCACGAATAACAACAACATCTTCAATCTTGCTCAAAGGAACATTGAGATTCAATTTCAATGAACGCTCGATAACCCACTTACCGTCAGAAGCTCTTAGAATGTCTTTGCCGGGATAATAATATGAAACGTTTTCGTCGCCGTATAGGATACGAAACAGCATATTGTATGCTTTTTCCGTACCACGGGCACGATAGAAATCAACGATATTCTTCAATAGAAGACGATCATCAACCAATGTAACTGGAATAGACTTCATGAATTCATTTCGCATGAATTGGAAGTACTTATCCGGTATTAGATCGGCATCTTTATAGTCAGCAAGTTTCCGAGAAACCTGTATTGGATTTTCGAATTGTTGAAGCCATTCATAGTATACTTTAATGAAATTGACCAATTCTTCGCCATCCCGATTCCAGAAATCGGGCACCTGTGACTTGACAAAAATGGAGATAGAATTGGACTGTGCCATTAAAGAGTTACCGTATTAGAGATACCGTCCACATCGATTAATGTTTCATTACCAATCACTTGCACGATATCAGTAAAGATCAATTTACTCTTTGACGTATCGAACATATTGAATGTAGGATTCGACAAAAGAATGATTTGATTATTTTGTGAGTATATATCTGTGGCATTCGGTTGTGCAGAAATAACAACTTCGTCATCATAATCTGTGAAAATGAACGACTTCATACTCAAAGTGCCATTCAGGTAATCAACCGTTCCAACGTCGTTATCGTAATAGTTCTTTGTAGACCCCACCAGATAGTAGAGGCGCAAGGTGCCGTTCCCGTCGTCATCGAGATACATTGTTTGGTCAGAACCGGCTATTTCAAAACCATTCGAAGAGATACACCCTTGATATTCAGTGAAAGGGCAGTATAGTTGATTTTGGAAATCCACGTTGTAGTTAAACTTAGAGTTTAGGACCGGCGCAAAACGTTTCTCAATCGTGATGGAGACTTGGTTTGATTCAATTGCATTATCAGAATTATCGACCATGGTTGAGAATTTAGATTGGCGGAATCTATTGCCAAATACACCAAGCTCCGTCGTTTCGAAATTTTGAACGTTTGTGGCGATCTTTGAAAAAAGTTCGTCAACTGAAAGAAGCGACTGACTTGAATTGTAATTTACTTGAACCACTGGCTTGACAAACAAGAATACAGGATCGATAATCGCCGGATCAATTGACATAGGATTGAACTTCTTAATGTCGTTGATGATTTCCGATTTGCGGTTCTCTGTAATAACAAAGCCAGTGACCGGCTTAACTGCAATGATCGATTTACCATAGAGTGGAGGATTATGGGTTTCGCCGCCCCATACGTTCACTGCTTCAATATCCGAGTAATTTGAGAGAATGAAGTTTTTGTAGTCAGCCGCCGTGATCAAACGATTTTGAATCTCGAAATTGCGAGGCGCATTGAACTTGATTGAATCGATAGTTTCTTCATCCTGTCCCTCACGGGCACGAAGTGTGACACTCACGATATTGCAGATGTACTTTACCGTTGGGCTATCTTTATTATAGCCTGTGTAACCGATTTTCGAGAAAGAATATGCATTATTTGGCGCTTCACCGTTGCAAGCACGGAATGTGATTGTCACGATGTTGTTTAAGTCGAGTGCCTTACCAAGAATGCCATCACCAAAATAGATTTCATAGAAGCCATTGGAATTTTTCTGTAGATAGTACACAGTAGAAGTCGCTGAAACCTCTGTAGCGTCCTTTACGAGCGTGTATGTGGTCTTTGTCGTGGAGGTAGACGATGCTTGTACTTCGACGGTCATTGTTGAAGTATCGACACCAGCCACCGGAATTTCATAGAGTTTGCGAGTAGCGTTCACTGTATATTTGTTAGAAAGCACGACGCCTTCATAGATATCAATATTTTTTTGATATACACCACCGGCTGACTGAACAACATAGTCGGCAAGTGTTGAAAAGTAATAAACTACGCCATCAATAGTTGTCGAAAATTTGGTGTACGCTGGAATAACAATTTCCGATGGAGAATCATTCGGTGTGAACGAAATGGACAACTGCGCCCGAGCCGAACGAGCCGAACGTGGCGTATAATTTAGCATTTTTGAAATAGAATAAACGCTTTCCTTCATGATTGCCGAATCGAGGAAAGTTTCGTTTGCCACCATATTCAGATAGAACGAATTATAATATGTGTTGTATGCAAGCACGTCCAACAATGTAGACATGGTTGAACCTTCGAAGTCAAAATCGGTAAATTCTGGCTTTGCTCTCAAAAAGTTTTTGAGATTATTTTTGATTTCGAAGAAACCAAGTTCTGAAACTTGCAAATTTGTGTTAGCTAATGCCATTTAGATTAACGTGTTCTCTCTAGAAATAGTGAAATTTCGACCGGATGTTGAAAACTCAATGGTTTGATGACTACGGTTATTTCGAATGAATTGGCGTCAAGATTGTCTGTCAATGTGATAGAAAGCAATTCAGCACGTTCCGCATAATTTGCGATAACATCAGAAATCGCCGTCTTGACTGTTTGTACCGTCACGGGGTCGAAACTTTCGAAAAGGGACTCGTTCAAACCACCGAATACCTTTGGACGGAACAAGGTTTCGTAGTGATTGGTGAAAATAAGATTTTTGACTTGCTGCTTGACCGCATTTTCATTCTTGACAATATTCACCGCTCCGGTTTCCGGATGGGGAATAAATTTCAAAGATAAATCACGATAGATATCTTTTTTCGTAAGTTTCGTAACCATTATGCCCCTATAGTAATTTGTGTTTGCGATGAAACCACCGTCGATGCACCGCAATATCGAGAGTCGCCATGTCTATGAATTGCTTTCCCGGCAACTGTCCATTTTCCGGAGCCTGTAGAAGAATTGGTAGCACCGGATGGATGAGGGGCTAAATCGCCTCCCGCCACGGTATCAACCGTTGTCACCAGCTTACCGCCGACTGTCCATGTTGTCTGTGGAGGAGTCTGCAATGCGCCCGCACCATGCGAATTTAGATCGCCAACCAAAGCTAAAAGTGGTATTTTCTCTCTCCATTCTTGATATTGATATTTATAAGGAGTTTAAAGAAACCCTCGTATAGCCGATAGACCTTGTGTGGTGATGCCACTTACAAGGTCTGACGTGAATACTTGTGGATTCGGCAACATTGAAGGCGCAATCCCGAGCTTGTTCGGGTTGATATCGACGTGCAGCCATGAATTTTGCGCTCCATTCACCAGATTGAGCGAGTCTGCCACTCGGGTAAATGGCTGGATTTCCTTGACAATATTGTACATGTTGTCTTCGAAATTGCGAATCTGGATATCGAAGCCAAGGCCGATCAAGTGAGAGATTTCATTTGGTAGGCCGTTTTGTGGAATGTTGTTCATGAACGCTGCTTTGATGATCAAATCCGGGCCAAAATTTCCTAGCAGACCTTCCAACATTCCTCTTGCGCCGGACTGTAGATTTGATACTATCTTCCATAGAGGCATATTGTTTCCGCCCGTGAGGTTGAGCGGCAAACGAGAATCCGGAATAAGTGTGGCAGAGAATTTAGGCATCCAAGTTGCTGTAACTGGATTGTATGCACCAGAAGTAAGGTGAGATAGGTTGAAATTTCTGGATAATTGAATTCCAACGTCTATGATTGTATTTTCGGTTATATCAAACGGCATGGGTTAATTCCTGTGGGCTGAAAATATTTATATTGTCCCTCTTGACTTTCGCTCAAATAATGTGTATATGAGCGGTGAGATTGGTACTAACCAACAGAGGGTGAACTAAAGTGAAGAAGTTTCTTGTAGCCGCTGCGATGCTGCTTTCGAGTGCAGTCGCCGCCAATGCCGTAACGCCGGTCGAAGATTTCTATGTAAAAGACTACATCCACGCCGTGGCGGCTGAAAATCTGAACGATTTTTGCTATTTCGAACAGCGTCCGTTGCGTTTGGCAAAGGATGCTATCGAGCTTGGCGAACAGATTCTTGTCAAATATCCGAATATGAAGGCGAGAATTCAGAAAAAGATCGATCAGCGCATTCAGGACATGATGTCGGCTGTTCACGTTGACAAAAGAGGGGACTACTGTGCCGCTCACAAGAAAGAATTCTACAAACATCTCAATGAATTAAAGTCGTCTTCGGATGAAGACGTTGGCGAGGCTGTGGACAACTAAGAACTATACTTGTCCTTGCCCAAATCCTGTAGAAACTGCATCTTACCGGCGAAGCCACAACGCTTGTAGAAGTAGTCATATACTTCACGGTTGGTTCTCTTTTGGGTCTTTGTTCCTCTTTTTTTATTGAGGACTAAATCATCCTTTTGGGTTCCAACCGATTGAGCTTCATCCTCTGGTGAATTGATACTTTTGTCAAGGATTTCTTTCACCTTCGAAGCTCCATTCAAAGTGTAGGCCATAAACATTTCGGCTTTCATCGGATCACGGCCAAGCGATTGGCGAAGTTGTGGAACATATCCAAGCATTTGGTTGGCGATGCCTTGTGCATCCGAGGCGTCAGAACGGGAAGTCATATCCTGTTTCCAATCACATGCGAACATAAGAATGTCGTAAGGAACCTTGGTTTTTTTCGCTGCATCCGAGATATCCTCGAAAACTTTTAATGGAATTTCTCCGGAAAGCAAAGTTTCCTTGGTATTCGACAAGTCCCGAGCGGTATTGATGCACTGAATCATACCATTGGATGTGAAGTATGGATGTTCGTGCCCGACGACGTTCGTTTTCAACGAAGCGTCCACCGTTTCATCATGAGCTTCTTCCCCGTCACCAAGTTTGAATTGTGGGTAATTTGGGTCGTTATAATCTAGACTCATACAGATGTTCTCTTTGTAGGATCATTCGGTCCATAATTTGTCATAGCGTCATCGGCAGTTGCCACAATATCAGGATTTTTTCTCTGATAAGGCGATTTAAGAACAGTAGATCGCTTCTGTGGAGCGCCAAGATCGGTTGATTTGCCGGTCATTTCCGGAACTTCCTTGGCTTCACCTTCAAGCCACTTCATGGAACCGGCATCGGCATGGAAACCGCCGCTTGAAAATACAGTCGTATCTCCACCAGTTGATGTGTTCATGTTGCCACCAGCCCGCAACTTGATATCTCCACCAGCTTCCATTGTGATGTTTGAGTGAGCGACAAAATCGATGTTATCGGCTTCAATAATCAAACGGGTGCATTTGATTTGTAGCGTTTCACCAACCAAAACGTCTTTCTTACCCGACGTGTGTTCGACGGCATCGTTGCGCACCAACATGGTAACGGTTCCATCAGCGTGCATAGTGATGTCAGAAGTCGAACGCATGTCGATATCATCTTTTACCGATACTTTGTAAGCACCCATGGCGAGATGGTAAGCATCACCGGACGTGACGTTGTACATATTGCCTTGGCTTTTCAGAAGGGTTGTTCCTTCCGCTCCCATGGCCAGACGAGAACCTGAACGATGCTGTAGATTGACACGTTCCACACCGGGAGTGTCATCCATTTCCCACATATGTCCAGTCAAAGAGGCATAGACGAAGTTGTAAGGATACTGTGGAGCTTCCGACATTTGCGGTTCACCAACTGTTCCTTTGTCGCCCGCTGTAGGGAATGTTGTCAGACGAGCATCATTATTCTTCATGATTTCTGGTTGAAACATATTTCCGTTGAAACCAACGGCTGTATGATGAGTCGACGGCTTGCCTTGATATCCACCATACGGCAAAGAGCCAGAGGGATCACGGAAACCAGACTGAACAGCACCGTCACCAGCGCTTGCGCCACCAAGATATTGTGATCCGAGCGCACCACGTCTAGCGGTTTCGGCATCGGAATAATATCCACCGGGACCGGGATTAACATATCGTTCATAACTGGCCATGGCTTGGTTGGCCGAATCGAGCGATGTAGCATTTCTAAGTCTGTTACCGGCACCGCTTTCCGAACCATTCAATTCAGAAAGGAAGAAATCAATTTGGCCCGATGCAGAACCGCCAGCGCCAGAAGCCAGCATGGCGGCTTTACGATTGTCGGTCCATTGGAACAAACCGGTAGCACCGATAGAGTTGGTAACGGTCGGACTGAATGCCGACTCGGATTGCATATGGGCCGTCGCTGCCGCAATGGCGTATTCATTATAGCCTTGTGCCCGCATCTTTTGTGCGAGCAAATTTTGCACTTCGCCTTTGGTACTTGGTTCGTTTGTTGTCGAACCCGTCGTTGTTGGGTCGGTATTCGAAGTCGAGTTGTTGGCGGTCGTTGCATTGGTTGTGCGAACGTCTTTTAGGCCCGGCTTGCCCGGATACCAACCCGCTTGTTTGATTGCGTCAATGAACCATGCCTGTGAAGCGCCGCCCCATGTGCGGCCCGAGCCTGTGTCAATGTGGATGAAGGTAGGGTACAGACCAAATCCGACGAAACCACACTGTACGGCGGTCTGTGCGAACTTGGCGAGGTTTCCATGCGAATTGCCACCTATCGATGAATAGGGAATGTCAAAGGCACGGCCATGAAGATGCTGCGAATGCTTTGCGGCACCAGCCAAAGTGGCATTGTAAGCGGGTGTTCTATAAGCAGAATTGATTTTTGGAGGCGTTCCCCAACGTCTCGCCAATTCTTCAAGGGCCAAAGCCGATGCATAATGAATGAAGAGTGACGAATCGGCATCTTTACATGCCAAGCCATAGTCACCACGGGCCGGTGTTGGTTTGTAAATTTTCAATGGCCACTGTGGAATATTCTGTTTTGTCAAGTGAGAACCGTCATCCGAAATGACCGAACCACCAGATGGATTTATTTGTGGGGTTGGGTAGAATTCTCCCGTTACCGAATTCGGATTGGCAGGCGTAGCAGCGCCAGAATAGAGCGAATCATCTGTGTGATAACCGGAACCGGAGTTGCCGATATAGGAACCCGGCGAGGATGCTTCATGCACACGTGGAATCGAGCCTAAAACCATTGGGAATTGAGCCGTGTCGCCATCCAAGAACATGACGAATACCCAAGAATCGGGTTTCAGATAGTTTGGTGAGAATCCAACACCGGAAGTCGAAGCCGAAGGTTGCAGCACCGTTGCCCATGGAAGATCGATGGTCGGAACCTTGTTGCGATCTACAGGATGGAAGCCGAAGCAACGGACTTTCACTCGCCCGAGCGCCAAAGGGTCTGTAATATCTTCTACCACGCCGATAGCGAAGTCGAATTTTCCCTTACCTAGAAACTGTTCAATCTCTTTCAATTATACTTTCTCCCCGCCCGAGTTCGGCCATACCGGACTTAGCGGTGTTGTTGTGCTTGTAGGAATGGATGGTCTGTCAGGGAAAGTAGCGATATTTTCCGTAACAACACCTTCATCCGCATTTTCTGTAGGATTCGATGGAAGAACATCTTGTTCGTAAGTGTTCTTTGCACATTGCATAACACAAGCGTAACCATCTGCATTGTATATATGACGGATGCCAAGTACCAAATACCAACCGGAAACAAACCGATTGATCTTTCCTTCAATATCGTCTGTGGCACCGAATTCCGGAAACTGTAGATCGATGATATCGCCACAACGTCTGTCAGTATCACCCGGAATAGTCACTTCAACTAGAACATTATCCAATAATCCAAGAGAACCGGCCTTGATATGGAAGAAACTTGGTTTCTGGTCTGTATCCACATTGGAGCCAGATTTGTTCGTCATGAAGTAATTTTCCATTGACGTTTTAGCAGAAATCAGTGTATTATCTTGGGAAATGAATTTTCCACCACCTTTGCCAGATGTATGACGAAGGTCTGAATAGTTCGAAAAATAATCATAGGAATATGACGTGAATTCCGAGTATATCGGATCAATGTAATATGCCGTGTTCTCCCAACCGCCCAAGGCACCAGTACGGTCGGCATTGAACAACTGTATGAACTGAAAATCAGTCATTTTAAGCATTTCATATGGCTTTGTAGACTGTCTAGCACCGCCGCCAGCGCCAGTTCCGGCATCGTCACGTGGTGAACGATTTGGGTCTTCCCAATCCTTCACGACAGCCCAATATTTTTCCTTAGTCTTATTCGAAGAAATTAATTCATCGACTGTCTTGAAATTAAATTCGCTATCGCAGTCTTCATAGAAAACGTAATTAGACGGTTTGTACGTGGCGCTCATAGCTTCCTGTGAAAGCCATTCGATAGCCCGAGTAGGCTTCATGGAAGGGATAACAATGGTTCTCTGTCCCTCCGTATCGGATGCGTTCAGTGTCTTCTTAGACACCAAATAGGACGTATGAATATCCTTGATCATATCGGAAATCGTCTTTTGTCGATATGATTGCTCTATTCGTGTCATAAAATTTTGGAAATATTCTTCCGATGCGAGATGAACAATATAGTTGGTCATGCGAGGCTTTGAGCGCACGACATTTTCGATAGAAACAATGCGAAATTCTACATCGATAGATTTCAATACGGCATCGTGAGGAGTTTTGAATTTGATATGAACGGTTTCCTGTCCCACAATCGGCACGACTGTTGTCAAGGAAAGGGCGTCGGAAAGCACCATGTCTGCCGTCAAAAACGGTTCGGTTATTGCTTCATAGATGCTGAATTCTTGAACAAGATTCTTGATTTCCCAAGGATCGCCGCCCAAATCACTTTTTATAGTGATTGTATCGATAACTATACTACCGGCAGGAAGTTTCTGGTCAGCCATTACTTAAATATATTCTTCAATTCTTCTTCGATTTGTGGAATGTAGGATGGTTTAATGAGAGAAATTTCACGCTTACTTTCGTTAAGATCATGTTCATAGTCATAAGCGTAAACTAATTTGCGTTCATCATCCACCAAACCAAGATATGTTGATTGATCTACTCTAAGGGAACGCTCTTCAACAATTGTTCCATCATAGTATTGAGTGCGAGGCTGGATAATTTGATAATAAGCATAGATAGTTTGTGTAGCGATTGGAACACTACCGTATTTAGTTTCAATGTAATCATCGAATTCCGTTGAAGACAAAGGCCAATCGAAGTAAGGATCGATGATAGAATTCGTGATCAAAATCAATTCGGATAGTTCTGGACGACCATAATAGCGGTCTGCCACCACGAAAGGCTTTTCTCCATCACGCACAACGTAGTTGAAGAGAGATTCGGTATACTTCAATACAACATCCCGAATTTTGTAACGAACCATAATGTTCGTTGACATAACAGGAACACCACTCTTGTTGATATCATATTGTATCTGTGGAAATACGTCAAAAAAAGCCGACATTTAGTACCCCGCCTCAATGTCTTCTTTGGTAAGGATGGAAATTTCTTGGAAATTCAACGACATTGTAAGCGACATTGGGATAGATTCGTCGGCCCGGAAGTATGACTTTGTTCCTTCTGCATGAAAATCGAAATTTGCTCCTACAAGGGCACACGTCACAAATTTGAATAGATATTCATTCGATGGAATTTCGATTCTCCATACGTCCGGATATTTGAAAATATTGTCTGAATACCCTTGTGCAAAAGACGGATGCATACCGAGCTTGAATTCTTTTGAAATATCTCGCAAAATATTTGCTTCCTGCAAATTCGAAGGAATAAGTTTATAAGAAAAATCAAAAGTTCTTAAATTTGGCGATGAATACAGAACAGCTTTATATGGATTTACTGCTAATCCAGCCCCACGGGCGATTGCTTGTCCATATTTGGTATCTCCCGCAAAGTCTAGTGCAAAGGCTTGTGCGAAAGCAGAGGCTTTATCACCAAGATTTGTAGCGGAATATTTTTGTAATCCTTCTGCCAAGCTCGATATCAGACTACCTTTTTTTGAGGCTCTCATGGTTGCAGAAATTTCACCGCTGGCAGTGATAAGTTGATTACCTACCAACCCTAGATCGACATTCTGCCAATCCGCCGAATAATTAGCTTGCAAACCAACCGGAACAGGAAGTGTAATCAAACTTCCTACACGACCTTCCTTTGGGTCGGATTTGGCATCTGCACGGGAATATTCATAGCGCTGAAAATGAATAATATGCTTCCATTCGGACATCAACGTCTTTGGGAACGTCAATGGAGCCGTCGTAGCCGATGTTGAAGCGGCATTCATCTTGTCTTCTGCCGCTTGCGAGGCAGACTTTTTGGTAATTGTAACAGATGTTTGTGGAGTCTTGGTTGCCATCAAATGTCCCGTAAATAGTATGAAACTATTTATACCTAAATACGGGCATGACGAAGTTTCTATTACCAGAAGAGAACGTACAGAAACGCCGAAAGGCAAAGAAGAAGTCTAAACTTCCACAACCAAAGTACTTTGTGGCTGAAAATCCTCACAAGTACGTTGGTGATCCAAACTGTATTATCGCAAGATCGAATCTGGAAAGAAAATTTTACAAAATATTTGACACCAACCCGGCAGTACTGAAATGGGGTTGTGAAGAGATGTACATCAGGTACAAGTCATCTATTGACGGTACGGTACATCGTTATTTTCCGGATGCTGTTATAGAAATTAAGTCTCGATCAGGCAAAAAAATGCTCTATATGATCGAAATTAAGCCAAAAAAACAGTGTTTTCCCCCAAAAAATAGCAAATCCAAGCGGTTTTTGACGGAACAAGTCACTTATCAGACGAATCAAGACAAATGGAAAGCAGCCACGGAATTCTGTAAATCCCATGGCATGATCTTTCACGTGCTAACAGAAGAGCATGTAGGCGGCTTCTAAGCGTAATATCCGAGATACACTACCGGGATGAACCTCACTTCGAAGTCATCGCTTCCGTACAGTTTCTCCAAAATATTCTTCGCCATATCTTCGTTGTGATGACATACCGGCAGACAGCTTGAAAACCTTGGGGGAATTTTGCCCCACTCTTCCCGGCGCTTCTGAAAGCAAACTCCCCGTTCCTTATGGACAACCCAATAGGAGTTGACGATGCATTCTCCGTTTTTGGGATTCTCCAATTTTTCCAACGGCATGAAGAAGAGACGTTCAATGTCCATTGAGAAACACCTTCTTTTTGATGAATTCTTCCATGTCGCCCTGAAATTTCAGGTACACGGAAATTGGGTATAGGTTTTCGAACCCATGAGCCCGCAGTCGAATGGTTTCTTTGTCATAGTCGATGATCGCCTTGACCTTGTGTCCATCGATTTTGTAGAGTCGTTCGACATTATTTTTCTCTTCCGAGATAACAACGAACGACATCAGATTCGAGTTCCATCCGGTCGGACCTTCACTCCATCCTTGTCTGTCGGATCACACGGGTGATGGCCCCAGACCGCAAAATATTTGTCTCGCATCAGCTTCTTTCCATTAATCCAAAAAGCCCAACGTCGGGAAGGCTTTCCAGTTATAAGAAATGTCCAAGTTCCCGGCAAGACATTTTGCACGGAATGACGAAATTCGGCGGGCCGATACCTGAACATGCCTGCCCGTAGCGTTTCTTTGAAGGAAAATCCCTCTTTTGGCGTGATCGACACGTCATCATAGCCACCTTTCAGAATAAAGGTGAGAAACCAGTACGGATGATCATGATAGGCCCGATGATCGTCATCACCAAGCCAATGATGGAGCCGAAGGGAAATGAAGCCGAAATCGAGAACATACCGATAAAAGTACGGACATTCTTTCAGACCGCCCGGCTGTTTCCATGTGAGTTTGGGAAGAAATCTCATTGATCGCTCTTCGCAAATTCCTTGGCGGCATTGACCCAATAATGACCGGCCATGCCAAGAGTACAAGCGAGAATATTGGCGAGAGCGTCAAGCTTGCCTTCAATGACAGCCAACTCACGTTTTGTCACTTTGTGCGTGGCAGCGAGTTTGTCCGATGAACGGCACAGATTGACCATTCGAACCCAGATAAGAGCCTGTGTCTTATCAAACTTCCAACCCGCTGGCGCTGACCACTGTTGCGGTCCACTAAGTGAGTCGATTGTTACTTTCTGGATTTTCATAAACAATTAGCCCCGATTCCACATTCTTTCCGTCTATCTGGAACATATCATAAGGAAGCGGATGGTAATTGTCAATATATTTCTCAATATTTTGAGAATCTTTACGGACCAGTGCGACAAGTTTGCCGCCCGGTCGTAAAAAGGTAATAGCGTGATCGACGTGGGGGATTGAATTTTTTGGCGGGCACATAAGCACCGCATCGAATCGGCCAAGGAAATCCAGTGAACTATATGACATGGAAAGAAAGTCACGGTTGAACACAATGAAGCTATTCCGAAGCTTCATTGCCAGTTCCTTGTTCAGTTCAACACATGTGACTCGGGCACCAACGGCAACAGCGGCCATCGCAAGATTGCCGCCGCCAGCCGAGGGTTCCAACACTCTGTCATATTTCTGGATACCGGCAATCTTGACCATTTCATGGGCCAAGAACATCGGTGTTTCCGTTGCGGGAAGATTGGTCCGGTGGGAAGGGTTCGAACCCCCGACACCAAGGCTTTCATCCGTGTATTCTGCATCATTAAACATTGGAGCTACCATTGTCCTTTGATGCATACATTAAGGAATTACGGACGTTACTAAGTATCATATCGTCATGCAAAGTGTTGCAACACCTTACATTATTGTTTGACACCGTTGGCATCTTTAGGTTTCCCTTCGGTTCCTTCTTACGGTCCTTGTGCTCTACCAACTGAGCTACCACCGGATTACGCTTGATATAAGCGAGGATTATTGAATGTCAACACCTATTTTGATCTTTTTTGCCGTGATGGTCCTTTCATATCTCTCCATGAGAAGTCTGAGGATATCGGCAATTTCGGAATCATTACAGGCGACCGTAAGGGTTTTGAGTCCACCCTTGTATGATGGAATATAAACTTCATATAGCATATGTGTCCCTTAACCGGTTATGCCCCCGGTTTCCCATAACGAAAGTTCTATACGGTTTCAGGACGTGGTACAACCCCAAAAAAGGTCAGACATTCCATCTTGACACCGTTTTTGATTGATTCGGCCTTGACGATTTCAATATTTTGATTATATTGAAATAAAAAGAGGAATTGACATGGCACGATTTAAAGATAAGAAGCTCCAAAAGGTGTTCGACCTTTACAGCAAGATCCCGCCAACGAAGCGTGGTGATGCTCTCTTGGCCAAATACTATTTCAACGGATTGGAATATCCAAATAAAGAAAACTTAAAGCCAGAACGAGGCACGTTTGCCTATGCGGCTTGGGCAGCGGGCCACGCACTGGCCAAACAAAGAGAAAAGACACAGAATGAATGACTTTCCAGCGATCATTGATTTGAGCGGCTATACGGAGAAGATGCGGAAATCTTTTCTGGAAAAGACTTTCTTCCTCACTAAAATTCCAGCAACCGTCTACATGGATTTCGGATGTGCCGATGGCAGCATGATCGAATTCATGTTCAAGATGTTTCCGGAATATCGATATTTCGGGTATGACAACGATCCGAAAATGATCGAAATGGCAAAGAAGCTGAACATTCCGAACGCCTTCTTTTCCACGGACTATGACGCAATTGTCAAGGCCATGAACGACTACGATTCACAAAGAAAGACCGAAGGGAAACCACCGGCCATTCGAGCGGTCATATGTTCATCGCTCATTCATGAAATTTGTTCATATGCGCAACCGGGAAGCATGACGGTGACGCAATTTTGGAATCGAATTCGTTCGAATTACCATTACGTCTGCATCCGTGACATGGCGATGACGGAGGAAGCCGAAAAATATGATGTCAGCACTCACGACGTTTGGCAGATTGCCAAATTCTTCCTGAAAAATGAGGATGATGTCTATATCCTTGGAGATTTTCAGAAGAAATATGGGGAAATCACCAAACTAAAGCAGATGGTTCACTTTCTTCTGAAATATCGGTATAAGAACAATTGGGAGCGGGAGCTAAACGAGAACTACTTGCCGCTCACGGTCGAAAAAATTCTAGAAGAATTTAGTCACAAGGAAATTGTTTATCAGAACCATTACCTTCTACCATTTTTGAAAGATCGTGTAAAAACCGATTTCAACATCGATCTTAAAGAAGCGACTCACTTGCAATTGATCGTGAAGTTGCGCTAATCTCAATCGTGGTTGTTCTAGTGAGAAGCTGAACATCACCGACGATATGATATTTGGTTTGGCCATGCTTGATTTGAGCAATGGCCTTATCCACAGCCTTTGCATCATCGAACCATAGCTGGTCGATTGGGTCTTCAACCCATCGAACTTCATTAGCCCATGGGCCGTATTCAACAACGCCAAGCGGCAAATAGATATTGCCGTCATTGTCTCGGGCTAACACCCGAGCCGAATGTTGCGTTTTGATCGTTCGGGAAACTAGCATCTGGCGAGGAAATCTCCCGGCTTTTGCACAGCTTTGTGAATTTCATTCAGCTTCGATTGCTGGCCTTCCGGATAAGTTTTGTCGATATCGTGAACAAACACCATGTCCAGATGCGCCTTGATACACGCCGTCTGTTCAGCATTCAAATCATTAGGTTTGCTCAATTCGAACATCCCCTGCAACCAATAACAAAATTCTACTGCTTTCATTGTACCTTTTCCAACTTTGAGAAATAAGATCGTTTGGCCAAAATGTCGGTCGAATCTCGATTGATACGTAATACCAATCGAGTGCCAATAGCAGGCAGCGAACGATCAAGTTTACTTAGAAGAACATGATCATAGAGAAGATCAATCTTTTCATCCACTGTAAGATCATCTAATTTGAAAATAAATTGATCTAACTTAGGTTTATTTTTTGTAAAAGGCCACACTATTCATATCTCCAAAAGTATTCTTCAATCATTGCTTTATGCGTTGGGAAAGCGATTTCCGACTCCCAAGGTGTATCTTTGACCACTACCAGTTCGGTTACTTCTGTGTCGTGCGGTAGATTTAGATCAATTTCTATGGGCTGAACCTTGCAAAAAATCAAGTTCACGCCATCGACGGTCACGATGTCCATCAATTCAGGTCGTGAGACATCGTGACCAGTCTCTTCCCTAACTTCACGAATAATCGCTTCCTGCCACGTCTCGCCAAGGTTCTGAAAGCCGCCCGGTAGAGCGAGCAAACCCGAATCAGCCCGACGAACCATCAGCAAGCCCCCGCTTTCATTGGGCACCAAAGCGACAACCACGGGCGCTGGATTGCGGAATTTCGGGAAGCGCTCTTCAAGTTCATTGACTGCTTCCATCAGCCAATTTTGGAAGGCAAATACCTTGCGAATGTCTTGGAAAATATGGGTTGTGGAACAAAGTTTCAGTTCCTTTCTATACCCTTCGTTGATTTCTTCCATGGCTTTTTCATAATTTTTCATTGCAATTCTCTACAATTTTATTATATTGATTCGTGAAAGGAATTTTGGATGTTTCTTCCCAAAGGAATAGTTCTGGACAGGCGAGGCGGTATCGTCATCTCCCGGCACATGAAGTGTCTGTATGTGCAAGGGTATTATCGGAACCACTTCATTAGCAGAATGTTTACCAATAAGAAGCAGGCATTCAAGTTCTTCAATCAGTACCCGAAATAATTCGTGTACCAATTTGACACAGGTCAAATCACGTCTTATATCAGTCTGTAATGCGAGGACTCATGGTAATGCATAAATCTAAGCCGTCATTGAAAAAGGACTTCGGAACCAAGCCAGCGGCGGCGAAAGCCATTGCGAAGGCTGGACTTCAACAATTGCCACATACAATCCAGATGAACAGAACCGGTTCTGTCTATCGATTCGAGCCAGTATTCTTGATCGATGACAAGCACATTTGTTACGGAAAAGTTAAGTCTTACGGGTTTACCGTTCGGCCTAAACTGTAATCGATTCGTGGGCCACCATCGGGGAACCGCTCCATTTTTTTATCTGTGTTCCCCGTCCTTTCCATCCAAGCTTCGCACTCCCATTTGACGGTAAAACATGCTAGGATGGTCGTGCCGTCGAGAACGACATAAATGTATGTGCTTCTAGCCACGTCGATTCAACAACTTCCATAAACCGTAGGCGACCGCCGCCACGGCAATCCAAAACCAAAACATCTAAGACTCCTTGATTTTGGCGAATATGCCACAAATAAAGTTTAAAGTCAATTGAAAATGTCATTGACTTCTTATACAGAACGATTATATTAAAAAAGGAAACAGGAGTTCAACATGCGTTCCTTGAAAGAAATTTTGACCGACAAAGGTAATTGGGCGATGTGATTGCCGGTGCGCTGGTCGGTCTGTTTCTCAAATGGTATTTTGGGATTTGATCGATGGAATGGTCCGAAAAACAGATTATGGCCGCAAGAGCCATTACGTTGATTCGCCGGAAGCTAGAGCCCAAATGTGAGGGTTGTGGTGTTGGTGCAGATCGTCCGAATTGTGCCAACGATCTTGGCGGCTACTGTCAGCGCCACGACCAAGCGAATGTGATCGCCTACCGTGAAGTGATCGAGTCCATTTCGCAGGCGGCGGAATTCCCGTTGGAATTCAATCGGCGTTGGGATTTGTACATGCCGTTATATCTCTATAACGATTTTTCGGAAACGGAAATTGCGTTGTTGCGAGATTTAGCGGACACTCCCGACCAGAAACTTTCGTCTCGCAAGATCGATGAACGCTTTGCCTCATTGCGGGAAAAGCAGGCCGCTTCGTTGTCCTATCAGTATGATATGTGGACAACGAAACTGGACAGGCGTGGCCGGGAAGTTCTGGCATGGGCAGACGAGCAAGAGGAAAAAGCTTTGGCGGAAATGTCCGACGAAGCGAAGAAATTAAATTTAGAATGATATTGAAATCATGTGGAGGCCATGCCACATGATCGGAAGCGAGAGGGAACAGTGAATGATTCCCCTCAAATCAGGCCACACCATCAGTTCAGTCGAATGGCCGATGGATTTCCTCTCGCTTCCCTTCTATTCGTCGCCGTAGTCGTCGCCGTCGAATATCAATTCATATGGTTCGCTAGTTGTATATGGGTCTTCTATTTCAACCATTCCGTCGAAATAGACTACCTTGTCAACTTTGCCATTCCAGACGTATTTTGTGCCGTCCGATTCCGTGGCTATTCCACGTCGGATGAAAGGGATGAAGATCGTTGTTCCTCCAAAAGGATAGGCTCTTCGTCAGCCACCTTTTCTGGTATGCTACGTTTCATAAGAACGACTGTGTGTGGCTTGGAAGCCTTTTCACCATATTCCATGGTGATGACTTCCCAACCTTCCGAACCAAATTTGTTCAGTGCGTTCTCGAAAGCTGATGGATTGGTTGTAATAGTTTTGTCGATTGTCTCGACACGAAATTCCCACTTCAAAAAAATTTTTCCTTCTGTTACGTGACTCTATGTAGTCATTCCGTAACCGATGGCATAGGAAATCACGATACCCACAATGGCGAGTATGCCTAGACCAATCATAGGAAACAGGGAAATCATATCCGGCACACTGGCGAAAATGATCAGGATGGCGAAGGTGATAAACATCATCCCGCCACCAATGAGAATACGTTTCAAATGAACCATGAAAAAACCTTAACGAATGGGGTAGGGAATGCCAGCATGAATATGGTGATCGCAAAAAGGCCGGTAGGGATGGCTAATTCGTACCATCCTCGTTTAAAAGCAAACCATGTTCGTTCACACCAATATAGGCAGAACAAAACGATACAAACTGTCTGAAACCACATCATATTTTCGATGTATCACATGTTTCTTTGATTGTCAAGATTGACATTTTCGAATCGTGGTTTATGTTTAGGCCATAACGGAGAGAGAAATGAAACCTGAATATGAAATAGAAGATTGGTGCATCGTCAATCGATCCTATCGCTATGTCGATTTTGTGAGCCCTGCAAACGCCTATCTCATGGGGCATATAAAGGATCACCCAAACTGCACACCCGGCAAGCTGCACATCACATCACGCATCGTGACGGTGCATTCGGATGACGTGATCGAAACCCGCAATTCGATCTACCGGCTTGGAAAAATTCGGGAGCATTACAAAAAATTTCGAGGGACGTTGAATGGCTGAAAAGATCACCACCAAGGCGGCATTGCTCCGTCTGCGCATGGCTGGCTATCTGGTGGAGGATATGCGTCCAACGCCAAAGAAAGCGCCTGTAATTCGGTTCTATGACGATCTAAGCAGGCCGGACATTCTCATTGTCAACGGCGAAGTCGATTCGGCCATGATCGACAATCTTTGCAAAAAAAGCTGGCTGAACACCATGCTTTCATCCATGGGTATGGAATAGAAAAAGGAGTCAGCAGGGGGGATTCGCTGACTCCTTTCATTCTCAGAAGACGCTTGTTAACGTGGCCCGCAAACAAGCGAACCCTATGTAACAAGCCTTGGCGCTTTCGTCAACAGCGTTTCATACGACTGGCGTAGCGTATCCAGTTCCGTGGCCTTCTTGACAATCTGTTGCAGAATTTTATTTTTCTGTGATTCGAACACGGCAAGGGAAATGAAATTCAAAGCGGGCGTCGGCACGAAATCATCCATGTTGCTGACAAAGAGGCTTCCCTGTCCATAACTTTCGACGTTCCCTCTCTTGCCATAGCCATTTGCCTTACAATCAAAGTGTTCGCCGTTGTATTCGACATCAAATTGAAGGTCTTTGTCCTGTTTCCGGTAAGGCCAGATGATCACAGAAAAATCCATCCAAACCCGAGCGCCCGGCTTAATCTTGGCTGAAAACTTAATGTTAGGCTCTGCCTTCATTCCTTTGACCCATTCTTTTTAATCGGTGGATTTTCATAACGAACATCCAATTTAGAGTGACCACCGATATGACGTTCCGGCTTAGCGAGAATGTCATAGAAGAGTTGCATGGTCGATTCATAGACCTGTGGACGGAAAGCGCTTATCGAGAATGAAGGCTCAATCATAGCCCGGCTTCCATCTAGAAAATTACACCAGCGCTGATGATTTACGATTTCTACCAAAAGAATACCCAAGCCACTGCCATCAGAAAATTTGCTCGTTTCGATGACATCTCTTACGGTGTAAGTTTGTCTGTATTCTGGAATAACCAAACTAAATGTCTTGGGATCGAAATAGTTTCTGAAATTTTGAATGCAGACGACCTTATCGCCTGCTTTAAACTCATGCATCGTAGTGTTTTTCCCATTGCCTTCTATTAAAGGATTGTGCCCGACGATAGAGAGACATAGCTTCGTCCAAACTCTTCGAAAGATCGGCATTTGACAGCTTCTCCAAATTTGCCCGTGCCCGGTCCCTCAAATTGTGTGGAATGCATAGGGACAATATAATCTCTCGAATGGCGCTTTGTCTATCGATCATTGGGCTTTTCTGTGTGCGTCCAGCCATTCCAGCAAGGGAATGCGGGGTGCCCAATAGGCTTGTGTGGCTGGATTGCGAGTGCCGGGAACCGTGAAATATTCCCGGCTCTGCCGATTGTAATCTTCTTGCACGTATTTGTCATAGGCAAGGCGCTCACCCGGCGTCATGGAGCGGTAAATGGCTTGCTGGCCATCCCGGTTGATGTGGACCCAAATCTGTGAATCGGGAATGTTCATGCCAACTTAGTCTCCAAAAAATTTGCAATCTCTTCGAAAGATTGTCCAGTATCATTCATGAGCATCATAGCCGACGTTATAGCGAGACTTATGCCATACCATTGCTCACAGTTTTCGTAGGTATGCTTTTCCTTAAGCTTTAACGCCAGCCCAAGGGCGCAATAGGACTCTGTCTTGGTTTGTGGAATGAATTCGGCCATCTTGCCGACACATTGACTATAGGCACCAGAACGAAGAGCGCCAATGAGCTTTTCTGTTCTTTGTCTCTGTATTGGAGTCATAGATTAATCCATCTGACAAATACAATTATGATGTTCAAAGGAACATACGATAGAATCGACAGAAAAGTCAAGAGGAAAAAGGCTTGACGCCTTAAAGGATTATGTTATATTAATGCAACGGGAGGGATGAAATGCCATATCACCTGACATCCGGAATGCTTCTGTCCATCGATGACATGGCAGATATCAATGAATGCATAGAGCTTCTGACCAAGGTGGAAGCGAGATTGCACAGCATTGGGGACCGGAAGCAACATCCTCGCATCATGGCTTTTGCCACCAACTTGACGGCGCTCAAAAGAGATATCGAGGATTTTCACGATAAAAATACCCCGGTTGATCAAGCGTGAATCAATCGGCGTTAGAAACCGTTTGATCAACCGGGGAGAGTGGCCTTTCAGCCGAAACTAAAAAAGACCGGTGGTTGGAGGGCGCTAACCGTCTTTCCCACCGGTCTTTATCTTAGCGCTCGGGGAGGGGGACCAATCCGAGTATCGCTAGGACAATGCGGTTTACGACGAATCGCTGCAACCGTCAAGTCATAGATGCAGCGCCAATGAAATTTGCAGGATCATCAGAATGACCAGAAATGGCATCGTAACAAAGTAGCCGAGCTTCGAACCAAAGGCGAAGGAACCGATCATGAAAACGCACAGAACAAGCTCACAAAAGGCTATAAGCACCAAGCCCGGCCCGAAAAGATTGATGGAAATGTCGCTCACTCTTCCACTTCTTTCTTGAACCAACCGATTCGGTTCATCATCTTCTCTAGGTCTTCCGGGGAAGATGGTGGACCATCAAAATTTTCTTCGCCCAACAAGAGCGCCAGAAAAATTTTTTTCTTGTCATAGTGTTTGAATTCAACCCACGATCTTCCTTCGCCATAGTGGCGCAGATTGCGAAGGCGAACCACGTCACCGGGACCGATAGAAATCATGCTTCAAGTGCCTCCACCAGTTCAGCAAAGGTTTTTACGCCTTTCTGAAACACAGGTTCAGTCATCAGAAACTCCAATAATGAGTCGGGTTGCCGTTGTCGGGGAAACCAAACCAATTGACGGGCTCACCTTTCTTTGGGTCTGGAATGACTGCCTTCCTTGGAAAGTCGCTCTTATCAGACTTCATGATCAATGTAAAGCCATGGAGTGAAAAGTTTTCATCAATGGCAATCCAATGTGGACCACTGGCCCGAAAAGTTTTTGATCCTACTTTCCATTCAGACATGGGTCAAAGTTTCCCCAAATCGGCAGACGCCTTTTCGATAAAGGAATCGAGAAATTTCAGCACATCGTCATGGCTTCGGTAGGACCAGTCATTGAAACCGGCAAGGCTGGAATAGCCATAATTGGTCGCAAGATGTTGTTTAAGCGCATCCCAAATTTCACAATCAAAAGTTCGATGTTCGATGGCTTTGTGGATTGCCCCTTCAAGACACCAGCACACGGCAGTCTTGTCATAGGCAGAGACTTTCTCGCCCTTGGAATCACGGGCGAACGTACCGATTGTCCAATTCTTTTCATCGGTCAAAATCTTGCGAGCCTGAATAGCGGTTTGGAGTGTTTCAGGATGCATCGTTCTCTCCAATCAATTCGTCCAGCTTGGCCAGTACGGCGGCATGTGTGGTTTTCTTGTCATCATTGAAACCCATCATGTAGCCGCCCGGAAACAACGGATCGATTTCGTCATAGAGCGCAACGAATTCGGATGAATGATGCGGGATCACCGCCTTGTTGAAGGCACCTTCAAGGCACCAGCACACGGCTTTGGGCGAAAGGGAACGAACGTCCCTTCCCTTGTCGTCAACCGCATAATGTCCCTGAACCCAAGCCTCTTTTTCGGCAAGCAGAGCCCGCATGTCTTTGAGTATGGCCTTGGCCTTGTCGGACAGTTTTTTCACGTCTCGATTTCCCTTGAATGATTTTCGATAGCCCGGTCGATCACGGCAATGACATCTTCATATTTCGTGGTGTATGCATCATTCCATGAAGGAATAGAGACATAGCGTGTCAACGTCGGATCGATGGCTATTGCAAGAACCGCCATGGTTCTGGAAAATTCCGACTCTCCCGTCTCACAAAGAGGCATTTTTCGAGCTACCAAGGCCACGGCACCAGTCAGACACCAGCAAACCGCTTCGCCCGATTCATAGGAGACAACCCCACCATCGTCCTGTCGGGCCGATGCCCCTTGAGTCCAGCGTTCGGGAGAATTCAAAACTTCTTCCTTCACACTTTTCAGAATTTCGAGTGTCTTCGTGTCTTTCATCCGATTTCTTCCATCAAATACTTTGCCGCCACATAGGGACAATCATCGGAATGTTCCACGGTATGTGAAGAATTGATTGAATATTCGTTACAATATTCGCACCGATAATGAATATTCCGGCCCCGGTCATCTTCCTGAACGGCCCGTTCGATGATCGTCTCACAGACCAGTTTCAGCTTGGCCGTTTCAATCTTGTTCAACAAAAGACTTGCCATGATCACACCCTTTCAGATTCCTTTGCCCGCTCAATCGCTTGGTCGAGCATGGCTATGACTTCGGAATGTTCCCGGTCGATTTGATCATTCCAGAGGGTCAGGGGATAGTCGATAATTCTCCGGATCACCGCCCGAGCCGACTCATAGGTATCATCCCACACAGGCATCGAAAGGTTGTGATCGCTCAAAATCTTTTGGACACCGCCAGCCAAGCACCAGCGACACGCTGCCGGATCATTGACGCCAACCCCTTCACCATCGATGGTGATGGCCATATTGTACTGTGTCCAACGGCTTGGGTCGGACAGAAGCTCACGGGTTTCCGTGAGAATTTGTGATGTTGGAATGGTCATTTTATTTTGTTCGCCTTTGCTTTTTCGGAAAGCTTTTCTTTCGCTATGGCCTTGTCGAGAATATTGATCACATCGTCATAGGTGCGACCGATATTGTCGTTCCAAATGGCGATGGAAACGCCAGCGGCATCAGCGGGCCGAATGGCATTGGACAGAGCCCATAGGCCCTTGGACCAGCGCTCATTGATGCCACCACAAACATGAGCCAAGGCCCCGGAAAGACACCAGCACACGGCGTCGGGATGACCCCAACCAACCGAATTGCGATTGGCATCATGCGCCATTGCACCCTTGGTCCACTTGTCCGGCGAGGAAAGCAGCGCCTTGGTCTTTTCCAGACTTTCCAACTTGTTCATCAGTTTGCCGCCCGATTGTCCATCATCGTTTGTGCCGTTCGTGCCAGCGCAATTGCCTTGTCGAAGATTTCCATGACATCGGCGTGAGTCGTTTCCGGCTTGTCGTTGAAGCGATGCATTTGGTCATTGCCCGGAATGACTTCATAGAGAGTCCGGCGAGCATCGTCATAATCTTTTGTGGGAGAGGCAAAGCCGGTGACTCGAAGCAGCGCCCCATTCATGCAGAAGCGGCAGGCATAAGGGTCTAGGATGGCCGTTGAGACACCATCGGAATCGGTTGCATTCGAGCCCTTGACCCAGAATTCAGGCTTGGAAATCAGTTCCTTGGCCTTTTCGAGAACCGTAACAGTTTGCACGTCTAATCCCCTTTCGAAAAATTTCATGGTGTGGGGAGGAGTCGAACCTTGCCACTAATGACGTATTCGGTCCACGGGTTCTAAGTCCGCAACTAAACGTCACTGCACAGACCTCTTGGCTACTAACTGATTTCCAGACAGGTAATGCGCACTTCCTGCTTTCTATCGAGCTTTGACCTCACTGTCACACCTGATGCTCATTTAAGGATTATATGAGGGAATGTCAATAAAGAAAAAAGCAATAGAATCATTCAGACGAAGGGGGAAACGTGATAGATCGTTTAATGTTGTTTTCGCCAACGAAGACTCATGAGTTTTCATCCTTTTCCGTCCAGATGCATTCCGGATCATGTAGGATCGAACCATCACGATTGCGAGGTGCACCACAACAGTTGCAATAGCTTTCTGGCAAGCCAAGCTTTTCCCGGTGTTCCCGGTCACGCTTTGCCGATAGTTGGGCCAAGATTTCGCTAATGGATTTTGTCATACCGAGTCCGGAAAGGTCGATTGAAGGAAGCTCCGCTTCCCCTGCCCATCAATAGATCATTTCGTGTCGGTCGCCAGCCTTCCGAGAATGTGCCATCAGCCCGATAGATTTGCAGTGGGATATATGGATGATAAACCTCAAAGCCGCTCTTGTATCGGATGAATGTTCCAATCAATCTGTCGTCCTTATCGAAATCCTGTCGTGAAGTCTCCACTTCAAAGATTTCGGCCATCGCCTCTAACAGTTCATCAACCCTATCAGTCATCATTCCCGCCAATCTTTGGAATAATAGAAATAATTAACGAAAAAGCCCAGATCGAAACGGACTGTCGATTTCCAGTTGTGCCATCGTTCATGTACCTGAACACGCTCTAGCCATGCATAACGCTGCTTGTCTTCCAAGAACACGGGACGCCACGCAAACCAATAGCGCCCTTTTTCGGTCCAGTCGAGTTTCCGGTACAGCCATGATTCGGTTAGCCAGTCGGAAAAGCTTGGGATACGGAATTGCATTATTTTCGTCCGATATAATGGCTATTGATTCGCTTGCGAGGCTTGGGCTTGTTCAAGCCATTCACATAATCAAAATGGCCATACCACGGGCGAGGATCACACAGTGAGACAGTGCGCCCGTTGCCGATTCCAAAATAATTCATTCCCCAATGCCAGCGAGGAATTTTAGCTTTTTTCGCAGCCCATCGATGATGGCCAAACACGGCATAATTGTTCATCATCGTATCCCCGAAAAAATCATGCAAGCCACGATGGCGAGGGGAAACCAGATATACCAGTAATCGAAGGATGCAAGGATCATGCGTAATTCCACCTTAGAATGCAAAAATATCCAGTCTAACTATAGGTCGAACGATTAATAATTGCAAGCATATCTTGTTTCTCACACAAACGGCATTGTGTCGTCTTGTCATACTCATTCGGGTTGCCGAGACGATGAAACAATGAACAATCGGTATCGCAGCGAAGCCGTTTGTTGTCAAAGATTTGGTTGTCGGGAAAGACCGAATTACGGTTCATTGGCGGTTTGTGTCGCCCTTGGCATATGATCCGGAAGGTTCGAATTGGATGCAATAGGCATTGTACAATCGCTTTGGATTGTCAGCCAATACTTGGAGAGCCGCAGCGTTACATGTTTCGGGATCATAGTAATAGTTTGGCATGATCGCTTCACCATGGGCAAACATAACGATGAGATAGAATACAGTGTTCATCTCAATAGTTCAATATACTTTGTGATTTGCTTTTGCACATGACCAATATCTTTCTCTGCTTTGATAGAGAAATCATAACCCAAATCGTTCCGGTCATGGTCCGATATGCGGAGGACGAAATGCCTTCCACCAATTGGGAAATAGAAATAGTTTGAATTGGAAGTCTTGGCTTTTTCTTGGCGAAACTTAATGTTCTTGGATGCCAGAAACTTGGCCATGATAACGGAGAAAACTGCGATCATAATTTAAATCCATGGCCATTCATGGTGTGGAAATCATTGGGGATAAGCCTTCAACACCACGGCCATTCAAGCCGGAAGAAGGTCCAAGCCGAAGTGGCCAAATAGGTTTTGCCGTTCGACTCGTCACGATAGATTCCAACGGGTTCACCCGTCACCTTGTCCACAAACATGCAGCGATCAAGACAAGTCATGGGACGGCCAAAGATCGTCATGGGTTTGCCGAAAATTTTCATACCCAGAACGGACTCGTTAGAAAGGCAATGAGCGCATAGAGAGTGCAGAGCCCAACAAATGCCCAAACTCCCTTGGATGTCGAACGATATTTGTGTTCCACATAGGCAGGAAGCCAGAGCGTGAAACCAGCCACCGCTACGAGTAACAAAGGCCATGAATGGACAAGGGCACTAAGTAAGTTCGCCCAAAGTGTCGAGAAATACCAAATCATGCAGTGACAACCGGAATGGTCAAGCCATGGCCATGAGCAAATGACTCAAAGTTCCGCTTGATAGTTGCACCAAGGGTTTCCGGTGAATTCGGAGTGTGAGCATGTTTGTTATTGATCGCCGGATCATCGTGACAATACTGCAAATCTTTTATGTTCTCCATGTTCAACTTTGAAAATAAAAGTTTCAATGCGTTAAACGAATCAATCTTTTTTTGGCTATCCAACCAAACGATTTCTCCCCGAAAAGACATCTCCCCGTCAAAGTGCCATTTCTTGGCTTCGGAACCCTCTATCAGCTTCGGTTTCCTAAGAACAGTGTCGATAGTTCCGATGTTCGGCATATGGTCGAGGATTTCTTGCGGGATAGCATGGCCAATGGCACAACGTTTTCCATCAGATGGACTCAGATAGACGCAATTGCCATTTTCCCAAGCCGGTTGCCAGTCCTGCTTTGCCATGCCGAGATAAGCAGCATTGAACACTTCCTGTAGGGATTCATAGGGTTTGATAGTCATTCAGTCGCACCCGGAATGGTCAGAGGACTATCGGAATAGTCAGCCCAAATTTTTCGGCAAAGTGTTCCAATCGTTCCTTCATTGATTCCGGAGTAAAGCCATTGTCATGAACGCCTTGCAGTAGCTTCAAAACATCCACTGAAACGTTTGCAAACAGAGCTTGCCAGTCGGAGTCAGCAACGATAGCAGCGCCTACAGAGGCGAAGCGAACTTGATTCGTCACCAGTTCATCGGGAACACAATGGCCAATAGCGCATTTCATATCGCCGTTGCTACGATATGAACACGTCGTCCGGTCCCGGTTCGGATTGAATTGCATAGCCCGGTGAAAGCCTTGTGCAGCCAAACCACGATAGGCAACGTCGAAAACTTCCTGTAGGGATTCATATGGTCTAATGTTCATGGAGTCGACTCCAGTTCAGGAGTGGTCAGAGAACCATTCTCTTCCGGAATGGTCAGACCACGTTCAGCGGCGAAATTTCGCATGGCAGCTTCCACATCGAAAGTTTCTTTTTCATGGCCATAATACTTGTCATGGCAGTTCTGCAAATCTCGCAACTGATTCAAATCGACGTTAGCGAACAGTTCCCGCCATCGTGGTTCCTCAAAGAACACACTTATAATCGCACCAACAACAAATCCCCCATTATCACCATGGATAATCAGTTCATCGGGGACACAGTGACCGATGGCACATTTCTTGCCATCCTTGTTCAGATACTCACAACCCAACCCATCTTGCGATGTGGCCCGTTCCCAATTCTGGCTTTTCATACCAAGCCAAGCCTTGTCGAAAACTTCCTGCAAATTTTTGTAAGGAACAATTTCAGTTTCGGTGTTCATTTTCATTTCCCTTCGGAATTTCCCATGTAGTTTCTGAATTCCCTTTCGGGAAACAATCGAGCAACACCCAAGCGTTGTAATGTCCGTCTAGGGAAGCCCTTTGAGTCAGTCGGATTGCATCCATAGCTTTGGTGCAAGATGATAGATCATTGAATTCGGCAGTTAGAGCCGGTGAACCAGCACCGCCATCAGCATGAGAGAACAACAGAAAGATGAGAACAAATTTCATTCTTTATCGATCTTCGAATCGATCTTCGAATCGATCTTATAGAATGGTGTTCCCGGCCCGCCTTCGATCATCGCTTCAAGCAGAGTGCCGATTTCATGGGGTTTGATTGTCGAATCATCATTCAGAGCAGCGAGTGAAGAATAGTTTTCACCATTCCACAAAATCGAACCATTATAGTTGGTTCCATCATTTTCGAACATGCCGAGAGAGTCAGCGACATCCATTGGCAGGACCAGCCTTTCCTCCCCATAGTACCAATTGCCGTGTCTGTTTGTGGCTTCCACACCCAGAGCATCACACATATGCCCAAGGCAACAGCGACCGCCAACGGCATTTCTAAGCTTACCCTTGGCTTTTCTAAGCTCCGGATTTTTCAGATAGTCGATGACTTTCCGGCGATTCGCCATGATTTCATCATCAGAATGAGCCTTGCCAACCTCAAATTCATCAGTTGCCATTTTCAAAATGCCTTTTGCAAACTTATTGCGTGAAACTATGATTCCATGCAAAGATTCGTCATTGGACTAGGCGTCGAATGATGGATTCTTGCATGATAGGTGTGAAAGTTGAAGTTTCTGTGCGAACTTTCGAATTTCCGAACTTTCTATAGGATGACAATGAGAATGTCAAGAGGGAAACCACCATAGAATCGAATCTATCGAGGATTCCCGTTGGTCACTCGCTTGATATGATTCCCTCAGAATACTTTGCATCCGGATAGAATGTATATGAATAACATCCTTCGGCATTGAAGGTCATAAACAGTGTTTTGCCAGTATATGGAACCTTATCTGTGCCAGTATATTTGTACAAATCAATGGCCGAGAAAGTATAATCGTGCCCATCGCTTAGATAACGACCTTGTAGAAGCATCAGTTCCGGTTTGGTCAAGCTTCTAATATAATGAAAATCGGGGTTATTGGCGATCTTTATGCGCAGTTCATCCGATTTGGTACAGGCAGCATCTTGGGCAACAGTGGTTTGACTCATTGCTCGGGCAGATAGTGTCATGAAAAGAAGGACGAGGAATGCGAGAAAAAGTGTAATGATTACAATGGCTTTGCCAGATCGAGACATGAGAAACCTTGGTTGGTTAATGTGATTATGATGATTGTCCAGAGCGCCATCAGCACAATGAATGCGATTTTGCGGCGAATAGACCATGGTCGAGAATACGACATATTATTGTGATTCATTGAGTTTATTCGTGGATTATTGCAAGGAAATCTTTGTTAATGCAAAAATGTTCCATTGAACAGACTCCTTGTTTTCGGGCATTTCGGAAAAATACCACGTAAATATAACCATCCGGTTATTATATAACTACCCGGTTATTATATAACTCTATAGTTATGGATCGACGGTATAGGCAGCACACCGCAGTTCTGTTTGTATATCTTCCACGATATACCGTTCCATCATCGGTTTCATGTGACCCAATTCCGTCAAGCATTCTTTTTCCGTATCGAAATACATTCTTTCCGAGATAACGGACGTGCCCACAGAAGTGCCCATGGAAGTACCCGGAGTCCCTGTATAGATTGTAGCTATCAGAATAAAAATTGTAGATGGAACCATCATTTTGCCTATAGTTTTCCGTATTCGATTGGAGGCAGTTTTTCTATTTCTTCGTCGCTGAATTCGGATAGACCGGTGGACATATTTGTCCCGGTGGACATATCTTTCTCAATTTCTCCGAAAATTCTTCGAATTTCTTTAATGGAAAAGTACTTCCCTATCTGGTGTTCCTTTATTCCAAAACCTTTATAGTATTCGATTTCATCGGGAGTTAATTCTGGAAAAGGTTCACAGTAATTTTCCGGATCGAATTCCTTGCACCATTCACCATGAGCCTTAAATTCTTCGACTGTCGGTGGATGGCTTAGATAAGGTTCAACTGGTTTCAGGAGGTTAAAGTAACTCAAATCAAGGCATCCATCGGAACCGATTATCCAAGCACTTTGGACTCCATCAGACCATGTTCGAATTTCAATGATTTGGCGTGAGCCATCATTTTTTGTTTCAGCCCACCAGTAACCATTCTTTATTGTATTATTTTGCATTCAATTCCCTTTCTAATTGTTCACCAGTCATACACCGCATATTTCGAGGATCATCGAGGCATGAAGGAACGCCAGACGGGACGCCATACGTTGTACATGAAGATAACATAATCATCACGACTACCCATAAAGTTGGGGATGCGAAGCATCCTTTTCCCATTCCCATTACTTTTCCCATTACTTTGTGTCCGAACTACTATCTTTGACATGAAGAAATGGCGGTATGTTTCTTCTATTGGTTTTCAGGTGTTCCAAGAGTTTTTCTTTTTTCTCCAATTCATCCTTAACCCATTGTTCGGCCAATTCTTCGGACTCAAAAAACATTGGTCTATATGATGAGTTTGATTCCATCACGATTGACCAATAATAGCTAATCCGCTCATATCCCCGCATTGAATACCGTTCGAGTCCCCATCCCAATTCAGCACCGCCATTCTGTGCCGTTGGATAGATTCGATAGGTTCCAAGTGGAAACTCTGCTTTCGGACGATTTTCGGGGTTTTGTTGTTGTTCAGGAACCGGGATTGGTTCCCTTTGTGGTTTATATGGAGTGCCAAATAAAAATTCTAATATCGACATCTATTTTCTCGTTGATTTTTGTATTTCTGATTTGATCATTTCGAATATGAAGTAAAAGAAAATTACTGGCCATATCAGAGACAATAGGATTGCATTTCTTTTCTCTGATGCCGACCGGTGAGGCGAGAATATACTTCCAAGAGAAAGCAGGAAATACACGGGTACGGCACCCATCGCCCAAAGGATTATGATTATGAAAATACTCATTCGAAGTTTATTCCTATTCTTTCAGGCTACGTTGGATATCTCTAAGGACGCCCAAGAGTTCGAACCACATGGCCCACATTCCCGTGTAGATAGCCGTTTCCATATTGCCGTGATAGGCCGATATCAGGGACGACACCGCCAAGAGGGCAACAAAAATTGCCGTGATCAGTTTAAAGATTTTGACAGTATTACTCATTTCACCTACTGTATTCTTCCAATGATTTGTTGATCATATTTCTCATTCGGATTAATTCGACGCACACATTTTGTGGACCATTCAATGCGCCAGTTCCGCAACCATCTGCCATATACTTTGTGATGGCTTCAATGGACTTTAGATGCATACGAATCAAATAATCGCAATGCGTTGGCGGTATTGCTTTTCTCTCAGTCATCGTCACCATCGTTTTCCGAATCGTCTATTGTTTCTAATGTATATGTGTATCGATGGCACACATAGTTCATCGCTTTGTAACGGGCGATGTGATCACCGATTCCCGCCTGTGGACTCCAGTCGGTTTCAGGGATCACCACGGGACCAGATGTTGGAATGCCGTTCGGTGCAAGGCAAAGCCACACATAGGAATATGCTGGCAGCTTGTTCCGATTGGCCTTGCGGTATCTCTTGTTTTTGTTTTCGATATTCCGAGCCTTGTTGATATAGAAATCAGGATCATCGAACTTACAAGGTTCACCATTCTCTGTATCGCAAGAACAATTCGGCCATATGCAGTTTCCGAGATTACCCATTAATATATTCTTCCGATCTTGAAAGCATACAGACTTTTCCGACCGCCCGAAAAATAAACGGTCTTGTCGCCATTATCCTTAGTGTTGATGGCCCTTTGAATAAATGGAATAAATGGTTGCACTTTAATGTATTCAGTCGTTAGTTTGCCAGTATATCGAATTTGCACTTAACTGTCTGCCGATCTTAGCATCATATAGTTTGAAAAGACGAGGCGTGAGAACGTGTTTTTCGCCATTCTTCAAAGTATAGATCGATTTTTCAATGAATGGAATATATCTTGGGTCTTTAATCTTGGACATTGGTTCAGATATGACATGTTACGGGCGATAATGCGTCAGATATGATGAGTTTCACCCGAGTTTCACCATGTGTCGTCATACTCCGTTCCCGGCTTCACCAAGAACGTTCCGCAGACCATGCATTTCGCCACCATTTCGGACCCATAGGTTCCCTTCTGCCAATCGGCTTCTTCGATTTCGAGCTTGGATTCGCAACGGGAACATGTCATCAGAATTGGCTTGGCAAGAGACTTTGTGCCACGTTCAAGCAGTTTCATTTTTCACGTCTGGAATAGTTAGATTGAACCACTTGGCGAATAACTCCAAATTTTCACGCATTTTTTCCGGTGAATCTTCTCTAAGAAAAACCGCCGTGTCATGACAATGCTGCAATTGTCGCAATGCTGAACGTGAAATATTTTCGAATAATTTCGTCCATCGAGGATCGCCAGTAAACCGAGCAACATCAGTGTCCAACATCACGAGCAATGTCTTACTGTTGTTTGCATCATTCACAAATTCGTCCGGTACACAGTGGCCAATGGCACATTTGCGATTGTTTACCTTGTCACGATACAGGCAGGAATTGGATGTAGTTGCCGAGCTACCATAGGAGCGAAGAAAACCTTGGCTGGCGAGCCCGATATAGGCTTTGTTGAAAACTTCCTGTAGATTTTCATATGGGACAATGTAGTCCAATTCCTTGAGGTATTTCGGACCAATATTGTGCAGTACAAATTCAATTTCAGTTTCACTTACCATCTTGCTTTTGCCTTTGCGTCTAATTCTTTTAATTGTTCTTGTTCTGAAACATCTATCAATTTGTCGCCAAGCACAAAGGAGACAAAGAAAAGACCCAGAACAATCGGGATCAGCCCGAGAATGATTGGATGTTCGATCAAATATGGATAGCCGGTATCCAGTAAAAACATGATACTATGCCAAGACAATAGGCTGACAAATGCCAAAGAAAGCACCATCAAAGCCAGAGCGAAGATCGTCAATGCAATGAAGATGAGCCCGAGAGAGATGCGATTGACTACAGCGTCAAAGGATAGGTTCTTGTTTTTATATTGCATTTCTTGCTTTCAATGGGTTTCGGGTTCATCGCCATCATCGTAATGGATTTTGCCATAATCAGCCGGAATCGAACGCTTGACGGCTTCATTGATAATCCTATCAATATCGAAATGCATTTCTGAAAAGTCTGAATTTCGAGCTTCTTTCCGCTCTTCTTCCAAGCGTTCATCCGTCAATGGAACATAATACAATTCACCCGGATAGAACCATGGCCGTTTGAATTCTTGTTCTGGTGAGTCAAAAGACGTTAGTCGCTGGATGTATGGGGACAATCCATTGTCCGAAGGCCGTTCAATAGCCTCTCTTTGCCACACAGAAGGCCGCAGGAGACGTTTCCGAGTTGGTAGGACAGCACCAGCACCCAGAGCCCTAAAATGCCTCCAATTACCGCTATTCCTATCGTTGGAATAAGCAGGAGCAATGCCGTCACAACAGCACCCGCCGCAATGATGAGCAATCCAAGTCCGAGCCGAATGAAGAAAGCCAGATTGATTTCTGGTAAGTTCATTGTCGCAATTTCACCCGTTTTTCGTCTCTTCGTTGCGCTTCCATTTCCTTATGAAAACGACGCTTTTCCAGATAAGCCAGCCCTACGATGATAGCGCCCGTTATGCCCACGAACCAAGCCATCAGTGTTTCGTTTCGTGTATGTGTGCCGGATAATCGAGCGGCGCATTGCGCTCAATCAATCTCTGTTCGATTTCCTTCGCCATTGCCGCACAGCGTTCGACATAGGCGTTTGTTCGCATGACATAGATTGCATGATCAATTTCGGCCCGTTTCTTGCCGAAATAGGAACCCGCCGCAAAGCCGATTGAACAACCTACACAAAGAAAGAGAAAGCTCATTTCGACTCCTTTTTGGGTTTACTGGAATAATCGATTTTCAATTCGCTTGCGCCCATGGCGTCAAGTGTTGCATTGATATCGAGGATTCGTTCCTTGGTGATGTACAATTTTCCGGTCTTTTCAGCATGTTCCCGCCGATAGTACTCAATCAGACAAATTTCCTTCGATGGCCAAGGCCCATTGAACAAACCAATGCCGTTGTCGAAATACCAATCGCCCGACTCCGTTCCCCGGATCATGAGGATTTCGGTGTGCACGGCAGGCAGTTCGATTGCCTCGATTTCGCCTTCGTCATTCATCCGATGTGCCATCACATTTTAGCCCCTATTCGTGCGGAAATCCATCGTTGTAATTCTTTTCGGATTTGATCGCAGACGGCAGCGGCCTTGCCCACCAGCGGGAGTCGATCACCTTGACGGCACCGGTTATGAACAGAGCAAAAAACCCAAGCAGCGCACCCAGAATGATGACCAGAACAGCGGAACCATATGTCGCCGGTTTGGTCCAATGCCAGATTGACCAAATGCCAGCCACGGCATGGGCAGCGAACAAGAGAATGTAAGGACCAATTCCGATCATAGAAATTTTTCTTCTATCCAATTGGCGATGAATTGAAAATCTTTTCCGCCGTCATTCAATTGAATTATATCACCAAGATCATAGTGATTGAAACCATAGAATTCAAGGTCGCTTGCGAATTTCGTATTCGACAATTCTTTTCTTTTGATCATTCTTGCCAGACCAACGGCACAGTAGCAGTTTTGCTTTTCGTCTGGATCAAAGAATTCAAATATGCCAAAGGTTTGTTTGTATTTGCCCGAGCGCAGAGCGTTCACAAATTCCCTTTTGTGGCCTTTCCGTTCTTCATCTGTATATTGCTCTATTGACATGTATTTACAGCCTTATGTTACAGCCATATCACTGGCGTGTGCTGATTGTATTGCCCGAGCTTGCGCAAATGATCAATTGCCGACAACGTGCAATTGGCCGTTCGCTTCTTACCATCAAAGGCAATGAAGGAAATTGGCGACAAAACACCATCCTTACAAAGCGCATCGATAGAGCCTTTGTGTTGGTCTTCAACCGCCGTTAGAATTCCTGATTTGGCACATTCAATCAGATATTGCGCCATGGTAGGTTTTTCGACATCGCCGCCGCTCATGTCATTCATAAGTTCACTCTTTCTTGGTTAGAAGTTCCTTGGCCGCATCGCCCAATGAACCGGGCGAAATTTTTGTGATCACCGGTTCACGACCAGACGCAAAATTTTCCCGCACATTCGCCTGACATTTTTCGATCGTCGCCAAAACGTCCGGAGTGATGTTCAGATTGGTCGTATAATGGTTATTGAGTTTGGCCGATTCATCAACCGTAATCCTCGCATCGGACAAAGCGTTACAGGCTTGAATAGCCTGAACATAAGCCGGTGTGGTGAGACGGGATTGAGTGCATGAGGACAGATTGTAGAAACAGAATGCGCCGACGCAAGCGAGCGCCACATAAAAGCACATTTTGTTTAAAGGGATATCGTCCGGTCTGGTGGTCATTGGTGATTCCATTGGTTCAAATTTTCCCATATTCATCACATTTTTAATTAATTGTCAAGATTGAATCGGAAGCGACTCGATAAAATATCGTTCGGCATCCTCTAGTTTTTCGAGTTTTGATTCCGGACCATAGAACATGTTCTCTTCCGAGTGTTCGGCCCCTTCTAGAAACCAATAGCCGACAATTGGCAAAGCATGTCGATCATCGATAATTTTCACAATCATATCAGGCAGACCAACAGCCTTTAGAGCTTCTTCAAATTTTGGCCTGTCGTTTCGATTTTCATTCCAAATTTTATTATACAAATCGATGTTGTCGCATTGAAGTTTGGTCATGACATGAGCGCAATAAACCGTGCAGCCTTTGATTTCCCGTTCGACTGTCTGCCACCAAACACCATTGACTTGATAGCGGAGCCGTTCCCACTCCCCGATTTCCTCATTCAGAGAATCACACCATATCCAAAAACAGCGTTTGCCATCTATGGTGCATTCACCAAAGTATGGTTGGCCATCCCAACGGAACCACGTTTTTAGTTCCGTAGGTTTTTCGATTTGTGGTTGGAAATCTGCCCGTGTTTGTTCTGATAGCTTAATAATTCCACACACGGTTCATTTCTCCATTTTCTCAATCAAATCGGGATGTTTGGCAATGAATGCTTTGCATTCTTCGACATGGGCCGCAATTGCCTTTCGAACATCATCGACAATCGCTCTTGTATAGCCCATGTCGAGACAAAAAAAGATCGCTGAACCAAAGTGCCCGTTATACTCGATTTGAGACACCATCGGCAATCTGGCGAGCTTTTGTTCAAGCTCTTCCGGGCGATCTTCCTTGTGCAGTGAGCTAATGCTTTCCGTGTGATGAATCGCTAGGAAATCATCCAACGGTATTTCGAGCGAACATTTGTACTGGTATATTTCAAGAGGATACATATTCGCCCTTCTCTTGAAATTGCAGAACGCCATAAAGTTCAGTCAGCCGACCGCATTCGAAATCCCACACATAATGATTTTCAGCGATCTTTTGCGCTTGTGGCATATCTTCCATTGAAAGTCCGGCTTCAACCAAATCGAAGCCGAATTGTAGATTGGAGTGAAAGCCGGAATTGTTCCGGATTTTCACGAATTTCCGAAGCTTTTTGATCATTTCGTCATGCGCTTTTGTCATGGTCCAATTTCCCCTTAACGATGGCAGCGCATTTCGGATGGTAATATTCTCGAAATGGCTTGCCGTTTTTCACCATGCGAAAACAAACCGTGCCTTTTGGCTTCCCGCAATGCGCACAGACACGTGCGAAAAATTTTTGTGTTGAGGGAGCTTCCGACATGATTCGAGTCCTTTTCCCGATCATATAATGAGAATGTAGAGAAAGTCAAGATCGTTGGGCTTCGATATTGGCATATAAATAGATTCACATCAACCGAGAATCTATCCGAAAATGCCATTTAATATCAACGATTTCCTTGCGAACCTGAACAAAGGCGGCGTTGCCAAATCAGCCAATTATGAGGTTATGATTCAGCGCCCGTTCGGCAACACATCCGGACAAGAGCGTGACATGATGTTTCGTGTCTCGAATTGCACAACGCCGGGCCGTCGTATCGAGACAACAGATATCCAAGATTATTCCATGGAGCGCTTTGTTGGGTACAAAACTTCGTTTGAAGATGTATCCATGCGCATCCTGCTTTCGGAAGATTTGAGAGAAAAGGAATATTTCGAAGAATGGTTAGACGCAATCGGTGGAAACTATCGTCTAGACCAGTTGAATTCCCAAATGTTTGATATCGGTTTCTATGACGACTACGCTCTAAATACAGTTGTCCAAATTACACAATTCGACGCCACAGGCGAACCAACCCATCTCCATATATTAAAAGAAGCTTACCCAATATCTGTAGGATCATTGGATGGTTCATGGGACGCCGACGAAATAATGTATTTGGACGTTATTTGGAAATACAGATTCTATACTTCCCTTATTCTATAACCCTAGAGGATAAATTTTGACACTACCTACAATTGCTGTCGCTACTTACACGACAAATTTGATCAGTGACAACAGAAAAATTGAATTCAGACCATTTCTTGCCAAAGAACAAAAAGCTTTGCTTATGGCCATTGAAGGCAACGATATTAAAGAAATTGTTCACTCTGTCATGAACGTTTTGAAGGCTTGCATACTCACTCCCGGCATTGACGTTTTCAAGCTTCCTTCATTCGATATTCAACATTTGTTCTTGGAATTGCGCAAGCGTTCCGTTGACGAAGTGATAGAGCTAAAAATGCATCACCCAGAAAGTGATCATTCCGAATGCCAACATGCACAAAAACTGACATTGAACCTCAATTCTGTGACAGTGGAACGTGATCCGACACATACGAAAAAGATCAAGATCAATGACGACATTGGTGTTGTCATGAGATATCCAAACTCGAATATGTTCGAAAAGTATTCAGGCGGAACAGTGCAAAATGTGTTCGGCCTAATTTCAGAATGTGTGGAATCCGTATTCGACAAAGAAAATGTGTATTCGGATTTTACTTTACCACAAATTTCGCAATGGCTTGAACAGCTTACACCCGAGCAGTTGCAAGTGATTACAAACTTCTTCCATACCATGCCTTCATTACATTTCGATATCAAATACAAATGCAGTGGATGTGGTCAAAATGTAGAACATCGTTTGGAGGGACTATCTGATTTTTTTATCTAGGGATGTGTCATGATAGCCTAGAAAATCATTATATGCAGAACTTCTATCTCATGTTCGACTACAACCAAAACATGGAATATTGGGACGATATGATACCTTTCGAGCGTGAAATATACATGACCATCCTAGCACAACGCATTGAAGAGAGAGCGCATGACAGATAACAACAACGGAACAGCACAAACACCATCACAAGGCAAGGTAGAGCTTCCAAAGCCCCCAAAACAAGACATTTGGGGGCGTGATCTTCCTTTGCCAAACGTCAACCAAAAGCAGGATGACGAAAAGCGTGATAAGCTGATTGTGAATTCCATTGAAAAGGTCGTTGCCGAAAATTCCGAAATTTTCTCGGATATCGTTAAGCAGTTCAAGACATATACCGACTCCATTCGTTCATCGAACCAAAATTTTCTATTGAAGCAAGGCCGTGTCATGCTTGCGGAAATGCGCAAGTCGTTTCTGGAAACCATGGCCGATGAAGCTGGCAAGTCCGGAGATGAAGCCAAGGCCGGAACCGTCAATTACACCTTGCGAGTTGTGACCAACAATCTGGACCGACTTATCAAAGAACAGGAAGAAGCCAACAAGGCAGTCCGTGATAGATTAGACAAAGCTAATAAAACCGCTTCCGACAATTTACAGACGGTTCAAGCCGATTCGAAGGAAAACGAGAAAGATCGTAAGGCCCGTGCGAACGCAGAGAAAAAGGCTGAAATCGCCCGCAAAAGGAAGGATGCCGAAGATCGAGAAAATGAGAAAGAAGGAAAACTTCTAAAGGGTATCAAAAAATTTATTTTTGGCCAGACCGCAGCCGAACGCCGGGAAGAAGCCAAGAACAAGCCTAAGCGTTCTGGTGGCCTACTCGACTCCATGGGGTTGGATTTCTCGTTTAGCGGGATTCTTTCTATGATAACCAAAATTGGGCTTGGTGCAGCCGGTCTATTTGCTGTTCTAGGGACTAAGGGCACAGAAGAATTATTCACTAAACTTGCGCCTGTTTTTGGTACAATTATCAAAGATATTACCGAACAAATCATTGAACCAATGATTCAAACGATCTTTTCGGCTGTTAAGAACATGATTTCGGACAGTATCGCTAATTCCCTTGGCGTGTCTAATGGTCCGGCAACCGGTAGCGAACCGCCGCCAATCGCCGGGACACACGATGTTAAACGTGGTCCAGAGGATGCTCAATGGTTAGCTGACCATCCGGCAGCTATAGCTACACGTGGCATAGGTCGAGGCATGGAGCATTTATACGATTTTGGTAATCTAATGTATGATCGTTGGATGAAGATGAACGATATTAAACACGGTTTCATCGCTCAGCCACAAGAACCCGTGATCTTGAATTCCAATGAATATGACATGCAACAGCAAGCGGAAAATGGCGCTGGCGCTCTTGCCGCTGGTGAACGCAAGGCACGTTCATTGGACGAAGCACCTTTGCCATATTTGAAGCCAGAAATCGACAAAAATCCATTGTCGAAAGCCGATATGCTGACTGCGAAAATGGCACAGGAAGATGAAGCCAAAGCAAGAGCATCACGCATCTATGATGCGCAGAATGCCAAGCTTGCCCGTGAAGACGCATTGCCACAATCTTTCAAGGATTCCGTGAACAATTTCTTTGGCACAGTCGCAAAGAAACTGGACGATGAACGCAAAAAGGAAAAGGCCGATATTGCCGACAAGAAATCGCAACTCGGAAATGCCTTTGGTTCATGGGCCGATAGCCTCGAAAGTACGATGCACGACACGTTTAAGAGCTTCTATGATGCCGTCTCGGGCGGTGCACAAAAGAATGCTTTCCAGTCGATGTTAGACTCGATGGACTCGTTGAAACACAATGATTTCAGCGACATGGTTGATTCAATGGATAAATACAAAGCTACAACTAACAAGATGAAGGCGGCTTCACAAATGAAACAAGCGCCAACACCTATTATAGTTCAAGCACCAAGTACAGTCAATCAGTCAACAACCGTATCGAATGGAACGACAATCAATTCTTCTGTTTCTGTAGGAAACAATAGAAAGTTCCTTGGAAGATAAATGCAATATTGTACATATTTGACTCTGTATAGAGGAAATAAGTTACCTCCATTTTATATTGGATATACCTCAATCGCAAAGATAGAACGTGGCTATAGAGGAACAGTTACATCGAAGCAGTACAAATTAATATGGAAACAAGAGCTTAGAGATAATCCAAATCTATTTAAAACAGTGATTATCTCTAATCATGATTCAAAAGAACAAGCTAAGCAACGTGAAACAGAACTTCAAAGTTACTTTTCTGTTCACACTAACCCAATGTACATCAATAAAATAATAAGTGGAGCATTACTATTTGCTCCCGGTCATTCAGAAGCTACTAAACAAAAAATCCGATTAACAAAATTGGGTTCTAAAAATCCATTCTATGGGAAGACACATTCAGAAAAAGTTAGAAGTAATATTTCCAATAGTGCCAAAAATAAATCAGATAAACATAGAACAAAATTATCGGCCAAAATCAAGCTTTTGAACGCAAATAAACGCAAATCCATAACGGATGGATACACAACTTTTGACAGTGTAAATGAATGCGCTAAATATTACAACATACATAGAAGGTCTGTTCTTAGAAAAGTACACGCCGGGCAATTTAGGTATCTGTAATGCCATCATATACAATTCAAAAAATTCTTGAAGATGCCGCCAAAAAGAACCAAATCTTTCAAAAAAATGAGGAATCCCATAAGTGGTTTTACGAAAGAAGTAGAAGAACACTAACCAGTTCTTCTAAGCTCATTCGTGAATACTCTCAATCAGATTTGAGAACCACAACACAACTTCAAATTGGTTGTCTTTATTTCTTCTTTTATGACCCTAAGTGGAAAGACGAGCTACCATATTATGATCGCTTTCCATGCGTGTTTCTGACTGATGTTTGGAAGGATGCAGGCGGGCGCACACAGGTTGCCGGATTGAACCTCCACTATCTTCCCTACAAACAGCGAGCATTGCTGATGGATGCATTGTTGGACCTAGAAAACAATGCCACGCTCACGAAAGATAAGAAGCTCAAAATTTCGTATGGCATTTTGAAGAAAGCGGCAGCTTCGAAGTGGTTTCGGCCAACATACAAGCGCTATCTCAAATCACATGTCCGCTCACGTCTTGTCAAAGTTCCTTATGAGGAATGGACAGTAGCGGCATTCCTACCAGTTCAAGAATTCGAAAAGGCCACGACACGTGATGTTTGGGCCGATTCCGTTCGCCGGATTCAAGGCAAACCAAGAAAGGCTAAACCACGTTCAGGCAATACCAGTTCCGTTAAGCCAGCTTCGGTGCCATCAGTGAAACCAAGACGAAATAGAAATACACCAACGAAATGAAAGGTTTCTTTATCACCAACATAGAGAATTCAGCTTCTTACCAGATTGGGAAAGCAAATGTTGCCAGAGCTAACGACTTTGGCAACTTGAAAGCTGAAATATTTGAAGGTGTTAAAGGGAGCGAAGCCTATCCTATTTTCGAAAAAGAGAAAATAAAATTTCTCGATATCAAGTACCAATCAGAGCTTTTCAAAGAACGCAACAAAGAGAAAAAATACGATGAACAACCCGGTCAGGCTGGTTGTTTCGCTTCTCACTATTTGTTGTGGAAAAAATGCATAGACTTAAACGAGACTATTGGTATTTTCGAATATGACGCCAAACAAACAAGAACTTTGCCAAAGAATATAGATTTTGAATCGATATTACACCTTGGCGGTTGGCATCCCATCAAAGATCAAGATGATGCAACTCTTATAAATGGAACAAGAGGATTGCACGAATACTTGGGTTACAATCGTTGGGGTTTCAAAAATGTAATGATTGGATTGTATGCTTATCTATTGAAGCCGAATGCAGCAAAGATATTGGTAAAAACAGCAAAAACAAAGGGTTGGTTTCCGGCTGATAGATTTATGTCAACAGACATAATTCAAATGAAAAAGCAAACATATAGTCCATTTCTATTTACAGCCGTTCCAATAATGAGTTTAACAGGTAACTATAATGTATAATGGCATCGAATTTCTAAGGGGCACGGGCGAGCAAATCGACTATACCCCGGAGATGCAAGCAGAAATCGTAAGATGTTACAACAGTTATGAGTATTTCGTAGAGAATTACATTAAGATTGACGATAACTCTGGTAATCTCAATCTAATCAAGCTGTATGACTATCAAAAGCGACTACTTAAGCTTATTCACTCAAACAAATTCGTTATTTGTAAGTTCCCTCGCCAGTGCGGTAAGACTACTTCGATGGCGACCTATATTGTTTGGTGTATCATCTTCAAAAAGCGTTTCAAGGTTGGTGTTGCCGCCGATAAGGACGAAACGGCGACCGAAATTATGGACCGTGTGAAGACTGCTTACGAAAATCTGCCATATTGGATGCAACAAGGCGTCAAGAAATGGGACGCTCACAAGGTCGTGCTTGAAAACGGCTCCCGTGTGGACGCTTCCGCTACCACCAAGAAAACCATGCGTGGTAAGACCTACAACCTTGTTTTGCTTGACGAATTTGCGTTCGTGGACCAGAACATCGCTGACCCATTCTTTACCGCTATCTACCCCGTTATTTCGAAGAATGATCCGACCAAGCGTATCGAGGAACAGACCAAACTTATCATCATCTCGACACCTAACGGCATGAATCACTTCCACAAGCTCTATGTGGAAGCCGAAAAGAAACAGAACACGTTTAAGAACATTGAAATTCGCTGGTACGAAGTGCCGGGCCGTGATGAAAAGTTCAAACAAGAAACAATCCGGAACATTGGCGACGACCGTTGGGAACAAGAATATGACGGCTCATTCCTTGGTGCCTCCACCAGCTTGATTCCGCCTAAGAAGCTGAAAACGCTTACTTGGGAAACACCGTTCGAAACATTCGAGGATATGGAATTTTATCGCCAGCCCGAGCCCGGTCACACATACTTCATTTCCGTTGACGTGTGCCGTGGTCGTGGTCTGGACTATCACGCTATGTCGATCATCGATATCACGCAACTGCCATATGTTGTGTGCGCCACCTATCACAACAATATGCTGGATACGATGTTGTATCCGACTCTGATTGTGAACATGGCTAAGCGCTACAATGAAGCGTTTGTGCTAATCGAATTGAACGACATTGGTAAGCAAGTCGCTGATATCTGTGTTGAATTGGAATATGAAAATATGCTTTCAACCGTGACCAAAGGACGCTCCGGACAGGTGTTGACGGTTGAATCGGGTAACGCCATGGGTCTAACCATGTCGAAGCCGGTGAAATCCACAGGCTGTTCTAACCTTAAGTCATTGATTGTAAACGATCAATTGATCCTGAATGACTACAAATACATTCAGGAATTGACCACGTTTGAAATTGCTTCTGGCCAGTACAAAGCGGCCCCCGGTGCGCATGACGATATGGTCATGTCTCTTGTGACATTTGCGTGGGCAACGACCGAAGTTTACTTCCAAGATTTGTTGGATGCTAACATTCGTGAAATGCTCTTCACAAAGCGCATCCAACAAATGGAAGATGACTTGGTGCCTGTAGGATTTCTAGGCGATATGAGCGGTGATGATACGCCAGTTGATTTTTAATCAACAAACTTGATCAACTCACCCTCAACGGTATCTATCCACAAGACGGCTTTTTGCGCTCCGATTTTCATGGTTGAAACAAACCATTTGTCTGGGTTTGAATGACCAAGGTTATCACAAATAATCCAGTCAAATGGCTTCTCTCGATGAATAACCTTTTGTAGCCAAAACTGGTAACCGCCAGACTTTGGCATAACAGTTACCTTTTCAGATATGCCGTAACCTTCCATGATATATGGTCTGCACTCGATATAAAGGACATTTAGCCCTTCATCAGTCAGCTTGTTGGCATATTTTGCCATCCAAGTTGATGCTCCACACATGCGAGGCAAAGCAAACTTCCACAATCGCTTTGTATCACCATGAATTTCTTCTGTCAGGCGAATTCTCTTCTCAATTGCATCGAATACAGATGTATCAAAAGTGTCCATTGATCGTAAAATGCCTTTTAACGTTATCGGGAATATCATTCCATTGCGAAGAACGCATGGAAATATGATTCAGATACCGACTGTTCATGAAACCATTATGAAAATAGCCAATGATCAGTGCCAATTCATATGTCGTTATGTCTTCTTTTGGTTTATATTTGACCGAAATTGATTTGTCGAACAATCCAGTCACTACAGATTTGTTCGAACCTTCGATATGATCACCCAAACCAACAAATCTCCATCAGAGGAAGTTTTGCGGCGTCGAATGATTTACCTTGATCGGTGAATTTCTTACGGCGAAGTTCGATTTGCTTTTCTGTCAAACCAATCCAGTGCGCCGTATATTCGATATTGTTCGAACCCAAATACTTGATTAATTTATCGAGTTTGTCGAAATTAGCTTCGTTGAAGAATCTTGTTTGCATCTTCTCTGTTGTCGTCCTTTCCAATGAAGAATAAACCAGACATGGTTGCGAGTTGTGTGATGAAGAATACTTTCACCGTTTCTTCTTCAAATGGTGACGTATATTCATCATACATTAGTCCAAATATTTGTACACCGTTGTCGTCGAGGTGATACAATTCAAAAAACACATCATGCTGAATAGAATTACAACAAAGAATAGTTCCCTCAAACCCTTTTCTGATTGTTGTTATCACATCTTCGTCTGTACCAGTGAATTTTGTTATTTCTATGATGCGCTTGTTGTTATAGCGCCCGATTAGGTCGTGAATTTTTGCCATTTGATAGCCTCTTTCTTATTGTTTGGAACATTGTAAATGTTCTTAGTGAGCTAAACATATCAAACACCAAACTCTTCTTTGAATTGCTGTCTAAGCTTGGCAAATTCTAATAATCGATCCTTCGTATGTCCTTGAAAAACTTGAAGTGTTCCGAATTCATCAACCACAAGAATACGATACTTATTTATGGAAATACCGGTGCGTTCCCGAAACATTTCGGCATACACATTTACTTGCATTCGATAGCCTTCGACGTATTCGGCCTTCTTTTCTTTCGTGGTTCCCTTGAAATCCACAATTTCAGGCTCTTCGAACACGCCCATTAGATCGGTGCGCCCGGCTGTTTTCAGTCGTTTGGAGTACAATGGTGTTTCAATGCACCATGCCTCTTTCATGTTGTCGTCAAGATGCTTGCGAAGCGTATTGAACAACGACCGGTGAAACGGAGTCGGTGGCGATACCGGTTGGCCAGAGATATAATCCTCCATCATCTTGTGAATGATGTTGCCACGTTCCGCCGCTCGATTGCGGGTAAATTCCGCCTTCTCTTCGCCTAGACGCTTACGCCACTTTTCGAGCCCTTCCTTGGCCCGGAGCGCCAGCACGGTCGTGACACTTGGAAACTTACCATCTGGTGTGATGTAAAAGCGCTTTCCATCTTCCTGAACCGATTGGATATCGGGTAAATTGAAATCTCTCAATTTTCTTCGGAATCCGGATGATCTTCCCGGTGAATTTCATAGGCATAAGAAATGCCTTCCCAATTATCGACGCCAGCGGCTTCTAGCGAGGATAGCCATGCGTCACGCTTAAGCAATTCAGTATACTCTTCAATAGGAATGGAAACTGTTGGAATAGCGATAAGTTCTTTCGTCACTTCTCTATTTCTTTCTAGCTCTTTGCGAGCCTCTTGTTGTGCTTGTCTCAATGCGTCTGTGTAGCTGTAACTAGAAGTCATTTTGTTGGTTCGTATCCGTATGCTAAAATCTCTTGCTCGTTGGCATAACGGAGCGTTTCAAAATAGAATTCTTCGTCATCGTCTTGTGTCCACCCATCACCACGGAAATAATGACCGGTGACGCCTTCCATAACATAGAAACCGGGCTGTAAACCTTCATCCAACATCCCTAGATCGTTGAACCAATAATCGATGCCAGCGCCTTCCGCCATCCAAAAGGCAGCACCATCATAATCATAGACTTCGATATTGTATTCGAGCCTGCCACGGTAATCCTCGACTAAGCCCATGATTTCAAAAACAATCATGCCTCTATCTTTGTATGAAGGAGGATCAAAATCGGTGTTGTCTTCTGTTCCTGTAATTTCTAGGAAAAATTCGTCTATTTCGTCGCTCATTTCGTCTCTACTAATCTCGCCTCATAATTTGGTTGCCGATAGCTAGGGCAAGACAGATAAAAACGGCAACGCCAACAAATCCCAAATATATCCATTGTGCAATTTGAGAAACAGCGATTATGTATATGAAACCGGCAGATAGAAATATGACAGCCGAGCCGATTAGAAAGGCTTTAAGGTCTTTGTTCATTGCAAACCAGTTTCTATACCTTGTTTAAAAGCATGGATGATTTCACCCATCTTCTGTGAGGCTCCAATTGGATTGAACAAAAAGGACAACACAATCAAGAACGCCGCAAGTGCTAAAATGTCTCTCATTTTTCTTTCTTTCCCCATGCAAACCATTCATGGTCATACTTATCAACGCATTGGTTTGGCCATTCGGCATCTTGTTTGTAGATCAATTGTGGAATGAATTGTGGATATTCGTGATTAAGTTCTAGACATGCAATGCGCATGTGATCATTCCATTGATCATCTTTAAGCTTAGTAATTTCATATTTGTTGATGGTGCAGAAAACAAAAAGCAGGACGCACCAAAACCCAAGAACAAAGTGTTTCACATCGTTTCCAATATTACTTTCACTCGGGAAGCATCGATCTTTCCCTGATATTTCTTCATAATTTGACCGACAAACCAGTTTTTAAGGTTTGTCTGCTTTTGTGCCTTTTCCCATTGTTCTGGGTTGGCTTCGATCACTGCTTTGAGCGCATCGAAAATCTCATAATCATGAACTTCTGCAAACACATGGCGAGTCCGAACAATGTCGTAATCTTCGGACAATTCAGGTAGCATGGCCTTTTTCTGATTGAATGTGAGTGTATCATTGACCAGTCGAATAAGCTTGCGCTTATCAGCGATCACATCCAAAGCCCTTGTGCCGGTTTCCTTGGCTATCTGTGCGATAGGTCCAATGAAGAGTTTGATTGCGTCTTCCTTGTTGTCGAAGGCGCTGAAAAGGTAACAGAAATTAATCCAGTCGGTTTCAAAGAGATTGCCGAGCGCTTCCGATGTTTTCCAGTCGATTGAGAGCCCGTATTGACTTTTCAGATAATGGATTGGTGGTTCAGCGAACCAAAATTTTCGGATATAGGCGGCATCAGTTAGCTTCGACCAAGACGTAACGAAACCAGTCGTCACATTCTTGGTCTTGCCAGTAATCCAATCACCCGTGATTTCGATATCGAAATGCACGATTTCATCATCACTCATAGAGTGTCTTTCTTAAAGGTCTAGGTCTTCTCTCGACAGAATCCACTCACGGCAAATGCCCGAGCGCACAATGTCATCAACGCCGAATTCAACTGATTTGAATGAAGGCATGTTTTCTAGAATTCTAATCGCCTCACGACCACCAGAAATCTCATATTTCTTTACCAAATCGACCTGTTTTGTGTCGCCGGAAACAATAACACGACAATTTTCACCGATACGGGTTATAACCGTATGAATTTCATGCATTGTGCCGTTCTGGAATTCGTCCAGTATAACAATTGCATCCTTGAATGTCAAGCCTCTTAGGTATGATGTTGTCGTAAATTCGAGAACACCCATTTTCTTTAGATTTTCGTATGCATTTTCACGATTGAACAATTCGGCGCACACACCTGTGTAGGCCATTTCATAGATTTTAGATTTTTCGGCAAGCGAGCCGGGCAAGAAACCGGAATCTTTTGTAGGAGCCGCTGAACGAATGACGATAACTTTTTTGAAGTCAGAACCGGGAGTGAGAACAGTTTTCAAAGCCAGATAGAGAGCGCAATAAGTTTTGCCTGTACCGGCTGTGCCATACATCAAAATATTGTAGTCTTTGCGGAAGGCATCGAACGCCTTTTTCTGATTAGTTGTCTTTGGTTGCACATCCACCAAGGTCATTGGTGTTCTTGGTTCGTGATAATGCTGAATGGTTTCTTTCTCTTTTGTTGCACCACGGCCACGTTTTACCGTTTTGTTGTACTTTCTTTTTGATGTTGGTGCGGCTTCAAAGAAATCGTCTAAAAAGTTGTCCAATTTGTTTTCCTGTTATTATTGTTATATTGGCCATGACGAAATATATTTCTATTATATGATGATTATATCCATCAAATTTCCCCCAAATTACCTGAATTGATTGTAGAACCGTGATTGTTCTTTTTGATGCGGTTGAGCAAGCTCTTCCAACCGTTATCGGTCTTGATCCCGCCAACATCATGCACCATTGAAGCATTAGTGATGATTTGAAATTTGTCTGGATTTGCTTTAAGGTATTCTTCACGCTCTGCAATCGTCATTTCCAGCGTGATTTCTTCCTGTGTATTTCTGTCTTCGAACGTGTAGAAAGGCATTATGTCCTTGTTTTTCCTTATAAAAATGAATATGCCCCTACATTACCTCTCGAAAGGCAATGGGAAGGGGCATTGGGTCAATATTCTGTTTTCATGTCTATATTTATAATCCTGCCGGGCACACCGATTTATTCCATATCGATGGAACGCCATGAGGGACGCTTGAAATTCACAAATTGTTTTGTGGAGGCATTAAAAAAATAATTTTTAACGGCGTTGTTGAGGATATCCCACTCAAACACAACGCATTCGTTCACATGCATACGAGACGGTATCGGATATTGAATCGCAATATTGTTGTTCAGTCGATCCGAAAACAATCCCTTGGCACCGGCATTTTGAAATCCTCGAAATTTCAGATTTACCATCAGCCTAAAATTGGGTCTGATCCAGTCATCCGAGCCAGAAAGATTTTTCTTCACAAATTTCTGACATTGCTCTTGGCAGCACTCCATATCGGGTATCATGTTGATAGGGAACATTTTAACGGAATGTGCGTGGATATAGAATTGTTCTTTTTCGTTGAAATTACAATAAACGGAATTCTCAAGTCCCACATTGTCAAGCATCGTTTTGGCGGAATTCGCAAACTTACATGCGTTTCCACCATCGGCATCCCAAGCGAGAATTTGGAATTTTTCATCTTCCGTTGGAAGCCAGCTTTTTATGGTTGTGATAACTTTTGAAGCCACGTCGGTTTACCAATTCGTGTTGATGCTGTTGTATCGACCAAAACTTTGGCCGTTTCGATTTTGCCATAGGCATATGTGATTTCTATCACATAACAATGATCTATTATCATCCTTCCAAGCCTGCTGAAAGTCCTACCAGAATCAGTCGGTATCAACAATCGTATTGGGCGATTATCAATGTCAACGAACTTGTATTGGCGCTCTTTCCCATTGGAAGCAGTTGTATATTTGTATTTAAAATGAACAAGCGTTGTAACCGAAAGTTCTTTTTCCCAACGTTTCACCAGTTTTTGCAAAATACTTTTGTTTTGAATGACTTGTAGCAACACACACTCTCGTGTGTATCGGCGGTCGTCACCTAAATCAAAGCAGACCAATGTTTTGGCGGGCGGCAGGCGGTTTAAATCATGGTAATGGACGCCACCATTTTCTGTCACATGGACAAGAGAATTATACGTGTATGCCCAAAATTGTACAGAATGAGGCACCACGAAATCGCTTGGTGGTTGCATAGAATCTCGAAAATTTGAAAGTATAAATAACATACTAACATAGGAGATTTAATTTGTCAACACTCACACCAGAACAGCGGGACGCTATCATCAAAACAATCTATGGTGAAGCAAGAGGCGAACCGGAAAAAGGTATGCGAGCCGTGGCCCATGTCATCAAAAACAGAACAGCTGATTACCGTTGGCCCGATGATCCGGAAGCCGTGGTTAAGCAGCATCTACAATTTTCGTCATGGAACACAAATGACCCAAATTATGCCAAAATTCAGGCGCTTCCAAAAACAAACACATTCTATCAGTCAATCGGCCACATTGTGGACGAAGTATGGGCTGGCGAACCTGATTTCACCAATGGAGCGGTCTATTATTATGCGCCAGCGGGTATGCCCGGCCATAAAGCACCAAGCTGGTGGTCTACAGCCGTAGCGGAATCTGGTGGCCAGATTCAGGTTGGTGGTCAGTATTTTGCCGGTAAGGTTCATACACAGAAGCCAGCGGCAAAAATTGTAAAGAGAACAGCTAAGAAAGCCTAATTTTGATGAGCTTTAAAAATTTCTTGATTGAATCCGCAACGGCAGAGGCAGCAAGAAGTCTTGGATTGACGTATTTTGGTTTTGGAAAATACGGCAAGGATGGACGTGTGGAATATATCGTGCATGATGGAAAACTCATTCCATTCAATGCTAAAGTGAAACAAGAAATTGGGGATACTGTTCCAACCAACAAGTCCCTTAAACCTATTCAGGATGGAACAAAGGTTTTCAATGGTGAACCAAGAGCGATTGAAACCCAGATTTCCAAGCAAACATCTGGCGCTATCGGTGAACATATTGCAGTTGCCTATCTCAAATCGATAGGCATTACCGATGCTGAACCTCTGAATATGCGTACTTCCAATTTTCCAGTTGATTTGATTGGCGATCATATGCTTTGTGAGGTTAAAACCGGACTGGTATCTAACCAGAAAGGTGCGCAACACTGGCGAGCAACCATCGGACAACCGGGCAAGGCCGAAACGGAGTGGCTTAAAAGCGCTTCTAAGGAAGAAAAAGCAGCTTGGAACAAGCGCAAAAATCAAGAAATTATGGACCGCAAGAATGCCGTCCTGAAAGATATGTCAAAAAAATACGGAACCCCTATGAAAGCCCGAACTTTGACAACAATCCTGAATCCTGATACACATACGGTTGACGTATTTTTGTTCGAAGGCTTCCATTCGAGCATAAAATGGAATTCCGAGGAAGCGAAGCGCTCTTACGTGGGGACGTTCAAATACCATGCAGACTGAACAAGATAATGTTCCAAAAAACGTTGTGGACGAATTCACCAACGCACTGAACGATCACGAAAAAGAATTGCGCAAACAAATGACGCATCATCTGGACCATCTTGAAGGCCAGAACGGAACAAAAGAGCCGGAACACAACGTCCATCACATCGACGTTGCCGATTCCGGTGTGGACCCTTCCAAAATTTCCTCAAAGTAGCGGTTGACATCCTCAATATTTCGATTATATTAATCTCGACATAGAGAGGAATTCGATGATTTGGGATGACGCCCGGTATGATCGTTTTTTGGATGGACGTGAATCACGCCGTCTAAAGCAGGATGCCCACAATCTAGACAAGCTGGATCGCCAAATGGCGGCGGCAGAAGCGATGATTGGCGAGCTTTGCAAGGAAGGCAAGCAAGTTTTTTACATCTATCCAGTGGGCGGCAAGTACCGTGAAGGCCCTCGCCACGAGCTTATCGATTTCCTCATTCGCAATAGGTATGTGTGATGACTGCCGCCCAATTCGAAGCTTTTGCCAATTCGTTGCCAAATGGTTTTTTGAAGACATGGAAGGCAAATTCTATGATCGGACAAATCCAGATGTACGGCGGCGTGGAACAGCTTGGCTTGGAGTGGGTTGAAAATTGCCTTCTGATGGAAGGTTTCACCAATGCGAACTGCATTGAAATCTACAAATTTTTGAGGGACACAAAATGACCAAGACACAGAAGCAGAAGCGTCGTTCCGAGATTATCAAGCAGCTTTCGGACCTTTCTCGCAATGGTTGGGCTGGCGCACTCGAATGCGACTACAAGCCGCTGGAAAAAGAGCTTGCGGAACTGGACGCATGACACCGCTCACCAAGAAAATTCTGTTCACCATCGCACAGGCCGTCGTCATTGGCGCTCTCACTGGTGCGATCACATCTTATTTTGTTGCAAACGCTGTTATGAAGGCAAACGGGTATTGACATGCATATTATTGTTTCAGATCAATGGCTTAACGATTGCGGGATGTCTCGCCTTTCCGGCGTTTCGCTGAAAGTTATCAAGCATACGCCCATGTGGTCGAAAGGCGAATCGATGTATGAAGTCGAATTGCCGGAAGGTCGGTCGTGGGTTGTGTGGTCGATTCGTGGCGTGAAGGAAGTCGATGATCCTTCGCCCATCGTTCCGGCTTCCGAACCCAGACCAGAGATTCGAACGGATTACCTTTCCGTTGTCGAAGCCAGAAAAAAGGTGAGGCGTCGTGGCAAAAAATCAGACCAAACAGCTTAAATCGAATCTTTTCGATAGGCCACGTTATGCCTTTGATGAAGAACATCTTTTTCACCATTGGCATGACGAGAAAGAGCGGGAAGAATTCGAAACCGAAACATTTCCGTGGTGGTCGCCGGTTTGGAACGAAGATCGAGGAACAAAAAATTGGCGACTCGTGAATCCACACGGGAATCTCTTCGACTTTGCTGAATTCTACAGACCATTCTTTGATACGGATTATCCGGGTTACAGGCCGGAATACCGTGCGAATCTTTCTACCGGTTCTTGTTACGAATGGACGCCCGTCTTTTTCCTTCATTGGATGAAGGCCGTCGTCTATGATCGCTCCATCTATCTGTGGAATCAGAACGAAAAAAGATTCAAGGCCGAATTTCCGAACAAGAAACCAGACCAGATCGCCCGCATGTGCGACGAAGAAAACGCAAAATATTTTGAATCGTTGCGTGGTGAGTGTTGACTCTCTCTATATTTCTATTATATTGGTGAATGTAGAGAGGAACGAATGACCTACGAAGTCCTTTATGAAAACCGTGGTGATCGCTGGCCATTGTGCAATGTCGCTCTGGTGACCAATGACAAGGACAAGGCGTTCGAATATTGCCGGAAGCTTTCCGGTCCTCTTGCCCAAGCCATTCACTATGTCATCACCAGCGAAGATGGTGTTACCCACTGGAACACCAAGGAAAAGGGTTTGTTGTAATGTCAATTGCTCTTTCGTTTGAAGCCAAGTTCGAAGACGGCGTTATGCGCTGGCAGTCCAGCGGTCGTGTTCCGCCCGAAGAGTGGGTTGAAAAGGCCATTCGGGAAGGCTATCCGGTCGATAAGGCCAAGTGTGACGCCGCCCGTTCCGCCGAGTTGAAGGAATTCTTCGCAGCCTATCGCAAGGCACAGGCTGAGAGAACGCCGGAACAGATTGCCGAAGAGCGTATGGAGGCACGTGCAGCCATGGGCGCTGGCGTGAAGATGGTCAACATCTTGACGGGCGAGGAATTCACCACGTGATAAAAGATGTGAAATATCTTTATTTCGATATCGACTCGGAATGTGTCTATCGTAAACCAACAGACCATTACGAATCCTTCCTGCCAACCATCGATTTGACGGAAGGATGGTTGGTGTTCGTGGAATACACGGTCTATGATTCGAACGGACCTTCACCCGGAACCTATTATGAAGTCATTGACTTGTATCCGGATGCCGAGTCGGCCCGAGCGCAAGCCATTCGAATCAAGGAACGTCAATGGGGCGATATCGGTCCTGAACCTGTCAAGGCTGATGGCAGCAAGGTCTATGAATCATGGAAGAATTGGGGACAAAGTTTCTCAAAATGCGTCATGGTCAAGGTAACCGTCACTGACAAAAAGCCCATCTTGCGGGAAGAGTTTAGGTGATCGGCAAGCATTTCAAGATTGTTGTTCCCGAACATTACAAAGAATCAGGCTTGCTTGTTCGGGAACATGTTGTGCGTTTCAAGGTGATCGATGTTGAAGGCGACACCGCTCTTGTGATGTATCGCAATGGAAATGTCGGTTCCTTGAAGATAGAGAATTTTCAGGATGATCCTGATTATCTCATTTACGACAGACGAGGGAACAAAATCCCAATTCAGAAAAAGGCAGCACAAAAGTACAGCGCAAAGAAGCGAAAGAGGAAAAGCGATGTGGAATTGCAATGCCAAGGTAAATGAACGACAACTGTTCGGAACTGCCCGATATTCGTTCGTTGGAGGCTATTCAGACGGATATTTCGGCAAACCCAAAGCTCTTGCGTATTCATCCGACAAGAATATGAATGCCAAAGCCTATAACGAAGGCTTTGTCGAAGGCAAGAAAGACAAAGAAACCGTCTAATTCAGAACCGTTATGAAGGCGGTTTTTAAATTCTGTGCAGTCGCCGGGCGAAATTTTCTGTTTTGTTCGGCGTCTGGATACATGAAAATGAATTCCACATCCGGATATTGTTTGGCGAACCAATCCAGATACAGCATCCGATTGGCGCAATCTGCTAGTGATGCTCGTGTTTCCGGGCCATAACCATTGGTGGAATCATAGATATTCGCCATGTTCAGTTCAGCATCCTCGAATAGGAAATCGAAGCCGATGCAGTAGAGGGACGTATGCCCGGCCTTGATCGCTTCACGCATAGCGACCATACCGGCGTTCTCTCGATTTCTGTAAGGCGAGTAGGCGAACGGTTCGTATTGTTCATCCTCTGGTGGCACAATGAACCGTTCCTTTGGGAAGGATGACTCCAGAATTTCCCCAATGATCTTGTCATCGATAGCGACCAGAAAATCAGGTTTGAAATCACGATAGGCCGCATTGCAGGCATACATAGGCCCGAGCAATTTGAAGTGCGTTAGATCGACTTCTTTGCGTGTCTTGCCATTACCAACGATTATCGCAGTGGTCATTCGTCGTCATCGCCTCTATAAGGGTAAATGCTACCCGGCAGTTGTTCATCATGTTCTTGTTGTTTTCGTTTACGCTGTTCTCTGATTTCATCTTTCGATGGTTTCTTATAATCAGAATAGCCGGAATCATCGTAATCCAGCTTATGGCGTTTATATGATTTACCCATCGTTAGACAGTCTTCTTTTGTCCTTTTGGACGACCGGCTTTCTTCACAGGCGCATTAAAAACAGTTTCCACAATCGCTTGATTGCTCTTCAATGTTGCGGCATCCAAGGCAAGATCGCCATCGCTCTTAAACGAGTCACCCAATACAGAATCGTCAAACCCCTCGAAATCTTCTCCCAACAAGTTCGAAGAGCTTTCCAAAGGGGCGGTAACGACCGCTTTCTCTTTTTTTGGCTTTTCAACTTCCGGCCCCCATTTGGCAACCAAGAGAGGGAAAGCTTCGCTGATGAGCGCACGTGTGATGGTTTTGTTTGGCAGCGCACGATGGTCCTTCACATAGAGCAACAGCTTGGCGTCCTTTGGATGCAGTGTTTGCAGTAGTGAAATGAACATCGTTTCACGTTTAGCAGGCTTCATATGTGGATATGGGCCGGTCGAATTGAAGTGCTGTAGCAAGCGAAAATCTTGCCAGATACGACCGTCCAAAAGAACGGCATCATCCTTGCAAGGCTCATAGGGCGGCTCACCTTCCGGAACAAGCCATTTGATATTGGAATCAAAGACATAGCCCAAGAACGCTTTCAGATTTTTGTTAGAGTATTTGTGGAGAACAGCGATCTTCTCTGATTTGGTTGGAGCCTTATCGGCTTCTTCAAAGATCGTGTATAGTGCTGGTAGTGACATTTATGGAAGCTTCTCTATTCTTGAATCGCCGTTAGTAACTGGAATGAAATACCATTTGTCCAATTCGTTTTTGAAACCAGATGCTTCAAGATTAGCTTTGGTAAGTTCCATTATTTCGTTTTGTTTAGAAGTCGGCAATTGTCCTACATGAACATAATAAACATAACGTTGAATATCGTAATTCAAGTTTAAAATTCCTCTAAGTTTTCTACTAGATTCCGAAGTCCTTTATCCATGAAATACTTCATTAGCTTCATGCCACGACCACCGGTTATTGTACTATTATCTATATAGCATCGATGAACTTCTTCGATAATGTCTTCTGGAATCTTGAAAAGAGAAATCAAACTCTCATTTCGATTGTAATTCTGCATCACTTCGGCGTTGAATACGTTCTCGGGCACTGATGCAATCCATTCATTCACCTTGGCATCGGTAAGGCGCTTTTGACGCTTATCCGGATTGACGAATGTATCGTCATCCGACAGCACGTTTGGAATGCCGTCGCCAAGATCGCCACGAATGATGTGTTCGATCAAGAATGAGCCGGGATTGTCACACTTCATGAGCGACGACAAGCGAGGCGAATACATGGCGATACCGGGAATGCGCTGTAGCTGCAAAAAGTCCTTATCATTGGAAATGATGATATGCGGGCCGGGCTCACGTGTGCAGATGGCACCAATGATATCGTCGGCTTCCGCCCGGTCGACTCGGATCACCTTGTAAGGAAAGAATTCCTTGATTTCGTTGTGGATGGTATCGATGATTTCGAAGAGCCGATTCCAGTCAATGGTTGACTGCTTACGAGCCGCTTTTCGAGATGCTTTGTAATGTGGGAAAATCTGCTTGCGCCAATAATTCTTGGCATCGATGCAGATTACCACTTCTCCATATTGTTTGTGGAACTTCCTCCGAACAGAACGAATGACGTTCAGGACAATGTGTCGTGTTGCATTCTCGTCTAGTTCAATGTGTTGTTGCATAGAAATCATGACGGAGCTTACAGCAACCGCCGAAAAATCAACTAAAATACTCAATCTATATCTTCTTTATTCTCTTCTTTCAAAAGCATCTCTACAAGCTCTTCATGACCATCAATGGTATCTTGGCAATGATAATACTTACCAACATTGCGCATAAGTGCAGAGTACAAATAATCTGTCACGTAATCGAAATCTTTCAAGAAACGTTCGTTGAGTTCGAAACCGTGGCCTTCAATCTGATTTAGTAATTGTTCTGAATAGTGTTCTGAAATTTCTGAAATATCTTCTTCGGTAAAGTCTGTAATGTCATCCTTTTTGGTGAGTGATGACTTCTTTAGGACAGGGAAAACTCGAAGGTTCTTCATTTTTACTCTCTTTTCTGAATTATTTAGATCAAAAAACAGAGAGTAGGATATCGTTCTTGTTTATTCTTCCATTTTGGGCCACGGCTTCGGTTGTGGTGAGGCTGTTCCAAAGCTTGTTCAGTTCCCGCTTTCCGGCCTTCGCCGCTACCGGTACGGTTTCGTGTGGCTTGCGAATGGTCTTCTGTTTGGATGTCTTCAAATCGACATTGACGAGTGTCGAACCCTTGATCGCCAACTTCTGTCCAGATGAAGCCTTGTAGATCGCCAGCTTGCGTGTCTTGGTGTTGAAGGTGACCAGTTCGGTTGCGCCGATAATCTTGGTAGGTGAGATGGAAGCGATGTTCAGTGTCTTTTCTTCGGCTTGATACTTCAAACCCTTGATTAAATTTTCGACTGAAACCTTGCGCTTCTTTCGGGGTGCACGGACACGCTTGCGGTTCTCGACAATGGACTCGGCCCCTTCTGTGAAGGATCGAACCAAGGCGATGTAGGCTTCCCGTTGCGCCTTGGTCATCTTGAAACCTTCTTTCAGTTCCTTGACCTTTGGAATGGCCTCTAATTCGGCCAAGAGAGGCTTATAGTAAGCTCCAATGTGTGTGATGGCAGAAAGGGGCAGGGACTCGGCCTTGACCCAATTTTGGAACACGAAATCGGTTTTATAATCATTCCAAATGAAATGATCGATTTCGTCTTCAAGCTCTGCGATGTACCAGAATTCGAAAACAGGCTTGGATGGTTCTTTTGGCTTTTCGACCGGAGCCGGGATGGTGGACAGAAGGAATTTGATGTTTCGATTATAGAAATCGATGGTTTGGTCTGTGAGAATGCAGTTGCGGGAGCGCATACGGGCGACCCAACCAAGCGTAGTCGTGACCTTCATGTCATCGACTTTCTTGATCTTTTTCAGCGTATCCTTATCATTCTTTTCGAGATATTCATGAAGGAATTCAATAGCTTCCTTGCGCCCGAAAACATAGTTGTAGAAGTTTAGAGCATCACCTAATGCACTGTTAGAAGTTAGATTGGAACCGGGGGACGGTTCTGTTCCAACATACTGCTTACTAAGTATTTGTGCCGCTGCACGACCGATATGTGGTGTATTTCCTTTACGAGACATTCTTTACTAGTTCTGTTATTGTATTAAAAGCGGCCTTGACGCCACTATTCAACTTATCATAAGTTTCTCTATCTATAATTTTGAAACCGTTGGGGTAATATGCACCATCTTGCTGTAAAAAGCACAGCGGATTGTCTCTATTCCAGACAATATGAATGTATTCGCCATAATTCTTTTCTGGAACCAATACGCCTGTTGCGCCGGGTTTGGCATTCATTCCTTCACCGATGTTAACAACATAGATTTTTTCTTCTGCGATGGTAAGTCCTTCAAGATGTTTCTTCACGATGCGTTCGATTGCCCAATCTTGATCTTTGTAGAAATAACCGTGACCAGCTATCTTGTCGGTGAAGTGCTTAATTACTGCATCGGTAAGCTTGCGTGAAGCTTCATCGATATTTTCAATTACCAATTTCGAGGTCATATATAAAAATTTTACCCTTGTAGATATGTTCGTATTTCTGAAAAATTTTAAGAACGTCTGCCTTGTCCAGACCACCATTGCCGCAGCCGGGCCACGGGAATGCAACGGTCTTGATTTGGAGTTTGTTCATTTGCTCAAATGCGAGCGGTAGATTACGCTCGATATATTCGAGCTTTGACGGATTGCGCCAATCGATCTTTGTAGCGAAAAACATGATGTATTTCGGACCCATCAGCTTCTTTTTGAGCGTGATGAATTTTGGCTTCAACAGCCTTGGTCCAGCATACAGGAGTCGTCTTGAAAAAATATTGTAGGCTTCGCATTCTTTCGGAAATTTTTCCTTGAAGCGAAGCGCTACACCTTTACCCATTACACCAACAGAGTTGGTTGTATTAACGATGCATTCGGCATCAGCACACAGAACGTCGCCAATCTTGATTTCTATTGTCATGCATTTATTTATTCACTCTTTTTGCGATGGACAAACAGATACCATGAAGTGTCGGAATGATGCGTCGTTCGCTCCATGAATTCGTCAATTTCTGCTTCATCATTATAGGTTCTGATGATAGTCTGATAGAATTCACCATCTTCATCATCAAAATATGATGTTATTGATCTACCCAGAAATGGAGTCCTGATTTTAGCAACGCCGCCCAACTATTCTTCCTCTTTGGAGGGATTTGCCTTTATTTATTCTTTAAGGCTCTGGCGGCTCTTTTCTTACTGCCGATTTTGCGACGACCTTTGCGTGGTCGATTCTTGTGAGCATGTGGCATTAAACTTCCTTCTCGATTACAGTTGTGCTAATCACATGCCAACCTTGGATGCATTCAGCTTCATATTCTTCTTTCAACCATGGGTCTGCCATGATTTGTTCAATGATATCGGACTTTTCCGGCTCATAGGCAAATGCCATTGACCAGTCATCACCCGATTCTGTACTTCCATTAACCATCCAAATTTGCATATATTATTCCTGTGGTATGTTTATGCATTCTGTGCCGACTACCGGACCATTTTCCACATAATCCGAGGATGGAGCCTTGGCCATCTTGGCGAACGCTTGACAATCGTCAACGGTAGCAAACGGTTCAGAGACAACGTGAACGTCTATCTTGGCCGGTACATCGATCAAATTGGTGTTGTCGTTGTTCGTATCCACATGCGCTGGCATGAGGATAGCGACTATGAGATAGAATTTTGCAACAGCGATCATCGATCTTCCTTCCAATAGCAGCCGCCATTTAGTTCACTTAGCTGATGGCCGTCGTGTAAGGCCAAATCCGCCATATGATGGAAGGCAGCTTCACAGGCTTCCATATCTTTGAATGGCTGGATTTCCGAATAGGACAGTTGCCCGCCCCAAAATGTAACGAAAATTAAAACGAGATGCATTTATATTCCAAATTTCTTTGCGAAGACTCGAAGGCGAACAATGATCGGTGGAGGCGGAACGCCCGGTGACCAAGCGTTATAGTATGAGCAAAAACAGCCATGCTCTCTCATGCCGATGCAATCTTCGCAGTCATATGATGGATAGAGAAAGTTCCGGACGCTAAACTTGACGGCTATTCCAAACCCTAAGTGCTTCGTCCTTTGAAAGGTATTCCAGATTTCCAATTTGGCAACTATCACATTCTATTCGCCAGCCGCAGGCTTGATTGTCTCGCATCCATGGCTTTGCACCACAAAACGGACACGGCTTTGGAGTTTCAGGTTCAAATTTTGTATATGAATTTCTAAAATCGTATTCGAGCAATCTCGCAACAGCTAATGCTTGCGGCGTCATAGATCGCTCTAATTCTTCTAAGCGTTTACGAGCTTGTTCTTTATAGCCCTTGGAAAATTCGACCGTCACGAACGTTTATTCCAACCCTGTGCCGCATACACATCAGCGGCATAATCAACGCATTTCTTTTCGGGATTGGTCTGGCGTACAGTTCCGATAAAACCCAAATCTTTGCCGCAATTGACACAGATACAATGACAGGCCAGATTTTCTTTATATTCCAGATGCTTACAAAAAAATTTCTTGAACAACTATGATCCTGCTTTTCGGCACATGCGATAGACAGACCAGTATGGAGGCTTGCGCCCGAATATGCGCTTGTATTCAGAGTTTGGAAGGTATTCCCAAGACAAGTCTCGCTTGTTCTTGAAGCGCCATTTTGGATAACCGAAGAACACCACAAGCCACCACGGCGTGACATACAGAGGCAAGGGGCTTGGATATGATGATTTTTCAGTCTTGGAATGCCAGACTTCTACTTGGTCAAACACTTGGTGCGCCTTATTGGAGATTTTGGAGGCGTCAGTGGGATTTGAACCCACACTCCGTAGAGACTTCCGCTTTGCAGGCGGATACGTTAGCCATTCCGTCACAACGCCACTTGTCTATTTATCTTCCACAAATTTCAATTCGTCAAGAGTTTTGAACGAAATATAGCTGGCGTTATGGTCATTCACATAACCAGCGCCATCAACTCTGTAGATTTGAATGTGAATCGTAACTCTATCGTTATCATCCACATCGATATCATCCGTGATAATGGCACGGCGTTTGTGGTCACGATACCAGATTTCGATATGCTTACCAGCAAGGTAGGTTACTAACCATTCCTTGTAAGTTTTCCGAGCATACCAGAACGAATTTCGAAGTTCAAAGAATCTTTCGTTTACAGTCGGTCCAAAGTGTGTCGCCATTGTTTTAGGCGTCCTTCAATGTTATATTCAGAATTAGCATACCTTTTTTGCAAAGTCAAGTTATTTTGCACCATAGGTTGATGATAGTTATCTATCACTTGCAAAAGGTAATTTGCGAATGTCGTCATATGTTGTGTTGGGTCTTCATTCCATCGATAGGTGAAGCCGTATGACGACAGAGTTTCCGGCAGAGCGCCATAATCCGGAGCGATAACCGCACACCCCGCCGCCATAGCCTCTATAGCGGCAATACAGCTTGTTTCAGGCCATATGCACGGGTAGGCGAAGATATCTGCCATCGTCAACGCAACCCTCACAGCGTCGTTAGAAACGGCCCCATGACTGGTTATCTGTGGATGGTCGTTGGCGATGTCGAACAGCGCCTTGTATGGTTGGTCACGATGTCCCCAACCATAAATTTCAAATGATGAAAATATGTCCAGATGAACGTTCGGACGGAGCTTGGCGATTTCGAGGAACACCGGAATCAGAAGCTCTAGGCCACGATGTGGAGTCGTGTGGTAGATCAGCCGGATTTTGTCGTCTTTGCGCTTTGGTGTGTCGTCAAACGGAACAATCGCATTGCGGATGACAGAGCTTCCTTTGAAGGGAACCCCGAGCGCCAGATTGTAAGTGTTGAACTGATAGTTCGACACGAACACCAATTGATCGAAACGAGAGCGGCTTAGCTCATTCCGCAGATGAGCGGATTCCGGATCATCCCATGTGTCGTTCAGGATGAGAATTTTCTTTTTTCCCGGCACCAGTGTGCGAACCCGAGAGGAAATAAACTGAAATTTTTCAGTGTATTCCGGGCCGAGTCCTTCGGTGATTCGTTTGTACATAAGTTCAGACCCACCACGGGAATTTTTTGACAATCCCGTGAGTGGGTCTATGTGATCGTCCGCAAGTGATTGCGGCTTACTGATTTGATATTCCAAGCTCTAACTTTCTGTCAGAGTTTTGCATTTTCTCTGACTTGATCGAGATTCCATAATTGTAGAATCTTACCATTTTCAAAAACTTTTGTCAAGGAATTTCGCATACCTTTGATACCAACATCCCGTTCATCAATTGTGATGTACTTTCCGTCGATTGTATCTTTTGTGACCGCCAAGCGACCGGCCTTGGATGCCTTGCCCATGTCGCTCTTGGGTTTCTTGTACACGTCAACCCAACCGCTGCCCATATCCATGGCATTGCACTTCATGGCGTATTTGAGCGAGTCACGATTGACTTGCTGTAGCAGAGCGCCGCCCATGCCGAACACGATGTTGTCAGCAGACCAGCCATGATCCCGGTAATTTTCCAAGATCGCATGGATTGTGGCCTTGCCGACGCCATCACCTTGAAGGATGCGCACGGACGGATGCAGGACATGGAAGCCCTTCGAATTTTCGGTATAACCGAATTTCTGCCCGAGCAATTCGATCACGTTCAAGGTGACTTCGACTGGATCACCGGAGTCGGGCCGAACCACAAGCAATGCGCCCGAGTCAAGCACTTCCTGTTTGAGCTTGTCGCCCCAAATGTTCGACACAGCATTGTAGATGTCATAGGAATCCGACACGACAGACACGATTGCGCCCGGTTTGCCGAACTGTTTCAGCATATTCCGGTAAGCGTCTTCCTCATGCTCTTCGCCCCATGACGTGATGGTGGAGTGTTCAGCCGCCGACACGGAAAAGCCCGCCATGTCACAGTTGTACTCCCAATAGGCACCGACAATCGCCGGAACGGTATCTGTGCCCATGAAATTGACAAGATGCGCCATCCCGCCAATCTTGGCCGACTCGAAGGATGATGCGCCACGGCAACCGAAATCATGGAGCTTGAACGGAATTTGTTCGGCTGGATTGTCAGAAGTTTCCAGCAAAAATTTCCAGATATCTTTTTTAATTTCCCGTGACAGGGTAGCGACGGTCGATGGATACCAGACGGCCCGCAACAGCGCCGTTTCGACATAGCTGGTAAGCCAGAAGAAATCCGGATGAGTGTTGCGGATTTGAACTTGCGGCGTATGCAGCGGAACTACTGTCCCTTCCGGCAAGGCTTCGATGGAGAGTGGCATATAGCCTAGCTTTGCCAGTGCAAGCCATCCTTCCTTGTTGAAGGGGACGCCATGCTTCGCAGCAAGCTTCGCCGCCCATTCGATTTGGTATTCATTTGGCACATACAAAAGCTCTTGCAAGAACGGCTGTAGGCCAAAGTGAACCACTTCCGGTTCCTTGCCAATCAAGCCCTTTTGATCGCTGAATGGAAATGCCGTACCACGAGTTTCAATGTAGGACGATACATATTTCGTGCCCGGTGGATATTGCAGCCAATGGCTGAATTTGTATGAATCACCCGACAGGATGATATTTTCGAATATAGATTCTCTAGCTGACATTTTGTTCTCCTAATTGGGAGGGATTTTTGGGTCTATCCCGGTTTCTATTCTGTTACTTCATAGTGTTTCATGACATAGCCCTTTGTAGCGTCACCTTTTTGATATGACTTTACTCGGGCTCTCTTGGCTTCGCACTTTGTGCATTGCCAACGTTCAGGCTTATATTCTTCAAACGTGTGATCGCATGTTTGGCTTCCGCCGATTGTTCGATAGAATGGCTTGCACCAGTGACGCCTTGGTGAAGCTCTTTCATGTGCCGTCTCGATATACTTCCGAATGGTTTTGACTTCATTCAGATGAATGGTAACGACGGTGTGTGCCATGTAAGCAACTTGCTTGCCTTTTATGAAACCACGCTTCGGTGCCACATCTCGCAATTCGATCACTTTTTGCGACTGATACAGGAAAAGGATCATGGTGATGAGATTGCGAAGATCACCAGCACCATCCGGCAAAATTTCCCTAAGCTTGTTTTCTGGCAATTCGGAAATGTTGAGAAAGTGATATTTCTCAACAATTTCATTCCGCATTTCCATGGGAATATCGTTGTCGGAAGAGCCGAGCATATGAGCGGCTTTCATGCGCCTTGACATGACCACTTCATCCGGGCGACCTTCCGAAGGACCAATCACAATGGCGTAAAGCAGCACCGCTGGCGCTCTGCCGTCCATACCTTTCGATATGGCGAAAATCATGTTGCCAACGACAAGATATCCGACTCGCCAGTCACGCTTTTCATCGTTGCCGGTCTTTGGACGCCCAAAAGCTTGCAAGAACAAATCAACATCGAATTCGTAATACGACACGTCGAAGTGTGGTATCGCAAATTGTTCGTTCTTGAACAGAAGTTCCGGAGCCTCTTTGATGAAATCGGCCATGATTTCAGAAGACTTTTCATCAAAAATAAACTGCTTTGCCTTTGGAAGAGCATACTTGATCGCATTGACCCATTTGTTTTGAACGCCTCTCATGGTATCTTTTGGTGAAAAGCGTCTCATTTCATCAAGCAAAGAACCTTCGTTCTTGGAACGACCAAGTTCACGCAAAACGTCGTCAATATTCCGAGGCGGTTTATTGAGAATGGATGCCGGATTTGCCATAGCTTAGAGCCCCAAAAATTGATCAATAATATCCCAATGATCTTCGAACATTTTTGTTGGGTCTAGATCGTCCAGCAAGACCCACTTGGCGTCAACGGCGTCGTCGGAACCCTTGATTGTCGGCAATTCCCCATCGGGCAAGCGAATGAGCGCTGCATGAGAGACTGTGCGGCCTCTCTGACTCCGGTGTGGATGATCGGCCAAGAACCACTTTTCGATGGAGCCTTCAAGCTTTGGCAAGCGAACGCCAATCTTGGTTTCCTCGATTAGCTCACGCAACACGCCTTCCTTGACGGTTTCGCCTTGGTTCAGAAAGCCGCCCGGCAGAGCCCAAAGACCTTCACCCGGCATTCCGCCACGCTTGACCAAAAGCACATGACCAGACTGAACAACCACGGCATCGGTCGTGACGAAGATTGGCGGAAACTGGTTATATTTCTGCCCGTCAACTTCTACCGGCTCGAATTGCTTTTTGTATTTTTTGATGTGTTCATATTCTCGTTCAATCACATCCAATTCTGATTTGAAAAACAAATTGGTAACGATGCTCTTGTGATTGTCGTCCACAAACCATTCCGCATTACGTGGTCTGTTTTCATAGAATGCGCACCGAATATCGGTTGCGTTCACCGGATATGGAGTCGGTAAATCCAGCAAATCCCATTGTGGGAATTTTTTCAGATAATAGGAAGAATGATCTTTCGAATGACCGATGACGCCAATTTTGGTTGGTCCAGCCCGCCACGGATGATTCGTGGCTGTTCTGATGATGGCTTGGATTTCAGTTTCCCATTTCGTGTCATTGTACATGAAATCATCACAGGGGACGACAGAGACACGCTTGCGTTCATCGGGTGTGAGCAATGACTCGATCAAGCGTTTGCGTTCATCGAACGTGAACGGATTCTTTGCGGTGCGTGGCCTATTGGCCGAACCGACAATCAGGATAACGTTTTGGGATTTTGCGAGAGCGGTCTGTAAGACCTTGAAATGGCCAGCGTGAAATGGCTGGAAACGGCCTATGAAGGCCAGAAAATCGTACTGCATTTATCACTCCAATTTGGGAGAGGTTCTTGTGGTCTATCCACAAGCTTATTTATTCGAATATATGCTATATGTTGACGTTTGTCAAGAGAAAATTTATGTCAAGGGAAAGTTGAATATTTTAATCGATTGAAAGCCCATATTGTCATTTTACATTTCACTAATTTAGGAACATCATTTTCGTGGGTAGGGGCAATAGGGAGAAACGTGGGCAGGGGCAGAGGGAGAATGTCATGCAACTGTTGAGAGCATGTTTAGCCATTGTCATTCTGGCAATGGCCGGTTTGCCTAGCGGGGCAAACGCATGTACACATGATACGTGCGAAGGATTTTTGGGCGGCGGAAATAACAACGGCCAAAATCAGAGGTAGAATTACACTCGTCTAGGTTTGAGTGTCGAGTGTGAAAAGGGCTGTAGGTGCACCTACAGCCCGGTAAATTTTGGGGTGATCGACGGTATTCGAAACCGTACTTACTGATTCACAGTCAATCGTGCTAACCACTACACCACGACCACCATAGATTTTTATTTAGCACGATTATGGAGCAATTCCAACATCGTAATCGTATTCAAATTCTTCGTTTTCTTCGTCCCACTCGCCCTTCATTTCAAGAACCCATGCATTATAGGCTTCGGACGGTTCGCCGGTACTCACTCGATATTCCGGATCATGGTCTTTCCAACGGGCTTCCACAACAATAACTGGCGTCCCTTTGAGGATGCGAGCAACTTGATCCATGCACCATTGCTTATGCCAACCATCGTACTGGCCATATCGTTCAATGTAATACATTGCCCAATCAGTTGGGGTGAAATTTTTGAAGGGAGAAAAATCGATATCGACCGGGAATTCTCCCAAATAATTTTCAGCCATCTTTTTTGTCCAGTGCCAGCATGAGACGATCTACACCGATAGCCCAACCGATTCCTTGTGCGTATCGACCACCACCGGCAACCTGTTTCTGTGCGCCAAGCGACTCGCACTCAACTTCGAAACCATCCTCGATATAGTAACCCAAACCACGGGTAACCGTCTCTTTGAAGTCGAAGTCCAAAACAGGGTCCATCCCGAGTGCATAGAGGCAATCCTTTAACAGGAATTTTGCCTCATAGGCATCCTCTTCAGGATTTTTGTTGCCAAGGATTTCCACACCAAACTGTGTGAATTCCCGATAGCGACCAGCTTGCGGGCGCTCATAGCGATAGCAGCGATTCACATAGAAAAGCTTGATTGGCTTGGGCATCGCTTTGCTCCAATCCGAATCATACATTTCCTGAATGATTCCGGTGACTTCCGGAATCAATGTCACGCCACGACCGCCCTTGTCTGCGAAGGACCACATTTGATCCTTCGTTTCATTTGAAATTTTCTTACAAAAGGTTTCGGCATCCCAAATGGAAGGGATCACAACTTCCTTGAAGCCACGGGCTTTACAAGTTACACGCAACGTATCGATAACATTCGTGTAAAGAGCCGCTTCCTCTCCCATTAATATGCGGGTGCCTTTCAGCATTTTACTTCCTTTGGACAAGTGCAACGTAAACTTTGTCCACAATAGACTCAAAATATACGTTTGTCCAGCCGTGTGATTTGAAATGTTTGCGAATTGCGGCATAAACTTTATGCCTGTTTTCCCGAGAAATCTTGGGAGCATCGAAGTTCATCACATAGGCAGTAAGGCCAGTTTTCACCGCTTCTTCTGCCAAAGGCCAATCGAATGGCATGGGTGTTTTTGAGAAATACGAAACCGTCTCATACTCTTCCGCCTGCAAATTCTTGTCTATGACATTTTGGAGCCGGGCGGTTGCGGTCGAAAGTTTCATCATCGAATCTCCTAGGTTGCCGATTTTATGGCGAATATAGGGATTATATGATTGATGTCAAACAGAAATTTTGGTTCCCCGTCATGGATTCGAACCACGACTTTTGCGTCCAGAGCGCAACGTTCTGCCAGTTAAACTAACAGGGAACAGAGATGAATTGGTTCCCGCTCATGGACTCGAACCACAATTCGCTCCTTCAAAGGGAGTTGTCCTACCATTAGACGAAGCGGGAATAGTATTGAAACGTACTCTATTTAGTAGTCGATGTCAAACAATCTTTTCAAAGCTTTGGGTAAAAGTCGCTTTTTCTCTGTATATGGCTTAGTTTTGAAGCGTTTCATCTGGTCATAACGTTTGGCCAAGGCGATATCTTCATCCGAACCCTTTTTCAGAGCCATTTGTTTGGCGCATGAACGATAGAATTCATCCGTTTCGTCCCACGAATCCATGAGATAACGAGAACGAAAAATTTTAATATATTCACTTTCTGTGGCCATTCCTGAATGCTCTTTGCGTAGCCCTTGTCATAGCCATTAAGTCTTCCAAGGTGAGTTTGTATTTCCGTTTAGTATACGCTTCAATTGCCCCTAAAAGGTCGGAAAGCTCCACCAGTTCCATGACAGGATTGTCTTGCAACTTGGCATCCATAAACTCTTCATATTCTTCGGTAATTTTTGATGCCTTACCAAGCTCACCCTTTTTGATTTCCGTGGTGTGATAGCCGCAATCGTATTCTTGCTTTACCATTCTCTCACCGGAGAAATCACTAATGACACGGAAACCCGGTTCAGGAGTGCCACAACCGGAGCATTTGCCGTCTATAAAGTGCTTACACTTTCCGTCGTCCAATTTATTTCGCTTTCTCAATATTTTTTAAAATTCTTGTCAACCTCGGAAGCGCAACACCGGTTCCATATATCCATGTCGCAAACGAACAAGAGCGCAACCCATAAGAGCCGATTTCGACTCCGCACAACTCGATATCCCATGAGTCATCCGTGGTCCGGACGATCTTCAACATTTCTTCCGCTTCACGTCGATTATGGTAATTCAGGCTACCGGGAGATTTGGCCGGGCGAACCAATGCATTGTTCGTGTATTCCAGAAAGAAATTATAGGCGATTTTCATGAGTGGTTGAACGGCATCGACCGTCACGTCACCAAAATATATCAATTCATTTTTCATGAAATATTTTGTGTGATAGAGCCCGAAATTATCATCCCTCATGCATGGTGTGACTGCCTGATAGCGGCCCGGCAACAGAAAGCCTTTGTTGATAAGGTACAGGAACGATTGTTCCGCCGAACCAACGAAATTCTTTTTCTTCCCGTTCTTGATCACTTCATGGGGATGGACACCATCTGGCTTGGTGATGTTCAAAATTTCATCCGGCACCAGCCATGGAGCTTCGATTCGTGAAAATCCATGGTGTTCATAATAGGAAATCGAACCCGCCAGAATCGAGTAGTCTATCATATAGAATCCTTAGTGTTTTCTGAAACTTATCACAACTGACCAAAACAGTCAACCTTATAAATATGGGAAGCTCCATTTTATAAGGAAAACCCATGGCTGATAATTTTACAAAACAGAAAGCGACTCTAGATTCGGTCGCATTCGACGGTTTCGCCGTTACATCGAACAACACGACAGTTTTCACACAGGCCACACGTGCGCTCTATGTCGGTTCGGCTGGCAACATCGCCGTCACCATGCTTGGCTACAACAACTCAAACACCGCTTTGACGTTTGTTGGTGTGCAAGCCGGGACATTCCTTCCAATTCGTGTGATTCAGGTAAAGAGAACGGGCACAACGGCCAATTCAATTCTCGGATTGTTCTAAAGCCGGTCAGGAAAAATAAATGCCCGGCATAAATTTTAAACTCTCCCATTTGAATGCATTTTCTAAACGAGGCGCTAGAAATCCGTTCGCTCTATTCACCTATGATATTGATTTTGCCGCTGGCACTGTCAAAGGCGGAACACAACCTTATGGAAACAACACCAATGATGGTCGTTTGTTTCGTGATCCGAGCAACATTACCGCAACTTTCTGCCCAAATGCAGCCGGTACACTATCATCCGTTGGTGCAGCCGGTCTAAGACGCACAACCAAAGGTGTATGGTCTTACATGTCTGGCACAAACTCTGTTCTTTGGAACAGAGACTTGACCAACGCTGTTTGGACAAAAACCAACATGACGGCATCGAAAACCACAACGGGCGCTGATGGCGCTGCTAATGCCGCAACTCGACTAACAGCAACAGCGGATGGAGCAACTGTCACACAGGCTTTTACTTCTACCGTAGCCCAAAAGGTCTTGTCGCTTGATATCAAGCGTGTCACCGGCACAGGCGATATTACCCTATCTCTTGACGGCGGCGCAACAAGAACATCGATCCTATCGGGTTTAACGACTTCTTATACCCAAAAATTTATTACACAATCCGTCACCAACCCAACCATTGAAATTCGTTTCGCCACGAACGGAGATGTATGTGATGTCGATTTAGTACAAATGTGCGTTCCGTCGATTGCCGGTTTGAATATACCGACACAACAACGCTATGCAACTACGACAGCAACCGTAATCAACTCACAGTCACGACCAAACGTCGCTTCTGCCGATGCTGGACCACTGTTTCCCGTTACCAATGCTCCATTTGGTTTCTATTGGCAGGGTAGATCGGAAAGACCAACTGGTGGTTATGTCATCACATCGGACGGAACTTTATTTTGTAACGTTACGGGCACTGGTGCAATAACATTTACAGAAAATCCGGCAGCTTCAACAACGGCGGCGGGTGTTTGGCGCACTGGACTCGGAAATATAAACAAAGTAGCTGGTTGGGTATCTTCAACCCAAATCAAAGTTGCATGTAACGGGCAGCTTGGAAATCTTGGGTCCGGCGTTGTCTTCTCGGGATCACAAACCCACTGGGATTTGGGAACAAACGGTTCGGGTGCCAACACCTTAATGGGACTCAATGAAAGGTTCGCAGTCGGTGCGAACCTTGTATTCACTGATGCCGAATTGATTTCAATGACGACTTAAGCCGTCACGAACACGAAAACAGCCGAGTCCTGCCACTTGATTCCCACGATATCCCAACCCATCTTTTTGAGAGTCTTGGGTTGAACTTCAATGAATTCGATGGCCGATTCATCTTCACCGGAAACGGCGACCACTGCCTTTTTCATGTCGTCAACGCAGCCGGGATAATTGTCGAAATCGGAAGTCCAAGAAAACATGTAGGGCTTGGACGAATTTCCACCTAGCGCCTCGACCGACTGTTTGAGATTCTTCGAACGAGGATGCGAATTGGCAGTGATCAGGCGCATGATGTTCTCCGTTCAATCGAGGGGATCGGTCTTTAGATCGTCGTACTTGTCTTCCGCCGACTGCCGAATTTCCTCGATTTCCTTTTCGAGAATGATTGCGGCGAGCGAACCGGGATTCACGCCCGCAAGCTGTTCCTTCAATCGGGCAATTGGAGCGCTGAAACGAGTGTTGCCGTGATCAGCAAACCACTGGACATAATCAAACATTGGCCTTCTCCACAAGCTGTTCAATCGTCTTCTGCGAAACGTGACCACGATCCGAAACGACCGTCATCACATGCTCTTCCTGCTTGGTCTGGACAGCGAAGCCGGGAAACTCGGGATCGATTTCGGCTACCTTGTAACCAACCTTTTCAAGGGCATGGACGGCATCAACGACAAGCATTTCGTCATTCCTCTTTCTCTCTACATTCATCAATATAATCAGAATGTAGAGAGTGTCAAGATGAAAAGTTTAGTGTTCCGACAGATATTCCGTGACCTTGGAACCGACGCTCCAATACATGTTCCAGCCCGGTTCACCGGTCACATCCTTGTCACGCCACGGGGCGGCGATCCACGCCGAGTCGCTCCACTTCGACACTTCGACGGCTTCCGAAAGGTCTTCCGGCAAGCCAACCTGATTGCCAAACTTCTCCACGACGGCTTCAAGAGCGGCCTTCACCGCCGCCGCCGAATTGGCACGGCTGGTGGAAACGTAGTTGGAACCGAAATGGACCTTGCGAGCGCCTTCCGGCAGCGGATTCTTAACCGGCGTGACATAACCCATGGAACCGGACGTGCCTTCCGTCTCACCGTAAGTCACAGTACCATCCGGCAGCATGTAGGAAGTCTTCGAATAGGCCATGTCGATGGAACCATCGAAGCCACGGGAAGAAAACGGCTGGACAACGGCGTCAACTGCCTTGGTTGTCGGACCATCGGTCCAAGCGATGGACACAGATGCGCCGCCCGCATAGGACGAAGAACGGACGGAAAACTTCTGCTTGCCGAACGCCTTCTTAAGAGCGGCACGGATCAGCTTGGCCGACTCAGCGACCGACAGATAGAGCGTTTCACCAGATTCATACGACATTCGAATTCCTCTCTTGTCTCTACATTCATTAATATAATCGAAATCTAGAGAATGTCAAGCGGCCTTTTGCTTTCTTTCCTTGATTTCTTTCCGAGTCATCTTCCGATAGAAAACGCACCATAGCGGGAAGCCGGATGACTGATTGCAGGATTCCACCAAGCCGGTGGCCACGTTGTTGATGCCGTAATAGCCCTTCACAAAGGCATCCAATTCGGCACTTGTCATTTGGTCCCATCGGCACTTGCGACCGATTGCGGCCAAACCCTTTTCGAGCTTGCGCTTGTACTTCGGATTAGAATGAGCCCATTGATGCATTCTGTCTGTGTAATCGCCATGGGAATTCTTTGTCGTTTCCGGCGTTCCGATGACATAGAACGAATCATAGGAATATGGATGCGAATATTTGTCTCGGTAATGCTTCGGTTCGCCATTCCATGAGTAGGATGGTTGTGCATCATGCCAGATACCAACCCCATGCGGACAGGAATATTGGGATGAACGATGAAGCTCCTGATAGTTACGAAACATTTCGTTGTATGAAATTCGTGTCACTTTCGCTTCCTTTCCAGCCACGTTTTCATTTCTCTAATCGTGGAAAATTCGTCACCACAACGGTCCTCATTTGTCGGACGAAAATAATATTTCTTTTCCTGTGTTTGCCGAATGTTACCTACATGCCCGCCATTTTTGTAGACTCGAATGCAGAAACTAACGCCGCCGCAGCGAGGAAGGTATCTAATCACTTTTTCTCCGTCGTCTCTTCATATCGGGGAGTCTTGTTCTGGTATGCGTCACAACGCCCGCTGACATAGGACAGCTTGAAATTGTAGGGAACTCGATTGCGCTGGCTTTTCTTGCCAGCCTTGGCGTCAGCATAGCCTTTCAGATAGAAATTCTTGACGGGATCATTTGCCATCACTTGTCCCCTTCAAATAAGCGAAAAGCTTGTCAAGGTCTGTGCCGGTCCAGTAGGTGGAAAGACAATCATAGGACAGAAGCGCATAGCTCTTGTCCTTGCGATATGCGATTCGCTTACCCTGATGTAGGGCCAGCGTCTCGCACTTATCCAGCATCGACCTTTTCACGTTCAAATCTCACTCACCAGCTTGTCGATCATGGTCATCTTCATTGCCTGTTGAGCGATGGTTGCGGCCAGAATCATACCCATGTTTCCGGCGCAAAGCGTGGCGAGAACGGTTTCGCCCTTGGCCAAGCCAGTGACCTTATACTGAACCACCTGATACTTAGGCGCATCGATCTTCGAATGCCGAACGATGATGCAATCTTCGGTGTAAGTAGTCATCACTTTGCCTTCTCGTAAGAATAGACAACGTTCACATAGGACTTTTGCTTGGTCTGGAAATTCTTCCCGTTGTACCGCTTGGTGATCTTCACCCGATAACCGGCGTCCTTCTGTGCCTGAACATAGGCAACAAGGTCTGCATAATTACCATTACCAAGCCGGAAAGTCATGGCGGCGACCGGAACAAGCTTCCGGACGTATCTGGCGGCAGTGTTGGGATTGGCCATTTCGTCTCTCTCAATCACTCTTCGATCTTCAATATAATGAAAATATTGAAGGAGTCAACAGTTACTTTCCAGAAATGTAACCCTTACCGTCAACAATCTGGAAAACTGGAATGTAGTTTGAACGATAGTCGGGGAGAACACGGTTGGTAGCCGAGTCAAGCACCACATATCCGCCATCGGTCTTGACGGCGACAACAGCATGATAATCCTTATGGCCGGGAAGCGTCACGATCATCAGCGAAACGTCGGCAGGCTTGAAACCGTTCTGGAAAAGATAAGCGATCTTCAAGAGCGCAAAATCTTCGCAATCGCCCTTACCGCTGGCGAGCGTGTCGGCGGGATTGGTCCAAACGTCGTCGGACTCGGTCGTGTAGGCGACTGACTTGTTCACAAAAGCGTTGATGGCAAGGATACGATCATTGGTCGTACCGTTGAAATCATGCTTCGAAATCTGGAAATTGATGGAAGCGAACTTCTTTGTGAAGTCTGAATTGAAAGGAATAGACTTCGAAGCGAAGGGAGCGGCGAAAGCGCTCGAAATCGCAAGGGCAGAAAGCAAAATGGCACAAAGAATTCTCTTCATGCCATTTATATAATCAAAATATTTGGGGATGTCAAGTGCCTGAATGAAAAGTTCCGCAAGAGGCATGAACGTCCATACCAACCCGGTCGATCACTTGGACACGACCATCCATCGTTTCCGACAGAATTCTGGCAATTTCTGGTATTCTTTCCGACTCTGTTCCATATCGTATCGAGTACGGATTATAGGCAACGATGTTATAATCCAAATCGTCTAGGTCATTTTCCTGAATGAATTTAACAAGTTGCTCGATTTGTTCCTCTGTATCATTCTCGCCTTTGATGAAAGCGTTGTGCAGAACGACATTTCCGCCACGTTCACGGAATAGATTGATCGTCCAAGCCGCTTTCTTCGGTTCCATGGCCTTTGGAAGCCAACGTTTCCGAAATTTTTCGAGCGGCGAGTAGAGCGACCAATAAATTTTTGTGTCGGGCTGAACGTACCAGCGCAATTCCGGGGCATCTACCGGCAGGATTGTGGAAATGTTATAGGATGGCTTCAAACGGTAGATATGAGCCCATGACCAAAGCATCTGGCGAATCTGCATCCAATGCCCATAGTTCATGATAAACCGATTTGCGAATGGTTCACCACGGGCCATGAAATTAAAATTCACATCCGTTTCGTTGCCGGTCTTTTTGTTTTCAGACCAGTACTTTAGAACCGTGTAGGCTTGATCATCAAACGCAAACGGTCCAACGTCGTCCATCGACGTTTGTTTGGTTGAAGTCAGATGGCAGAAACGGCAAGCCATTTTACAACCATTATGCGAGGAAAGATAGACCACGACTTGGTGATCCTCTCGCCTCACATAACGACATTCGAGAAATGATTTACCGGCGTTCGATATGAAATTTACAGAGTCGTCAATTTCTGAAAATTCTTTTTGCCATTGAACCGGATTTGCCCAATTGACTTTCAACGATACGGAACCATGCGCACGGTTGCAGGCTTCATGGCAATAAACTGAACGTTGTCGATTTCAACGGTATCAGGATATTTACCATTGATGAATCGGGCTTGCGTCTTGCGCTTGCCGTCCCGAGTGGAAATGTAAATCTCAATTTTCTTCGATCTGGAAAGCGCAATCCAAATCGAACGTCCACCACGAGATTGCGAAGAACCGGACAGAATCACCATGTCATGTTCTGTGACAAGGTAGGTATACAGCTTTGCCGCCATATCCTTGCCACGATGCTTCTGATGAACATAGACGAAACTGACTTCGTACCGATTACCCGAAATCTTGTCCAATTCCAGCTTGACGACAGGAGTCACATTGTCTTTGTCAAGCGCATATGCGGTATAGTGATCTTCTCCACAATATTTTTTGTGGAAAACAAAGAGCTTTTCAAACAATCCGATGAATCTCTGTTCAGCCAGAATTTCAGAAAGCTTTTTGGTTGTTTCACGAAATGTTGTGATTTCCGTTACAGACGTATCGGTTGGCATAATATAGTCCTGATGTTAAAGTAATTAGTCGATAACAGGCAATTCGAAATATTGATTCAAATCTGCCAAAGGAAGGGCGGGAACCATGGAAACAGTATCCAAATCACCCAGAAATGGAGTGACTTCCGGCCATTTTATTTTCAGACCTTGCACGGTCGTTGACAAGCGGAAAGCTTGCTGAATTTTGTTATAGCCTTCCTTCAAGGAAGACTCGAAATCCTTCGAAAGATTCCTCAATTCACGATATTCATCTGTGAATTTGTCGTTCGCATCAAAATATTTAACTGCGCCTTTTCGATCCTTATCAAGCATAACGTATTTGGTTTCGGCCTCGTCACGCTCGTTAAAATGTGTCCCATAGTTATAGGTATTTCCAAATCTTGGGCCATCGAAATACAACGTGGCGTAGTCACCAGCAAAAGACATGGAAAAATGTGTGACTTGTGGAAGCCAACCGGCTGGCAATTCAGCCATCTTCTTTCGAAGGCTTTCAGAATAGATATCGTTATAGATATCGAGCGCCAGCTTGCGGTAACGTCGCACAAGCGTATCGGCGTCTTTCTTGAAACGGTATGTTAGAATGCGTCCTGTGATGATTCGTTTGTTATGAATCGTCAACCTTGTTGTTTTTTCGCTCAAAAATTTCCTCAAAATGTTCAGTTATTAAAACTCGTTTGATACCCAATTTACCGTTCTTAAAACGATGTTCACCAAGGGTAATTGGCTTGTTATGACCAGCTTTCCGAGCCTCTGACAGAGAGGGAAAAAGGTCTAGACGAACGACTAGATCGGCAGTTTGTCGCATTCTTTCGAAACTGAAATGCGTCTAGTGGTCCGATGAAATCTTCATTAGTGCAGATTTCAAACACGGTCGGAAACGGGATAGGAGAGCCATTCTTCACTTTATCCCAAAGAATGCCAACCATGGACTCAATCCAGTCATCGGCACTGGAATTGTTCGGCCCGTTTGTCTCTTACGACTTGATCGGCTTTCTTTCTAAGCGATTCCGCCTGATTCAGAAGTCGAGCAAGCTCATTCTGTTTAGAGAGTAGTGCTTGATCCGGTTGTTTCGGCATGACGGGCAATCTCCAATTCGTTCTCTGCCCGCATCTGTTCTTTGTGTTCTCGGATCAATCGTTCTTCACGAATTCCCCAATTGTAAATGATGTAGGCAATGTATCCAACGATCATTGCCAAAACTATAAGATTTGTCAAGATATTTCCTTAAATGTCCTGTCCAGCGTCAACCCAAGCCTGCATATCATACTTGGTCAGAAGCGAACACGGCACGAAAAATGTCGAATCGGTCGAAATGTTCTTCATGCACTGACTGTTAGCGGCGATCTTCGGCGCATTTGCCGTGTGACCCACGTTAACATATGTGGCGGCGACGATTTCAGCAACAAGCAGGGCGGCGACACAGGCAATTGCGGTCTTCACGAGCTTGTACATTTGATTTCTTTCTCAAAACAATCAGTGTACGGGCAAACTATCGCACCATAGATTGAATGTCAAGAGGGAGAATTCGATTCCTCAATGTAGTCTTCACAGAAAACAGCGGTTTCCATGAGATGTGGCCACAATACTTCGACTAACTCTTTGATTTCCATGTAATTATAATCGTATGGAAGAAATGCCACCGCCCAAAAATTATCATCCATATAGATGCCGATTCCACCTTCCGGTAAAGAGTCGAGCGTTCCCGGCACACCGATGACCTTGGTAAAATCCCTCGGAGGAATTCCATCCAAAGGATTAAACCAAAAGTCACCATGATGCATAGAGGTTACAACGAACGTTTCGCCGGTATCCAACGGATATTCGTGTCGCTCTTCCTTGAAATTTTTCAGGTATTCAGAGAGCGGCGGCACGTTGTTCATTGGCACCCTTCGAATCGTTGTGATGTGTCACAACCACCGGGATTTGTGAAAGTTTTTGATGAACTTCCTCCCATGAGATTGGCACCGGGCCGATGGCATCAACGCCAACATCCATTGCCCGCACTGGCGTATCGCCATACACGGGTTCACCGTGCACGTGTCCGAACAGATGGTAAGTTCCATGGTGTGCGGCGTCCCACCGGCCAGCAACGAACGGATGATGGTTGATGTGGACCTTCTGCTTTGCGCCAACCCCTACATCCATCGTGAAGACATCACCAAAGGCGATCTTCTTCCATGGCAGCTTGCGCACGGGAGTGTGGTCGTGATTGCCTCGATACAGGATTTTGTTCTTGCAATTGATGGAGTTGAAGAAATAGGCCAACTCTGCATCAGTCGATTTGAAAGCAAAATCGCCAAGGAAATGCAGTTCATCATTCTCACGGACCACCGAATTGATGGACTCGATCAGATGTTCATTCATTTCCTTGCGTGTAGCGTAGGGGCGAGTTGCCGGACAGAATTTCATAATGCCCGACTTGGGTTCAGATGCCAGTTCATTTCCGTGATTGAAATGCCAATCCGAATGAAAAAACTTAGTCAACGTCTTTAGTCTCTTTCTTTTCGTTTCTTTCCTTGATTTGATGCATCACATATACGAAATCATCGTAAGTGTCAAGGTAAGTGTCAAGGTAAAAATCGAAGTTTTCTTCTGAACTTAGAAGGTCTGGTTCCTCCATAGATTCGGCCATAGATTCAAGTACAGACCTTGGAATGGTTTTACCCGGTCTGGAATCGAGTCGCTGCTTCCATAGATTCCAATTTGTCGGCGTCGGAAGCGTCCAAACCATTTTTGTGTAGTCATCCGGTATCTTGGAAAGCTTCCTCTGGCGTGACTTGACCGTGAGATTGGTTTGATCCCAAATGATATTTCGGCCTTCCTTGATCGCTTCGGCTAGGCGCTCTTGAAGGTTCTGTTCAGCCGCCTTGATCGTGCCTTTGAATACGGCATCATAGGTTGACTCCCACATCTTTGCGACCGCTTCAATGTAATTGTCGGTCGAGAGAACAACAAACTCATTGTTCTGATTGATTTTTTTGATAATTGTTGACTTTCCCGATGCAGGAACACCAACCATCATTATGAAAATTTTACTCATGTGGTTTCTTTACTAAGTCGCACTCATGGTTTCTGGACAAATGTCGAAGAACCAAATCGAAAGTACTGTGTTTTAGCAGTCCACTTTGTGTAGACGTACTTAGTTCCTATTGATGTAGTGACCACGATCTTCCTATTCAAGAACGGCATCTCTATTTCAGCCATCGGTTAGCTTCTTTCGTGGTTTTCTAGACTTTTTACCTTCCACAACGCCAACCTTGCCCAAAAGAGATTGATCCTTTTCAAGGAATGCAGTCATAGCAATGTTGCCATCCGCCTGCCGATGAAACATCATCTGGACTAACTTATTATCCAACTCTGCCGGAATATGTTCTGACTCAATTTTGAACAAAGAAATTTCCGAAAAATTATCAAACTGTACAAGACGCCAGATAAATTTTATGTCTGGAATTTCGTCATGAATCTGCTTGGCAGCTTCGACAGTCGCTCGGACATACACACTTGTCATATCAGCAACGCTCCACTGTTCCGCCAATGTACTCAATCAGAAGCATAAGGAATTGGTCAGGATTCATATCTATCGATTGCCCACATTCGGACCATGCGTCTATTGAATAGTCGTCAAATTCTTCCATATGAGCATTTCTCGGATAGATCACGAAACAATCGTTATCCAAAACCACATGGAAGTCTGGATTTTCTTCAATATATTCAAGCAGTTCGTTCGGATCGTTGTTTATTTGTCGATAATCGAGATAATTAAGCGTCATTTTTTGTACTTTCTCAAAACAGCTTCCATATCGGCAAGCACGTTGTCAATGGACACATCCACTTTCACGGCATCGGTCAAAGAGCCGTAGTGCGATTCAAGGCACTGCAACAGAAGTTCTTTGATCTTGTCTTCATCCGGCCCGTGTGGAAGAGAGGAATTGGCATAGAGCGTTTCAAGACTCTTCTCTTTCTCTTCGAACCACGTCTCGATTTGCTCTAGCGTCCAGTCGCCACGGCGAATCGACTTATAGATTTCCCGATCACGCTCTAGGTTTAGATCGCCAGTCGCCAAAATTTGTTCGCATTGCAGGCACAGGCGCACGACGTGATAGGCGAACTTGGTATCCATCCCAAATTTCTCGATATCAGCGGCCCGTCGATCATTGCTCGAATTCTGCTTGTTCTTGATCTTGGCCATCTGTGCAAAGGCATAGCCACGCAACTTGAACATGGCACCCTTATGCAGGAACAGCCTGCGATTCGAACGCACAAGCTCACCAACCGCCGTCGTGTGGATAACACAACGTCTAGGTGTGAAGATGGAATCGATCATATTCGGGTTGTTTTCCATCAGAAGTTGAAAGTACTTCACAATGGAATAAACCGAAATATCGTATTCCTTGTTCGAACCGTCTTCCGGTCGAATATGGTGTTGCTGGTATTGTTCAAATCGCTGGATTTGCTTGCCGAACCCAAAAATTTCCCCAGAAAGGTGCGGGAACACGATGTTTTTGGGCGGAATTGCAAAACCATAAAGGTCCACATCGGATGCCCCCGAGGAACAACCGTATGCTTCTGAACCCATGATTGTGAGGAAATGAATGTTGTCCGCAAGCCAGTGCGGCGGCGAGATTACTCCCGCCTTCTGTAATTTTTGAATTATCAAAGGGAATGTATGCTCTTACTAAAAAAATTATTTCAGAGCATTATATACAATTCAATGGAAATGTCAAGGGGCAGGAAGGCAGAATCGTACTTGCAATCCATTCGCCATTTGTTTCCATTCGCCACATTCAAGCCGTGGCGACGATGTGAAATAAACAAAGCCGAATGTTGCCACGATGACCGTGACAGTCAATAAGAAAACTTTCAGATTGTCGCTCATTCTTCCCACTTAATTGAATTCCATTCTTCAACACGTGCCTTGATCCGGACAGTCATCTTGTACCATCCATGGATAGTGTTCCTATCCAATGCCCTTATTTCGGCCATAGAGCCGATTCTGGGGTACTTTCCCCAATAGGCGTGGATATGAACCGCACCTTGTGTTCAAAAAGGCGCTTAGAATGCTTTTTAGCACGATTCATGGTCGAATCTCCAAAACTCACGACCATTCTTCATTTCGGCAAGCAATTTTCGAACTTGGGCGGCATGAGCCTCAAACTCTTCATCCGAAAGCGGGCGAAAATATTGTTCCAACCGAACAATTTTGTAATCATGCGGATATTTCTTAGCCCATTCCCATTCGGTCGATGCCTCCAATTCCTCTTTGGTGGCAAAGCGCTTGAATTCGATCGGATAGGTAGCCGAATATGACCCATGAGGGTATTTGGAATCAGCGGAAAGCCAGCGAGGATAACCGCCTAACATTCCACCTTCGTCTTTTTGTTCGATAGTCCAGAATTCTTTCAAATTTTCTTTCCTGTCCCATTGCAGGAAGAGCATTTCGGGCTTCCTGTGGTGTCGTAACGTCCGGAACCGTTGCAAGCCGTGCAGACCTTCGGCTTTTCCTTCTGAACGATTGTGAAGCGCTTAGTCATCTTCGCAAAGCTCCGGAAATTGTGAAGGGATTTCTTCGCATATTGCGGTCTTGGCGGCTTCAAGATAATCGTCCCGTTCGTCGGGTTCAAAGGCACCGTCACCATTCGGATATGCGAAATAAATCTCATTGCCGAACGGACAATCGGCGGCGAAGCGGCCATGACGAAGGCGCAAATAGCCAACCAACGTCTCTTTCCAGTACACATCGTACTGTTCCGGGCACATTTCGCATGTCAATTCGAGTTTCAGTTCTTCGGCAAGGGGTTTCATTGGAAATCCTTATAGTTCACGATAATTCTTTCACTCCACTTTCCGGACTCCGGAACTATTGTGACATAACCACCGGTTCGATACGTTGTAGCAGTGCGACCATCAGCATTCTTGTAGGTGATATAGTGACTCGCTTTGCGCTTTTCAACGTCTGGATAGAAACCATCCTTGATCAGCCAATTATGGGCGATAACAAATGGATGATCCTGAACTGCCTCAACAAATTCCGGATTAAGCTTGCGAAAATAGCTGTACTTGCCGAAAAATTCAGAGTTGTCATAAACCTTCAAATAGGTTTCCAGACGAACACCCTTCGGAACCATTCCTGTGACATGGCAGTAAGCCATGGCGAGTTTTTCGGCAGGCGTTAGCTTGATCATTTCCCCGAACACCTTGGGCAAAATGCCTTGGTCTTTTCCCGATTGAATTTCCAACCGTCTGCACGGGCCTGTCTGATGCATCCGCTTTCCGTTTGGCTGGCATACTGTGCCCAAGGCCCGCCTGTGTAATAGCGGGGTTTATTCGGGCAATTGGACCCATAATCACCGTCGCCAGTGTCACAGTACAGGTCCATTGTATAACAGCCAATGACTGGCATCAGTTGTGTCCCGTTTTTCCTGTTATTTCCAATGTATGCCACCCTGCCGTACCCGGCTTTCCCGCAATTTGCGTAGTGTATCCAAGCTCTGCCAACCGGGCGGCGAGTCTATCACGACGCTTTTCGCTGGAATAGATCGCTCCACACGAAATGGAGTGATCAGACCATTTACGAACCCAGAAATCGAAATCCAGTTCACCAATTTCCTTACGAAGGGCCTTGGCACTGGATTTGAACTTCATGGGAGAGGCAAAAGGGAACATTAATTGTGACCCGGCGTCGGTGCATACCACTGCATCATGACCAGCACAATCCACAGGGCAGCGGCAAGAGCATACATCATATCAGTACTCCAAAAATCCAGCGTTGTTGGCCATCACTTCGAAGTACGTCGGGATCATCGCCATGGTGGCAACACCATACTTCTTCAAAGCAGCGTGATAATCGTCCACATGAGCTTCCGGCTCACAATCGTTCATTCCGTGACGATCACACCAATCCATCCACTCGTAATAGTTCCGGTCGGCAAGGGTGTATTCTTCGTCATAGTATGCCGCCTTCTGCATTTCCCGCTCATAGCAGGCGTCAAGATAGGCGTCGAAATCTTCGGCAGTGTGGATGCCGGTCTTATTCCAAGCCTCGATATCAGTGTGGAAAATGCCAGCCCAACGATTGGAAGGGTCTTCATCGACCCAAGCCTGCGTTTCGGCGTTCAGGGCTTCGATGCGGGCAAGAAGATCAGACATTCGAATTCCTCGGTTGTCTCTACATTCGTGAATATAGACAGAATGTAGAGAATGTCAACCGGGAAAATTTTACATTTCGATTTTTATGCCAATTTTCTTTGCCGCCGTGATTATATCATGCGACTTGGCGATTACCATTTTGAAAAAATTATTAAAAGATTCCGTGTCGGGCGGATCAAATCTTAAAGGATCATCCCCAAATTCTCCGCACCAGACTGCCACGGAAAATTTTTTTGCCAGTTCGTAGTCTTCTTTGGACAAATCTTTTAGGTGTTCGACTCGTGTGATCAACCGAAACTCTCCCCGGCCTTCTGTGCCTCTTGCTGATAGTAGGAATGCCACTGCTTGTGACAGTCATCCTCGGGATGGAATGGATTGGCCGACTCCGGAATGCCCATGCGAGCGGCCTTTTGGGCGTTCTCTCGAATTTGATGTTCCGGCGTCGGCTTCGAACCCGATTTCAAAATTTTCATTTTCATGCTTCCCTCACGAATTGTATGTGCCGACTTGATAGCTCTCGCCATCCTTTGACAAGTTGATGACGATTCCCGAATAGAACGAGTCGGAATGGTAGCCATCCCATGGAATTTCTTTTGGCGCAAGCATGAAATCGGACACATGATACCAGCGTCCTAGATAGCGAAAAAAACCATCGGACGAGTCGGCATCGTCCAGATGGTCAAAGTCTTTTCGAACCCTTTTCGGCACATCAGCGCCATAGACAAAATGTTTCCATTTGTTGTCGGTGCGGACGTGTACTTCGCTCATTTTTCGTCAAGTTCCTTCTTTATTTTCGTATGATACCTATCGATGCAGCCACGAATTTCTTCAACGGTTGTTCCGTGACTGTACGGGTAGGATGGATACGGAAAAAGGTCGGGTAAAATGTCGCCCAATTTGCCGAGCGCCATGCGAAAAGCATATATTGTCTGGCCTTTTTCGTCAAGTTCCTCGGAAAGCCGGTCCAATTCCTTGGCGGCTCTCCATTGCGTGTCGTTCTTGGACTCATAGAGGCGCTTGGTGAAGTCGGTATCATAATAGCCGGTCATTGTTTCTCTCACGGTTTCAGAAGTTCGGCAAAGCGCTCATAGTAAATAGCGACTTCGGCATAGCCGGAAGAATGTCCTTCATCCCAAGCCAGTCGCCAGAGAACATCACGCTTCGGATGATCGGAAAGGCCGTTGTCTTCTTCCAGAACCTTCCTGAACTTATCCGTCATTTCCTGTTCCGCCGAACGACGGATTCGGCGCTCTTCTGCCGTGGCACCGGACTTGAACGGAACCGGATTTTCGAATTCCCCGGCCTGTATTCTTTCATACGTTGTTTTGTCGCTCATTCCGTTCAATTCCTTTTGCTGATTTTCACTGACAACAATTCCGCCGACAGTTCGCCACAATCCATCAGAACCACGTCTCATTTTTCACTGTCCCTCATATTTCGAGTTGCAACCACCACGCAACAAACCGTCCTGCCATGAACGAACGGTATGTGGTGCTTTGTACGCATCATAGACGGCCATTACCGAATTCTGGTTGAAATATTCAGGAAACGGTTCGTCATATTGACCATCCACCATGCGATCATGGTCAAAGAAAGTGACCACACCATCATCGTGAAGCGTTGCCGTAATGCGCTGGCCATTGGCCGTGTACTTGCGACCGGTATTGAAATGAATTGTTTTCATTAGTTTTCCATATCCTTGGCGTACCGGACCTTGCCGTCATTATCGATGTAGAGCGGCGTATTGTGCGGATTGCCTTCCTTGACCCACTTGCGGGCGGCGGCAGAACCAAGCTTGACGACGTAAGGATAGACGATTTCGCCTTCCTCGTCGGTCGTTTCCTTGGCTTTCATTTCGTTGTATTCCTTCACCGACATTTCGGTAACTGAATACCTGTAATCGCCCTTGTAATAGATCACGTACATTTCACGACTCCCTCTTCCAAATCTTGCAGACAATATCGCCCGGCACTGCTTCACTCACATCCACGCCAGAGTCGAACAAAGCCTGTACATCAACCTTGGTCATCTTTGTGGACGAAAATTCCCGGCCAAGCTGCATATTCCGCCAGTCATAGACTTCGTACAGATTGTCGCTAATCGGACGAATTTTCATCCACTTCCTAGGTGGATATGCCGGAAGCGGCGCAACCTTAAGGAAATCATACTTTCCCATTTCACACCTCTCTTAATCCTGCCGCATACCGGGAAAGTTCGGGTGGGCAGCAACCCAAGCCTGTGCTTCCTCTTTGGTGGCGAAGGGCTTGCGGCCAAGACCGACAGTGCCATCCGGATGTTCGATAGTGTAGCCTTCCGAAACCAGCGTCCAGCCGGCCTTTTCGGCTTCGTTACGCCACGGCAGCGAACCATAAATCGAAGCAGTTCGGCCAGTCGTGTGGCGATAAAAACGATTTTCGATAACAATTCCCATTAGCGAAAGCTCCTGTAATAGGCATCCTCTTCGGCATGAAGCTCCATGGCTTCCATGTCGGACCAGTAAGCGTCTTCCTCGGAAGTGATCACCTTTTCATCCTGATACGCCTGATAGGCGGCATCGAAGGCGAGGAAATCACGGTATTCCTGAGTCAGAGGGAACATGACACGCTCCTAAACCAATCTTCATCATTCATATAATGAAAATATTGGAGCGTGTCAAGGGAGAATTTTGATTATTGCAATTTTTTAAACGGCATATGCCGTCGCTTTGATCGCTTTTTCGATTTCCGACAGCGTAAAGTACATGGCATAGATTTGAGAACCAACATCATCACGTTCATTCCCGAATTCCATGAGCGTATACTTTTGCCCAAGCTTCTTAAGTTCCAATTCCGTTTGTCGTTTTTCCGCCTGTAGCTCCGTCAAAGACATGCCAATGTAGACGTTTTTAACACCCACTAAATTCCTCCACCATCCTCGTTTGTTTCGTGTCTCATTTTTTCGAGCAAATCGAGACACCATTTCGGTGTTCGTTCGTTCGTGAAAGAACCAGCCGGACCAAAGGACATAACGATTGGCGGTTTGCCAATCGATTCCCTGATAAGGTAGGCCAATTCTCCCTCTTTCAGTAAAATTACTCTGCCCATGGGTCTGGCGGTCCTTCGCCGGGATTGTCCCGTGCCTGTAGATGCTGGTAAGCATCCTCTAGATAGCGCTGGAAAGAATAGCGCTCCGTTGGGTCCGTGCGCTCATACTTTGCCTGTGCCAGCCGGAAAGCTTCGACATCAGTTGGTGTATACGGTTTCGGGTTCATCTGAATGCCCTTCGAATAAGTTCGTATTGATCCTCTTGGCGTGTCGCCAAGGTTTTTCGCCACAGAACATGGCCACGCCAGCGCCAGACACGATAGATGATCGTGAATGGAGCCCAATCGTAGCCATCGACTGATTCCGGAATTTTTCGGATTCCGAACCAGCGTTCACGTTTTGATGTGATCAATGGACGACCTTTCCTGTTTCCTTTTCACGAATGAATGCGGCACGACCATGGGTCTGCCAATCCCGGCAAGCCTCACGGGCCTCTCCAATTGTGGTACAATCCTCACGGAATGTCGCATTTTCGTGTTCGAATCCGTTCCATTCGGCACCCCAAATTTCATACTTCGGATTCTGGTAGTCAGCCGTCATTCTCCAAACTCCAAAAATGCAGCAACGACGCCGCAACCACGATCTTCCTTCACCGGCCTGTAACCGGCTCGTTCGCCGTCCCAAAAATCGGGATCAAGCAATTCATCACCATACACCATCTGTTCGAAGGTGACGACACGACCGGTCTTGCTCGATTTCACACCAAATTTGGAGGGAAAGCTACCGCCGAACTGCTTCGCAAGCCCATACAGGCAATGAGTTTTCTTCACCCATCGCAAAGCTTCGAAATCGACAACAATCATATGATCAGACCGCATCTCAATCTCCATTACATTCGTTTATATAATGAAAATGTTGAATGAGTCAATGCTTAAATTCAATTTTATAAGAAAGTGCCCGGCCTGCCAATGACATCCGGGCACTATTCGGCAATGCTGAATTGCGGTTCAGATGATTTCGTCAATTTCGACAATCTCTTCATCGCTGATAGGCTTGTACTGCGAAGCCTTATAGAACGCATAGGACCATCCGAGCGACATGGTAATGAGACTCGAAATAAGAACAATCGTTTCAAGCGTGGTCATTTCACATTCCCCAAACCCAATAGGTGTTGACGACAAGGCCAAGCAGTGTGGCCACCGGATTGTGGGGAAACATCTTTTCGACAAGAGTCGCCCCAACGAGCCCGAGAGTCACGGTGGTCCGGACTCTCTTGCTCTTTTCGAGATGCAAAATGCGCCTTTCGAGCGCATGAAGCTGGTCAAGATGATGTTGAGTCATCTTGATTACTCCTCTTCTTCGTGACCGAAGCCAGCGAGAACGAAATTGACGACAACGACCACAAACCCAACGGTTGCGATGTTGGCGACGATGTGGTGATCCAGAAAGGCGGTAGCGCCCATGTAGGCCATGTGGGAGATATGCTCCCCGTGGGACAGGCGAACCGTCAGCTTCCTAGCAAGCGCCTTACGGACTTCAAGAGCCTTATGAAGAGTGGGAGCGGCCATTCACATTCCTTTCTTTGTAGGTCGTTGCACTCATTTCTCTTACAATTTGGATAATATTCCGAATCTATATAATGTCAACTCGGATTCTATAAATTTTTACAAAAAAGTTTTATCAAACAAATCAATGGCTTGCTCTGTAGAATCGATGGAATATGGAGAAATGGCATCATTTTTTAATCGGCCAACCACGATCAAGGTAGCGGACGCCACTTTCTGGTTTATAGATTTGTTCAGGACAGAGCCCGAGCGCTTCAAACGCACTTCCACATTGATATTCCCTTCCAACGGCGGAATAGGCAGATTCAGCGGGTTCTTGCCCATATAGAACAAGCCTCGTTTTTCAATCTGGATATAGAATACGCCACCACATTTGTTATTGTAGTGGTTGACAATCAGCTTTTCAGAGAAAGGGAAAATTTTGGATATGGGAATTAGGAGCCCTTGATTCCGGGCCGCAATCCAAGCCTTCCGTGTCACACGGAAGGGCACTTCTATGACCGACTCATGAAAAGGTTCTGGGTCATAGGAACGGAAAAATTTCAGAAGTTTATCGATGTGAGGCGAAAGCGGAATTAAGGCATCGCTCTTCACCATCTCGATAAAGGAAGAATCCAGATGATTTTTGGCAGGATTGAAACCTGTATCCGGATGATATTGGAAACTGGTTTCGCCCATTTGGGCATTGAACTTTTTGATTTCAATGTCGATGACATGGCCAGAAACCGACAACTTCAAATCCGTATCATGGGAATTAAAGTTGCCGGTTCCGCCATCGAGCAATTGAACCGAAGGAATTTTTTTGATTACGTCTCTAACACGATTTTCATAAACGATACCGGCATTTAATGCCATCCGACTCCATTTCTAGGAGTCGCCCGGTTTGGGACTATTCAGTCCCTCATACGGAAGTCGTCTAGACGATTGGTTTGTACGCTAGATTAACCCGTTGAAGGCCGATTTCGCATACAAACCAATCAAATCATGTGTTTAGCTTTGAAGGTTTCCCATTTCAGCTTTTGTGTAGAGTTTTTCTCGATACGCTTCAAGATTGCCGTTCTAGCAGGCTGTTCAGCGAATTGAGCGAATAGAATCGGAACATCGTCCGGCTCAAATTCCTTCGCAAATTCTAGTGCAAACTTCTTACGATCACCCGAAGATTTTTGGTACACATCGTTATAGATTGCATGATATTTCGATTCTTGGCGATTTACAGACGCCCAGAATTCTTGTTCAAATTCAATTACCCTATTAAGGTCTTCTTCTATCAGTAATGATTTCAAGTCATCGATCTTTTCTTGAAGGATGGCTTGAACAATGTTGTATTCAGCGGAATTAACAAGTTCTTTCGAATTATGCATTAGGCAATATTCGGAAGTTTTGAATTTCAGCATGTGCCCGTTGTCGAAACGAAGCACATAACCTTCAATACCTTGTTGGTCCTGAACACTCGCAATAAATTGGGCGAGTTCCTTTTGACTATTATATGTTGCTACAGTGGGAATATCCCAATGACCGGCTAACTCTTTCATCTCTTCCGGATGAAAATATTCACCAGTATCATTATATCTTATAGCAGTTAATATCAAATTGTCAATAGGATAATCTATAACTATCCTATTTTTACGGGAAGTCCACTCAAATATTGGTGTAATTTCTTCCTCATCACAGTATTCTGCAAACTTGTTGTACTTCTTATTGGCATATGCAAAATACTCTGCATTATTTCCAACATCCGTGATACCCATCTTTGTTCCCCAACGGAAGCCGTTGTGCAGACGGAGTGGCGTGATCATGGAACCGTCAAGCTTTTCGAACACCGTGTGGGGTTGCGATAGGTCGATAAGGTTCGCTTGCGTCTCTGGACGTTCGTTGATGTTGAAAAATTTATGGAAACGACGGGACAATAATTTTCCGTCCGGAGCAAAGACAATGCCTCGGCACTCACGACGGAGAGCATCATTCAGAGTCGTGACGGGCGGAAACGAATCCGGCATGTGGACCACATAGTTGATAACAATGTAATCCTCTTTGTCACAAACAATGAATTCGTCCCGGCCTTTGATAGCCGGGAGAACATCATCAATCGTGCTTATTTTTGGAAATTCGTAAAACATTTTTCTGTTTCAATTCATTCAATGATTTGGCTTTAGACCACTCAAAATTGTATGGATTCTGATAATAAAGAACATCGTCAATGTATTGATATTGATGAAAAGGGCCAGTATTTGCTTGTGGAATATCAGGATTCCCAAACAAATAATCTTCTGCCGTAAAAGAGTTGGCTACTGTTACATTGCCATCCCCAATATATTCATGTGTCGGCGGTTTTAGATTAACCTCTGGTTTCAATGCCGCCTGTTTGACTGCATCAGAAAGTAATTTATTCTTCATCAGTTAGATTTATAAAAGAATTTACAAACTTTTGTTCTTTTTCGAAATTAGCATTGGCGTATGGTTCGGTCGGTTCGTGAGCGACCTTTGCCAACTCATCTAGTTTTTCATCGACAATCTTTGTCGCTACCGGATGATTATTCGCAACTTTACGAATAGATTCGTAAATTCTTATTTCTTTTTCAGTGAACCACGGCTTATGGGTATTCAATCAATAGTCCTGCGGTCTTGGTAACCATCAACTTCATCAAACCTGTAAATGAAGGTGCATACAGAGAATGGACAGATTGCTCTATCTGAACGGGTGATGTTTCCAGAGTATTTTCGACAAGCCAATGCATTGACCACATTTCGTTCGTGGCCTTGGCTTTCTGGAATGCCAATTCAGAGTCCCATTCGTCGGGATTGAATGGAATATTCTCGAAAAGCTCTTCAACAGTGCATTCTTGCTGCTTTTGGAAATTGTGAAAAATCGACAAATCCCGATGTTGGGGAAGTATTACAGACATGTTATCCTATGTTAGAAAAGGGGTTTTGCATAAATATGAAAAGAAACCAAAGGGAATATAGATGAAATCCTTTAAACAGTTCCTTGTTGAACAAGAGGTAGATCAGCAAAAAATTGTTGAATTCTACAATCAACTGCTACCTAAATTGCAGCATGTCGAAAGATCATTCGATCAAGTTTTGCGGGCATCCTTGCCGAAGCGCATTTCCAAGTGGAAAGGCCCCGGCGAATACCATAAGGCTCACAATGTGAATCCGGTTGTCTTGACCGATATCAAATCTATTGGTTCGGTTATCTCAAAGGTCAAGCGTGGCAAAAAGGTCGAACAGATTGGCGACTTGGTTCGTGGCGCTGTTCTGATGCCGGATCACGCTGGCGTTGAAGAATTTGTCAAAAGTTTCATTCGCAAAAATCAGGGAATCATCGCCAAGCACGAAATCAAAGCCCATGGCGGCGATCTTGAATATGGCTATTACGGTTCGCAACACCTTGATTTGATCATCGACGGTTTGCGTGTCGAGCTACAGGTTATGACTCAAAAGCTCTGGAAAATGAAACATGCCGCTCACGTGATTTATACGAAAACCCGTGAAACAGGCGCTACAGAATCCGATAAAATTCAGTCACGAAACATTTTCAAACAAGGCAACAAGCCTAAGTACGTGCGTGAAGAAGATGTGCCGGATGATTTCGAAGCGCTCTTGGAATTCATGCAAGAGGAAGACCGCTGGACGCTCTTCCTCGATTAATAGGGCTCTTGGACAGCGAAGTAATAGAACACACCATCGCTCTCTGCCATCGTGTAGGCACCCACAAGCTTCTTTGCGAGCTTCTTTGCGAGATAGGTGTAAACCTTCTGCTTCTTATCCGTGTTCGACGTGAAGAAGAACATGTGGGGCTTCTTCGAACCAAGCCACTCCATCATAATGGACTCAAGCTTGGTGAACACCTTCTTTGAATTCTTGAAGTAGTTCCTATCCCGCATACCGAAGTCAACGGCATCATCGTTCCATCTGGGAACGAAAGCGTTCATCTTGGTAGCACCACCGATCACATAAAAGCTTACAGAACCGGCATCGGAAACCTCAAACCGGTAGGCAAGACCGTCGATAGTGAACTTCTTTCTGTACTGCATTCTCACTCACTTTCGGCCTTTATGTAGTCCATTCTTGAACGATTGTCAATAGAAAATTATTTTGACCGTTTTTGATATGGAACCATCACGAATGCATCAGATGGAAATGCTTGTTTTAATTGATCTATTTTACTCTTTGCCTTATCGACCGAAAATGCAATTTTTCCATCATCTCGTTTGAAAGCGAAACCGATTTTTCCACCGTGGCGGCGATGCACAGTCACCATTCCATCCTGCGGTTCTTCCTTAGAAGATTCGGCTTTCTTAGCCTTTGGTTTGGCTTTTGTCGTTGTCGATCCCTTAGAATCGGTATCCTTCTGCCATGTTTTCATATCCGGCTGTAGGAGAGATGATGGCTTAGGCTTCTTCGGATATGGATTTTTATCGAGCTTGGAAATTTTCGTTCTGAAAAATTTCTTCATGTCGTGTTCATCCGGAGCGTTCTTTGCCAGCCAATCATGCAGCTTGGCTTGGATGGCTTGGGCTTCCGCCATCGGCTGGCCAGACTTTTTCACCGACAGAAAGCAGAGTCCTTTCAGGTGAAATTCGGTATTGTCGGAATCGGAAAATTTCACGGCATGATTGTCGTTCTTCAAAAGGATTTTCACATCACCGTCGATCTTCCCCGGCAATTTGCCGTTCAAAACTCCCTTCATGAATTTGCTGTTGTCCAGCGTCTTCAAAGTCACGTCGTGAGGATAGATATCCCGGCGTGTCGAATTGCGCTTGACTTCGATGTGGTAATTCGACATGGCCCAACCGATATGGATATTTTGCGGCTCATAGCCGAACTCCAAAAGGTGAGGGATGATTTCCTGAATGCTTTCGGCATTCGCAGCCAAAACATCAAACATGATATTTGGTAGAGATTCCGAAAAAACAGTTCTGACCTTTTCCAGATAGGTCATTGCCGGTTTCCAGTTCTTTCCCGAATACTGTTTGAACTTGGTATGCTCCATGAACATTTTGTGGCTGTAGCCCATGTCTGTCTCTTTATCAGCGACAACAAAGACTACTTGTCCATCGGTTTGACCATCATTGAAAACAATAAGGTTTTCAGCAAGATAGCGTTGTTTGAAGTTTTTCAATGAAATCCTCGGATAGCTTGTTTTCTTTATTTAGCTATCCGAGTTTAGTTATCGCATGAACTTCCGTTTGTGGATGTCGATGCCGTCATAGGTCTTTTCGACTTGGAAGTACCATGTTCGATCCGGCCTTTCCGTGTTGAAACGGACGGCTGACAACGGTCCACCGAACACGCAACCGGTATCGATGTTCAATTGGTTTTTCCGCTCATAGATCGCCTGTACCGGCGTATGACCATGCGTGACATAGTAGCCATATTCGTAATCGTCATTGTAGAAACGAAAATCCCGGTCCCATATGATGGTCTGTTCGTTCTGGTCTTCCATGCATTTCGAAGGATCGATTCCGGCATGAACGAATACGTAATGGTCATATTGGTAATAGAGACGGAGCGACTTCAAAAAATTCATGGTCACTTCGTCCTTATACCAAAGCTGGCCATGATAGGATTCGACAGTTGCCGCTCCACCATTCTGCATCCAATGCCAACCTTTGCCGTCACGCATCATGTCTTCATGATTACCTTTGATGTAGATATGCTCTACATTTTCCGGCTGTTCACGACGGCGCTGGTCCAGAAAATGAATCACACCACGGGAATCAGGACCACGGTCCACATAGTCACCAATGGTGATGATTTTGGCTTCGTTGTCGCCTCGATCTTCGTCAATCAAGGCAATCATAGCCTGTAGTTCGGCAAGGCATCCATGGATGTCACCGATAGCGTATAGTAGCATTTTAAATGGACCTATTAAGAAGCGGTTCCGTTGCCCACGTCGAGAACGAAAATTTTCCGCTTGTTATACACGTTTTGGATGACACCGGGACGATCTTCGAACGCCATGAACACCGGGCCGTATGTCGCCTCGATATGGTCAAGTAGGTCGTGCTTGGCCTCCCAATCCGGACGATTGTCACCCTTAGCCCGCATGATCAGTACATGACGAGAAAAGTTGTTCTTGTCCAGCCATTGTTCCGTGATTTCTCGTTCTTCCTCGGAACGGGCAGTCATGATGATGCAAAGATTGTCGGGAAGTGTCGCCAGCGCATTGAAAATATATTGCGTCTGGGGAATTGGGTCGTCATTGACCGACAATTCCATGAAGGCTTTCCAGTTCTTTGGTTTCGACTTGATTAGAGGCAGTCGATGTGCCGAGTCTGAAATTGTTCCGTCAATATCCCAAACTATGATTTTCTTAATTATTTCCTGCAATACCTTTTTCTCTCTTCGATTCGCTTACAATTCGTTCTAAAATATTCAGCTTCCAAGTTAGGCGCTGTTGTTCCAATTCGGCATGACGATTAACGAGCGCCAAAGCCATTATCGGACTATCATCCTTGATTTTGTCAGCACGGTCCAACAGTTCATCATTTCGATTCCGCCAATCGGAATCGAATTTGATTTCATGTGGTTCGGCGTGTTCTGAAAATTTCAGTTCAGACATTATTTGAACAATCTGGCCGGTTTTCGTTGTAGTCCATGGCGTCTGCGATACCGTTCAGCGATTCTAAATGCGATTGAATTTAGTCTGCAATAACAGTAGGAATGATCCTTTTCAGGACCAAGACAGCCACACGCACTTCCATACCACACGTTATCTGGGTGTTCCAACCACCAAATAATGCTGGAACGAAGCTGCTGTTTAATTGGCAACTTGTATTCCACAGGTTGGATCGGCTGTGGACGATGTTTTGCTCGCAGTTCTTCCAATCTACTTAGTTCAGACATTCGTACTCATTCGCCTCTAGCGTAATGTACTGAATTGTCTTCGAATAATCCCGAACGACATAAAATCCGTTCGGAAGAATGGCGTTAACCAACACCAGCCGCAATTTTTTGAACATTCTCACCCTCTCATGGTATTATGAACAATATATCCGAATTTCAATAGGGAGTCAACCCGGATATTTCTTTAATTCATAATATGTGTAATCCGAATTTTTCCCCTGCATATAATCCATTTCCAGCTTATGATAGTTCAGCATTCGACCAAATCGAGCCGAATCGATGATACCACATGCTTTGCAGCCATTGGCGATGGTTTCTGCCCGCTTGGCAACCCGCTCTTCCGTGGTTTCATCCTCGGACATTTCCCACAAATCGAAATATGGATTGTCGTTGGCGTTGGCGTCCAGCCAAGCATCATATTGCGGAACATTGTCTCGCAACCACTGGCGAACTTTTTCACCAGATTTGAGGGTGTTCTGGCTTCGCAGAATATTGCAAAGCTCTATCGCCTCTTTCTCGGTTTCCACATACAGGAAAGGATCACACACATGGTGATCATAATCAGATTCTTCATAACAAATTGCGTACATGTTTCAATCCTTCCCCAAAAACCAATTCCAAAAGTTTTTGCCAAAAATTTTCCATAACGACTTGAAATTTGGAAGAGTGAAAGTGTCGATCCTTACTTCACTTGTTTTAACAAAAACCACTGGCAACGGGTTGTCACCACGCTTCCATTCGTTCGGGCGATAGCAACAAATATAACCATCGTCGCCCGGAACTTTCAATCCAGTACCAAAAACTTCTAATTTGATGCCGGAATCATGGATCACATCGACATATTTGATTTCTTTGCCGTTCTTGTCTCTATGATATTCGAGTGACATGGTTCAACCCTTCAACTGAATGGTCGTCGTGCCATCGTTCTTTTTTGACACGATGATTTCCCGATCAGCAAGGCGAAGTGTGTTCACCGTCTGATGTGAAGCCAGAAGGAATTCCAGAAGGGAATCCACCTGTCCGGCTTTGTGCTTGTATTCCTGATACTTTGAAGTCATCAATCATCATCCATCTGGTATAGATCATACTTTTCGCAGATCACAGCCCAATTCTTCTTAATAAATTCTCGGCATTCTTCTTCGGTCGAGCGCTTTGCCTTCAAGGTAATCCATGCGAAGTCACAAGGATCAGCTTCGGAAGGAACTTTCTTGACCATCAGGCGAATAAACCAGTCATCACCTTGACTGGAAAATCGATTCGGAGGCGTGATCGCACCGCACTTCTTCTTATCAGCCTTGATTTGTGTGGTCGGGTTCGGTTCGGCAATCGCTCGCAAACCGGTTTCCTTCTTTTCCTTCTTAAAACTTAGCTTCATGTTCATTCCTCTTTGTCCAATTTATATAATAGAAATATATAGATGTCAAGAGGCGAATCTACAAACGAAAGTGGGCTTGTTTCGCACTCCACCGCATAGAAGACGGTTGGAACGAAACAAGCCCTTTCTGGCTTGGCCACGAAGCCGCTTTCAAAGGAACATGGTGCGAACAGAAATTCTACTCCGATGGTGAATCTCTGCTTTATGTTCCGTCTCGGCGCTCGGATTGTTGTAACGGGCCGTAATCCGGTAGCCCAAATATACACTCACACTTTGTTTCACACGCAAGCCCGGCAAGGTGACCAATTATTCGGTCGAAGCCTTTGTGATTTTTGCCAATCACATTTCTGTTGTGGCGGTGCCGGTCCCGCTTAACTACATCGCTCTCGATTGATTATCATGGCACTCACAGCTTTCATCACGAAATGGGTTACCGCTCTTGGGCGGCTCATGGAATGGCCACGGCAACCTTGCCCGGCCTGAAATTTTGTCTCTTTGACGACGTTTCTCAATTAAGAGTTACATTAGCTAAGTGAAACCATTTACGAACATCAGCATGTTCCCTGTTCTGGCCGTTTAGCGGGGGCTTTTGCCCATGCCGCATTGATAGCGGCTTCAATCAACAATCAATCTAGGTTTCGGCGCTTTGTCAAGCATGAAAACAACTTAGAAGAAAACACACCTACCTTTTCTTAATGGGGCCTGTTCAGTTCCCCGGTTTCTATAAAAAAGGGTTGGTGAACGTCCTGCACCGTTCTTTAATCCCCATGTGTTCGGGGAACCCACAAGAAACCAGTCCGCTGACATCAATTTCTGACCGCCTAGGCTGGCTTCCTACTTCCTTTCCGAGAAAGCGCTACTTCCGTCTCGCTCCCTACAGTCATCAATATAATCACCATTTTTCTGGTGTCAACAGGAAAAATTCAAAAAATGAAAATTTCTGGAACAATTTATGATTCTATAATCTTTTCAATGACTTCCCAAATCTCGTCTTCATCCATCACTTTGGAGAACGGACATACCGATGGAGCATCTATCGCTTTGATAATCCTAGCGTTTTCTTTGAAAATGTGTTCACGACGGAGGAATGTGATGGTCGGGACAGGGTATTCGATTCTATGGAAAACATCCCGAGTGAGATTGTAGGTCTGTCCGGTTTCCACCGTGAAGTCGGCTAGACGATGAATCATGCACTCACCAAGGAATGCCGGTTCTTTGCCAACGTCATCCTTTTTGCATGACACTTCATAGAGTCCATATTCGGCAAAACACACACTCTCATATGTGTAAAGCGTATTCATCAGAGCGCCTTTGATGACGGTCGATGAAAAATCGTAGCGGTGATCGTGAATTTCCTCTTGATCGAGGATTGGCATAACGTCCGGATGATAGAAGTGGAGGCGTTCGACGGCATTCAGTTTGAGTTGGATGAAGCCAAGTCCAAAATAATTCGGTTTACCCAGAGTTTTCAGCCGGGCAATGTCAAGATATTCGTGTTTAGGCATTTTTTCCTTCATTAGAAATGAAAATGGCAACGAAGAAAACTCCGCTGCCATTTTATTTAGTTGTTCACCACAAGTTTCAGCTTAGGTTGCTGAACATTCAATGTGCCGGGTGCAAATCCCGGTAGGAACTGTTCCCAAAATGCGTCGTCAATCGTCATCGGATACCGCTTACGAATTTCGAGCATCTGATAGAATGATGGTTCAAAGATTTTTTTCTTTGGAGCCCATCTACCAACTGGCAAAGATGCACCTTTCATGAGATTGCATGAAGGACATGAAGCCACAACATTTTCCCATTCGGTCTTACCACCTTTAGCTCTTGGAATCACATGGTCATCCGTGATGGAATTCGATTGATTCCTTTGAGTAGTCAAAGGCATATCGCACCAGAAGCACTTACCAGAATCACGATAGTACAAGGTTTCCTTGTTCAACTGAATCTTGTTCGTGAATTTTCTGGCTGAATTGGTAACGATCACTGATGGCCAACGCAAATCCGTTCTTGACGGAGTCAAGATTGGCCGATCATACCAATGCACAACATTGTTCTTACCAAGCAGATATCCCACAATGGCGTCACGTGCCGGAATAAGCGACAACGGAAACACCGAATGCGGCATAAAATTCTTGTTCAGGACCAATGTTCTCAAATTTACTTCTGACACGTTTCTAACCTTTCTCCTATGTCAATAGCTATGTTCAATAAAGAATCTAATGAAATCAAGCAAGTAACGAAATGTTACAAAATGTTACTTGACTATTTCTCCATACTCTTCTAAGGTGACTCTTTATGAGCCTTTATGAATCTTAGTGATTCAATGGTTCTTCGGTAACTTCGTTACCTTCGAATGTTCTTCGAACATATCTAGTGTTTATATCAATAGATTCTGAAACAAATTACAGGATTTTGGTGAGAAATCCGATAGAATGGGGTTCCAGACCATTTTATTTAGAGCGTTCGCCATACCATAGAAAACCAGAGGAATCAATAGACAGCCAAAAAATTCAAATTATTGAAAAATAGCCTCTTGACACTCCATTCTTGTTCATATAATTATTCCCTGTAAGTTGAAATGCGAACCCAAGGGAAGGGTTGATTGCGAATGAAGCAAGTTAAGAATCCCCACGATTTCTACCGCATGGCAAATGCCATGTTCGGTGAGACTCGTGACGTTAGCCGCCTAGGTTGGGCGGAAATCGAAGCCATTTCGGTTACGAACGATGTTCGTGTTCCGGGTTGGGTTCGTGCTTCCGCTACCGGCAAGGGTAAGAATAAGGTCTACTCGACCGTTCCTCCCAAGGCCACGTCCGATGTCAACACGCTGAACGGTGCGGTTCCGGCTAATAAGCCGAAGGTCCAGTATTACGTCAAGGTTTCGCCTCGTAATCTGGAAACCAACAAGTTCATGTCGGTGAAGGATGATCCGATTGCACAGGCTATGACCGCCGATTTGGAGTCCGCTCTGAATGCGTCGGCTTCGCCGGTTGCCATCGATGCCGCCACGGTCGATCCGGAAAAGCTCTTTTCGGATATGGCTGACCTTGTGTCGCTAGTCGTTGATAACGTCGCCAAGGCGCTGCTTATCTATGGCGGCGGCGGCACGGGCAAGAGCTTTGGTGTCTATGAAGCTCTTAGACAGGCTGGCTACGTTCGGGATGAAGATTTCTTCGTCTACAAGGGCAAGGTCACTCCTGCTTCGCTCTACCAGATCATGTTCATCCACAGGGATGACAACAAGCTTCTGGTGTTCGATGATGCCGATAGCGCTTGGGAATCCGAAGACTCGGCTATGATCCTTAAGGGCGCTCTCGATACCACGGATATGGAAAACCGTGAAATTTCGTGGTCCACCAATCGTACCGTCAACGTCGATAAGTGGGACTCGGAAAAGCGGGCCAAGTATGCCGCCGAAATGGACGAACTGCTTGAAAAGCAGGGCGACGATGAAGAGGAAGACGCCAAGCCGGAATCGGTGACTCCGGAACAGGCGGCGTTGGAGCCGGAAAAGTACTTCAAGGATGGCCGTCCGAAGATGAAGGCTTTCCAGAAGAAGGAAAAGGTTTTCCGGATGCCTGCGAAGTTTGTCTTCCATGGTCGTGTCATCTTCATTTCGAACAAGCCTCGTTCGGACTTCGATAAGGACGTTCTGACTCGGTGCTACAAGATCGACATGAGCTTGACGCCGGAACAGATGTTCATGCGGATGGAAAAGCTTCTGCCCTACATGGTGCCGGAAGTTCCGGAAGCCACGATGGATTTGAAGCATCGGGTTCTGGTGACCTTGAAGGCTCTGTACAAGTCGGGCAATCTCGAAAACCCGAGTCTTCGGACCTTCGATGCGGCTATCAGGATTGCCGCAAGGGGCAAGCCGAATTGGGCAGACCTTCTCCGTTACACCTGATCGGTGTCGCAACAAGAAAGGCCCGGATCACTCCGGGCCTTTCGCTTTATCGGTCTTTCCCGATTGTCCGATAGAACGATCTTCCGGTTTAGAAACGATTCTCCGTTACCACAGATTCAAACCCGCTCATTCGGGATGTTTCCATATTGGTAAGGACCACGAATGCTTCCGGTGGATTGGAGAGTCCAGTCAGGACGAAAGGATAAACAACCGACTGGAAATCCACGAGCTTCTATCTGCCATCCGTTACTTCTACCCGTGCCACAGATGGCTAGGCACGATGCTCACACACGAAACCATAGCGCATAGGCGCACAAAACTCCATACAGGACATACCACGTCCAAGCTGGCGGGCGGAAGTCAATACCGCCATCCATCCACTCGACCGTGAAGCCGGTCGGTTCATTCAACTTCTTTTTCAGTTTCTTGATATCGTATTTCATGGCCATTCAATTCGCTATGGCCTTACCAAGGCCCGGAATAATCTCTAGAAGGCGCTCCGTCTCGACAAAGAACCACACCTTCGCTCTACCGTTTGGCGTGGCCATTTCGGTATATGCTTGCTCGTCATACGCCACAGCAGCGGTGGAATGGGTCACACAATCCACCAGACACACGGCGATCTTGGAATCTTTGGTTCGCATCCCCGGCGATGCACCAACGGGCAAAACCACGTCGGCGTTTTGCCGTAGCCATTCCTCTTTGGTCATATCAGGCGGATTGATGTAATAGCTCATGCGATTCTCTTCCTTTTCTTCAAAACCGATGATGTGCTTTTTCTCGAATTCAATCAGCATGTTAGGGAACAAAATCCCGGCGAAGATGAATGGTTGATTCATCAACACCCCTGCGAATTTGTTGCCGTTGATTTTGGTAACCTCAACCCACATGCGTTCGTCGCCGTCTTCACCCACAGAAAGAAAACAGAGCTTCACATAGTCGCCTATGCGAATTGCAGCCTTTTCAGCGTTTGATGGTATCTCAAAGGTGTGTGGCGACCGATTGTGAGCCCGAACGCCATCCAAGAGCCTGTAGAACTGCATTGGAGCCTCACAGAAGCGTTGCGGCGGGTTGATTGGCCTTTGCAGCCTCTTGTCTTGCCTTGCGATCTAGAAGCTGTTCTTGAACCGCTATAGCGACGGATGTAATCCGTGACTCGATGTCGGAAAGCTCATTCAGCATTTCCGTGTGCTGGTCACGTGCCAATTCATAGGTTCCGGCTTTTGCCGTCTGATAGTCACGCCCATGTGGCGTTCCTTCCCGCAAGAGCCCCTGTAGCGTGTGAACAGCGTCCAGAGTCTTGATATAGTGCGCCATCAACGAGTCACCGTCTGTGCCGTTCAAATTAAGAACGGGAAACGCTATCTTGTTCGGTTGGTTCATTTGCTTTCCTCCTTTTCAATCCCTTTTCGGCTAAGGCGAAACCGCCCCTAATTTCCTTTAAGCGTCGTATCGACATGCCGTCATAGGTTTCATAGAGCTTGAACCACTTCCATGCTGGCGGGTTCGACAATTCCATCAGTTGCAGGACAAGCTTTTTCTTTTCCTGCATCAGCTATCAGCCTTCCTCGATACCACGTTCCGAAAAGTCGTTTTCGGCATCGAAAACTTTAATGATCCGGCCTTCCTTGGCGGCGACAACATGAGCATCAGCGACCTTCGCCATATGGTACAGTTGTGCCTTGGCAATTTCCTTGGCCTTGTCCGTACCAGTTTCGAACGCCAGAACGATGATATCAGCGATTTTGTTCCACGACGGAGTCATGTCAACCGTGCCGACTTCGATTTCGGCATTTTCCTTCAATCGAGGATCGTCGGGCTCAACATAAGTTTTTATGCCATACTTATCCGGTTCGCCAAGCTGGACTTGTTCCGGATGAAGTTTGCTGCCGTAATAAGTTGCATTCATTGATCGACTCCTATTTTCCCTAATATAATGTTTCTATTGAAGAAAATCAAGTCAATAATAACGCCATTTTTCGTAGGGAAACTTGTCGTCATTGGCTTTCAGGAAGGCGATACCGTCTGCCGTAACCGGGCGATAGCTGCGAAGCGCATGACCATGAATGTGACCGCCATTCTTGGAAATCGAGCCATCCCAATTTTTCCATTCGAAAAAGCGCAAAAATTTGTCACTGAATTTTTTCGGTGGCGAGCCTCGGCGTAGTGGCCCAAGGTGCCCATCGTCAATCAAGCGCTGAACGTCCGGATTATCCATCCCCACGCCACCTTCACAATGGAAGTACAGGCCACCCGACAATGGTCCCTCTTTACGCTCCAAATCGGCAATAGAAATGTAACCGAGTCGCCAGCCAATTCGATACCACGAATAGCATCCAACGGCACGGCGTAAGAGCTTGATCCGCCTCCCAAGTGATTTGTGTTTATCAGCACTCATTTCCAATTCTCCTATTATATTGAATATATTGATTATTTTTCGATTTGTCAAGAAAAAAGGGAGCCCGAAAGCTCCCTTGAAATTCACGATTCGTTAACCGCTCTAAGCTGCCTGTGCGTATTCCATGGCCTTGTTGAGTGCCGTGATCTTCTTATCCTTCATGGAACCGAACCAGATGTTGTTCAGGCGTCCCTCTGCCGAACGACCAAGCTTGTGGTCCATCAGATAGGTGACGGCGTTGAAAGGCTGCCACCACGTGCCTTCCCCGAGCTTCGCACCGGGTTGCGTATCCATGGCTTCCAAGGCAAGGCGAGCGTTGCGGTTGCCGGAAGCGTTGTCGTTGTCGGCGGTGACCTTCTTCGAAAAGGACGGGAAGATTTCGTTGAAATATTCCTGAACGGCTTCCTTCCGGAAACTCTTCGAAGCGAGGAACTTAGCCCGTTCCTGATATTCGATGAAGTTCTCATGCGCCGTGAACAGCGTCTTTTTGGCGGCTTCCGGATCGAATTGGTTCTTGTGGTTGACACGCACGACCGATGCCGACGATTTCGACAGCGCCAGCGACAGTGTATTCCAGCACACGACACGGGTAGGCGTCATGTCGATGGTGATTGTCTGACCATAGATGTGAGGATTCGAGAACAGAAGATAATTCTCGATTTCGTCTTCCTTCACCAGACCCTTTTTGCCGACGAAACGAAGCGCAAAGGTTTCCTTGGTCTTGGCCAGAGCCCAAACACGCTTGCCGTTCATCAGAGAACCGGCAGTGTTCATTTCCAGTTCGCCAAGGTCCACAAATTCCTTGAAAAACTTGAAGGCTTCGGCATTCTGCAAAGGATGCCAGTCATCGGGAACGAATGACAGAATGGATTGATCGGTATCCCGAATCAGCGCCGTCATATCGGTTTTGCGAAAGTCGAAATTGGAAAGCTTGTTCCCGGCATTGCGGTTGATGTTCATATAGAGTGGCTGTTTTGAAACAGTCCAATCCACACCAGCTTCCTTCATGATTTCTTCCGGCGACAGGTTCGGCATGACACGATTTCCGAAACCATGCCACGGTGTTTCGCCAGCGTAAGCCATTGTTTCTACAAGAGCGGACATTCGAATTTCCTTTCGAAGAACTAGGTTGCAATATCCAGAATTTAGGTAATGAAAATCCAATTGTCAAGGCGTTTTCGTAACGAAAATAAAAAAAGTTGTGTGTGCCGGGTTGTTTACACCTGTGACATGGTGTAGACACACCTTCACCAAACGGCGTTCGCCGGGCGGTTTTCAAACAAAAAATGGAGATTGTGAATGGCTAAGAATGATTCGGCATTGGCCGTGGCTGTTGCCAGCTTTACCGTGGCTTTGATGACCATGGAGGAAGCAAAGAAGAAGGCTGATGCAGCGTTGTCGATTATCAATCAGTCGATCATGTCGTCCCTGAACTTGAAGGACGAAAAGGGATGGTTGACGGAAGCCGGAAAAGCTACGCTTCGCCATTATTGGGAAGCGGAAATGCCGGTCAAGAAGGCATCAGAACTGATGGATATTTCCTACAGCGCCGCCCGCACTTATTTCATGCGCTGGAATGAGGAATGGGACGAAGCAAACGCTGCTTGACAACTAGAGGGCTTCGGAGTCTTGGCAACTCCGAAGCCCCCATCCTTCCCCGATGTACTTGCGATGACTCAAGTCATACCCCAACACTGAACATTTTAGAACACACTAATAAGCAGTCAATGGGGCACAAAGCCCCATAATTAACCACCAAAAGTCGCATGTTTCCAGCCGATTTCGGCCAATTTCACGAAAAAGTGGCGCTGCTTCGCCGCCTTCGTCTTGAAGATTTCGGCGGCATTTGCGCTCATTTCCGTAAGCTGGATCATGAGCCGGGCCGTGTTCAGATCGCACAAAAGCGGCTCAAAATTTTTGTAGTCCTCGAAAAACTGGAAATTCTTTTTTAAATCGAACAGCCCTTCGTCTGGCCACACAAGATAGCCGTGGCCAGTCCAGTTTTTGAATGCTTCGATGGACGGAAGCTGGCAATTTTTCCATTTCTTGCCAACGGCGACTTGATCATCCCGATTGTATTCGAGATTTTCGGCGTATTCCACAGGATCGATGATTTCGGTCATTTTCTCTTGTTTCTCGCCCGCAAGACACGCTTTGCAGCGGCCAACCGAAGATTTTCATCAACCGTGTTCAAAGCTCCCCCAAACATAGAGAGTGCCTTGATCATGTTGCGAAGCGAAGTCATGTCCTGATTACCGACGATTCGGTAATCCTCATACAGAACCGGATCATTCTTCTTCAAATCGTCCATGAAAGTAGACATTCGGAATTCCTCCGTTGGGTTTAGATCATTTCCAGAATCTTGAAATGCTTCTCACGAAGAAGCGTGTTGCACTGATTTTTGAAGGACCAGAGAACCCGCCCGCCATCCTCATGGGGAACCGGCTTGGCAATGGTCACTTCACCAGCCGAAAAGGCAAGACCCATCTTGGTCTTCACATCCTTTAGATTCACCTGAACAAGAATGTAGTCATCGAAATGGCCTTTGTATTGAGGCCACTTAGCCATCATCTGTGCCTCTGCCTTGGCAATGAGTTTCGCCCGAGTCACAGAATCAGCAATAACCATCATCAATCTCCGTTCCTTACAGAGATTTATATAATGAAAATGTAGAGAGGAGTCAAGCGCCTTTTTATCCCAATGGCGTTTTCTGCCACAGAAGCGGCCTTATCCGGTCGATATGTTTCATGGCAGATTGGTAATTTTGTCCAGTGATTTGCCAGTTCGAACGGAATTGTTTTGGATGGTATGGGTGTGGATATTGATCGTCGCCATACAGGGTATCAAGCGCCGTGGCCAGTTGATGAAGCTTGCGTTTTTCGAGCTTCTTTCCAATCTTCCGTTTCCGGACGATAGCGGCGTCACCAAGCAGAATTTTTTTGCACACATGTGGAGGGAACTTTTTCCTAAGCGCCAGAAATTGTTCGAACGGAACCACACCACGGATTGTGTTGCATTGAAAACAGGAAAGCTTGCGGTTCTGGTAACCGTCTCTGCCGCCTAGCGAACGGGGAATGACATGTTCCCATGTCGCCATCATCTGTTTGGAATTGGCAGATAGGCAATCAAGATACATTTTCTGATTGCAAAAACAGCATCGGCCACGCTGATGCAAATAGAATTTGCGTTTTACAAATTGATCCTTGGCGCTCTTGGCGTCTTGCCATTCGCCAGTCAAAAGTAAAAGCTCGACTCGTCTTTTCGAATTAAGAATGCTTTGACGAAAACTCTTGGTTTTTGGAAGCTCGACCTTTAATGGCATTCGGTTGCAAATCTTCGATATGAATGAAATCTTCGATGCTTTTTACAGGATTGATTCCGAAATGCGTATGGTGTGGTTCCCGTGCACGGAACACTTGTTCCAATGTGCTTTTCGAATTTCGATCCTTTGTATCTTCATATATGGCCTGAATAGCCTTTTCAAGAACAATATTCAATTCTTGAATGATTTCCCGGTAATAGGCATCATTTTCTTCTACCGTCTTACCCGGCCATGGCCCTTCCATCTTCTCCCAAAAGAGTGCATCGGCGGCTCTCACTTCCGGCAGAATTGCGAGCGTATGCTCATAGGTTGGCTTGTCCATAGGATAACCCATATCGTAAACTCCATTCATTTATTATAATATAAGGCTAACCTATTGAAATGTCAAGGCTAACATATGTCAGCCAAAAGGACTAATCCGTAATAGCAAAAAGGGAGCCCGAAAGCTCCCCTTGGTTCGTTTCAAACCATGCCCAATGCGGCTTGGTAGAGGTCGATAATTGCGTCTTCCTCTTGCCGTTCGGCTTGATCCTTCTTCCGCTTTCGGATGATCACTCGCATTGCCTTGGTGTCAAAACCAGCGCCCTTGGCTTCGGCAAACACATCCTTGATATCGTCTCGGATGGTATCCTTTTCTTCGGCAAGGCGCTCAATGCGTTCGATGAAGGCTCTAAGCTGGCCAGCCGCTACGGTCTGGCTTGCATTATCTGTATCTTCGCTCAATGTTATCCTCTAATGATTGTCGTGCGATATATTCAATGTCAGCACGGGAGATGCCAATATCGGCCAATTCCCGGTCTGACAAACTGTAAAGTTCGTTAACGGTACGCTTGTAAACTTTTCTGTAATCGAGGTATGATTTAATCTTCTTAAACAATTTGTTTTCCTTTATATTGCAATGCATCATATTTACACTGCATTGCACAAGAAAACAATTGCTATTTCTGCATACCTCCTATGTCCAGTCTTCTTTTAGTTTCTTCAATTCTCTTTCCAACTCTGCAATACGTTCCAATTTTTTATTGCGTAAGTAGTCTTCCGCTTCCGTTCTTGTTTCGAAGAGCATCTTTGGAATGTCGCATGTTGAAAACATATCGACGTAATCTCCATCGATGACGAAGTATGTTGGGGAAAGTCTTATCATTTATGCCCTACAGACTTTTCGATAGCCGTATGGAAGGGATTCCTGCCGATGATATCCCAATGATCTTCATTGGCTTGCCGCCATGATCTATGCTTGGCATTGACACTCATGCCATCGGTAATGCCACGGCCCATAGCGTGAATGCACATTTCAGGCGAGATACCACCAACACCGGTCCCCATTCCAGAGAAACAGATTGATTCGATGGCATGTGTACTGTGCGACTTACGGGCCGCTGCACGTGTCGCCAGATAGATATTGGAGGCATCCGGCAATCGCATTGGAACACGCATGGTTGGAGCTACAATGAGATAGGGGATTGTCTTGTGAGTCGATGAAACAATCAAAGCGTCACCGACAAGCAATTCGTTGAATTCCGTATAGAACGAAATCTGTTCCTGCACGATGTTTTGGATGTTCGGCATGTTTTCGGCAAAGTGGTAATCGATACCACCATCCATGAAGCCAAAGCTATTAGCCGGGCTGACAACAGCGTCAACCGGCGTATCCAAAGGCGAACCAAGCCCTACATTGACTCCAGTCCTAAGAAAATCTTCATTGGTTGCGGCTCTATCGACAAGCGCTATGTTACGATCACGGAAATAGATTTTCATTTACCACCTTGGATACATGGGTTGAACAGAGACAGGCTTACCGTAAATCGTTGTACAATCCGAGCAATGCCAAAGCGTTTCTTCACAGGTATAATGGCTTGCCGGGATGAAGGAAGACGATGAACCGCTAGAAGGGCGCATATACCTTCCGCAAGATTCACACTTAAGACGATTGTCACACTTGATAAGACGCCGCATTTTGTTGTTCCTTTGAAGATTGATTCCTCATTGTGGAACACAATACTTTACATACGGGATTATGTCAAGGTTGAAGATCACTATACTTTCAAAGTATAAGTCCAGAATTGTCGATTTTTAAAATATCCAAAGCTTTGTTGAAATGTTCTGGTGTAATTCCAACGTCATATTCTACCGTAATTAATCGGTAATCTTTGGTGAAGTGCATATCATCGAAACAAATCCAATCTATTTCGGTGTCTTTGGTGTTTCCGGCAACCCATTCATTGATACAATCGTATCGATTACCCCAACTGGTGGAGCCGAACGTGGTTCGCCAATTTTTGTGGAAATACTCTTCCTTGAAACCGGCCTTGATCATGTCGGTTCGCAATAGCGAGACATAAGAATCATAATTGTGGCTGGTGTTCATGACCACCTTGGCACCGGAGCGCTCACACAGGGTGTTCAGGATGGCAATGGAAATAGGGGAGAATGTTCGGTTTCCGGCTGCATTTTTGTCGATGAAAAACATCGAACCGGGAATCAGCGGCCCGTCAACGTCGCAAAAGCAAATCTTCAATGTATAAATACCTTCGATGGAAATTGGAGGAATATATGTTTAACAATTCTAAGTACACCCATTGGTACAACGCAATCATATTGAAAGCTAAGTCTCAAAACCGTAAAAAGCATGATGGTATATATTACGAAAAACACCATATCATTCCAAAATCTTTAGATGGAGACAATTCGAAGTCAAACTTGGTCTTACTGACTGCAAAAGAACACTTTGTATGTCACGTTTTATTACCTAAAATGTGTATCGACAATGACCATAAAAGAAGAATGGTGTATGCGTTTTTCCAAATGGGTAAATGGCAAAATGTGCATCATCAGAGATACAACGCAAAGCTCTATGAAATTCATAAGAAAAGCTTTATTGCTTGCATTTCAGGAAGCAATAGTCATCTTTACGAAAACGGTTTCTTTGGCGAGAGAAATGGTATGTTCGGTCGCAAACATTCTGTCGAGTCACTTGCCAAAATGAGTGAAAATCGTGCCGCCGTGTTTGACAAAGAAAAACAAATTTTATGCAACCCGAACCGCAAGCCAGTGACCGTCCAAGGCATTGAATTTCCTTCAATTCGGCAGGCGGCGGCGCATTTTGGAGTGCACAAACGAGTCATCAATCGTTGGTGTTCTTAGTCATAGGAGAGCCTTTTAACGACCGTCAGACGGTGCAGAGCGTTATCGACGTTGCCGAACATCTTTTCTTTCCAAACGTCATAGGCGGCTTGATATGTGTCAAATGGACCATATTCTAGCGTCTCGCTTTGAAGCTCACGAAATGTCGTGTCTTTGTAGATTCCACCGAACACCCAGAATTTGGTTTTCAGTTCGAATCCTTCATCTTTCCAGCGCTTGCCCCATGCGGCATTGTCGATCCTCTGTGAAATCAACAGAGCTTCAACCATTTGATCGGCAAAGCCGGGATACCATGGGTTCGTCTTGACGCCCTTCATGAGCGTTTCAACCCGTTCCGTGGCTATGTCGAAACACCGCTTGCGTTCAGCGTCAACGCCTCTTTCGTATGGTGTCAACGGGCCTTCTGATTCATCACCCATATTCTTCCTCATATTTCTTTATCGATTCGTGAACACATTCTGTCCACTTGCCGGTGTTATCTGTGAAAAATTGATCGCAGCGATTTAGAATGTAATCATTCTGCTTAGGAGCGGTCGGTTTGTTAGCAGAAACCAACGCCAATGTCAAAAGAATTAATATCGAACATATAACGCTCGTTATAGCGTAAATTCTAATAAATTCATTCATCGGATTCCTCCATAAAAATGCGGATTGCATTGCGTTCCGCCATCAAAATTTTGCCAAGCTCATTGCGGCCCTTGCCTTTGCAAACGCCCCAAAAGGTGTCATTCCACCAGTTGCCTTCGACAAGCTCTTGATCGCCGGTCGCTAGCAGCTTTGCCCGCAATTCAGGATTTTGAAATTTTGCATTGACCAGTCGGCGCATGACAGAAATTTTTTGCTCTTCCCAATCGGGAACAAGCTTGACGTTCTGTCCCCATTCTTTGCACCGGCCCGGCGTAAGAGCTAGGAATTTGATGTGGATGGCTTCGATTTCGGATTCGGAAAGATCGCTGAAATCGGCCTTGGCCCATTGGTAACCGTGTTCGACGGTTGTCCATTGCATGTTGCCGTCTTTGACGGGAGAGTACCAAAAATTTGATAAAAAACGGTAGACGCCTGAAAAACTCTTGATCGCCAAATTTTATCCTGTCATTTCGTTGGTTTCGTCGGCAGTTCCGTGGAACCAATGCTTAGCTGTCTGAACATGGTCTTTCCGGACATACTTCCCGACATGATTACGAAAATCTCGCCATGTGAAATTCCCTCTGTTTCGAAGAACAAATCCCTCGGAACTTCCGT